TGTTTAAATAATTGTACTGTTTTTGCACCTATTGCTTTAGTAGCCTCTTTGGATTCAATAATTTCATTTTTGCCTTCACGATAAACATCTTCAATCATAGCTTTAATTATATCACCCATAGATTCCATATTAACATCATTTGGAAATTTCTGAAGGATGTGCTGTAATCTGAGACTAACTACCCATTCTTCAGCAATTGCTTTTGCGTCTTCAAGAATCTTTGCCTGTTCTGGACTTACTTCTCTCTTACTTTTGGTTTCCATTTGTTCATCTGGTTTGTATTTGCAGATAACCCTTTCACCATTATTAAGTCTCATTTCAACAAGTGGACGAAGAACTATACCTTCACGTTTCTTTGGTTCTGTAATACCATTGCGAACTGCCTGTACTGACGGTGCATCCCTTAATGCCGTAAGATTTTCAAGATTTACTTCAATTTTGTCGTAATGAACGAACTCCAAACCAAGTTTGGTACAAACGTCTTCAGCGTTTGGCACATTGAGCCAATTGTCACCAACTTTAACATCAAAGCCAATGAATTTAAGGTCTTTGCCGTAAGTGTGTGACATGCCCTGCTGTTTGCCACCATATGCTTCACCAAATATAACCACTTCAATATCTGGAAACATTTCAGTTAATTTATCTTTCAATAAACCGATATTGAATAAATTACAGAATTTTTCGTGACTTTCACCACCTGCGAAAAAATGAAGTGTCTTTGTTTCAAATTTCCAACCAATATGACTCGAAGTTCCGTGGATTTTTTCCATTGCATAACATTCTTTAAATAAAAGAATTTCTTGACTTTTGTAAAGATTTTGTATGTGTAAGTACCCCATAATTAATTGATTTATAATTTATTATATAATTGATTTTTATGTTTCTGTCTTTCTTTATCTTTTAATTCTTTACCGTTTCTACCAAGATGATATTTGTGGCAAACCTTGCATTTATATGGAACGATTTTATGAATAACATGATCTTGAGAATTTATAAATTTTGCAACATCAATGGCTTCATCCTGTGTATCATATGCTTTTTTCGGCACAAATACCGGCTGAAGATTTTCATCATATCGTTCAAGCCTTTGGCATTCCATTATTTTAACCTTAACATAAATAAACAATCCGACCTATGGATACCGTCATAACAGCCACAATATTCACATTTTTTACCCAACGATAATTTTGCTTCAGTAATTACCTTTCTTAAAGGTTCAAAAATATCTTCGGTTTTTTTTGTGCCTGTGTTATCTTCTTTTTCCTTTTCCATTATTTTTAATCAACAATTTCATTATTCATTTCTAAATTATCATCAGGTGACAAATACATTGCTCTGCATTTAACCACATTTGAATATCCAGTAAAATCAATATAATTAGCACCTTTTGCTTTAATGTGATTCAACCATTTTATCACATCATCGATTTTATGAAATTCATTAGTTTCAAATCTTTTACGGTTATTTTTATTAAATTCTTTTCTCATAATAATTTTAATTAAAAACAAGTTTAATCTTAATTATTTCAATATCGTTTATAGTTAATTCCCAATCCAAAGTTTCTTTCTCATATTCATTAATAATATTCCAAAGCCAAATTTTACATTCTTCTTTTGTTGGTTCTTTTTCAAAAGAAAATATTTTATTATTCTGAAAATTATTAAACAATATGTAATTAATTTTAAATTTTTCCATATTACCAATTTTTAATTAAAAACAAGTTTCATTTATCAAACTTGCAAAGTTAGGTTTAGTCGCCAACTTTCCTTTGTAACGGTGCTTCCTTTGCCAATCGTAAAAGTTCATGACCTTAAAGTTCATGAACTTATTACAATCAACCATTTTCCTGTGGCATGTTATTCGTCATTTGAACACGCAGCCATCGTGTTAGTAATCGAGCGCAAGATAAGGATTCGAAAATTAATATCCAAGTATTTATATAAAAATTTTCACATGAAACTAAATTTTACTGAAATTGAATATCAAAACACCAAATCAGAAGAATTATTATCTTGTTTATGCTATTCTTGTAATAAACCATTTAAAACATTTAAAAAAAATATAACCAGAGAATTAAAACACAATATGGGAATAAATAAATTTTGTTCAAAAAAATGTCAAGGAGTATATTATACTAATAAAAACACAATAAAAACAAAGTGTAAATGTTGTAATACTGTAATGATTATACCATTATCTCAATATAAAAACTCTAAATCTGGAAATCATTTTTGTTCACGTAGTTGTGCAGCTACATATAATAGTCCACAAAGAATCTATAAAAATACTATTAAAACTAAATGTAAAAATTGTAATAAAGAAATTAAAGTAATATTTTCTGCACATAAAAAATCTAAGTCTGGTAATCATTTTTGTTCACAGTCTTGTGCTGCTACGTATAATAATAAACATAAAACTACAGGTAATCGAAGATCAAAACTTGAAAAGTATCTTGAAAAAGAATTAATTAATTTATATCCCAATTTAGAAATTAATTTCAATGGAAAAATAACCATTAACTCTGAATTAGATATCTACATTCCTTCGCTTAAACTTGCATTTGAGCTTAATGGTATTTTTCATTATGAGCCAATATTTGGTCAAGAAAAATTATGCCAAATTCAGAATAACGATAATCGTAAATTTCAAGCCTGTTTAGAAAAGAATATTGAATTGTGTATTATTGATACTTCATCACTTTCCTATTTTAAAGAACATAATGCACAGAAATATTTAAACATTATTATAGCAATAATAAGCAATAAATCGAAAATAATTACTAAGTGATTGGAACAGGATTCGAACCCGTACCTAATGGTTTCCAGAATTACTTCTTTTGTTCATCCATTAGCATGCTACATACTGACTTTGCTTCGTTTACACTGACAAGGTTCTGCGTGTATGTATCTTTGGAACGACTCTTCACAAGACATGGCACATCCACTTCGCTTCCAATCATTTTGAAAAACCTTTCTGTCTGTTTCCATGCAGAATACCTATATGTGCCCAAACCCACATACTCCGTGCCTTGCGTGGCAAGTATCTGATAACAAACACCGTTCTTTAGAATAGAACATATAAGTGAAACGACTGTTTTCATGGTGTAGGCTCTTATGAACACTCCTACGACCTATAACGCAGAACTTACTGTTTGGTTCTCAGCAGAAAGATTTAATCTTTAAAGTGATTTCTACCTCTGACATGGGACTGTACACATCCACAACTTGCGGGCATCTTAACCTGATTCGGCAATCACTTTAGCTTTTCAAAGAACTTTGAGCGCAGTCTGGGATTTGAACCCACAAGACAGCGATACTTCGGTGCACCTTTTCTACTGTCTACCATCCCTTGTGGGGAGTGCTGTACCAATTGAGCCACCCACGCATTTCAATTACAAATATACTACATTAAAGTAGATTCGCAATGTATTTTATACTTTTTTCTGCATTATCCATTTCTTTTTTTATGAACGGCAGAATTTTTGCTTTACTATTTTCGTCAAATAACCTGTCACCAGTTTCTGTGAAATAGATTCTCAATAAAGAAACTAAATTAAGTGGTGGACTAAGTTTGTTGCGTATATCAGAACCTACGGTATTGATTTCAAATGTTTCAAATTCAACAAGTTCATAATCATCAAAATTAAAATCTGCTGGAAATTTACCTACATAAACTTGTTTCATTAAATCAATGGTAGCTGTTAATGGTTGTGGATTGGGTAATTCTGATGTAAAAACTACATTCATCCCACCGAATTCTTGTATTTCTACAAATTCTTTTGTTTCTTTTTTTCTAAGTGCTTTAAATTTCATAATTAATCTTTTATTAATGGATTAAACATTGTATCAAATTCTTTTTCTGTCAAAAAATTATCTAATTTTGCATTATGAAATTTTATGGGAGTATCTGCATTGTGTGCAATAATTTCTCGTTCTTCCAGATCAATCTCATCGATTATCATTTTATGATATTTCACATCCATTCCTTTTCCCTGTTCATCATAAATGGTATCACCGACTTTAAGTGCTCTCCAACGTTTATCTTCTTCGACAAACTTTGTCATAATTTTACTAAATTCTCTTGGTTTCATTCTGGTAAGATATTTTTATATTTAAACACATCAAAAACTGTATTTTCTATGTTTTGTAGTGCTTCGCTTTGTGTTTTACCCTGTGATATAATATCAGGGAATTCTTTAAAGTATACTGTAAAGCCACCAACAACCTTATCTTCCACTAAGATTGGTGTAACAGGAATCTCGATATTAATCGGATTCATTTCAATTTTAACTGATTTAATAGAACTCATTTTATGTCCTCCTTTTTTACTCTAAACGAATGCCCATTATCACGAGCATTGTTCTTTATTTCATCCTTTAATTTTTTTCCTATGCGTTCTGCAGCAATTCGTGCATTTACACACCAACGCAAATCTTCTTTAGTGTATGGTTGACCATTAAGAATTGCAATACCTTCCCAGACATTTCTACCTTTTGGTGATATACCTTCAACTTGCTTTAATTCAATAAGCAAATTCAAATCTTTTGGCTCTCTATCAAGAGTGTAAGATAATTTATAACTGCCTTTAAGTTCCATAATTAATCGTCATTTATGTTGTTTAATTCCCAAACAAATAATAATTCTCTATTAAATCTACTGTCACATCTGGAGCATGAGATTGTTTTTCTTCGATGCCTTAAAATCACTCTCCCACACCTTGGACAAGTACCTTTATATTTCGGCATAACATGTGCTTCACCGTGATATAATCTTTCACCATTACACCCAATTTCAATTGCTTTTTGTCGCCAAACATTATTATGACCATTTTTTCTACCAACGAGTCCATGTGCAATTTCATGTAATATGGTATCTCTGATTTCATCTTCGGTATATGAAGAAAGTTGTAAATAATTTTTTGACAACGAAATGGTTTTCTTTTTATGACTACAAAAGCCTAACCTGCTTCGAGCATTATCAAAAGCAAATCTCCAGACCAGAGTTGAAAGACCATGCTTTTGCATTAATGTTATTGCCAATATTTTTACTTCATTTTCAGTCATAACATTATATATCTACTCTAAAGCGTAATGCAACTGGAAAACGTGGTTTTTTATTTTTTCTTGTATAACCCTGATATTGAACAGTAACAATTTTTCCAACAACTTTTGATTTATCATCGGCATATAATTTAAGATCATCCATTTTACCTTTGAGTTTTACATCAAATGTCACTCCTTCAGGTAATTGCTGATCGTCTCTGGTTCTTTCACAAACAAATACAGCTTTACCCGCCATAATGCCTTTATTACCAACTTTTATATCAACAATACGGAATTCATCATCATCAAATACTTTGACTTTCTGCAAGTCATATGAACGTTTATTCACATACTTTCCATCGAAATTTCTAACAATAGCACCTTCATATCCCATTTCCATGAAATCTTCATATGCTTGCATCAATTCCTCTTTGCTGTTAACGATTCTTGTTTCAACAATGTGAATTGGTGTATTTTCAAATTCAGGACGCATATTTTCCAGTATCAAATATCTTTCGTAATTAATCAGATTAGGGAGTGCCAAATCATAGACATGGTATTGAATGTTTTCATAACCTTCTTGGGGTTCATCAGGTGTAATTAATGAAGTCAGGTCTTCAAAATTTTCTTTGTATTCATGATTGTAAAGTTCACCATCAAACCTGTCAGCAAGACTACAATTTTCAAGCGCATTTATGATATGCGGAATAGTCATAATTGGCTTACGAGTTCTTGACCACATGGTAATAGTACCGTTATTATATTGGCTTGTGCACCTATGACCATCCAATTTTGGTTGTGCCAGTGCTGGAAATTTAATCTTATGCCCTTGCTCCCAAAACTTATGTGCAAGAATTGGGAATATACCGCCCTCAATAACACTATCGACTACACCTGCTTGAGCATCTTCAATAGTTTGAGCATAACCTTTTTTAAGCTGTTTTTCCCATCTGGCTTTAGCTTGTGCCAAGCCTTGTGTAATTGGTGTTGTTTCATTAGTTTTTCCAACATTTTTTCCTTCGAGAACTAATTCTCGACTGACCTGAATTTTACCACCTACTTGTCCATATTGATTTATAATGTTTACATCACCATCAATGATAGCAACACTAACTTCCCATTCCTGAATTGCACCAGTAGTGGTTTTTTTGAAAAGTTTTGGTTCTGTTTTAAGGGGAATGCCCCAGATTTCATTATTCATATTTCATTATTTTTAAGATACTGATTAAACCATTTATTAAGCATTGATGGATATTTTATGTCATTAAAGCCATATAATCCGCAACTAAAAAAATCATGAGCTTCAATAACAAAAGTATGATAATCATTAACACCAATATCAAGAGTATATGCAATAGGCGCAGAATCACTTTTCTCAAATGCTGCTACCATTTCCTGAATTGCTTCAATTTTTGGAAACTTCATAAATTCACCGCTGTAATTTTGCAATCCAAGTATTTTACCTTCATATATAAAGGTGCGCCATTCGCTATCAATACTAATAAATTCAGATATCTGATAGTTACCTTTAGGTATTCCCCAGACATGATTTTTATCACATTGAAGAATTTCAGCAAAACCTTTAATTTTATCGTTACTTTTAACAAACCATTTACCATGAAGTTTTGCAATATCAACATCAGTACCATTAAATATTGGTCTATGTGAATATCGTGGTTCAAACAAACATTCAGGTACATTTATTGGCTTTGGTTTTAAACCATAGAAGTGACCCAAAAATTCTGTTACAAATTCAACACTACCAACAGGCACGTAATTTTTGTGACAAGGCTTAAATTGTATTGGATATATATCATTAGGCTCAGTTATTTCAATATAATCAAGAAACTTAACCATGATCTTATCTTTCTTGTCGTTACGATTTAGCCAATTCTTGAATCTTATAGACTCAAGCAAAGCAAAAGTGAAATCGTGTCTGATTTCTCCATTGATTTTTTGAATGAGAAATTTCATAAGTATCCTGCTTGAGTTAATATGTCTTTTTCGTAATCTTCCCAAAGTTCAATATTACCTTTAATGTATTTTTTAACTTCACTGTTTTCAGTATCTGCTAAATCAGAATATAATGACTTAAGTATATCATTACAATTTACAAAAACTTGTCCGTCATTTACTTTTGAACCAATTCTCATATTTATCATAATTAAAAGATTTTATGTGTAAAAAATTTTTTATGTTCTCTACTATGTTAAATTTATTTATCTCTGGTTCAACCATTCTTTTGCTATTCTTGCGTCACGTTCGTAAAATGTTTCAACATGTACTTCGCCACCACAATGATCGGTAAAAAGTGTCTTTAATTTATTTCTGAATGCTTCAAGTTCTTTTTCATTATCGAAATAAAAACCACCTTCAACATTATATGTTGTAGGGTTTTCACCACTAATAATTATGTGAAAACCATTAATTTTCATGATTTTTAAAAGATTGGTTAATAATTTTTTTGTAATTTTCATGCCCTTTATACGTATATGATTGATGAAAGGTTACAATATTTTATGCAAATATAACTAAATTATTATAATTGCAACTTTTTTCAAAAAAATTTGTTGATTAAATAAATTATATTACTTTTGTTGTTTAAAATAAACACAATGGAAGAAATAAGAAATCATCTTGAAACGAAAGTGGAGTATACACAAAAAGAGTACGATGATATATACTATCATTGGTTAAATCTTAAAAATGAACTCCAAAGAATAAATGACAAATTCAAATCACTTGATGATTCGCTTGTTAAAGCAAAAAACAATCTGGATTATTATAGAAAACTATTAAAAGAATTAAACGAACACGAAAACATCCAATGAGAGGTGATTTTACAAAAATTAGAGAGTACGCAGAAAAATGTCATAAAGACGCTAATTGCAAATACGCTGGTGGAAGCTATATGATTCACGTTGATAAAGTGGTGTATGTTATTGAAACATATCAGGACATATTTCTTCGTCCAATCGATGCTGAAATTACTAAAGCTGCAGCCTATGGTCACGATCTAATTGAAGACGCAAAACAAACAGTTAATGATATAAGAGAAGTAATGGGTATTGATGCAGCCAGAGTTATTCTTAGAGTAACAGATGTACCTGCAGAAAATCGATTAATGAAACATTTACTCACAATGGGTAAAACTGTTGAAGATCATCGTGCTATCATTCTTAAAATGGCAGATATTTGGTCAAACGCAACATTCAGTAGAAATTCTCGTAATTCAATGTATGGTAAATATGTTGAAGAATATAAATATCGTAAGTCAATATTTCAAATGGGATTAAAATGGCATACTGAATTTCTTGATCAGGAAATACTTAAACTACTATGGGCAGAATTAGATTTTGCTCATGGAGTAAAAGGAACTTATTTGAATTTAAAATTAGAATAATGAAAAAAACTGAAGGTGCAAATGCCAAGGCATTGGTATTACGAGAAATCGTAAATCGTCTAAGACGTAGACGTGAAAAATTAAATAAAGATATTGAAGATAAAACCGAAGAAATGCATGTTGCATGTATTCATGATGAATATGAAATAAAAGATTCATATGTTGAAGGTAGTTATTATGATAGATGTCAATATATAAAGACATATATTTGCAAAATATGCGGTAAGGAAATTAAGAAAGATGTAACTTACGGTGGATTTAATTAAAAATAAATTATTATGGAAAATTTAACGGCAGAAACCTTTAAAGAAAAGGTATACGATTTTAGTGGAACAGATAAAAAACTTCTTGGTACTAAGCCAGTTGTAATTGATTTTTATGCAGATTGGTGTAATCCCTGTAAAATGGTCGCTCCAATTCTGAAACAACTTAGCATCGAATATACGGGTATTGATTTTTATAAAATTGATACGGATGCACAGAGTGAATTGGCTGCAATATTTGGTATTAGAAGCATACCTTCTATTTTATTTATACCAATTGAAGGTATACCTCAAATGATGATGGGAGCACAGCCAAAGTCCAGATTTACAGAGGCAATAAAAAATATTTTTGGAATTGAGTAAGATTTTTGTAACCTTTTAAATAAGGACTACGTATAATACGCACAGAATGAAAAATGAAAAAAAATATTTATTTCTTGATCTTGATAGTGTTATGATAACAGAAAGAGAATTCGATTCAGCAATACAATTTACGTACATAACAGAGCCATTTGACCCTAAGTGTGTTGCGGTATTAAATGAAATTATCGAAGCTGTTAATCCTTTCATTATCCTTACCAGTGACAGAAGATTACGATTACAACTCAAAGAAATGAATGAGGTTTTTAAACATAATGGTGTTATTTCACCAGTTAAAGACTATACTCCTAATTTCTGGGGTACACAATTCACTAAATTTCAAGATGCGAATATGTGTCGTGGATTTGAAATACTAAGGTATACCCGACAATATCAAATTGAAAATTATGCCGTTGTTGATGATATGAATCTCACTGGTTGGGTTTCAGATCATTTTGTTTGGTGCACAAGTTCTACTGATGGACTTAATCAAGAAGGTGTTAAAGAAAAAATATTAAAATTTTTAATGTAAAACAATGTATAACTTTATTTTTATGAAAAACGACAAACTGGAATTATTACTGAACAAGGTTGTTGAGTACAACAATCCTACTGCCTATGATGGTAAAGGTTGCAATTTCAAAGGCTTTCTTTATAAAGACAGTCAAGGTTACTATATAAAAGTAATCGAACACATTAGCGGTACAGATATTGCTGTAAACGACAAAATTCGCTTCAAATTAGGTGATGATGAATTTATCATTCATGCTGAAAAACCCAAACTTATGGTAGTCGATAAAAATTCGTGGCACTATCAATTGGTAAAGTATGTACTTGGTGATAATGCACCAACTCCACAGACAATGCAGAATGGTTGTCCATATTTCTGGCTGCTTATATTCTCATTGTTTGCTTGTTCATTTCTTGCAATATTTCAGGTGTTGAAATATATTGTGTTATTATTTCCAAAAGGATTTGTCTGGTGTCTCGAAAAATCTGTTGATAACTGGATTCAGAGTCTTGATGACATTACTGCTTATGAAATATATCAGAATCGTTACACAAGTAAGAAAGATGTTCAGAAACTTCCACTTACAGCAAAAGTATTTTTCGATACTAATGATGATGATTTTTTCAATTACTTTCTGACTAAAAAATACGGTGAAGGAGCAAAATACGATAAAGCAAAAAAAGATCAAATCTATGCTGATTGGGATATTTGGCGTAAGGAAGTTTGTGAAGCACGTGATAAACGTAAACAAGAAAGATATGCAAAAGAAGAAGAGCAGAGAAAAATCGAAGAAGTTCGTGAAGCAAAAAGAGCAGCAAAGAAAGCTATCTGGGATGCTCGTATGAAACCACTTAACGATAGTATAAATAATTTCTTTGTATCATTTCGCAAGGCATTCATTTTCAAAGGTGATACTAAAACGCTTATTAAGAGAACTAAACAAGTTATTGGTGCGCTTATTACTCTTATACTGCTTGTAGGAGCATTCTTTGTGGTAGAATATTTTGCATTGGCACTTATGATAGCAATTGATGCATTGATTAAATTCTGGTATGTACTTGTTGCAATTATTATAATTGCAGCAGCATGTGGTTTATTATATTTTATCGGAGTATTCATCGGTGGATGGTTACAGAATGTTATTAACAAGTATAATGGTGGTAAAAAGGTGTGGTATGTTGAACCACTTATCTGGTTTGTATGGTATCCAGTAAAATATATTGGATTAGGACTGTTCTATGCAGTACTTTATATAATTGGCTATCCAGTTAAATTCATCTTCTATACCGTTCTTTGGAAACTTATAATAGTAAATGTTGCCAAATTAATATGGAGTGGTCTTTGTTCAGTAGGTCGTGGTCTGGCTAACAGTACTGGAGTATTTGGTGAATATGTACATGCTGACTATACTGGCTTATGTCCGGGTCTGGAATGGCGTGGATTTGACGAAGAAGAAGAGAAATAGTTTTATTGTCTAACCTAAAAAAATTAAAATTATGTTAATATTTATTTTATCATTCATTGCAACAGCAATCGTTTCGCTGTGCTTCTTCAAGAGTAAATTCTGGGAAAATAGATACCTTGTTTTATTAATTGGTTCTGGTGTGGCACTCGTTGCCACACTTACCACCAATTTTATTGTGCGTGGACATTTAGAAACAAAAGTCGAAACTGTTTGGACTAAATCTTTATATACATTCTATATGCCTGACAGCATTCTATTCAAAGACGGATTTCAACGTATAGACAGTCTTTTTCCTGAACAGGTAAAAATGAAATTCGCAATTAATTATGACTGGTATAACGATCATGAAGGCAAAGAATTCTGGAAGGATAGTACTAAAAAACAAACACCAGTTAGTTTTGTACTCTATACTATAGATAAAAAGGGAAAGAACAAGTATTTCGGTGTATTCAAAACTGAATACAAGCAGACATACTATAATTATGATCTGACTTATGTTGCATCAAGCGGTAACGATACGCTTATATATATTACTAAAAGGAAACTTGTTTATAGTGTACCACCAAGTAACTGGATTACTGGCTTTAGTTTTCCAAGAGTAAAGACGGCTACCGTAATATACATACCGCCAAAAGAATATACAATGATACCAGATTCATTAATCAAAAAACTTCCCTTCTAATGGAATTGATACATTATATATCAAAATAAAAAAGGTATAACAATTAAAAAATTTTCACGCCAATCAGATAGATTGTTTTTGCCAAGAAAGGATGAATATGTTGAAATCGAAAATTATAACGGACAAGTTATAAAAATTACACATAATCTTTTTATTCCATGTGTTATTATTTTAATTGAAATTAAATGAAAACTACATTATTACAAATTTTTTTAAAGAAAGAAAAAATCCATTGGAATCGTATCAAACAATTGTTTGGTAAATTCAATGGTTGGGCAAGTAAACTTACTTTTGGAGTGATTGTTGCATCATTATTAATTATAGTACATTATGCAATGACTTTTATGCATCTTCTTTATGAAGTTGGATTATTTATTTTCGCTCGTGATATGTTTAGAGCAAACTTACAGAAACTTGCATTAAAAGTATAAACTATGTGGAAAATAATTCTTTTTCTGGAAAAATGGTTTGTATATCCTATAATATTTACAATATGTTTTATAGTATATTCTCTGACGTATATAATAATGACATTTGAACTTCCTGATATAAATTATATAAAAAAATATAAAAATGAATATCATAAAGATGCAAGTATGGGTGATATTGCACATGGTTTATCGGGAATGGTATTTGCCATAGCATTTTCTTGTTTTATTTTTTACGAATTTTATACTAAAACACATATTCATTTAAAATAATACTATGACACTAAAAGAATTTTTAGAATATCTTAGTCAAGATCAAAACCATTTTTGGGGTTTTATCCTTGTACTTATAATCATTGATAGTGTTATCACATCAATAATAAAATCCATATTCAGAAGAAAATGAGTTTATTTGTAACAGATGTTGAATCAGACGGACAGATAATTGGAAGACACAGTATTGTGTGCTTTGGTGTAGTTAAATTAACACCTGAACTTGATACTACCTTTTATGGTCAAATGATGCCAATTTCAGATCAATGGATACCTGACGCACTTGCTGTAAGTGGATTTAGTCGTGAAGAACATGAAAATTTTTCACATCCCAAAAGTGTTATGGAAAATTTTGCAAAGTGGCTTAATGAGCATTCGATAGGTCAACCTGTTCTTATCTCAGACAATAATGGCTATGATGCTTCATGGATTAATTATTACTTTCATGTATATTATGGTAAAAATCCGTTCGGTTGGTCATCCAGACGTATTGGTGACCTCTATTGTGGTATGGTTAAGGATACATTTGCTCAATGGAAACAATTAAGAGTAACAAAGCATACACATAATCCTGTTGATGATGCGAGAGGTAATGCAGAAGCATTGCTCAAAATGAAAGAAATGGGACTTAAAATTAATACTAAATAATTATGGCAAGATATATAAAGGATACACCAAGACTTAAAGTCAAATTTATTGATGCAGATACTGAAAAAACAATACTTGAATTAAACGATAGAACTTGGATGAATATTGGTGAACTACTCAGCGATTATTCAGTAGATGCTATTGTTAAAAGTGAATTGAAAGAAGATAAACTACCAACAAATTTAATGGTATTAGTAGTATCTGAATTTACTTTACAATAATATTGAATTAACTACATTTAAAGTATATATACAAATATGTGCTTTTTTTGTAACCTTTTTAATGTTATTTCCGTATAAGAAGCACATTAATAAACTCAAAATTATGAAAAGAATTGTTTTAATTATCGGAATTATGCTACTCACAGATGTAGTATTTGCACAAACGTGGAAGCCATCTTTACTTGAGTATTTCGTGGAAAGACCTCAATATGCTCTGATGGAACATGAATCTCCAGAGTCCGTTGAGATATTGAAAAATAATGACATAAATAATCCTTATTATAAAACTGCTGTTGAATATTTTGATAAAAGTGCATATTCGTTTATTGCAAATAAAAAACTGTATATGCTTTCATATGACACTTGCAAATTATGTATGACAAAATGGGTAAAAGATAATGAGAGAAGAGAAAGAGGTATCTATTTGTTCCGTTTGGACAAGACTGGTTGGGTTAAAGCATCTGATAAGCCTGTGCAGATTGATTACAAACAGATCAAAACCACAATGCCAGAAGGTAGTAGTCTTGCAAGCAAAATCTGGTCATATTCCAGTTATTTTCCACAGAGTTCAATAAGCGAAAATGAACAGCAGGATTATGGTGTTGGGAGTAAAAATGGAAGTGTAACGATAGATTCTGATGGTACTGTTACCATAATAATTGTTAATCACAGTAAGAAAACACAATATCAGGGTAAAGTAGATTTTAGTATTCACAAAGTTGTACTCAAGCCAAGTAATGATGGCACTTATATCGTACAATAATGTTAAAAGTAGTACCGTATATTCAGACAATAGGTTGCGAAATGTATAAAAAATTCATTTCGCTTCCTTTCTCAATTAATTTACTGTATTCAACTACTAAAGAAGATGGCATTAATGTAATATTTGATGGATGGCATGGTAAAAACATGGAAACTTGGTGTAAATTTTATAATGAAGAAAATATTGTTCTTGAATTCTATGCAGGATATTATATCATTAAATTTCCAAAAAAAGATTCACAAAAATTACCGCTACCCAAAACTATTAATGACTTTATCAATGATATGAACAGATTTGGCATTCAACTTTTCTGGAGTCAATGGATGGATGACAATTTTGAACCAAAGGATTATCTTGATGTAAATGAGATATCTATATACTTCACAAATCTATTAATCAGGATGAAGAAGGAGCAAGATTTAGACTAAAACTTGCATTTTTAAAAAATTTAACTTACATTTGACATTTATATTACTATGCAAATAGAAAAAAAATATTGGGATATTTGGGATAAAACAACATTTAAGACCATTTGTTATCATAAAAATTTTGACTTAGTTAATGATGATGAAAGTCTTATTACTGAATATCGTGGGACAATATCTCTCATTAGGGTAAAAGAATATAAACCACCTGTACTTATGGGTGAGTTTGAACTTTCAGAATGGAATATAGGGTTAGGTCTTAAGTTTGATGCAGATTTAATGAAACTCATGAAAAAGCACAAAGCAGAATTCTTATATACTGAATTACTGAGTGTGATAAAAAACAAAGAGATCGATATAACCAAATACAAGAAGATCGTGTTTGTTACAAATCTTATAGTACGTCCAGATTTTAGAAAATTCGGATTAACTGAAGAGTTCGTTGAATTACTATACAGGGAACATTTTAATGAAAATGATGCTATCATTGCGTTGGTTAAACCACTACAGGATAATAAAATAGATAAAGATCATTATTATAAGCGGGAAATAATTGAAATAAAACTTTCGCTTGAAGACAACAAAAAACTTGAATTTGTTCCTGCTGTAGAGTATTATAAATTAAATGAATTGCTTGAAAGGAAAGATACAGAAACAAATGAATATAAACTTTTTTCAATTGCAACCAAATGTGGTTTCAGCAGAATTGGTGAATCATATTTATTCAACTATTCGCCTGAAAAGACAATTCAGCGAATGAGTGAAAAGAGAAATTATTCTATAAAAATAAATTCTTTTATTTAAATCATTTATTATGTCAAAGAAAAAGTCAAAAAAAATCGGAAAACTTGATGAAGGTTTTTATATTGAAGCAATTGATAGAGCATATATTGTAGCTAATATGATGGAAGATATACTAATTGAGCATCCAGTCTTTATAAAACATAAAGAATTGCGCAAAAGAGTTAAAAAAGCACAAAAACTTGTTCTGGCAGCATATCAACTCATTGGTGGATTAGAAGTCAAATTATTTTCAGAAGGTAATATACCTGAAACTAAATAAGTTGTAGTTTGTGAGATTCGAAAGTATTTATACTGAATAAAGAATGAATAATAATATAGAAATATTGACCACTGAAATTCGAAAAATCCCTTCTTGGAAGGTTGATATTGTTCAAAATTTGGTTGTACTAACTCACACACTACCCAGAAAAACTTACATTTCTGGGCATTTTCATTTAAAAACCATAAATAATCCAGAAAATTACACATTTAACTCACTGATTTTCTGATAAATAACTTTATTAAAATTATGATTATGAAAAAAATTATGCTATTTTTCTTTCTTTTGTTCTCATCTTTTTTCTTCAGTAATATTACTGTTAGTAATGCTGAAAATACTGAGAATGGAGCTAAAAGAATGACTGAAATGATAGTTGACCGAGAAAAAGAAGAATATATCAGAATGTATAATGAGATATACCAGAAAAGTCTTATTCAACAAATTGAATTTGAATCAGAAATTTTAATTCCAGATTATATTGATTTTAAATATGTTGAATATGCTTATAATCTTGCAAATCAATTAGGTTTTTCAACAAGAACTGTTTTTAGATTAATATTCAAAGAATCTTCTTTTATTGACACAATTAATTCACCTGCGGGTGCAAATGGACTTATGCAGTTAATGCCTGAAACCCGTATTTTATACAGAAAAAATCTTCGTACAGATACTTTAAATCTTGATAAGAACCAAGAAGATATTTATATTGGTTTAAATATATTAAAAAATCAATATGAATATTGGAGAGGAAGAGGTAATTCTGAAAATTATTCATGGAAATTATCGCTTGCAACATATAATGCAGGTATTGTTGCAGTGAATAAATATAAAGGTATTCCGCCATATAAAGAAACAACAGATTTTATTACTTTTATACTTAAAACACATTCTAATCCGACATTTTATGCTAATATTTTAAAAAGAGAAAAAAATGAAAACACAGTTAAGATCAGTTCATGAAGAAGCATACTCCGATGGGAGTAGAACGTTAGGAGTTATTATTAATTATACTGACGACAATTCATATAAAGAAAGTTTTACATTCATTTATCATCAAAAAAATGCCATGTATATATTTTTTAACACAATGGTAGATTTGTTCGATTACTTATTATATGGTGAAAGTAAAATGAAAAGAGCATACTTGGAAGAAATTGAATTTGATAATATCTATGATGCTGATTATGTGGATGGCAAATTTATTGATATATTAAAATGGCAAAATTAATATATTTCGGTATTTATGTATATGAATACGGAAATGAATTTTAAAATTAAAGCATACTGGAATGCCTTATCGGGAGAAGATAGGACTAAATTATTGAATGAGCATAAGTTTTGGCAGGGTTTTAGCAATTATCGTTACGAATACATACCAGAAGACCTAAAAACTATTATTGGTCTTAAAATCGATTTAAACAACCAAATTGACACTAATATTACATTGATCTCTTAATTGGCATAAAGACTTCGGTTCTATTAACATCAAAAGCAGTATTATAACCTTCTTCCCACCAAGCACTCATTTCTTCTTTATTAAATACCATTGAGTTTACACTTAACTTTCTGGGTAACCAATATACTGTAACCTTTGCACCTTGTTTATTAAGTCTTTTAATTCTTTCATAAAAATATTCGAATTCAATATCATATTGCATAACATTTATATTGGTATTAACATTTTCCATAAGTGTATTAATGATATTGCCTTCAAGTTTTTCTATCACACGTTCCTTATGTAATATAATATCAATTTCCTTAAATCTTTTCATCATTAATTGATCTATACCAATTAAATCAGTTATTCCACCATCACTCCATTGACCAATATGAAAATTACCATCATTACTTTGCCAACTTTTCTTAACTAATGTTGTAAAGAAAGGAAAATTGGTACTACACCATATCCAATCTTTAAATTCTTCATATTCAATATCTAAAGAATTAAAATAATGAATTTTTGATGGTATTTGTGCATAATTTTGTGCACTTACAAGAATTTCTTTATTTTGTTTACGTAGTTCATCAAAATATTTTTCAGGAAAAAAATTACTGATTGTATTTCTAAGTGCATTTGATGTGCATATGGTTTTTTGACCTAACATTAACGTTATGATTATAGCTAATTTATTTAAACTACCTCTTTTTGTAAAAGGCATAGGTTTATACCAACATTTATCAAACACATTATCATTATTTAATGAAGTATATCCTTCTTTTAAAACTTCCCATTCTTTTAATGCAATTAAAGGAGCTAAAAGACTGCCAGTTGAAACACCAACAATTGTATCATAATCACTATTAATTCTGGCAAGTGTACCACCACCAAATGCTCCCCAGCTACCACCACCTGATATTAACAAACCACGTTTACTGCTCATAACTAATTGAACTAAGAGTATTTGTCATAATATTTTGTTTTATATAAATATCAAAAAAATAAAGTAAATTATAACAATTTACTTTACTTATAATAATACGAAAAAAAATTAAATTTGTCTTAATTCATTCATGAGCTGAACGACAATATTTGTTTGTGTTGCTGATTGTAAAGATACAAATTCAATCGCTTCTGCGGATTTCTCATTAGCAATAATAGTCCAATATTGTTTGGATACTTCACTATGTGTTTCAAGATCAACTTTCTTTTTAAGTCCGAGAAAATCAGCAATCAGCATTAATGGTGAATATTCAAACCCATTAAATTTCCAAACATTAACTGTATCAATTATGCCAGATTCCCAAGGCTTAATATTGAGTGCCCTTTTTAGAAGATAAGGTAATTGTTTATTAGTTTGAAATTTTTCTCTATTAACAATAAATCTTTTAATTAAAAGCGGAAGATCATAAGAAATTATGTTATGACCACATAATATTGAAAAAATTTGTGGCGATGATTTTGCATCATCACTTGAAATTTCATCTAATAAAGACATGAATTGCTCAATCACCATGACTTCATCTTCATTTGCAATTGCTTTTAAATGTCTTTTAACCACACCATTTTCACTATAAAGTGTTGCATATGATATGGCAACAATTCTAACAAACTCAGGATGCATAACTGCATTTTCTTCATAAACATGATTTTGAATCAATTGTATTGCTTCTGGTACATTAGTAATAATTGTGTTAACTTTATGAACTTCATTAATTTCACAATTATATTTAACTTTGGATAAATATTTCCATCGTTCAAACATTTGTAAATTTTTTATTTTAAGATCATCAAGTGTTGGATAAATCAGAACTGCCTTGATATTAAAAAAGAGCATTTGATATACGCTCGATTTATTAAAAACATCATCAAATAGTGCCATAGAATATTTTTTATTTAAAGATTAATATTTCACAAATATATAGCAAACATATGTAACTTACAAGAATTATAAATTAAATATAAAATGAAAAAATTTACTAATAAAAGATTGTTTTTGTATTTTGAGTTCATTATATATGTCCAGTACATCATTATAGCAATATCCTTTTAATTCATCTATATCATATTTTTCATCACAATTCTTTAAAATATATGGAATCAATTTACTGCTTTTCTGTACTTCATTTCTTTTTTTTCTTTCAATTTCTTTAAGCAAATTTTCACCAATTTCATTAATTTCTTTTGCTGTTAAATTTCTTTTTCTTTTGGTGTCATCTTCCAAATATTCAGAGAATGCTTTATAATTTTTATCATCATCATCTGAATCAATTGATAATATGTTCTTATCAATAGTCATAAAATTTTATGCACTATGTGATACATCTATTTTTATTGCGGATTGAACTTGCGTTTCTGTTGCACCACTTGTATTTGTAGTAGTGCTATTTACAATTTTTTCGACTTCCATTTCAGCCTTGGTTCTTCTGTGTCTTTTTTCTTTTTCACTATCAGGATGAATACTTTTTTCAAAGCTATCATTAAGATTTTTAAAAGAATTTTCTTTTAATTTGTCGAGTTCTTCATAATAGATTTTAACTTCCTTTTCCAAATTATCTCTCATTGCAGTCATTCTTTCAGTGAATTCTTTTTCTTTATCTGCAATTTTTTTATTAGTTTCCATTATAACACCAACAAAAGCAACAAGATCATCAATTACAATATCAATATTCTTTGGACTGATCTTAATTAACTTACCTGTTTCATTTTCATTAAGAACTTCACATTTAATTTCTTTATTTTCATTAAAAACCCATCCTTTAGGAATACCAAGTTCCATTTCATACCATCCCTCAACAGTGTTTCGGGTAATTGAAATTAAATATCCAGTAATTGGTTCTAACAGTGCTTCAATTGTTTTCATTGTAGTATTAAATTATATATGAAAAAAATATTGCTAATGATATCCAAAGCATTATTTTTTCTGTATTACTTAAAACGAAAGTAAGTTCATTTTGTTTTAACGCAAATCTTCCATACATTTTTATAATTAAATTTCCAAGAGTATAAATCATAAAAATGATGGAAGAAATAAATAAGAACTGATATATTTCAGTTAATACTGTCATATCGTTATTCTGCAAAAGTTTGTCCCGGATGTGGTTGTGTCGCTGGCTGTGCTGCTGGCTGTGCTGCTGGCTGTGCAGTTTGTACAGGTGCTGGCTGTGCTGGTGCATCTGGAAAATATTGATTTGCCAACCCAATTTGTCCGTTCAAAACTGCAAGTCTTTCAAGTTTGAAAGCCATTTCAATAATTTTTTGTTCGTAATTCATGTTTGGGTCTGCTGCAAGACGACCTAATTCTAATTCTGCATAATATTTGTCAGTTCCTAATTTATTTAAAAGGTCTTGTTTAACATTTGCCATAATTTTTCTTTAATTTAAATAATATTATTTTTGTGCTCGTAAAAATAGCGATTATAAATACGATATGCAAGAGTTTTTATACAATCTCTAATATATTTTTTTCCAGATTGATAGATTTATCGTATATATTGTATATTTCAACAAGAATATTTAAAATATTTTTGTTTTTTTGTGTATTAATTTCAAATATACCCTTCCAAAATCTTTCATAATATTCTAATGAAGTATTTTGGTTTATATTATTTTTATCAATTTTATAGAATTGATGATAATAATAATCATAATAATAATCTTTTAATTCACTATTCTTAGTAAAATCAATTTTTTCTAATAAAAATTCATCACAAACTTTTTTAAAACACCATGAGTAATGATTATAAATGTCTTCATCCTTACTCAAACTTTCTTTATCAAGATAATAATAATGAATGTAATATAAAAGATTTAATGCGAAATCTCTATATATTTCCACCCTATCTTTAATTATTAGAAATTTTTGACTGCTATTACTCATATTATGCTAACGATTTTAACATTTGTATTAAATTAGGAGCAGGATGGCAATCCGACTTATCTTCTCTAAAGCTAACGTGTGTCCATACACCTGTTTGACCACTTAATGCCTTATTTGATAATGCCCACATGTCTTGATTATATGTTAATGGTATGTTATACTTTTTATTCCAGAATACCAGAAGTTTTCTGACTGCTTCTATCTGGGCATCAGTATATTTTTCAAAACCATAAAATCCTTTAAAACCTGCTGGATATAATTCAACATTTTGAATTGGTTTAACTGTAATATTTGGTATATTTTTTTTAAGATTAGCATCCCAAGTTGCGGGATACCATTTGCCACCAACTTCTATCAAAGCACCCCAAGCATCAATTTCAATTCCAATCGAACCCATGTTTAAAACACCATTATTTGCTGCGTGAGTACCTAAATGATGTGCCCAATAAAGTGTTGAAAAACATTGATATATCTTACCATCCCAACCAACAATAATTGCTGTGCCAACTCTATCAGCAGTTTGCCTCCACCAAGAAATATCTCCATCTACACCTTGTCCACTGACTGTGTGATGTAATACTATTTGTTTTTTAGTTGTTTGCTGTTTGAAGTATTGATCTTCAGGAAAATCAACCTGTATTATTGTATTGAGGTCTAATTCTGCGTATGCTACCGCTTCACTATCCATTTGATAGCTTGCATATGCTTTACTATCGTTGAATAAGCCTAATGAATATCTATTTAAACTAAACATATTATATATTTTCTATAAATACTTTATAAAATACTATAAAATAATTGTGGGGTACTAATTACTTAATACCCCACAAAACTAATAAATATATTTTAAATTAGCTAATAATATTTGCTAACTAAAGCATCATATTCGTCACTATTTATCCCAAGTTCTTTTTTAATTTTGTTTATCCTAATGTTATTTAAAATAACTGCACTAAATAAATATAAAACAAGTGTAACTAAAATAACTGAATATGGAATAAGTGCTGCTTTAATTAAAGCTGTTGATACATTAAATATTGTGCCTAATAAGCCAAAAGTAAATAAAGTCCCTAAAATATATGCAATTGTATTTTTTAGCATTATATCTTTTTTCTCAGTATTCTTTGAAAAATATTTAAACGCAATTTTAATCCAACCACTTGGTAAATGTTTGTTATATGTTGCGTCAAATTGTTCTTTGGTTATTTTATCTATATTTGCCATTAAAATCCCCTATTTTTCTTAACATTACTTGTATCCGTAAATGAATTTGGTTTATAACCAGTTAAATGTTTCATTTTTTCGAATTGTTCATTTATTACTGGTTTTTGACTCTTTTGTTCATTTTCATTCAATTTCTGGACAGGTGTTTTAAATATGAACACTTCCATACCATTTGTATAGAATTTATTTTCTGACAAAATAGTATTAACATTTTCATTTACTATAACTCTATTGTTATACTTATTACCAAGTCCATCAAAATTTAATTCAAATAAATTCTCACCATCTTCTGCATGAACAAGTTGTTGTGCTTCATTTAATTTAAAATTGATAAGTTTTTTCTTACCAAGAAAACCGAAATACTTACCAGTTATAACATGTTCTTTAAGACCTTCTCTTTCATTCCAGCCAGTTTGTTCTTTATCAAACTGTACTTTTTTGGCTGTTGTATCTTCAACTGGTTGTGGGTCTTTGTTGTACATAGGTGCTTTACCTCTAAACTCAAGATTTGTTTGTCTTTGCTTATAATTAGTTTCGCCCATATCTGCTTTCATACGATCTTCAAATTTCTGATCTGGTTTGTTGTCATAAACATAATCTTTTAAACTAAGACGATATTTATTAACTTCGTCCTGTTCTTCAGTTGTTAAATTACGTTTTGGAATTTCATCACCTTTATCATTAGTAGAATTACCAACATTTTTAAGTGCTTCGCCACTTTTTGCATCAGTAGCTTTAATTTCAGTATCTTCAATTTCAGTACCTAATTTTTGTGGGTCTTTACCAACTTCTGTCTGTTGATCTTTCCATTGTAATTCTTTTTCAACATCAATAATTTCTTTTGTACCACTATGTTGCAAATCTTTTTTAAAGTTTGCCTGATTTTCATCACCAAGACGATCTTTCAAGATTAATGATGAGGGTTTTTTATCTTCGCTCATATTTACTAATTTTTTATGGTGAATTGAATATGCTTTCAATTCGTTATCTAATTCTTCTAATAATTTTATATCGCTTTCATTCATTGCACCGCCACCAATGTTCTGCAATCCTGTTGGAACATTACCAGCAGAACTAATTTGACTTGTAGGTGTCATTTTATTTGACATTGAATTCGGATTGTCAACAATTATTGAACCTTCGGTTTCATCAACTTTTTCAGGTAATCCCTTATGCTTTGTTGAAGCAAAGTCTTCAGCATCTTTTTCTTTCATTGTGTTAGCAGCTTTTGCTACTTTACCACCAACTTCACTCTTAGGTAATTCACCTTTTTGTACTGCATGAACCATACCCATGAATTTTTGTTGTGATTTTGATACTGATTTTTCTTGTATTTGTTTACTTTCTTCCATTGTTTGTAAATTTACTTTGTCTGGGTCGCCAGTGTTTATTGTGTCTATTTCAATAGATGCATCTTGATCATTCCAGTTTTTTACTGTGTCGTTTGTAAAAGCAGTTGTTTTATTAATAATTTTATCATCAACTTCTTTTCTGCCTTCCATTTTTACTTTATCCCATAATCCAACAGGTACTTGGGGTGCTGCAGGTTCAGAACTAATAATACTTTTTCCTGCTTCTCCATTATTATCCTGACCATTAAGAAATACGTCTGCTTCTTCGTTTAACGCATTAAAATATTTTTCAAAACTATTGGGTTCAATAAGATAATTGCTTTCTTGAATGATAGTACCACCTTTAATTGCTGGTTGTGTTTTTACTTTGGCTTTACCTTTAGTTTTCATAAGATCACCTGAACCCCATACAGCAGGACCGACATATGCACCTGATGAAGCTGAACCAGTTGTTTCATCAATCTTTTCTTCTTCAGCTAATTCTCTTTTTACTATACCCAAAGGTGCACTAAAAGCACCTGAACTACCTGCTCCAGTTGTTTCTGCAATACCATTAATAACCTCAAGGTTATAACCAAGACTTTCAAGTTCTGTTTTTAACGGAGCATATTCTTCTGGAGTAGCTGGACGACTTTCTTTTGCATAATTAGGATGTGCTGACGAGTGCTGACCAACATGTGAGTATGCTGTTTTAAATTCTCCATGATGTGATTCATCTGGAAAATAAGCAAACAAATCAGGATTTTGTGGGTCTCTTTCATTAACTAAGAATTCTACTCTTGTTAATGGTTCATCATTCTCAGCAACCACTGGTTTTAAGCCAGATGCTGCAAGTTTCTGTGGCTTTTTAATATCGATTTTGTGTTGCATAGTCTCTTCTCCTGCCTTTTTTAATTGATTAATACCGCTTGCATCTCTACGTTTTTTTTCTTTGGGAATTGCTTGCTTGTATTTCTGTAAATACTTTGGACTATTAAGAACATAATCATTAAATAACATATTCTGAATAGTTTCATTATAATGATATCCATATTTTTCTTCACCATTTTCAGCCATTTCATCATATTTTGCAGATAATTTAGGGTCTGAAAATACCAATGCTTCCATCTTAGCCAAACTAAAAATTTTTTTCTTTAATGACTGTTCTGCTTCACTCAATAAACCATCAGTTTCATTTAATTTAACTCCAAATTGATTACCAATTTTTTTAGAGTCTTTTTGAAACTTAGCACCCAATGGCGTTGGTTTACTCAGTGTTGGTTTAAATGTTTCTTCGTTCATTATTTTATATCGGTTTTCCAAAAATCTTTTTTCTGCCATAACACTTTAACAACTGCTTCCATTGCATTCTTAATAGTATTAACCATTTCTTCTCTTGTACGGCTATTTGAACTGCGAAGCACTCTTTTCATTTCTTTATCAAATGAATCATTAACAAATTTCTTAATTTCATCGTTAACAATCTTTTCAACTTCTGTTTTCTCCATGTTACGTTTATTCGTTGTTTATAAATACTTAGCAGGTACAAAAAGAAAGAACGCATACTATATTTAATATGCGTTCCTTAGTGATATGAACTGTCCCCCTCTTGCGGAGTATATTATTTCACGAAATAATGATAAGCAGCAGCACCACCAAGTCCACCTATTCCAATATATAGTACTGTTTTACCATTTTTAACAAAAAAATTACCTATTTTTTGCCAACCAGTTGGATTTAATTTTAATTTATCAAGTGGTGGTATAGCATAACTTTCAAGACCAGTAACCTTAATATATTTATTTGAATTGCTTATACTAAATGAAATAGGATAACCTTTTTTCTTATCATTTTTCCAATGAAATTCCGCAAATTGTTTGTTTGGAATCTCAATAGATTTAAATAAGAAATATGGTTTAATTGTTAAAAATGCAGGTAAAACATTATTTACATCAATATCATATACAAATGAAGTATCTTTTGATGCTAAATTATTAATGTTAACCAGTTTTTTTGTGGTATCAACAGTTACCACATTACCATTCTGTTTATCTTTTGCTAATAATGAATCAATTTTTACATCAGTTTTAATAAGTGCTGCAGCAATAACTTCATTTTTATTACCCAATTCTTTTATTCTTTGTACTAATTCTTTTTGATTTTCTGTAAGCTGTCCATACATTTTTTCGAGATTCTTTACAGTTTCTTGTATAGTAAGTTTTTCAGCAACGGCTTCATCACGTTTATTCTTATAATATTTTGCACTATCAAGTAAAGCATCTTTTAGTTTTACTTCAGTAGTATATTTATCATTAAGATCAGCGATTTTATTATTCTTTAAACGAATAATACCATATTGACCCAAAATAATTAAGATAACCAATACTATTAACCATCTGTTTTTCTGTTTCAGAAAATCCCAGATTTTTTTTAATATAATATTCATATTATAATTTTTTATATAAATAGTTAGATATTAGAAAATGAAAATGCCTGATTGTTCGTCAGGCATTTAAAATTATTGCTGTTCAGCAGATTTTTGAATTACACTATCAATCCAATATTCATAAAATTTATCATAATATGATTCAACTCTTTTAATAATTTCATCATTTTTCGGGTCATCTTCATTATATCCTTCAAGATAATTAAATTCAACACCACTTGTGTTTTCATCAGGAGTTACCTTATAAACAAATTGAATCAATCCATTAATTGTACCACCCCAAAAAACATATTTATCTGTTACTTCCAATTCAATAAAATCTACATTAATATCATAGCCAGTAGGAAAAGTATCTTTAAACTTTTGTTCTTCATTTGCCTGATCTTGATCAGTCTTTTTGTTTACTGGCTTACTTTGATCAACATCAGTTTCTATTCCAATGTCTTCATTTAATTTACGAGTGATTTTTAACATATCATGCACTGTTAAGTCTTTCTTTGGCGCAATATCTTCATTTACAATGTATTTTTCACCACGCATTCTACGTAGTAAAGTTTTCATATCAATTGATGCGGTTTTATTGTTCATATTTTCTATTTTATATAAATACTCTATGTGAGTTCATTGTGTAGCATTTCATTAAATTTTGGTATATCAAATAACGGATTGATATCGCTGCTGTCTTCAATATAATTACTCCTAAAAAGAATGCCTTTATATCTTACAACATCTTTATTATAATGATGAAAATCAATACAATTATTTGGTATTCCATGTTCTACACATAATAATTTACATAATAAAACAACATTTTCTATTTGTTTATCTGTAAATTTTTCCCAAAAAGAGTATCCAAGCCAAGTTTTTTCAACAACATTTTCAATATTACAAATTTCATTTAACCAATTAATATGATTACCATTAGGTGCTTGAAATAATGCACCCATATTTTCAACCACAATTGATATTAATTTTTTGTCTGCTTCTTTAATACCAAGAAAATCACTATGAAATTTACTATCAAAATGCTGAAACACAGTACCATCTCTGGCAATAGTAAATGTATTCCATTTTTTTGTATTGCCATGTTCTTTATGCTGTAATCTGGTAATATAATAATCATTTTTTCTTAAACTTGTTGCAAGAACAATCTGTGTCTTTACACTTTGAGATTTATGATGATTAATATCTTTAACTTTATATGTTTCACTATCTATCTTTAGCATAAATTAATTTATAAATTCAATAATAATGTTTGCTTCATTAAATATTTGATATGATATTTTCCAATTTTCGCCCCATCTTTCATCATTTAGGTCTGGCTTATTCTCACAAACCAATCTAACAATTCCAGCATTAACAATTAAACCAGCACAATTAGAGCATGGAAAAAGTGTTACATACATTGTGCATCCTTCAGTTTTTTGACCGTTTTTTGCTGCTTGAACTAATCCATTTGCTTCAGAATGAACTGTGTATAAATACTTTAGAGGGCGTTCATGTCTTTCTGAAATTTCATCGTTTGTTTTTGTTGGAAAACCATTAAAACCCATAGATATTGGATTTTTATCATACACTATGCAACAACCTACTTTGGTAGTATCTTTTGACCAAGATGCTACTTCTTTTGCAAGTGACATAAATCTTAAGTCCCATTTATTTATTGTCATATTTTATTTAAAAAATTCGTTTAACCAATTATTTTTACGTGCATTATAATATGCGCCACCATACATTTTAGCAAATTCAGTTTTTGTTTTGCATTGTTGTGCTGCATCAGCACATCGTTCCTTAATCCAATAAATGGTATTGTATGGTAATTTTTGCATGTGTCCACAAATTTTATCAATCCATCCATTTTTAACCGAAGTACTATATATACTACTTGATTTCGTACTAAATTCTTTTTTTGTGTTATATTTTAACGCTTCTTTTTCACAAATATCAAAACTTAAAATAATTTCACGTTCATATTTTTTCATATGCGAACAAATTTCATTAAGCCATAAGTTTCTTTGTGCTGAATTATATGCACTACCTGAATTAATTCTAAAATCATTTCTTAAATTATATTTTAAGGCTTCGTTTTTACATTTATCAAAAGTCCAAATTAAATGATTTCCCCCAATACCACCCGTTTTTGCTACATTAAGTAATTTCCAACCATTATTTTTATAATTTTCAAGAAAAACGCCTTCCATTTCAGAAGCATCATTAATACTTAAATAATCAGTTAATTGAATAAATTGTGGTGATAAACCAGTATTATTAATATGCTTAGTGACGGCATCTTTTGAATTATTTTTTCTCCAAATCATTCTTTTTTTGATATTGCAAGTTAATCCAACATAAACATGATTATCAGAAAATTCATATGCATAAATGCATCTTTTAGATATGTTTCCCAATTTAATCATATGTGAACAAATTTCCAATAAAAAATCATTTTTTCTTGCACTACAATATGCAGATGGAGAATTAAATTTAAATTCACTACGTGTTGAGTATTTAAGTGCTTCTATCATACAATTCTCTTTACTCCAATAATTTCTATTTTTTCTCATAATATCTATTTTAATATAAATACTATGTTTTTTAAATTTTATTGTTTTTATGAAAATTATTTTAATTTCCATAATCGGCTCTTAGTGAGCCTTTTTGCTTCTTCAATTAAATCTTCCAATTCCTCTCTGTCGTCATCATTTGCGAAAATGTCATCTGCATCCATTTTAGCCAATTTATCGACAATAGTTAATGCTTCTTTAAGAATTCTTGCTGTTTCTTTTTCGTTTGCCATTTTATTACTCATTTTATTTAATATTTTCTAATATCATATATATATCATCATAATTATCAATAATATTTAATGCTTCTTGATATGATATTGCAATAAATCTACGTTTACCAACAGTATTAAATATACCGATTTTATCCATATCATGTAAAAAACTATCCGTAAATTTATTAGAATTTTCAATATTGGCTTTTTCTATCATAAGTTCTTTTAATTCTAAACCACTTATTACTTTATCTCCGACATTCGATTTACCATTATTATATATAAACATTAATAATGATTTATATCTATCCTTTTTTTGATATATCTTTTCGAATTTTTGTTTATTTAAAATATACATTTGATGCTGGTAAAATTCTCTGAAATAAACACCACTCATAATTATAAGTTCTGAAAATATTGCAATAATAATAAATAAAATGATATTTTTGGTGTCTTCTGTCGCATTATTTACAATTGTTGAATTAAGACTGGATTTCAATTCATTGACTCTTTGTTTTAATTGATCATCAATTTTATTGATCTCATTCTGATTGCTGTTGATTATTGTAGTATTTTTATCGATGCTTGACTGATAATCCCTACGTATAGATAGCCAACCAACTGGTGTTTGTGATAGTGTATTACGCAAATCATTACTTGCATTTCTCAGTGACTGATTATCTGCCTCATATGTTTTTTTCTTTCTTTCATATTGCACAGTCAGGCTATCTTTCTGCATATCCACTTGTGTTGTGGCAATTGTATTTTGAGTAACGCTTGTAGTGGCAAGGTTCTTTGAACCAACCAGTGAGAGATAAAAACTTAATAATACTATTGCAATTGAGACTGTAAACCAACCGAAAACAGCACCGTTTACTTTTTTATTATTTTTCACGTAATCACTGGAGAAATTTCTGAATAAATATCTCTTTATAATTTCGAAAATTGTTAAAAATACAAGAGTAAAAATAAATGCAATTGCTGTACCCCAAAAGCCAGTAACCAAGTTAATTGTAATTGCTTTTAAAAGTGCTGGATAAAGTAAAAAATATGAAAAGAATATAGAGCCGATGTTTCCCACGAATGAAAAGCCAAATAACCATTTATCTAAGGCTTTATTGCTGCCCTCAAAGTCTTTAATATTAATTTTTTTTCTTAACTTATCGTAATCTTTTAAATCCATATATAATATTTATTAATAAATAGTAAAAAATATGAATTATTCAATTGTTAGTGATGATATGCCGTTTTCATCTAACTGCACATTAATAAGATAATCGGGGTTAATTTCTTCTTTTGGTTCGATCACTAAAACCTTTTTCATACCTGCTTTTATCATTTGAAGTATTTCAATAAATTCTTCAACACTATCATTAAGCAATTTACCCATTATTTCATCAAGTAAGAATATTGATGGTTTTGCTTTAACGTTGATTTGATTCAATGCATATTTCATAACAATGCTGGAGAAAGTTCTTTCTTTACCGCTTGCGCTAATACAGTCAATAACTGCAGTTGGTCTGTTATTGTATGCCAGTTTAGGACGTAAATCTTCTTGATCGAGCCATACTTTAAATGAAGCCACTGATAATATGTCCTGAAGAGTTGCATTAATCTTAGGTAAGATATAGTTTGCAAGCATCTGTCTTGGTATGCCATCCCTATGAACACATTTTTTATAAAGTTCTCTCACTTTGTCTTGATGTTCTTGTATTTTAAACTCAGCAATTAGTAATTGATTACTTTTGATTTTTATCTGTTTTTCACCAATGCTTGACTTTTTAATTAAAAGTGTTTCTTTTTCATCTGATTCTTCATCTTCGAGTTCGCTTAATTTTAACTTAGCTGCAGCAATGCCTTTCTCAATCTTCTGATTTTCTATAATTTGTTTCAAACTATTCTCGTGATTATCAATCTTCTGCTGAAGCAAAGTGATGTGTAGTTCTTCGTTCTGAATCTTTGTTGGTATTTGATCTAACTCAGTTTGAAGTTCTTTACGTTTTTCAACATCATTCTTTTCGTTAGTAAGCGTACCGATTTCTTTTAAAACATTTTCCATTTCAAGAGAAGCAACCCTGATCTCTTCGTTAATTTTTGCAATTGCTTTATCTTCTTCCTCAATTTTATCCTGATGTGCCTTTTTATCAACGTTTTCTTTTGCTTTAATTTTATCAGCAAGCGGAAACATTTCATCTTCTTTTAACTTAACAGTGTTGAGAATGTGATCAATGTGTTCTTGTTTATTAATTGCCTGTCCACATTGACTACAAATTTTACTGTTTTTAAGATCAACAATTTCTTTTTTTAACTTAGCACCCTGTTCTTTTAATCTGAATATCTCACCATTAATAATTTCAATTGCATGGTCTTCGTTTGTTTTTGTTTGCTCATGTGTTTTAATAAGCATTTTTTGTTGATATTCATTACTTTTATGAGTATCTTTCTTTTCAATCAATGTTTTCAGCTTTTCGGCATCATATGTTTCTTTTAATGGAACGATACTTTGTTCTATAACCGTTTTTAGTGCCTTTAGCTTATCGATCTCCTTGTTATGTGTATCAATAGTCTCTTTTGTGCTATCTACGTCCAGACCGTAAATTTCAGGGTCTATTTTAAATAATTTCTTATTTAAGTCTTCTACGTATTTTCTTCCCTTAATTATTTTCTCACGAATCTCTGGAAGCCTAATATTTTCAGTTGTCGAAACTATTGATTCAAGTATCATAATTTCTTCACCCAATGTTACGTTTTGCATTTCAGTTGTTTCGACATTACAACTTACTCTTGGTTTCTCATTAACTTTCTTTTCGTATGTTTTATATCCTGTCAATTTCTTATCAAAAATGTCCAGTCCGCTATCAAACAAAAGTGAATCAATAAACACAGCCATATCATTAGACAATATTCTGTTAAGTGTATCAGATGTTGTCATAACGATACGCATAAAATTTTCATAAGTGCCAATTATACTTTCTATTTTTTTCTGAGTAAGTTTTCTGCGATCTTCATCAAGTTTCTCCAGTGAAGTATCTTCATTCATTTCTTCATCAGGATTAGTAAGGGTATAATAGCTTAATGTCGTTGGAGCACCATTAATTTCTCCGCCTTTGGTTTTTGTAATTTCTGTCTTCTTTTTGATGCCGAAAAATTCACCGTTGGCTTCAACCACAAGATATCCTTCACAAAAAGCAGCACCATTTCTATTATTTACAAAACGTTGATCACCATATTTCATGCGTGTCTCAGTCTCTAAAGTCTTACCAAAAAGAATATAAGAAATAAGTTTCATTATTGTTGTTTTTCCAGCAGTATTTTCTCCTGTAATCTGAAACAACCCATCCATGTTACGCCAATCAATTTCCAATTCTTCATATGACATAAAATTCTTGCCACCAAACTTAACAACATTCCATTCAATACTCTGATCTTCACTTGTATCAATTAACGCAAGTATTTCTTCATCAAGTGCAATAATATCTTCAATAAGTTGTGGGTTAGTACCAATTTTACTTAAATATTCTCTGAATATTTCGTGTTGAACGTTCTGGTCAGTTATGTTTTGTAAAGTAATGTTCTCATTAATATCAATTTTTTCGCTTTCAATGAATTCATTCTTATGTGAAATAACAATACCCTTATGTAAACTCTTAACATATTCGCTTAATTTTCTTTCAGCTTCTTTAACTCTTGTTTGTGGCAATGTACCCCAGATAAATCTTATTTTCATATATTTGGTTGGATTCGGTATTTCAAAATCCAAATCATCAAAATCTGTAAATTGAGTAATTCGAATATTCTTAAATGAGTATTCGCTTTCAATTGGAATCTCCTGAATTGATTTGTTTTCAATATCCCATAGTAAGTAGCCATGAAAATTATCGTCACCTTCTGTTACATCTTGTGCTATAAGTGAGCCACAATATGCTTTGGTTTGAGCTTTATCCAGATATTGAAACTTATGTATGTCACCAAAGAATGAATATTGACCCTTAAAATCACTAAGTTTGTAATATGATTTGCTTTTCATTTCAAAGTTTGTGGTTGATTTACAACCATTCACAGGGTCATGGAAAAGATCAATGAAAGTAAATTCAGGTGAGCCAGCAGGGTCAAGTTTTTTACCGTCCTTAGTTTTCCAAGGATTGTTTTTAGGGTCACCATGATGCCAAACCATCCACATTATATTATCGTCAGCAAAAAATCTTGTTTGATCATAATAAATAACCTTTGGGTTATCCAGCGTTTCTACAATTGCCTTAACTGAATCAACTCTTTTAAGACTTTTCTTTCTGCAATCATGATTACCTCTGGTAATACGTACTGGTGCAATTTTACTCAAATCATTGAGTAATTTGTGTGCCATGATTAATTGTTCACCTTGTAGATCAAGATAATCGTGAACCAAGTCACCGACAATTACAATTCTATCGGGTTTTGTTTGTTGTAAAGATTTAATTAAATTATCGAATACAATTTGATATTCTTCATTACGAGTGGGACTCTTACGGATATGAATATCGGCAATTTGGCATATGGTTTTAATCATTAATAAAAATTTTCACAAATATATCAAAATGAACACTAAAAAGCAAGGATTTTTTTAAATTGTCAGAATGTCAAAAATTATTAAACTCAACTGTAAATTTGTCAGAAAATTTATTTTGGCATAATTTTTTATGTATGTGTTTAAAAAATAACTTTATATTAAAATTTTAAAATTATGTTACCAGTAAGACGCACAAAATCTTCACTTAATTTATTTGACAATTTTTTTGATGAATTATTCGTGTTCCCAACTTGGGATTTTCCTTCAATTAGCAATCCGCTTCATGATATTGTTGAAAATGAAAAAGAATATGTTGTTGAAATGGCATTAGCAGGAGTAAAAAAGGAAGATATTTCATTAAATATTGAATACGATGTTTTAACAATCAAAGCAGAACGCAAAGAAGTTGAAGATAAAAATTTTAATAGAAAACAAACTTTCTATGGTAAGTATCAAAAATCATTTACACTTCCTGAAGCTACCGATAAAGAAAACATTCAGGCTTCGTTCGAAAATGGCATACTTAAAATTACAGTACCAAAAATTGAAGAAGTTAAAACAACAAAACAAATCAAAATTAAGTAAAATGAGGTCACAATTTGTGACCTCATTTTTATTCTAAAATGTCAGCATTTTGTTTCTTTAATTTGGTTTTAATATAATTTATTCTGTTGCTAACAGTACTACTGGTAAGATTAAATTCTTTACCGATTTCACAATGGCTATATCCCTGCACATATTTCATATTTAACAAACTATAATCTGCTGGAGAAATTTGTGATGATATATAGTTTACTGCATTACAATTTTCAAATTCTGAACTATTACAAACAGTAAATGCTGCATTGTTTGTGGTCATTATTGTGCCACTTATTGCATTTGATATTGATGTGCTACCTGCTGCCCATGAAGTTGCTTCTCCACTAAACATTAAATTTTGCGCACTATTATTACTAATGCTTATACCACAATTATTAAATGTTGATGTAAATGTTATTAAATCTTTTCTGTATGTATCAATCATGAAGTGTTTTGCAATAACTAACGCCCATGTTTTAACGCTGCCTTTTTCTATATCAATTGTCTTAATATTTTCAAAGATTTTAATTAAAATCATTTGAACGCAATCATCGAGATCGTCTGGTTTTAATGTTGTAAATTTGCTTCTTAAAAAATCTTTAACTATTTTTTGATATTTCTTAAAAAATTGTTCCTCCGCTTGACGGTTTCCATTCAAAATATTTTGAATTAGTATCACGTCTTCCGTATCCTTTTCTATCATAGGGTTTCTGTAACTTATTAATAAAGTAATCATCGACAGTTAAACTCCTTGCACCATATAGACTTTTTATAACTTCATCAATACCAAATTTTTTTCTAAGATTATCCAAGTCATCTATTGTAGGCAATTTAACTATCTTTACCCTTTCTTCGCATCCAACATAAATATTATGTAGCTTATAATAGAGTTCAATACTACTTTTATATGCGTCAGGGTCTAACAATACAACCACGTCAGGTTTTAATTCATTCAATTTTGTAAATAATGTGGTCGATAGTGTTTTTCCCAACATTGGTATTATGTTAACAGGAAATGACAGCATTTCAAACGCACCTTCAACAAGGTATACAGTAGAATCCCAATTTACAAGACCCTCATTAAAAATAATCTTATCCTTATCTGATCGTGGATTGTCATACTTCTTTTTTTTCTCAATTTTCGGGTCATAAGTTCTTCCCACAAAATAATTTACTTCACCTTTTGCATCATATGAAGGAATTATTATTCTTTTTTCATATTTTCCAGTAGTACAAAAACCGAGCCGATATTTTAAAATTATATCTCTCGATATTTTTCTATCATTAACCATATAGTTATATGCTTCAAAATGTTCCAAATTACCTGCTTCCATTTGTGAAAATAAAATCATTTCAATTGGTAATTTAACAGGAACATATTCTTTTTCATCTTCATCAAATTCATAATCAACAAAAGAACCTGCATATGACTTATATATTTCATAATCTATATATGAACCAAATGTTTTGATCAATCTTCCTAATGAACCTGAAAATTGAGGTTCATCGCATTTCCAACACCTAAACATGCGCCTTGCAGTGTTGATTTCAAGATTGAATTTACCATCTGGTTCAGACAGACCTTCACGTTCCTGACAATGAGGACAGTTTACCTGCAACTGTTCGGATTGCATTGCACCTTGAACATCACCAAAAATATTCTGAAGTATTGCATGAAATTCCTGCCCTCTAATCATAATGAACCATTTTTATATATCATTAAAGGTCCGCATATATTTGCGGACCTTAATTATAACTTAATTTAGTTCAAATATATAATTAAAATCGTTTATGTTGTTCCAAAAACGGGAAGAACATAATTAATCTGTTCATAAATCCAATAGGGAAAATTATAAAGTTTGGTTGACCTGTCATTGGATTAGTGCCCATTGAAAGATATTGTGCTTGAAGTTCATTAAATAGTTGAACTACTTTTATTTGCAATGCATCATCATTGGTAGTAACTGTTTCTTGAATACCGCCATTTTTTAATTGCTGATATTGAACAAAAATTTTCTTATAATCCTCATTGGCAAGTAATAATTCACTTTTAATTCTTTCATTTTCTTCAGATAATTTAGTGCATTGTTCTTCAAGCCATTCGGTACTTTTTGGTTCATCATCATCCACTTCAAGTAGCTCTTCTTTTTCACCTTCGGTTTTTGGTGTTAACACAACGCCATCTAACAATTCATCAACCTTTGCTTTTGTTTTAAGGTCTCTTTCTTCTTCTGGAGTAAGTACCTTTTCAGGTGTTATATCCTCTTTTTTTTCTTTTTTAACAACAGGTGCTTTTGGCTTTTTTTCAGCACTCTTTGCTAATTTTACTAAGTTGTCTTTTTTCATATTATTGTATTATTAAATTTGCATTTAAATGAGCAATCATACCTGCTTCATCATTCCATATAAAACCTTCACCAGCTTTAAGTGCACCAATAAAACCTTTTTTATGATGCCATTCTTCCGTACCAGTAAGACTTGAAAGATATCTTACTGTAACACCTAAGTCTTCATCTGTCATTTTTGATTTATCAAGAGTAACAGAATATTTTACATCTCTTTTTCTGTGTATATGTCCAACATGCCATTCGTGATATGTTGTTTCGCTCCACATTGGTTTTGATTCAATATCACTTGCCATTATTAATGGTAATGAACCTTCTTTTTCTTCACTACCGTGAGTAATACCAAGTAATACCTTACCAAATCTATAATATTTTCTTGGTGAAGCACCATTATTAATCTTTACCTGTGTATCATGATTATACCATGCTTCAAGATATGAACCAAGATAGAAACTGCGTTCAAAATCATGATTACCCGGGATATTCACCACATCAATTGGTACTCCTATTTGTTTCAATAAACTAATTGCATCAATAAGAAGTCTTACACCGACATTAAATGTTTTTTGCCAACGTAAGTCTTCATCCTGCGGAGTTCCTTTTGTAGTTGTATTAAAAATAGTATCACTATTAAAGAAATCACTACCAATTGGAAATAAAATTCTGTTATATTGAAATCCACTTGCATTTTTTATAAGTGTTTGAATACAATTTAAAAATCTCTGACGTGCAATTTTAGTATCATAATTTTCACCAGTTTCACCACCCCATGCAAGTTTGCCTAAATGAAGATCAAATATTGTTACTTCAAATAAATTGTTATCATCATCAATACCACGTGTTTTGGGATAAGTTGCAAGCACAGGTGGTTTATAATTTTTACACATATCAAGAAACAATTCACCAATTGCTTTTTCTTTAACAACAGTAAGTTTCTTTTCCAGACGTGCCTTAACCTGAAAGTTCTGAAAAGTTCTTGGTGTTTTATCAATAACTGCAGTAACATCCCATTTATTTACCCAATATTGAGCAACATCCCAAAGTTCAGTATCAACTTCAGTTACTTTAAGTAATTCAGGAAGTGTTTTTATGTGATCAGTAGGATAATTTGAGCCACTTTTCCATTCAATAGTTGCTTCATTGCCTTTTTCACTATATTTCAAGTCTTCACCATTTGTTGATGGTGGAATATCATCAGGTTTTTTTGATTCGGTTATGGCATCATCTTCTTTTATTCCAAAACCTCTGTAATATGCATATAATTTATATGCTTCATCAAATAATATGTATAGTTCTTTTTCGAGTTCACCATCTTCATAAAGTTCATACACCAGAGCTTTAATATTTTTTACGTAAGTATCAGCAAATCCACTTTTTTTAGATGCTTCTTTAACTGATATTTGATTTTTGATTGCATAATTAATAATTTCTACTGCTTTTTCAATTCGTTCTTTTCTCATGCTAAATATTTTAGATAAAATTATTTAAATTTTCGTCAAACTTATAACAAAAATGTCATAAAGACAAGACTTTATATAAATACATTATCATTTTTTTTAAGGAAATCAATAGTTTCTTCAATTTTTTGGCATTCTTGACGAAAACTGACTTCATTGCTTATTGACATATCAAACCATTCGCCTTCTTTACGAAGATGCGTATATCTTCTCTGTAAAGTTCTTTCAATCTTTTCAGCAAATTTAGATTGATATGTTTCAATCAATTTTAATGGTGAAGGATTTCCAGTATTTAACTCTTTTATTCTTTTATTTGGGTGTTTAGATACTCCTATTTTATAATAACCATCCTCCAGTGATTGTATTAAATAAACATACTTCACTTTAAAATATTATTTTGAATTTAACTGATTTATTTTACTGACACAGAATGCACGCACAAATTCGGCTTCTGGGTCTATTGAATTTGGCAATGTTGACGGGTCAAAGATTTTAAATCCAGTATATATTTCTTTACAAATAGTCAATACTTCTTCTTCAGAGACATCAACCTCATTTGCAATTTTAACAATTACAGGTAGAACTATTGATTCTCTATAATCGTTAACATTTGTACTAATTGGCAATCCAATTAACCATTGAACACCAATATTCAAAGCATTAACAACCTTATCTTTTCGGTCTTCAAATGTAATACTTAATATTCCAATTGCTTCCCATTCTTCTTTAGTTTTAGTAAAATTTTTCATATCTTCTTTTATCTATTTTTATTTTAATATACCCAATTGTTTTAATCCAGCAATTCCAACCGCATAACTATCAGACATATCAAAACACATATCTTTTGGTTCATTTGAGTCTTTCTTATAAAACCATTCGATTTGGGGTTCTAATTTACAAACTTTTTCCCAAATATACAACTTTTTTTCTTTTTTATATTCATCTGGAAATGAAAGCGTTTCAACAATATCAATTTTACCAGTCTTTCTATTTTTTACTTTTGAAGTGTGAACCAGTTCTGTACAGAATGATTTACGTGAATCATAAACACTGATTTTTTTTGGATATATATTAAATATTCTAAATAAAATATATCTACATATACCATTAAAGCCATATAATAATGAAACAGTATTTGCATTATTACTACCACCTAAAGGTTCTTCCACAACAATGTAAAGAATTTCACCATTTAATTCATATCTGATACGTTCTTTATAGTCTTCAACATACTTTCTGAATATTTCTGCTTTATGCATATCACGATCTTCAACAGGTATATCTTTACCAAGTTTTAATTCAAGATGTTTTAATTCAATAAGTTTGCCTTTTTTATCCCATAAGGCACTGCCAATGTTGGTAGTACTAATATCCAACGACCAAATATATTTTTCCATAAAAATTTTATTCTACTTGCTTAAAAATTAATTTTTCGTCTTTTGATTCTTCAATCATTACCTGAATTTTCTTTGGATTCTGAAGGTATAACCTGATTAAATCTTCAATAACACCACCAATTTTCATGCTTTTGCCTTTACATAGTATTTTGAATTGACTATGTAATTTACCATCAATTATAATTGATTTAGGCTTTGTTTCTTCATTACTTCCCATATATATTATAAATTTTAAATCATCATGATTTATAATAAATACTAAGAATTTATAAAAAAATATAAAATTTTATGATTATTTTGGATAATTAAAAATCTAATGCAAATAAAATAGTTCTGGTAAGGGTTGAATCTTTTATTATTGGGTCATTTAATTTACCAATAGCAACCAAATTTTTATTTGCATCATATATACCAATTTCAGTTATTGCAACAGATGATAATCCATCCCAAGTAAGATTTGTACTTGAATTAAATTCATTCATATCCAAATTAATTGAAAGATCAGTTGTATAGACATCAGCATGAATATCTGTTGTAATATTACCAAGAAAATATGTTTCATCACCAAAAGATAAATCATCATTAGCATATAAATCAACATCAACTGATTTAGGATAATTTAAATATGTTAAAGTATATGATGAATATGTGCCATAAAGATTTAATGGAATTCTAAAAACAGTACTTACTAATTCAGTAGCAGTTAATGGTACTCCTGAAACATGCCCTGTTATTTGAGAAGTAACATCGACCATTTTCCAATTTGCAGGGTCTGCTTTAGTTGCTCCTGTTGTACTATTAAGTACTTTTTGAATTACTGCATATATTTTATGTACAGTAAATCCAGTACCATTTGTAATATTATCACTTAAAAATTTAAAAGTAGTTGCACCAGAAAAATTAATTAATACTTCCTGAATGTTAATATTATCAGTCTCTATTTGCATAGATTTGATATAATTACAATGTATAGCTTGACCATAACCATAGCCAGTATTACCACTTGGTGCTAAAAAATATGTTGCAAATATTGTATAATTTTGTATCATAATAATTTATTTATTTACTCTGTAGGAAGTACTCTACCCCTACCATTCGGTCCAGTATCAATTGCTACCAATGATGATGCTGCACCAACACAATAATTAGCACCACCAGAATTCAATGCACATGTTAAATCAATAGATGCCGTATTTCTGAAATCTTGACCAATATCAGCAGTACTACTATTAGTTATTGCATGTAATATATAACAATTAATATTTGTACAATTAATATTAATTGAGTTACTTTTAATTTGTGAACAAGTAGTAGTTTCACCGCCAGAAAGTACCATACTACTAACAAAATTACAACATACTGTAGAAGGACTACAACTTATCCATGAGCATGCGCCAATAGGATGTGTTAATGCTACATTTGATTCTGAAAATGCTGTATCGGTAAAACATAATGTGATATTTTGTCCCGCAAGTAATGGTGTACTTACTCCAAGATGAGCACACATACAACTTCTAATGTCAGTATTTGATGATAATTGACATGTGCCACAAACAAAAATAGTTTGTGTTGCAGGTGGTACTACAATTGGATTTGTTGTTCCATTTCCAATTTCACCATATCCAATACCTGCTGAATTTTGTGCAAATAATCTAAAATAAATTGGTGAACTACCAAGCAAATCAGGCATTGTCATAATAAATGACGTACCAACAGTAATATCAGCAATAACAGATACTTTACTAATTCCAAGTCCACCATATACTAAATTACTACTATTATTTTTTGCTGGGTCTTGTGTATATAGTAAACCATATTCTGTAATTACAGTACCACCATTATCATCAATAGTATTATTTCTTATTAGCATATCAATTAATTGTGTTGTAGTATTTGAAAGTTGTTTAAATATAATACCAGTTGTAACTTCGGGAATAAAAATTGTTGGTGGTGGCGATGATAATGTTGTAAGTGTTTGTGTTATACCAGAATATGTCACACCACCAACAGTTATAAATGCACGATAATCATAAGAAGTGCTTTCAACTAAACCAACTATTGTAGTAACAAAATTATTTACAGATAACGGTCCTGTCAATGGTACTGCAGGTGATAAATGCCAATTTTGAGCAATATCTCCATCACTATGTAATTTATAAGCCATTCCATATTTTTCAACAGCAATAAACACATTGGCAGGTATAGTATTACCTCCAGTATTGTAAATTTGTCCAATTCCAGCAGTACCTATAATTGTTTGAACACTTGGTATAATAACTGGTGGTACAGGTGGTACTACTGGTGTTGGTAATGTAGTAATACTATATGATGTTGAATTATCAATATATTCATTATTACCTATTTTAACATATGAACGGTAATTATATGTTGCATTTGGAGTCGTGCCAGTAATTGTATAATTAAAATTATTTGCAGCAAGTGAAGTACCTACAACTATACGTGTCCAAGTAGTCGCACCAGTTAATTTATATTCTACACCAAATTCGGTAACATTTTCATATCCAATAATATTTCTACCACCAGTATTCTTAATAGAACCGGGCGTACCAACTATTGTTTGAACAAATAATATTGATGGTGTTGGTGGTGTTGGTGAATTACCACCACTGCCACCGCCCATTATAAATTCGGGAAGTGTCCACGATCTATTTGATTTATATGACATTGCAAATAATAATTCTTGATCTTCAATAAGAAATATTTTTAATTCATCGAATATTTTACCAACAATAATAGTTGGGTCATTTACATCAACCAAATCATAATAATGTATACCCAGATTTGTTAATGTAAAACCATTTCCAGATTTAAATTTAGCACCTAAAGTAGCAGTATTGTTTTTATGCCACATTATTGTTGGAATTTCTAAAAGGGGTGTTTTTAAATAAAATCCTTCACCATAAACATTGGCTGGTGATGAATTAGTATAATGAATTACACCTAATTTTTTATAATAAGGTTGTTGACTTTGAATATATGAAACAAAACCACCATATGCTCTACTATCGAATTGACCAAATGTTTTATCTCCTAAAAGACTGGCTTGTACTCCTGCGATTTCTTCAGTGAAAATAATTGACATATTCCAAAATGGAAATACTATTGTTGGACACTGACTGTTTTGAAAGAATGATAATACACTTTCATCAATATAATCAGTTGAAAAATCATTAAAAATTGTACTACCACTATAATTGATAAAATTATAATAAATAAGTGCACCTGCATAAATACCAGCACCTGCAATGCCAGTAAAATTAGGTAAAGGTCTATCAACAGTTACAAATAAATTATTGGCAGCTAATGTACCACTTTTTGTTGAAATTCTGTATATTAAATATGGCGTAGGATTTGTTTTATTAAGTGTATCACCTGTTGTATTTATATTTACTGCCCATTTAATTAAAATCAAATCCCCAATAGCAGGTTCTTCTGCACTTCTACCATATAATGGTGCTTTTTTTAAATATAATCCTGTACCACCTGTAATATTACTCATTAAAATCATGACATCAGGTTGTTTAACATGATTAGAATCGGTAATAAAAGACGTACAACCGCTTGTAAAAAAACCTATCGATTCTACTGAATTTGTAACAAGATACCATGAAGAAGGTATTGTTGGTATTTCATTATATGGGTCACCACTTATTGATCTTGGTATAAAAGATATTAAATTTGGATTGTTATCAGCAGGTCTTAAAATTTTAGAATCAAATGGTACTAAACCCGTTTCATTATTAAATTCATAATCAATTTCACTATCACCAATAGCAAAATATTTAAATGTTAAATTACCAGTAGAAAGTAATTCTCTACCTTTTGTAGTTAATTTTATATTTAAAACTACAGGGTCTTTTTTTTCAATGAAAGCCATTTTTTATGAATTTAATTATAAATACTATTAATTTTATTTATCTTTTTAATATTTAATTTTTTAACTCAGTCTGGTATCAAAAACTCTACCAGCAACATAAGTAATTCCCAAACTATTAATTGCATAAAATCTCCAAAACCAATATCCATGTGGTAATGCATCTACATCAGTTGCTACACTAAATATTCCTGCACCTGTACCAGAAGCAACATAACGATAATCTGCAATTGTTGGTTGATTTTGTAATGCCCAAACAGTACCACGTTCAGTAACTGGTAAACCGCCATCATTCGTTATATTTCCAACTGCCGTTAATGTAAGTGCAGGACTAAAAGAACCAATAGATGATACATAAATAATTGTTGGTGTTGATAGTGTTGTAAAACTTAATTCATCTCCATATGCAGTTCCTTGACTATTGGTAGCATATGCTCTTGCATAATATGTTGTACCCCCAATTAATCCTATTATTGAACCTGAAAATGTGCCAATATCAGTACCATTTACAGTATGACTACCAGCAATAGTTGGATTATGTGATGTACTCCATGCAATACCACGAGCAGTAACAAATGCATTACCATCTGAAGTAACATTTCCATTACCAATTCCTGTAGTTTGTAATACATCAGTAATATTTGTTGTTACAACTATTGGTAATGATAGTGGTAATGAAGTTGTTGTTGCAATAAGAGTATTTCCATAATATGGCATTCCACCCACCACAATGTATGCACGATAGTAATATAACGTACCTTCAGTTAATCCAGCAACAGTAATTGAATAATTATTAGCAGCTAACGGTCCTGCTAATGGCGATACTGGTGAATATAACCAATTAATATTATCTATTGAATATTGTATTGCATATGATTCTACTATTCCAAACACATTGGCAGGTATACTATTACCACCTGTTGCAAATGAATTAAGACCAATGCTTGTTGCTGATGTTGTTACAACCGAAGGATGGATTACAATTGTTGCACTTATAAAACTTACTTCATTACCATAAGCAATACCTTCATTATTAATTGCATATGCTCTGACATAATATGTTGTGTTTGGACTTAATCCAGTCATTAGGCTTATGAATGCACCAGTTCCAGAACCATCTATTGTTGTACTATCAGTTGTTTCTGGATTAGGTGACGTACTCCAACATATACCTCTGGTAATAACAGACAAACCACCATCATTTGTTACATTACCGCCACCAGTAGCTGTAGTTTGTAAAATATTTGTTATTGCATTGGTTGTAACCGTTGGTACTGTAGTTGTTATTGTTATTATGTTTTGATTAATCAAAAATTGACTTCCATCATCACCAAAATAATATAATATTGGAAAATTTCTTACATCGGTTGTTGTTGACCCGCTTGCAAGTAAGTTAACCCCTCTCTTATATGTAAATTTTTGCTTTGTAAATACGGTATTTCTAACCAATAAGCCACTTTTTTTCAATATAACTGTTGCTGCTAATAATTGATCAACAAATTTCTGAAAAAATGAATTATATTTACTTAAAAATGGATATAAATTTTCAAAAGTATAACCGTTTGAATGTAATGGATCATTTACTGGTAATAAACCTCTTTTAAGATACTCAATATATATTCTTAATAAAGAAGGATACCAACCACCTTTAAAATCTGATATAGTTTTTCTATTTCTTGCATTTATTAATCTTCTTTGTATTAATTCAATAAATTCAAGAAATGATAAATTACTTATATCACCAACACCAAAAGCATTTGCAACAATAGGATTAAAATATGCATTACCAGCAATAAGATAATATACACTAATTACTGTACCATATCTAATACCCCTTGGTAAGAAAATTTCATATTGATTTTGTACATTAACTGTGTAATCTCTAAATGGCTCTAAAGCAATACCGTCTATAAGCACTTTAATATTAGATGCATCTGTTGCTTTATAATTCATCTTATAAACATACTTATTTGCTGAAACATTAAAATATATTTTACTACTATTAAAACTATCAACTCTCACTATTTCACTTCTTGCATTAAGTTCATTACTGCCATTAACTTGAACATATGCTACCATTATATTTGGATTAACTGCCAAATATGATATTATTTCTGGATTTTGAATAATAATATTATTTGTTCCACCAGTTGAATTAGTTGGGTCAAGAATATAATCAGCAGTAAATTGATTAGTACCTTTTGTAAGAGCAATACCGTTTACAGTAAGTTGTACGTCACCACGTGGATAGCTTGGCAATGGTATTGCAGTTCCAGTTATATTTGCAGTAATTCTCATTACAATATATTGAACTGATATACCAGTTACAGGATGTGTTCCGCCAGAATAAACAAACGTTACTTGAATAACATCTCTTCGATTACCAGAATTTGTTGCAAAATTACTATTATTTAAATTAATAACATTACCGCCAGTAATATAATAATCAATCTCTTCACCAATGCTTGTTGTTCCTGTAAGAGTACCATCATATTTATCTCTCGTAGTTAACAAAATACCATTATAGCGAACTTCCAAATAACCTTGAATTTTGTTTGGGTCATATGTAAATGGTAATGTAAAAGAAGATTGAGTACTTGTATAATCCAAAGAAATATTAACATATGAGAATGGTAATGTAAAACCACTTGAATTTGCTGGAAAATCAACAGTTTTAATGTAATCATAAACATCAAATTCAATACCACGTGCAGTATCAAGTGCCACATCTACTTCTTTAGTATTTATAACTAATTTACTATCTTCTTGATAATATTGTGGTGTACTATAATGAACTCTTGTAGTTGCACCTGTTTGAATCCATGATTTTTTATTATCAACATTTTGTTTTAAGTTGAACCCAGCCATGCGAAATACATCCAAATATTTCTGTCCTGCATCAGTATTACCAGAAATTTGGAAAAAGAAATCACTGGTTTCTAAAGGTGCTTTAGGATATCCATCACTATCATAAGGTAGTGAATTGCTTGGAAATTCGGATTGTTTTAACGGTACTGTATTGGGGTCTATTTTACCGTCAACAGTATATACATATTCAGTTATATTAATAAATGGTTCTGGAATACCAATCAAAAGAAACATTGATTTAATTGCTTCTCGTGTACCTTTAGATTTCCAAAAATAATTAGTATTCATTAATATTCTTCTCCAAAGTTCAATATCTATTTCTGCTGGCATTAAATCTGTATCAAGATTTCTTTCAGTATCGTCAATACTTAAAAAACTATTAACTAATTCGCTTTCATTAACCAAAGAAAAATAATTCCAACCAAATGTTTTTGAAAGATTTTTAATTAATTGATCGGGAATATTATTAGTTTTATTATAACTAACACGATTAATATTAACTAATGAATCAATAAATTGCCTTATTTGATCAAACTCTCTACCATATATTCTTAAAAGTTTTGTTACTTTACCATTTTCAGTTAAATCATATGTTTTAAGGGATGTGGGAGTAAGAAATCTTGCGATTAAATCAGTTTTAATGGTATCATATTTACTACCAATAGTCAATACAATATTTAAAAAATTACGATATTTTGGAGTATTAATATCAATATTATAATTATCATTTGTTGCCCAAAGTATTGAAGAATTTGAATATGTGATTGAACCATTATCAAGTAATGTTGGGTCTTTTAATATAAATTTAAATCCACTTGTTGTGCCACTCACTCTTTGTGACATAATATATTTTTCGTATTCAGGTAATAATGCACGAAATTCTTCAAAAACCTCATTGTTTGGCTTAATATGAAAATCAATCTTACCTGTTGTCGAACCAGTAAGAGTAGGAAATGGATTGCCAATTGTCTTTATAATTAATCGCTTATAATTAGCTGCTGATGGGTTATTTGCAGTACATCCAGTAAATCCAACTATAGTATATGAATTACCAGTTAAATTAATTGCTGACCAAACAACATATTTATCATATGATAAATTTACATTTTTAAGTTCATTATTATCTGGTTTACTTACATTGCCAAAATTAATTGCAAGTCCAAATGTATTAACAGTACAACCAGTTGGTATTCTAAACGTTGAAATATTTGTAATTGGGTCATATATAAAATCAGTAAAAGTATCAGGACTTGTCCTATTTAATTGTGAATTCATGAATAAACTACCCGGATATGCTACAATGATATTTTCTATTGATATTCTAAGAAATTCATACGCTGAACCAAATCTTACAAAAGTATTTAAATCTGATCTATCTAAGTTTAATACTGCATTAGTACTATATAGTTGTATTATTTCTGATTGTGTTTGTGTCAGTCCCATTGTTTCTAATGTAACTGGACGCACGAATGAACTCAACGTATTACTATAATCAATAGGTACTCTACCTTCAAAATTTGATGTAACAGCAAAACTACCAAACGAAAATATTGTTTCGGATGCAGTATGATTAAAATTTGTTCCGTTTAAATTCTGGTCAAGATTTGTACCAACTACTTTTACTTTTGCCACAAAATTTCTATTTTACTATAAATACGATAAAAAAAAATCTCAATTCAATATATTGAGATTTTTAATGTTAGAATTATTGTACACCACTTGTTACGCTGTCAAAATTTTGCGTTTCATCAATATTGGTTCTTTCTTCTTTAACTTCAAATAATGGTACATTGGTTACATCATCCTTAATTTCATATAGATTATCTTGTTTTATGATTACTCTATTCTTATCAAAATATGTTAAAATGCCATTCTGAACATCTTTAATTTGTTCACCAGCAACATAATTTGTTAAAGTATCTATTGTATTTTCAACCATTTCAACTTCTAATACAAGTGGCGAAAAATATGTATTGCTTATTAAAATAATACCACCAGTATTGCCAATAAAAGGTAATACGTTTGGTTTTACATCTGAAGAACTACTTGGAGTAAGCTGTAAAAACATCAACGTGCCTGAGTCATCAAAACGATATCTGACTGCTTTTTGTGAAGTATTTCCTATGTTTTCACTAACTGGAACTACTTTATTTGCTGTAACAACATATCTTACTGTATTTCTTAACTTAGTTCCATCAGTATTAAGATATTCAATCTTAAATCCTTGTAATGCATTATTTGCTTTTAAGTTATCTGGAAGTTGCGTTGCATTAAGATCAATTACAATACCATTAATGGTAGGTAATGATGATAAAACTCCACAATCCACAATTGTTGACAAAATAAGTTTTGGTTTTATATAAATTGTATATATACCTAACTGATTAAATATAGTTGCAGGTAATCTTAAATTATAAAGTCCCTCTAATAAATTACTGTTTTCAACTAAATTCGGGTCAGCAATAGATATTGCGTTTGGGTCATCAGTTGGTAAATATGAATATGATAGTAATTCAATAGCATTTAATTTGATATTTGGATTAGGAGATGTTTGTCTGTCTGGTGCAAAACTATAATACATATCAATATCATCGATATTAACGTCTGAAGGTCTCACTATACCATAAATTCCAGTTGCCATGTTATGTGTTTTTTACTATGTTAAAAAAATTGCCAGCAGCGTATGTTTCAAGATCAATTAAATTTTTTATAAATTCTAATCTATAATTTCCATCAAATGCTGATAATTCTTGTCTTACTATAAATACGTCATCACTAATTTTTGGGTTACTTATAATATTTTCTTTATTCGGGTCTTGATATATTGGTTTATTAATAAAATTAGGATTGGTATACCCTAAACTTGTAAAACTAAATGTTGAACCAGAAGTACTGCCAGTAAGAAGATCAACATATCTAATTCCGCCAAGAAAATATACAACACTTACGCCTGAAATAGAATTAGAATAATCAACTCCATCAACAATATAATTACCATTACCAAAATACTGATTAGCAAACACATCAGTGACTGAATATTTTCTGAGTTCTAATAGTCTGCTTGTGCATTGACCTGTTACCACATATGGAACATATGTTATTGTTGTGCCAGTAATTCCACTAAGCGGATATGCATCAAAAAACCCAACATTTTTTATTTCTTGATTTAATAATAATTTAAAATTATATGTAGCACCAGTATCTGGAATAATCACACGACATGTTCCAGTACAACCAGTTGTTGTGCCAGTTGTCATTATTCGTAATACTGTTTTTTGAATTAATTCCATTATCCAACACTTTTTCTTAAAAATACTCTAATATCTTTTTCGGGATATTTTATTTCAAACATTGAATCAGCAGTAGAATGAATAGTATTGTTAATAACGGTTATTTCACCAGTAAGTGGATTAATTGTTTGAGAAACAACATTATTTGAATATTGACCACCTACTCTATTATATACTTTAATACTAATAACATTAATAACACCATTTGCAGTAAGTATTTCTCGCTGAAGCGGACCCAAAAATATATCCTGATTCATTTCATAATTATTAATATCCAAATAATTTCTAACAAGTGTAATTATACTATTTGCAATCTGATTATCAGCAATATTATCAACATAAACATCAACATCAAATGCAAGATTAAATATTTTACCATTTTTAATTTCAATGTAATCATTAATCATTCTGAATTGAGTAAGATATTCAGTAATGTTTGTCATTAAAAGTGTATTGCTTGAATTATCCAATTTACCATCTGAACCAATATCAAGTATTGGAATAACTACTTTATTATTTAGTTTAAAAGCATTGGCACGAAAGGGTGAACCAAACTTTCCGGGCATCTTATAAAGTTGTAATAAATAGTCAGTTAAACTAACATCTCTAAATTGACTTGCATAATTATATTTAATTAATTGTCTTATTTGTTCTACACTTAAACCATCATTACCGCCAATTGCTGGAATTGGATTATTTACTGTTAAACTTCTTTGGACAGATTGATTAAAATCCTGACGAGAACCAGTTACTGTTAAATTATATCCACCAAGTTGTGTTAAAGTTCCTGCGCCCACATTTGAATTACTACCACCACCAGTTCTATATAAAACAAATAAAGTATAGTTTGATAATAATTTTTCACCCAAAGCAGTATTATTTAAAAAATTTTCAAGAAAATATTTATTACTTACACCTTCTTTCAAGAAGCCATTTTTAAATGCATTTACATCAGCATCGCCAGAACCAAATGTTATCATACAATAACCATTAGTTGTAAATTCTTTAATAAATTTTTTAGTTACATCAATCCAAGTAGCTGCTTTAAGTCCATTTGTATTATTATTAACTAACGAACTGCTTGTATCTTCAACAAACACTCTTTGTTGAGCAAGAAAGTCAACCTCATAATATTTAAAACCAATTGTATTAAAATCACTTGCTGAAGGAGTTGATGCATAGTTAGTCCCGGGCATTAAATATATGGCAGTAATTTCAAGCACATCTGGGTCTGGCAATGTTACATTAAAAAATGGTACAATATCTGTTGAACTAATTGTTCTTTTAAATACACCAGAAGAACCATTAACAACTACTTCTCTTTTTGTGATACTATAATTAACTATAGTTCCGTTCGAATCAGTATTTGGTAAAATTGAACGATTAGGGTCGCCTAAATTACTTACTGGTGAATTCCAATCAATTACATCAGTTGTTTCAAATATTTTACCACCGCCAAGAACCTGTGCGCCAGCACCTAATTTTGGATAATATGAAGAATCTGGACTATCTCCAAGAACAGGAACAACTACTGTAAAATCAACTACTGTTACTGAAGGTCTTCTTGCTGGAATATTAAATCCCATATTCTTCGCTATATTCAATATTGATACTCTTTGTTGTGCATACTCTAATTGAGTTTCTTGAAATGCTCTATCGGTATTTACACTTAAATTGTTGGTTACACCTGCATTTAAATCAATAAGCATTGCTCCAACGCTTGAATCAGTAAAATCACTAAGTACATCTGGATATGCTTGTCTTATTAACGAAATTAAGTCAGTGCGTATTTCTCCAAATGTTCTGCTTCCGTATTGTATTACATTAGTTGCTGTATTTGTTGCCATATTTTATATCTTAAAAGTTTAAATCTAATTCACCGTTTTCACTAAAAGCATCTTCACTAAAAGTAAATTTAATATTTACATTTAATTGATTTTCAGAAATTGTATTTCCTTGATCATCCGTGTTCCAATTAAATGTTACCTTATTAATTGTAAGTGCAGGAATATATGCTGATACTATTCTTTTGATTTCTTGTTCAACATCATTTGCATCTAAATTATCATTTGGTTCAAATATATATTTTAGTAAGTCAGTACCATAGTCTGGTTCATAATATCTTTCACCCTTTTGTGTCAATAAAAGCAATAATAAATCGGAACTAAATGCGTCTTTAGTTACTTTACTCATTAAAAAGTAACTATTTGTGCTGACATCATCACGTATCGGATAGGTAATATTATATGAAGCCATTATAAGATTTTCTAATAAATACTAATAAAAAAAAATCCCAACATTTGATTGTCAGGATTTGTCTGAATTTAAATAATTTTATTTAAAAGGCTTTTTGAAAACTCTTTTTAGCTTTTTTTTCTTTCTTTTGAGCTTTCTCTTCATCCTCTTGCTGTTTTTTAGCGTCATAGAGACTTTTAAGAACAATGATTGGGTCATGTCCAAACTTCTCAAGAATGCCCCTGTAAGTACTGAAATTTGGTTTCTCCAAAGTTATTTTATCATTTTCATCAACCATAACACCTGCAAGACATTCGCTAATTGCGATTTCTTTCATATCATCAGGTAATTTATCAAAAATTTCTTCATTGAAGATAACTGCAAAATTAATACCATTGCTCAATATTTCTACAAGATCATTCGTTTTAACGATCTTATATAGTTCTTTCTGTTTATCATTACAAAGAACTTCAAATTCAAGCCAGTCTTTAATTGCTGTTTTTTCTTTAACTGTATCAAACAGTTTGATCATTTCATCAGATGCTTTTTCAATTTTTGCCATAAATAATTGTTTTAATTGTTAATAATAGAATTATATTTAGTTTTAATTTCTTCAAGTTTTGCAAGCAAATCTTTATATATTGGTTCAGCTTTGTCAAATTTACTTTCTAATTCAGCCACGAAAGTCATCATGTCACCGATACTTAACTTTACCATATCTTCAATATCAATTATTGTTGCTAATTGTTGATTAGCTGCATCCTGTTTTTTTATTTCTTCCATTTTCTTTTCATATTGTGAATTAAGTTCTAATGCTTCTTCTTCGCTAATAATTTTAACACCAGCTTCTTTTATTCGATCATCTACTGATTTTGCCAAATCAGAATCTTCAATACTTTGACCAGTTTTTGTCAATGATTTTATTTTTTCTTCAGCAAGTTTATCGATTTCAATTATTTTTTTTGCAGCCTCTGAATTAAATTCACCAGTTTCTACAGATTTTTTTAAATTTTCTAAAAATGTGCTCATATTTTTTAAGTTTTAAGTTCTCATGTTCTGCATTTCAATTGCTTCGAATTTAAGTACATCATGAGTATCATTATATTTTATTCTTTTTATGAATTTAATCACTCCATAACCAATTAATTCTCCATAATCATCACGAAGATAAACCTCTTTAATATTAGTTAATTCCTTGAAAATATTAGTATCTTCTTCAAAATCATTTGTTTTATACTTTAACGGAATTAAAAATTCCAGTTGACGATAATCGAAACCAATTTTTTTTACATGCAAAAATTCAGTAAGTTGTTCGATCTTATTGACTACATTTTCATTTTCTCTAATAATCTTAATTGGAAATTCAAATGTTTTTGATTTTTCACTTATATCCATTACTTCAAATTCGAATTCCGTATTTTCTTTATCAGTTTTCTTAACTACATTCATAATTTTTTCTAATCCAACTTCAATTGGTTTATTATTAAAAATGTGAAGTAGTTCATAATCATCATCCTTAAGTCTTCTTTCTTCAAACTCTTGAACCAATACTTCGCCAATTGTTTTACCTGCATTTTTGTGTTTTTCATCATAAAAACCAAAATGTTCATATCTTCTACCATATTGATCTTTTTGAGCATAAGAAGAACCATGTCTGTCTGCTGCAAGTGCCATTTGGCGTGGAGTTGCGTTACGAATAAACTTATCAGCTTTTTTTAATATTTCATAATATTCCTGAACATACTTTTCATCGGTTTTACCAGCATAGAATTTTTCAAGTGTTTGATTCCTATGAAGCATTCTCTGAATTCGCTTATCACCTTCTTGTATATTATTGGGGTCTGCTATCATGTCTGCTTCCGCCCTATACAACATAATACCGATATTTATTAAAATAGTATGTATCTTAATATATATCCAAAAATATATTCTCTTAAAAAAATCAATCATTAATTAATACTTTCTTTTTTACTTCAAGTTCCCTTACATCATCCTGAAGCCTTCTTTTTTCAATTTTTAAATCAGAAATTTTATTGGTTAATGTTTCTGCTTTAACCTGAAGTCCGTTGTTATATTTCTCAACCAGTTTTTTGAACTCAGAATATAATTCTTGAAAATATGATTCTTGCCATTTCTTCAACACATCTTTATCTCTGTTCAACATTCTTTTGTTAAGAATAACTGATTTAGTAATTGCGTCAACAAGTTGATTACTTTTTTTATCATCCCGTTTATTAAAGCATTTACTGCTTTTTTTCTGTTTTCCAACTCTTTTATTAAATTCTTTATTTACAATAGAGTGAATTTTTTTCTCTTTTTTTGCTTGTTTTTTCTCAAATTGTTTTACTGTTTTTTTCATGTTTTTAAATTAAGATACCGCTAATGTTTTAGCAACAGCAGCTTTATAAAAGTCTGCACGTTTTTTTGTAACCGTTGCCAAGTTATATTCCTCTTTAAAGTCCTCATATAGCTGTTCGCCAAGTTGTTTACGTAGATCAGCATCTAATATAAGTCTTTTGAGGTATTTCTGCCAATATTTTCTGGCATTTTTTTCTGCAGGAATAAGAACACAATTTTCCATGTGTCTACCGTGTACGTTATATGGTGGTATATCTGAACAAACTATTGGAAGTTTTCTTGTCCAACATTCTACCTGTTTCAAATTTGATTTCATTCTATTGAAAGAATTGTCAGCAAGTGGTGCTATTACTATATCAGTTTCATCCAATACCTTTGCATATGCATTTGCTTTTTCTGTCCAACGTCTGCCATAATTAAATTCATTTTCATATTTAACATTTCTTTCGAAATTTGAAAGCCATTGAATATAATCGGGATTATTAATTATGTGATGCTTATCAGTCAATATCTTTTCATATATGAGATAGACACTTTCAGTTGATTTAATATCTCTTTGTTTTTGATCAAAAATTTTACCTCTGTACTTTTCTTTTATTTCTGGTGATAATTTAGGTATTTGATCAACATCGCCTCTTGATCTGTTAATTGCTTTAACTGTTTGTGGTGTCCACAAACCTTTTTTCTGAAGTAATTCACCAAACTCTTGATTAAAAGTAATATCAGTTGTACTACCTTCAGTATCCCATCCAGCAAGAATTACTTTGAATTTATCCTTTAAAGCTGGGTCATTATAAAGCACATTAAATACCCCATCAAGTTGTTCAACATCACCCATGTGAGAAGACCCTGCCATATATGTTACCCTTACAAGTCCATCTGGGTCAGGTTTTCTATTGTCCTGAAATTGTTTCATCATAATTGGGTCAATAGAATTATAAAATACACCAACATTATCCCTGCCAGTTACCTTACGAATTGCATCAGCAAATAAGTCAGTTGTAGTTGTAACATAATCTGCAATTTTCAAATTCTCCAATATTGGAATATGCATTTTCTTTTCAAGATTCAAAGAATAAAACGGATGTTTTTTATGTAATTGCCAGTAGTCATCAATATCTACCATTAATATTGTACCTGCTTTTCTTAATTCAGTTGCCAGTCTTAACATATCTTTTGTGTCGCCCAAAAATTGACGGTGATAATGTATAATATGAAATGTTTTAAGATAGTCAATATACTTAGGGTCATTAAAATCTATTTGTGGATTAATTTCAACATAAAATTCATCTGAATGTTTTTTATCGAGTTCCATTGCTGGTGTTAATGTTCTAAAGTAGTTTACTCCTGCTGAGTCTAAGTTATAGAATAAAATTCTAATCTTTCCGTTCATATAGTGTTTATAAATTATTATAAAATTATGTAATTAATTATAAATAGTCAAAAATAACTGAAAATCATCAAAGATGCCAGACATTTTAAAAAAAAAGCCAACAAAATGTTGGCATTAATCAATAATAATTAAAAAATTATCTTATTCTTTTTTCTTTTTATTCGATCTCCTTGTAGTTTCTTCTGTTGTAACTTCTTCAACAACTGCTACTTCTGCAACAGGTACTGCAGCAACTTTAAGTTTGCTTGCATTCATAACATTTTCCAATTCTCTTTGACTAATTTCAACAACACTAATTAAGTTTTTAATTCTTAATTTATGTACTGAAACTGGTAATTCTGCAACAGTAAGATAAAGACTCTCACCCGGTTTTACGGTTACAGTCTTTCTTATCATATTATCAACATAATCAATATCTAATGAAGAGTTGAATTTAAAATCACGCTTTGCTGCGGTATTTGTTAAGTTTGTAATTTTGTATGTGTTCATAGTTTTTTATTTTAATCCTTGTATTAATGTATCTCCGTACTTGATTCCGTCATAACCCAATTTCATTGCTTTCTCGGCAATTGCTTTATTTTTCAGATTAATTGACGGCATATCATATTGCTCGCTTATTTTTTCGAAATTTATATGTGGAAACCAAATCTTTGCCATAATATCAACAGGTTCTTGACCATCCTTATATGTAACACCCAACGAATGTAAATCAAGAAGGTTGTTAAATTCAATTTCATATTTATCAAAACCTTCAACTGGTTTTAATAAAAAGAAATTGCCAACTACTGAATTTTCTTTTATTGGGTCTTTTCGATAACCAATGATAACTTTACTATTTGTACCAGTATCTCCAGAAGGTTTAATTGCTATATTATCTTCTTCCAATGAATTTAAAAATTCACTATCACTAACTCCACTGCTTGCCTGATTATCTTGGTTAATAACATCCTGAGTGATCACTTCTTCCATCTGTTGTTTCTGCTGGTAGTCATAAATGTCTTGTATTTTATTAAGTAGTCTACAAGCATCTTTTTCATTCAATCCAAGTTTAACTCCTTTAATATTGACACCATCCAAGATTGCTTTAACCATCCTGTGATGACCATCACAAACCTTATTTTCGCCAGCAATCCAAATAGGATTACTATCAGCAAGATTAACCTTTTCTACTTCATCAGAAAATGTAACACCTTGTGATGCTTCAAGTTCATTAGGGTCTACTTCGATCAATTCATAATCCACACCTTCTTCTTCGAGCTTCTGCAATACAATTTCGTAAGGTGCATTTACCTGTGGAAGAAAAGCTGGCTTATAGCGCATGTCAATCATTGTGATAATTTTACTATAAATACGACTGTTTAAATTTTTGAATTTCTATAATGATAATATCATCCAGCTTATTTACTGCTTCAGTTAATCTTAACTCACCATTATTTGCTGTAAATATTCGATATTTTATGTTTTCTGGTACTTGTGATTCGATTTCTTGATATGAAATAATGTCAGTATCCCTGTCATCATAAACATTAACTTCTCTCAAATCAGGAAATTTTTTTATATAATCAAGAATTTTTTGACCCTTATTTCTTTCATCGCCTTTCATATCAAGTTTATCAACATGGATATTATTAACATCCAATATTGCCTGAACCAAGGGACGTAACCTTACTACTCTTGAAGTTAATACAATAACGTAGGTGGCAGGTGTTGAAACATCTTTATTTAAAATGCTTAATACCTTTGGAAATGGTTTAATGTCAAAAACATTTAAATCCAAACTTTCGGGTCTGCCCCACCAGCCTTGATATTTAAATGGTTCGCCCATTACTTCTGACCAAGTAATCTTTCCAGATTCTTTGTCAGGAGAATTTATGAGTGTTCCATCAAAATCAAATGCACAAAATCTTGTTATCATTTTATTTATATTCTACTTCGGTTACTTTTCCTGTTAATGAAAGTGGTTTTCTGATTTTTTCCCAATTAGTGAGATTGTTAGACATTATTGGTTTACTGCCATTTGTCCTATTCACAGCCAGAGTTATGTGTGCTTTTGCATTATTCGTTTTAAATCCTGATACACCTATTGCAATTACCTTATCATCCATTGCAATGTCTTCAACAGCTAATCGTACTGGCAATCCAAGATATTTTTCATACTCAGAGTCTATTTCACCCATATTAATAGTCATATGATCAGCTATTACATTCCAGTTTTCAGGAATTATATTTTTAAATCTATTGATCAGTCTTTTTCTTGAATTTTCATCAAGAACAACTGCACTATAAGATATTCCAGCCATTAATATGTAAATTTTGTAAGTACATTATAATTTTTTCCCAATGCAGTTAATGCAATTTCAACTTCTTTAAAACATTCATTAATACCACCGCCACATATTACCAATTTTCCTGAATATTTTTGTAAATATTCCATTAAATCAGGTATATTAAGAGCATCTTGTGCAGGTTGAAGAAAATCACGAACATCACTCGAATTGTAACCATATTCTTTCATAAAACCAAGCCACATTTCTTCATCAATATCTCTACTATCATTAATATTATTTCGAATCATGTATTTAACAAGATTAACTATTTCTTCTTCATCATGACCACTATCCATGCAACTTCTGAAAAATGCATAACCTTTATCATAAAATCTGGCATAGTCGAGTATTGATTCTTTAAGACCGTTTTGAATTAACCACATTTTATATTCTTCTTCGCCCATACTGCCAACAGTATTTTCACCATTATATAAAAATGTAAGAGAATTCATTGTATCAAAATTTCTATTTAAAAATCGTATATAATCACCTAATACAAAACTAAATGCATTATGATATTCTGGTTGAATATCAACAGACAAGAGATTTGCATTTTGAACCAGATTAATGCCTGAATCTTCTAACAATTTATTACGTTGTTGCTCTTTAAGTAGTTTTTCTTTTTTCATTAACCAGTATTTTCAATAAAATTAATTTCTTTTATTGGTATTTTTTCAGGTGATTCATATGAATCCGAACGTGCTCTATGTGTATAAACAAAGAATCCATCTTTATCTGCACCCATGCTTACGCCTTCTGCTTTTAGCGTTTTATCCATTAATTCTTTTGGTTTAGTTAAACCATGTACATGACCACCTTCTTTATATGTCGAACCACCAGTAAAATATTTAAGAATCTTTTCTTTCATTTCGGCACTAATAGATTTTGATCTCATTAATGCTGCTTTAGCATTTTCATAATCTGATTTGCCTTCATTTAATAATTCTCTATCTGTCAACGCCCAGAGTAATTCTTTTTTTAGTTTTTCATCATGTGTAAAGTCTTCATAATTATTTTGTATAAACTCAAGTACTGAAGCCTCTGAAGGGTCTTTATAACCACTATTTTCACCACCTTGATGATTCCATTCATCATATTTTTCAACAAAAAATGGTATGCCAACTTTCTGACCATTTATATCCCAAGTACTTATTTTTTCAGGCTCTAAAGCATCATATGAAAATTCTTTTAATAAACCTTTTTCATCAAGTGACAATATTTTACCGTCTTTTTTACCTTTATGACCTTTCCAAGTATAAACCAACTCATTACCTTTTAATATTCTTTCTTTTTCAAATGGTTTAACATATTTATCACCTTCACCTTTGTTAACATATGCAATAGTAATATGAGCATGATAGTCAGGAAATTTACTTGTATTTGGTAATTCTTTCATTATTCCATTTGCTTTTTTCAATACTTCTGAATCAACATCAAATTTAACTACGTCAAATTCAGGATTTTTAAACACTGAAATACCTTTAATACCTATTTCAATTGGCTTTAATGGCATTTTAGACTTGTAAAGCTCAAATACATCTTCTGCTGTTACTTCGTCATGAAAGCCATATAAAATTGTGGTATGTGGTTCGTTTTCAATACCATATCCTTCTTTATCATATATATCATTCTTGTCAATTATTGATGTTATCTTACTCCAGATAGGTACATCAAGAAATAACATTAAGCAACCATATTCAATTCTTTCTGGTATTTTTTCTTCATTAATTTCTTCTGCATTTGCAAATCCAACAATATTTCTTGCGTTTTGTAATGCATCATATTTTTTTATTGTTGTTAATCTTACATGCGAACCATTAATTGGATGGTTGTAATCAACTCTACCATTGTTAATAAATTCTTTAAGTTGTTCTTCAGTCATATTTGTTGTCCAAATATCGCCTTTAAATTTAGTGTCTAATGGACGCATTTCAATTAAATATGTGTTTGTTTCTTTATCAAAAACAATTTTATTTAATATAACCATCATCATACCACTTGGACTGCCAAAATATAGTTTTTGATTACTATATTTTTTCCAACCCCAACTTTCGACATCTTCTTTAATCATTGGCTTTTCTTGCTTTGCCAAAGATAATAATTCTTCTTTATTATTCATAGCCTTATTAGCATAAATTTTCAATAATAATGATTTTTGCATATCACCAATTACTTTACCTTGTAAACCAAGTTGCATTAAATCATTACCATTTATTGCTAATTCATTAACTGTTTTTGGATATTTACCCTGCAGTAATTCTTGTGCTGCAGTTTTAATAACATTAGGTAATATCTGACTTTGCAATGAAGTTGGAGATATCACACACATATTATGAGCAACTGATCTTGCTTCAATCAAATTGGTTGCTTCACCACTTTCAAATGCTAATTGAAGTGCTTTTATTTCTCTGTATGCATTTTCGTCACCCTTTAAATTAGTTTTATAGAATTCTGCAGGATTATTAACAAGATTTTTACTTAACAAGTAAACAAATTCACCCATTGTTCTGACTTTATCAAACGGTTCTTTTGTATTCCTGAAGTCATAATATAAACCTTTACCAAATATTTCTTTTAATAAGCCAGTTTCATCCAATAATATAGCACCTGTCAAAATATTACCTTTTTTGATAATTTTATCAAATTCTGTCAAAATTCTTTCAGGAGCAATTTCTTTTACTCGACCAGCATTGTCTTGAATCATTTTCATTGTCTCTGGTTCAATAATAAAACCAAAACGACTTGCGAACTGTACGGCACGCAACATTCTGAGTGGGTCATCACTGAATGCTTGTGGGTTAACAACCTTAATTATTTTATTCTTTAGGTCTTCCTGACCACCAAATGGGTCAACAACATTACCCTCAATGTCTTTTGCAATTGCATTTATTGTAAAATCTCTACGTTCCAAATCTTTTTCAATTGGTAATGCGTGATCTGATTTAACATCAAATCCTTGGTGACCGCCTTCACCAGTTGGTGTTTCAGTACGTGGAATTGCAATATCAATATCTTCAGTTGCTCCCTTTGGTTTAAATTTAAGAACACCAAATGATTTACCAACAGCATCTACACGACCATATTTGCCAAGTATTTGTTCAAGTTGTTCAAATGGCACACCAGTGATAAGAATATCTAAGTCTTTGGATTCTTTGCCAAGAAATTCATCCCTGACAGCACCACCAACCGAATATATTTTACCACCAACTTCTTCAACATCTTCCCTGAACGGAAGATAATTTAATCCCATTATTTGTGCTTCATATATCATGCTACGCACTTTTTTATTTGAATATAAAAAATTATTTAAATTTTCTTTATCCATCGGTAATTTGAAAACGTAATTATATCCTTTAAATTCATCATCAAGACCAACATCACCATAAATTTGTGATTCTCCACCCAATGAACTCGAATATGCATCAAGCAATATTTCTTTTAGTCTTTCTACTGTTGGTGCATGAATATCTAAAATATTTCCGATCTCTCCTTTATTAAAAATAATTCTTGTATAACCATCACCATATGCTTTTTCATATATTTCTCTTTGATTTTTTATCTCAGGATATAATCGCACCAAATAAGCCAAATGTATATCAGAAGAAACAAATTTATTATCTGGTGTTATCCAACCTGAATGATCATAATTAGGCACAATAATTTTTGATTCTGTCAACATTTCATTTACTGGTTCATGTTTTTGTTTACTCTTTTCTGGTTTAAAAGTTTTTACAAATGTATCATAAATTTTCTCAGCAATAACACGATTTGCTCCATTTGGTATTTTTTTTCTGAACATCATTTCAATTTTGTTCGCAATCTCGTGAGCGTCATCATATTCGTAACCGTAATGTCTTATAATAAAACTTTCAGTTCTTTCATGTAATAGTATTGCTTCAAAATCATTTGGCTTAATCATGAATACATCATCAATCCAATATTCATTTTCTGGAATATTTTTGGCATACTTTTGTTCATCTTCTGGAAGATCAGCATCAACCCAATGATTACCACCATCAACCCATTCAATAAATCCACTGTCACGAACCTGATCACCATTAACTACAAAAACTTTATAAGTATTTTTTCCATCCTGATAATTTCTTATAAATTTTTTATCAAGTTCGTGAGTAATAATATCTTTTTCAATTTGTTTTTGAAATGTTGAAAAATCTTGTTCTGTTAAATCAAATTTATTTTCGGGACTAATGTTTGCAACATAGTCTGAGTAATTATCTGAATATATTTCAACAGATATTGTTTTTTCTTTATTCAAATATGCCTGTGCTACACGATGATATCCATCTTCAACTAAAAATGTTTTGTTTTCAATATTATAAAACACTAAAACTGGCTCATTTGTGGTAGTAGGTCTATCTTGTTTAATATCTTGAATTGATGCAATTATACCACGTTTACTAACTGTTAACTTGTTTAATGGAAAATCATTTACTGATATTGGTTCATCTTTACTAACACCACGACTTAATTTATTTATATCAATTTTTTCATCTAAATCGTGTACATCTTCTTCGTTTAAATCCCAAAAATCAAATGAAGCCTGTTCAGCAAGATCATCAAAATCATCTGGTGATTTATCTGACATTATAGGTACTTTGCTGCCATATTTATTACGAATATAATTTTCAACATCACTTGATTTATATTCTAATAATCGTCCAATCTCACGTGCTTCTTCTGGGGTTCTATCTGCAATATAACCATTGTTTCTTTTAACAATTTCATATAATAAATATGCATTAATTTTATCACGATATATGATTGCCATCATTGTTTGATGTGAAGTCATTCTCGTAGGAATAACACTAATTTTCTTTTTTTCTAATTTTTGAGCAATTGCTTTATTTATTTCAGCAAAACCCACATTTCTTTTATTATTTAAAACCGATTTAATTGAATCAATATTAGTGCGAACATCTTTTACACTTATTTCTTCATTAATTTCTTCATTTTCTTTAAGCGGTTTTATATCCAAATTTTTAATATCACCTTGATTACAAGCAACGCTGGTATTACCAAGACCGCCTAATCTACATTTCTTTTTAACATCAACAGTACTACTGCCAGCCATTGAAGATAATACTCGTTCAGATATTTCAAAATCATTAACTGGTGATGATATGTCAACAGCATTAATTGTTGATATTTCTTTATTGAAAAAAGCAACTAATTTATGATATCCATCTATTAAAATTTTATCTGACACATTAACCACAAAATAGTCATTTAAATGTTTCTCAATATTTTCTTCATAATATTTTATTGTTTCTATTTGTTCTTTTTTTGCATAATCAAGACTATCCTCAATTTCACCATTATTGTAAAACAAATAAATATCTTTTACTTTTATTTGTTTAACTTCAAAATAATTATTATCATATTCATCAATAGTAATAAAATTCCATAATATTTCACGTTTGTCAGGCATTTCAGAATAAACATTAGATAACTTAACGCCATTAATATGCTGAAATTCTTCACTCATTAAATATTCATCTTTGGTTGCATCATTCACATGATTATATTCTAAATCTTCATTATACATTGATCTGTTTGCATTAAGATCATTTTGAATTGATGGCGAATTATCTGTATTATCATGTACAGGAAAATCATCTTGACCCATTGAATTATCGGTTGAAAACTTAGCTGAACCATCTTCAGGTATGTATACAATATCCTGTGCGGTAAGTGTTGGTTCATTTGCTCTATAACCACCAATATCAAAGAATTTTAGTATCCCATTTTTATATCCTAAATTACTTGGATTGCCATAATCATCTGATTTAATACCATATTTATATAATTCTTCCTGTATATTAATCAAATCAATTAAATAATCATATGCCAATTCTCTATCTTCATTAGATATGTTTGTTTCAGGTTTATCTGTTAATATGTGCTTTGCAACTTCTGTTATTTCTGCAGGAGTTCTTTTACGCATTTTTAATAATATATCAATAAAATTTAAACCTGCTGGTTCAATTTTATTAATAATATCCATATATCTAAAAAATTCTGCTCTTGGTTTATCCTGAATGTTTTCTTGAAGTATAGCAAAAAATGCCAATTGTTTTTCAGTGTCAATTACTTTATAAAACGAATATATTTTACTAATATATTTTGGTTCTTCATTCATTAATTTACCAGCAGCATCTGCTTCGCTTTTATCTGCTGTTAATTTAAAAATTACATTATCATTTACTGTAAAGGCATAACCATTTGCACCACCATCCAAATATTGTAATTGACCAATATTTAATTTTGCTGCAACAGCATTTGCCAATTCAATTGCATAGTTCTTATTCTCTAAAGTATATGGTTGAACTGCAGGTTTTGATGTACTTGTTATTTCATTAATTTCATATTCTTCTTTAAGTAATGGTTCTCTATTATATAAATTTTGTTCAATAAGACATTCTTGAAGTGCTAACAAATTATTATAGAATTTCTTTTTCTCAGGAACACGTTTCAATACTTCTTTAAGATTATTTACACAGTTATGAAATTCATCAAGAACATATGGTGCACTTGGCAACTTTTTTGGATATTTATCTCTGGCAAGCACAAACGAAATGAAACCTTCATTAATAACGCCACCGCCATCACCAACACTATAGGGCATTTGCGCCCACATACCTCTACGTGTATCAACAGCATCTTGTGGTGGCATATCTGAAAGCATATCATCATTACCATCAGCACAATTAAACATTTCATATATTTGATATTGACGTTTTCTTTGTGGACTGTAATGTGTATTATATACTTCGTCAGTTAAACCATAGTCAGTAAGAACAATTGTTGGCTTACCATTACGTATTACTTCACCAAATGTACTTGCTCTATTTAAATCACCAGCACTAATAGAATAATTTCCTATTATATCTTCTAATTCAATAACAAATTCATTATTATTTAAAAGTTCTACAATTGCTTCATCCTGACCAAATGTGCCTCTTCCACCTTTATGATTATCTTCAAAATTCTTAAGAAATAAAAATAATTGAAATAAACTTGGGATGCCAGTTAATTGTTTAATTCTTGATTCACTAACTTTTTTTGCTTTTTCAGCAATAATCCAATTGCCATTTGGGTCATATTCATAAATTTTAGTGACAATATCGTGACTATCTTCATATGTACCGATATTTATTTCTTCTTCGTTTTGTGCTACTCCTTTGGTATTCTTAGCAATTTTAAATACTTTAGTACCATCAATATCATATACAATTCTACCACTACCTGCACCAAGTTTTTGAAGGTTTTGATCAGCAAACATTATTTTCTGTCTAAATGATTGTATTTCTTCAAATTGGTCTAAGAAATTTAAGAAATTTTCGTAAGTCATACTTAAATTATTATTAGTATGTTTATAAATACAAACTTAATGCGAAAAAAAAGCGCAATTACAGTTGCGCTTTTTTTGCTTTATTTTTGTCTGAAATTTCTTTAATTACTTCAATTATTACTGCTCTGATCATTTCTTTGTTTTCTGTTAGCACTTCTTTTATTCGTTCAGCAGCATACATTTCAATTATTGTGCCTTTAATTGCTTCCTCAACAACAGGACCGAAATTATCAATTAAATAATTATCAACTATTTTTTTTACATTTTCAACCAAATAACCTTCATTAAGATTCATTTGTGTTGGAGTTGGAATACCAGTGTTTTGTCTTTGCTGATTACCAGCTACAAATGGTGTAATAGCTTCTGCTAATGTTTGCTTGCTCTTAGTTTGAAGATCAATAAATAATTGTTCATCCCTTTCTGGTGACATATTAACTGGCTTAGTTGACTGTATTGGTATACGTGCAGATTCTCTTTCAACTACAGTAGTTTCATCAATATTATGATGTATAGTTTCTTTATTTTTTATAGCAACTTTATTTTCGACTAATTTGATCAAATTGGTTGCTGATGTTTGAACACCAGTATCATGTGACTTTAATAATTCATATAAAAACTTATCTCTCGGTGCAATATTACTTCCTACTTCACCTGTTGGTGAAGAAGATATTGTGTTTCTCTCCCTTTTTCGAGAATCAATTTCAGTTCTAAGTTTATTTAAATCAGGTTTTGCCATTTTATAAAATTTTATATTTTTTTATAAATACTCTAATCTTTGAAAAAAGTCTTTCTAATTATAGGAATATTTTCATTTTCTCTGAACATAGGTGGATTTGTACTTTCTTTTTGTTCGATATCTTTTACCATCTTATCTTTTTGATTTTTGGCAAACTGATCTTGTTGAGTTTTATTTATTGGTGTTTTGAGAATAAGTCTATTATATAAATTAGTTAGATCATCAATATATGCGTTTTGTGGAAAATTAGGCTTAGTTCTAATGTCTTGCAAATTAAAATTGTTTTTATCATCAATTGCAATAAAAAAATCAGTAATAGGTTTTTTCATAACTTTTTTTGCAATATCAATTAAACCAAGAACGTCATTTTTAGTAATTTTACGATTATTTTTATTTGCATTTTTATATTTTTCCCATCTTGGAACTTTAGGTTTTACAGTTGGTAATATGCCACTAACAGCTTCTTTACCACCAGTAACTGCTGCAATAATACCGCCTGTCATATCTTTATCATTTTCTTTGTATCCGGGTGGAACTTGCACATTACCTTGAACATCAACAAATTTTTTTCCTGTTGGCATTGCAGAAGTTATATTATTAACGAGAAACATTCTCCAACCGGGTTTTGTTACCCCATCTGTGTCAATCTCATGTTCATGTCCTCTCCTGTTTCTTGGAGAATCAGGTCTAAGACTATCACTTCTACCTTTATCCTGCCATGCTCTAAGTGCCAAATTACCACTGGTATTTACTCCTAATATAAACGGTCTTATTGTTCGATAGCCAGTTTCAACAGTCGTATCTCCCTTATAATATATATACAAGAATTTATGATTGTTAATAGCATCAACAATAGTTTTATCACTAACGCCCTCTGTTAAGAGTCTGCGAAAATGCTTAATATTTTCAAATAATATTTTAAACTCACTAATCATTATGCAGTACTTGCATCATATTGTCTGTCCTGTTGAAACTTATTTTTAGTGATTTCACAGTTTCTTGTTTTTATGTCTGTTTTGCCACCAATACTACCATTCAATTCACCTTTACCGTCTTCATCACCTGTTGATAATGCATCTGGATGTCCAGTACTATACTGATCATTATCCGTAAAATCATTCTTAGCAACTGCACATTTTCTGAAAGGCAAGCTAACATCTTCTAATCTGCTCATTTTTTTCGTTTTTAATTATTTTATTATCTTATATAAATACAATTTAATCATATTTTGTAAATACTAAATTTATATATTCCAAAAGGTTTGGCACAATATCTAAATATTCCATTTCATCAACATCATACCAACCATAATTGGTATGTTCATCATTTAATTTTATATCTGTCGGGTCACCTTTATAACGACATGCAAATATGGTTTCAATACTATCTGGATTTCTTTGAATAGTAAATGACTTAATAAATTTATCAATATCAACATTAATCTCTTCTTTAATTTCTCTCTTAATTGCTTTTTCTGGTGTTTCTCCCTTTTCAATTCCACCACCAACTAATGCCCATTTACTTGGTTGCCATATCTTAGGGTTTGACCCTCTTTTTAAAAGTAAAATTTTATTATCTTCATCAACAATTACAGCAACAGCATTTTTCTTCAATTCATCTTTTTTCTTTTTTTCTTCATTTAATTTTGGAGTTTGATACGGCTTTAATTCTGAATTAGGATTGATTGTCATATCCTGTTTAACATCTTTTGTCATTTGAACACCTGCCCTATCACTTACTAATGTCGTATCAATAAATTGTTTCATAGCATTTCCACCAGCAAGCGCATATTGAATTTTATCACCAATTTCAGGATTAAAATAATCAAAGAAATTTTTTAATCTTTTCATTGCCTGATAAGTTATAGCACCATTTTTAAGCATGAATTTAGCTCTTTTAACGCCTTCACCATTTGGATTGGATATGAGGGTTGTTTGGATGCTTTTCAGTACTTCTGGGGGTATTTTATACGTCTTATCGTATAATTCTTGATTAGCCATTATTTTCTTTCTAATAAATTTGCAAGTTTATCTTTATCTTTTTGATCTAATTTACTAATAAGACCAGCAATTTTTTCAAGTTTTTTTTCTTTTATATCATTATCTTCAGCTTTTTTGGACATTTCATCTTCACTTTTGTCAACAAGTTTATCTTCAACAACATTGTCTTCAACAATTTTATCTTCATTTATTTTATTTAAATTTTTATCATATGCAAACAATTTTTGTGCAATTTCTTCTGCACCATATTGTTTTTTTGCCATTTCCAACCATTTGCCATGCATATCTAATAATTGTTCAATTCGTTGATCAAGTATTCCAGCTTTATCATAATTACTACCACTAAATATTTTTTTTAATTCATCTTTAATACTATTATCAAATGGTATTGTTGAATTAACTTCTTCATCAATTGGTTCTTTAAATGCTTTTTCGAAATGTGGCTCAACTATTTTAATAATTTTTCTTGCCCAATCAATATCCTCTTTTTCACACTGTTCTGAATGTGCTTCACCAGCATCTTCCTTCCTGTAATCGGGTTTCAATAAATTAGGATTCTTATAATAATATCTTAAAGTATCAGTATGCTTGTCATGCATAAGTTGTGCTAAATCTTTTAGTAATTCTTTTTGCCCCTCATCTTCCTTACCTTCAAAGAATGGAAGCAATGTAAAACCAAAACGACCCAACATATCGTATCTAAACGGTTGTTGGGCAATTTTAGAATTATAATCAGTAGTATTATTTGCTTGGGTATCTGCGTTGGCATCATTTGTTGGCACATCATTTTTGCCAATCAATTCACCATTAGAATCAATGATCTCAAATAATTGTATCTTTTTTATTTTCATGAGTGCATATTTTCATATAAATACTATTAAATGTTAATATGCACTATCAATCTTCTTCGTTTTCATCATCAAATGATTCTGCATCATCTTCTTCATCAATACCCTCCATTTGATTAACATAAAAATCAAGCATTTCACCTGCAGTAACTTCTTCACGTAAAAGCACTTCCATTGTCATCTCTTCAGGTATTTTAAAGCGTTTTTTAAAATTATTAAAATATTTTTCTCGTTTTAATTTGATAAGTTCAATTTCCTGTTCCTTTTCAGTCTTAGTAGCCAATGTTATTTCAAGATTCCTGATTCTTTCTTCTTCTTCGGCTTTTTTTCTATCCAGTTCTAATTCAATTTCACACTTGGGTATATTAACACTTTCTCTTATTGTTTCAATAAACACACCATTATGTTTTCCAAGAATATATTCACCACCATTTTTAATTAAAACCAAATCACCCTCAAAACATTCCTCATTTACTGATTTAATTTTTGGTTTGTCATTCTTAGCCATCAGATCATTTAAATAATTTAATGCATGATCATATATTTCATAATAAACTTTATTATCATCAAACATTTTAAACCCTTTCCATATTTTTCTTGGGTCATAACCAGTTTTATTCCAAAATTCAACCTCTTTTTCTTCCAAATGCATTGATTCATCAAAATCATTCAGATCAAAATTCTTTAATTCTAATTGATATGATGCAAAATCCTTACCACCACATCTTAAATCAACTTCTTTAGTTTTTTTATCTTTAACTATTTTGGCAAGTATTTTTTGAGATACTTCAGGTTCAAAGCCAACAAGTATTGTTTTAACTCGCTTATTGAATGCATTTAAATATTTTGCAACATTATACTTGCCCATCATGTTTGGATTTTCTAACAAATCATCAGCAGTAATTAAAGTAGAACAATATCTTTCTTCACCAGTTACAGGGTCTTTAATAATGCTTGAATTTCCTTCGGATGCCTTTGTTCCAGTATTTACATAATAAACAACACTATCAAGTTCTGGTTCGGGTGGCATGTAGTTTGTAACCAGTTTCAACTTATCATCAATACTTAATTTATCTTCGTCTTTAGTAAAAATTAATTGCGATTTGTGCTTTTGAAATATTTCTTCGGCAATTTTATTTCTCTTATCAATCAAAAGTTCCATATGTGCCTGTTTACCTTTTTCTCTTCCGTTTTTATCTTTACCTCTCTTTTTATATGCAGTAATTGTATTTTTTATCTTACTTTTACTTGCAATTTTTTTCAATGGGATTTGACATAAGTACAAATTTTCAGCATAATCATTATAATAACTAACAAACTCAGCACCTTTACCATGAAGAATTAATTCCAAACCTTTATCAATGAAGTCTTCAATGTACCCGGGCATGATCTTTGATTTAATCGTATTACCCGTCAATTTAATTTTTTCTTTCATTTCGCCAGTCTTTTTATCTTTGGCAAATGCTAAAGTTGCATAATTAATTCTTGAAAGATTAAGGCAAGAAATTGATTCACCATCATTATCAATTGACATGTACGGTGGACGCATTTCTTCTTTATTGTACTTATCAATAAGTGCATTAATACCTGTCTTGCCATTATATTGCCACATTTCTTCAATTAATCCCTCACTTAATCCCTCAGTTATTCCCTCATCAGTAATTCTAATTGTTGTTTTTTCTGGATATTGAAAATTAATACCATCAGTTACAGCAAGCAATGCAATACAACCATATCTACTGAACCAACTAATTGCATGTCTAAGATGTAATCTACCAGTACAAGTAATACGTGCTGCGCATACGTTATCTGACCAGTTAAATGAAATATCAGAACCAAGAGCACCGTATAATGAATTGTTCAAAATTTTGATAGGTAATTGTTTGATTTTAAACATCGCAACATCAGCAGGGGTCAATAATTTATTAACATACTTCAAATGCATTTCTGGGTCGATCTGTTTGAAAAGAACAATTTCTTCGGAATTCAATTCAATACCATTTCCTAATTTCTTATAGATGTTACGAGTTGTAGTTAAGTACAACAATATTTTCTTCATAACACCAGTAATATCAAATATTGGAAATACGTCTTCAGTTAATTCTATTGAAGGATAAAGACCAGCATAATCAATTTTGATAATTCTTTTAGTAAATCCTGATTTATAACATCTTGCAAGACCACCTGCAAATTTTTTAGCTAATTTAACATCACTTTCAGGAATAGCAAGGTCATTTTCATAACTCCATGCTGTCATAAGTAAATTCCAAACGGAAGCAGTACCCATAGTACAGATTCTCTGATATGTGGTTGGGATGATCTTAGCAAGCATGAATGATGATTGATTATAAAGTTCATCAACCTGTTCAGTTTCCCAGAGGTCATCAAGAAGATAATTTTTTACAAGTTTTTTTCCGCCAATAAAGGCATTCATTTTCTTTGGAAGTGCTTCTTCTCTAAACCATTTAACGAAGTCTGGTGCATCATTAAGATATGCAATTTTTAGTGCACTGTATTTTTCTGGAGATAATGTTTCTTTATTTGCTTGTAACGTATATAATTTTCTTGCAATAATTTGATATACGTCAGGAACTTGAATATAATTATTTTTATCGTCAATAACAAACACTTTATTCTCCCAATAAATTCTTCCAATAGCATTATCTTCGCCCGGGATATAGGTGCGATTAGGTCTTGCAATCTTTTCGAATTTTGCAATATATTTTAGTTTATTTTCCTTTATTTCACTATTTACTGCTGCAGTTCTTCTTACCGCATGTAATATATCAATTACTGAATACCCCCACATTTCAGTTGCAATATATTTATCGGCAGTATTACCATATTTAACTGATGTATTGGGTTTTCTTTTTAACTGAACACCCTCTTTAAGACTTGTTGGAATTTTTGACATATCCATCTTTAAAAGTTTTGCTCTACCTAAAATGAATTCAAAGTCAAACATTTCTGAGTTAAAACCTAAAATAACTGCTGGTCTTATTTGATCGATCAGATTAAAGAAATCTTGAATAAGCTTAATTTCAGATTCGTCATCATTTGGCTTATTGGTTTCAAGTATCATTTCAAAACCTCTGTTGTCCCTGACACCAATAGCAAATAATCTTGCCATTTGATATCTCAAACCAGTTGTTTCACAGTCAAAAGTAAGTTTATGAATTTGCTTATATTCTTCAAGACCTTTGTATAATCTTGATTGCGTTGATATAAAAAATTGTTCATATGGTTTAACAGAATGAAAAAGGTCACGATGTAAATATTTTACATCGCCTTTTTTATTTCTAACAACATTTCCATCACTATCTTTAACTTTGTCAAACGGATTGAGACCACCATCACTAAAATAATTTATAATTGCATTATATGATTTATTGCTTGTTACTTTATAACAGAAACCGTTAACTAATCTTTTTTGATTACCTGTTTTTAGTTTAGTAATTGTAATTCCATATTTTATTCTTTTGCTTTCAATATATGTGTCAGAATAACCTTCATATAAATTATAACCCAATTTAGGTAAATCTTTCATATACATGAAAGGTTCATATGCCATTTTTATTGTTTTTGGTTCTTTGTTTGGCTCATGAATAATACAATCAGCAAGATTAGTACTTGGGTCTGTTTCAACATTTACCAGATATTTTAAATCATTATTGTAACCTTCAAGAAATCCTTTAATCTCCGCAAGGACTTTTAGCTTATCCATTTTCATACTTAATCATAGATTATTGTATATGTTAATTCTTTTGTTTCTTTATTGTATAGATATTTTTTATTACCGATAATAAATGCATTACTTTTTATTATTAATGTCGCATCAGTTGGAAAAAATCCGCTTAACCATAATGCACTTATTGAATTTTTTCCTTTTATTTTAAAATAATTTTTGTCATTAATAATTTCAAAATCCAAATATACTACCTCATTAGGATTAATCAAAAGATTTCCTAAAATATATTTAAATGCACCATCAATATCTCTTTTGGCTTGTTTTGTCGATATATCAACGCCTAAATAAATTGAATCAAGTAAAAAATCCCTAAAAGGATTGCTGCCATAAACATATCTACTTCCCATGTTTTTCTTTTATCTTCTTAATTACTTCAGTAAGTACAGATTCTTCAACATTTGACGTATAATCTTCATTGTCAATAACCTTAGTAATTTCTTTTCTTTTACTTTCAATTGAACTAAATACATAGTCGTCAATAGTATCTCTAAACATTAAAGGATAAATATTTACGACTGCTTTTTGACCAATCCTATGAAGTCTATCACTTACCTGATCATATTCTCCTACTGAATAAGGAAGTGTCATAAAGAATAATTTACTGGCTGCAAACAAATTTAAACCATATCCGCATGTTTGTACTGTGCCTAAGAATACTTTTAAATCACTATCTGGGTCTTGAAACTTCTTTACAATGTCTGCTCTTTCATCATCTTTTTGATCACCAGTATGAAGTGCAGCTACATCACCAAGTTTTTCTTTCAATTCATATAAAGCATCTTTAAAATAATCAACAATTACAACCTTTTCTCCTGTTTCAAGAATATTTTCAACTAATTCAATTACCTGTTTAATTTTCAACGATGCGGTATATTGTCTTAAGCGTAGCATTGTAGTTAAGGGATTACCGTTTGGATGCAATACAAATTCATTTGCAACACCTTCTTCAATTTCATTATATGTTGCATATTCATTATCATCCATTTCAAACATTATCTTCTGATATATTTTATCTGGAAGATCAAGCAATACTTCGAATTTTCTTTTTCTATGTGTATATGGTGCTGCTTTATGATAAAGTTCTTCAAGTTTAGCTTCTGCACTGTTTGTAACATAACCCCAACCACTATCATGATCATAAGTCATACCACAATAATATTCATAAAAATATTCTTTTGTGGCAAAATCTACAGGAGATATTTGATTTAAAACAGTATATAATTCATATGCCCTGTTTGGTGCAGGTGTACCAGATAAGAAAATTTTACTAATTTTACCGCTTTTAAATAAAAGTTTATTGAATGTTCTATTGAAATTCTTATAAGTATTTGCTTTTGTGTTTTTCAATTTCTGACTTTCATCGCAAATAACAGCATCAATACTATCTATGCCCAATTTTTTCCACTTGGCTAAAAACTTATCTTTATTACTTGAATTAAAAAAGTCATAATTAACAATTACATATTTAGCATCTTCAATAGTACATTTGTTTCTTCTCCAGCCAACAATATATGAAATACTTTTCGTGAACTTTTCAACTTCGCTAAAATAATTGAATTTTAATGAATTAGGAGTAATAACCACAACCTTTTCAAAGCCATTCATTTCAACATAAAGAATCGAACTAAGACTTTTTCCTAAACCCATTTCGTGAGAAATTAACGTGTTACGAGTGGCATTTGCAAATAATGCTGCTTGAATTTGATGTGGATAAAGTTTAACGCCTTCATTCAAAAGTGCATGCATTTTATCAGAATATTGAATATAAGTAGCTTCTAATTCTTGCTTATATTTAACCCAATGTTCTTTTTTAATATTAAGATCAGCAATGAATTTACGTTTTTCTTCTTCTGCTGCTTCGACTTTTTTGATTTGTTGAATAAAAATCTTTCGGCTATCTTCAGTACCAAAATCAAAATGAATTTTATTAGAACCTTTATATCTTTTTATAAGCAAAAATAATCCTAATGTATTAAGTTCCCACGCATATTCCATTGCAACCCATCTTCTTGTAATATGTGGAAGCTCTTTAATTCTATCAGTAAGCTGATTATTAATTGGAAATCTTAATTGATATAGAGATGTTTTACGAATTCTTAAACAATGTACAATAAAAACGGGTATTTGCATGTTTTATTCAATATCTTGCAAAGATAATCAAAAAAATGAACTTGTCAAGGTTTAAAATTTTGAAAAAAGTTTTTTTATTAGTGGCAAGTCATACCATTTTTTTGAACCATTTGATAATTCAGCATCATAATGCTTACCATTATAATAAATCCATGAATGATTTATTTCTTCACTAACTTTTTGTAAATCTACTGGTGGATAGCCATAATAATCTAACATCATTTTTGACCAAATGCCATATGGCGTTTCAATTATTTCCTTCCAATTTTCTCTGGCAAATTCTGGGTCTCTCGTATTAAAAAACATATCACCAGTTAGTTCATGTAAATTATTTGATTCTTCACCTATTTTATTAATAATATCTTGTGTAAATTGATCACACATACCATTATTAATATCCCATAATGTACATTTATGCTGTGTGGTATATTCATTAGATAATTGTTTAATAATAAAAGATATGTACGAATCTCGTATTTCTTCGTTCACTATTTCAACAACATTTTTCATATATAACAGTTTGTTTTTTAAATAATAAATACTACCCAAATCAAATAATTTAAATATTTTCCACAATAATCACCCAGAAAATCTAATTCAAAGTATTTATATAAAAAGAATATTATGGAATCAGGAATATATAAAATTGAAAACATTATTAATAACAAAAAATATATTGGTAGTGCTAAAAACATCGAAAAAAGATGGTATCAACATAAATATGCTCTTAATAATAATTGCCATGATAATTCATATTTACAAAATGCTTGGAATAAATATGGAGCAAATAATTTCAAATTTGATGTTCTTGAAAAGGTTAAGCCTGAAAAATTAATTGAAAGAGAACAACATTACATTAATTTACATGATGCTTGTAATAAAATTGTTGGTTACAATTTAGCTCCAACAGCAGGAAATACTTTAGGATTCAAATTTTCTGAAGAAAGTAAATTAAATATGTGTTATATGAAAAAAGGTAAACCATCATCAAGAAAAAATTATAAAATGTCTGATAAGACTAAAGAAAAAATTGGCAATGCAAATAAGATTAGCCAACTTGGAAGAACGCATAGTGAGAAAACAATCGAAAAAATGAAAAAACCTCATGGGGCAATGAAAGAAACAACTAAAAAACAAATAAGTGATTGGAGAAAAGGATTAATTCCATCTAAAAAAACTGGTAAATTTATTACTAATGACATTAAAAACACATTATTAACTGAAGAAGTAATTAATAAAACAAAAATAATAAACAAAAATAATAAATATAGGTCAAATCAAAAATCTACGAATATATCTAAAAAGAAAATATTAAATTCAAATAAAGGTAATAATAGAGGTGAAAATAATGGTATGTCCATTAGTAATGAAAATGAAGTACTTGCAATTAGAAAAGATTATGCAAATGGTTTATTAATATCTGAATTAATGATAAAATATAATAAAAAATATATTTTTATCTATAAAATAATTAAAAGATTAAGATGGGATTGGTTAGACAACAGTAGTTTTAGTGATTGAATCACTTATTAATACATTAATGTAACCATTTACAGGTAATTTAATTTTTCCGCATCCAATTTGCTCACCTAAAAAATCGATGACAAATTCCGCATTGTATCTACCAGATTTTCTTGTGTCTTTCAATGTAAATTTATAAATAAAAGTATATTTTTCTTCTGCTGGAAATGCTGGTCTATCATTATTAATAGCAAGACTTGCAGGTACATTTGCAATACGATATAAACCAGTCTCTGCATCTATCATAGAAAATGTAATTGCAACATTTTCAAGCATATCTTCTGTAATATTATACTTTTCCATTATTGGCTGAATAAGGGGATATTTTAATTCAGGAAGAGTACTATCTTTCTTAATAAAAAAATTGCTAATATCAAATGTACTGTAATTCATAATTATCCTTCTTCTTTAGGTGTTTCACGATGTTCAGCATTATCTTCTGCTGGTTTATTTTCGTTATTAATTTGTGCTGTTAAATTTTCTCTATCTCCACCAATTGCTTTAACTCTTCTTTTTACTGTTGCAGCAATACCATCACCAATAAGACCTAACGAAATGGCATCAAAATAACCAAATGGATGTCCAGAAACCTCAATATTAAATCTAAATAATATATATGAACATAAAATAGTTGTTAAATATCTACGCCAGTTATCATGAAACCAGAATTTCCAACTCCATTTTTTAGGTGTAGTTGGACTTTGAATATCACGACCTGTTGTTTCAGTTAAGCCATAAATCAAATAACCGATTATAAAAAACCATAAATATCCAAATAATTGAATAAAGGTATACTCCCCAAAAATTACTTTTAAAATTTCAGTCATAATTGATATTTTATTATAAATACAATAAATCTTTTATTTTCTTGTTAAAATCAAATTTTCTTCCAATTATTACCATCACTCACGATTCTAATTGATTGATATTGCGTACTTATTGTTGCTGTTGTTATACCATCAATTGTTTGTGCGCCATAACATGCTATTGTTAATACGCCAGTATTACTATTTTTAATTATATATTGTTTTCCACGTTTTCCTACTGCTGTTGGTAACATTAAAGTAAATGTACCACCTGTAACATCAATAATATAATCATTAGTTGTACTTGCTGTATATGCTGCACCAATTATTGTATATGCTGTATTATATTCAGTACCATTAGACAATCTATAACGAATTGTAGTTGGTGCTATTAATGCTGTTGTTGTTAATTTATGTGGATTTTTATTACTATTAACAAAATTAGCACCCTTTTTAAAAATTTTACCCTCAGATTTATTAAGATAAAGATTAACACCATTATAAGTAATAACATTACCTTCTATATTAAAATTTTTTAAACCATCAAGTAAATCATTAAATTGAGAATTTGAATCTAACGCAACATCAGGAAGATTATTTACTGCATTTATGTAAATTTTATTTGAATGAATTACTGCACCAATAATAATTAAATCTCTTCTTTGCTCATTAGTAAAATATGATGTTTGTTGTTGTATAGTACCACCACTATCAATTGCTAAATAAGTAACAAGATTAGTATTTAAATATGTTAATGGAAATGCAGTTACACCACTAAAATGTACAAAATGTATTTGCGGATTAAGATAATTTGTATAATTATTTACGATAAACCCTTCACCAACACTTATATCAATTGTTGTACATGCACTTGTTGGTGGATGTTGAGTGATTGTGAAACCACTTAAAACACCATTTCCACCATAACTTTCAAGATGTGTTAATTGAAAATTAGTATCACCTGTATATACAAGAAATTTAGAAGTGTTTAATTTAGTATTTGTTATACCAGAAATATAATCTATATTGTTAATTATATCAGTATGTGTATGTCCTGTTTGAAAACTTTGTAATGTTGTTCCTGATAACCACTGTGGCTTTAATGTTATTACTGCCCAACTTGGAGTATTTCCAGATACTTTGTTGTCAACATATTCTTTATCAATAAGTGAACGATTAGTAAAACTTGCCGAATAATTTCCACCATATTCAATACCAGTTCGACCCGAAGCAATTCGTCCATCTGTAATTGTCGTTGTACAAATTAATGTGCCACCAAGTTTAACCTGATTTAATCCAACTATACTTAAACCATTGTTTGCTGTGGTAATACCAGTGACACCTGTAACAATAGTAATAGTACTTCCAGTAAAAACTCCACTAAATAAATATCTATTACCCGTTAATAAATCAATTGCGCTTATTGCCATAATGTAAATATTAAGTTTCTGATGTTAAGACACCATTTATGAATGTTATTTTTCTTGTAGCAATTCCCCCATTTGTATCTGAAACATAATAAGTTTTTGTTCCTGCAAGTGGCGTTTGTCCATCTATTAATCTACCATTCGTTGAAGCGATAGGTATTTTTCCAGAGGTTAAATTTGTACCATCATTTAATATAATTCCTTTTCTTGCAGTACCTGTTGTTATTGTTGCAAAATAATTATCAGTAGTAAATTCTATTGCACCAGCTACTGGTGTTGTAAGTGACACACCAGAAGTAAGTTTAAGTGGTGCTATTGCATTTGTACCAGCATATAAAGTAATACCACGCAATAATGTTTGTGCAATATCTGCATTACCAATTACAATTTGATTATTTGCTGTTGTATATGCACCATTACCAATTGCTATAGAATTCGAAGCATTAATCTTTTGTAAAGAATTATATCCAGCAAAATTACCAAGAAATGTATTACAATTACCATTGTAAATACTTGCACCAGCATAATAACCAATAGCAACGTTACTACTACCTGTTCTATTAGCAGTAAGTGCTCTACAGCCAAGTGCAGCATTATAATTACCTGTAAGATTATCATGAATTGCTCTTGCACCAATTGCAGTATTACCACAACCAGTTGTATTAAAATCAAGTGTTGCAAAACCAACACCAACATTGTCTGTACCACTAATATTATCATCAATTGCCGAATAACCAATTGCAACATTACATTGACCAATGGTATTAACTTTAAGTGCAGCATTACCAATTGCAACATTAAGATTACCACTTATATTACCACAAAGTACAGCCCAACCGACTGCAACATTATGATAACCAATTGTATTACAATAAAGTGATTGATATCCAGCAGCAATATTATATCTACCATTTGTGTTTCGACTAAGAGTATCTTGACCAATGGCAACATTATATTTACCATTAGTACTACCTGAAAGTGCACCATATCCAATTGCAGTATTACCACTGCCACTTGTTATATTTTTACCAGCATTAACACCATATAGTGTATTATACATGATTGCACTTATTGGTGTTCCATAACCAGCAACAGTTGAACTATTAATTAAATTTGACCAACCTGTTAAATATTGACCATGTGTGTGCCCTGATTGAAATGTACATAAAGTTATACCTGACAACCATTGTGGCTTATTAGCAAGTGTAGTCCAAGTTACTATACCAGTATTACCCGTAAAATCACCTTTAATTAAAAGTAAATTACCGCTTAATAAGTCTATTGTAAATATTGCCATGTGAAAAGACTTTCACATAAATACTAAAAATAAATCAATTTGGCACTAATTACAAATAAATGAAAAAATAAAACTCTCTTTTATAATTTATTGATAAGTATATCCTGCTCTACTATTCCAAACAAATGAATATGATTGATCACCATTTGGATATTCAGTTCTCCATACAGTACCATCTTTCCATACTTTCTTAATTCTCCAACATGCAGCACTTGGATTATTACTATTTATTGAAGTACCAATGTAACTTGTATTACCCGTCAATTCATCGGTTAATATTATTGTCTCATATGTAAATACTTGATTACTAAAATTACTTAAAACTGTCATATTTGAATATTTTATTATAAATACTTATTAAAACAACATTATTTGTTAATTCAATTTTAAAATTATTTTTATGGTGCAATTTTTTTATTACCACCCCACGCACCACCTGTTCTATATTGAACAACTAAACTTGCTCCGCTTGTTACAAATCTCCAGCTACCATCAGTATCTTTATTACCTAAATATAAATAATTACATGTACCATTTACAATTTCTGTTGTTCCACTTATTACTAATCTTTTTGTATCAAATTCACCATAAATTAATGAACATCCACTATTGTTTGCAATATATAATTTATTTGAGCCAGTTTCATTATAACCCGCTTGATATCCAATACCAACATTATAACAACCAGTTACATTGTATTTTAATGCTGTATAACCAATACCAACATTATACTGACCCATCCTATTACTTAATAATGCACAAGTACCAATTCCAATATTTTGAATTCCGCAAATATTATTATTACCTCTAAGTACACATTCACCAATACCAATATTATTAACGCCATTTGTATTGGTTAAAAGTGCCTGATAACCTATAGCAATATTTTTAGTACCACAAGTATTCGCACAAAGTACTTGATATCCAATACCAACATTATCACAACCACTTACATTATTATATAATGCTTTACAACCTAACGCAATATTATTATTGCCTATTTTATTCCAATAAAGAGCGTCAGCACCATTTCCTATATTACCAGTACCACCTGTATTATTATAAAGTACTGCATAACCAAATGCAATATTATTATTAGATGCTGAATTACTATAAAGAGCACATGCACCATTTGCAACATTATCACTACCAGTTGTATTAAATGCAAGTGCTTGATAACCATTTGCAACATTAAAACAACCAGTTAAATTATTTTGAAGTGCAGAACCCCCATAAGCAACATTACCACAACCAGTTGTATTACAATAAAGTGTATATGCACCAAAAGCAATATTATCACAACCAGTTGTATTATTATAAAGTGTATTAACACCAAAAGCAATATTTGTATTTCCACTTGTATTGGTTTGAAGTGCATTATATCCCAAAGCAATATTATAATTACCAACTAAATTACAGGACATTGATTCAAAACCAATCGCAATATTATAATTACCTGTTATATTATTTAATAATGCACGATAACCAGTCGCTATATTATAATTACCATTTTTATTTGAAAAAAGTGCACATATTCCATTGGCAATATTGCCTGTGCCACCTGTATTACTATTAAGTGATTGAAAACCAATACCAACATTATCACTTCCACTTGAATTAGACTGGAGTACCTGAGCACCAAAAGCTAAATTTTTGTTACCACTGTTATTTAATAATAGCGCATAATCACCAATTGCAATATTATAACAGCCACTATTATTGTAATAAAGTGTATGATTACCAATTGCTAAATTTGAATAGCCAATTCCTGCTGATTCACCATAAAGTGCCTCAAACCCAATACCTATATTATTATCTGTTAAGCTATTATATAATGCACTATAACCAATAGCAATATTACCATTACCAATTAAATTATTTTGAAGTGCATGAGTACCATGAGCAATATTATTATCACCTCCAACATTACTATAAAGTGCCTGAGTACCAATAGCAATATTACTTGTATCTCCTGAACTGTTTGCAAGTGCTTGTGTACCAATAGCAACATTATCCAAACCCGTTGTCAAACTTGCACCCGCACATACACCATATATTGTGTTGCAACATATTGTTCCGCCACTTGCAACAGTTCCACAACCTGCTACCGTTGAACCATTTGTTAGGTTAGACCAACCAATACCACCACTTGCTATCTGCCATGTTGCATAACCATCAGCATCAGAAGTTAACACTTTACCTAAACCTTGATTACCTTCAACAAATCTTAATTTATTTGAACATGTACTACCAGTTGCAATAACATGCAATGCCGAATCTAATTTCAAATATTTATTATCAAATTCGCCATAAATTAATGAACAAGTATAATTATTTGCAATATATAATTTATTTGAACCAGTTTCATAAAATCCAGCATATGAACCAACTGCAACATTATTACAACCAATCATATTAAATCCAGCATATGAACCAACTGCAGTATTATTACAACCTATTATGTTGGTGTAAAGTGCTGAATTACCAAGTGCAACATTATCATTACCACATGTATTGTTTAAAAGTGTACCATAACCATGTGCAAGATTATTACAGCCTTCTTTGTTATTTTGAAGCGCACAAGTACCTATAGCAACATTATTAGTACCGCCACTATTATATAAAAGTGTTTGACAACCAATACCGATATTATTATTACCTAAAACAGCACATTTCAATGCTTCAACACCAATTGCAATATTATTACATCCATCTAAATTATTTTGAAGCGCACATGCACCATTAGCAATATTATTAGTACCGCCAGTATTAAAATAAAGTGCTAAATATCCGATTGCAATATTATAACTACCACATAAATTTTGACGCAAAGCACTAAATCCAACTGCAAAATTGTCATGACCACTTATATTACACATAAGCGAACTAAAACCAATTGCAGTATTATTATATCCAATTGTATTATTTTGAAGTACACTATTTCCTATTGCAATATTTGTACATCCAGTTGTATTGTAATAAAGTGAACCAATTCCAATCGCAATATTACCACTACCAATTGTATTATTAAACATTGCCTGATTACCAATAGCGGTATTATCACTACCAATAGTATTTTTTATAAGTGCTTGACTACCAATAGCAACATTAGTACATCCACTTGTATTACAATAAAGTGCTCGATAACCAACAGCAACATTATTCGTACCAGTTGTTGTACTCATACCTGCACAAACGCCATAAAACGTATTACAAAATAATGTGCCACCACTTACAGGTGTACCACAACCAGCAACAGTTGAACCATTTGTTAAATTTGACCAACCTATGCCACCACCAGTACCAGTACTTAACATACCTGCTGCATCTATATAAACAACACATGTTTCTGTTGTTTTTGGTGGTAAATTACACATATAAACATTACCACATAGATTAGTTGCAGTTGAACCCGAAAGTGTAAGTATATATCCGTTCAATTCAACAGCACTAAAACTATTATCAATTCTAATAATATTAACTTGTGGCGTTAATTTAATTGAAGTTATTGAATTTGCACTTATTGCAATAACATTATCAGTTGGACTAACACTAATGAACGCATTCGCAGGATGACCAATTGAAGTGCAACCAGCATTATCAATTCTTAAACCATAAGAATTTGTACTACTATAAACACAAAATGCGTTTGTGGTTGTATCAATTACAGTATCACCAGTTAATGTACCACCAAGACCAATACAATTTCCACTGTTTTTATTCAAACCATTAGTTGCATATGTAAGAGTACCACCAGTTGCAGCAGCAATCATTGAAGCACTACAACCACTTGCCCAACCAGCATCAACAAGTGAATATTGAGTAAATTGTGTACGATAATCACCTGCATATACTAAACCTTTAGCAACATTATCAGTAACTGTCATTGCACCACCAAAACCAGAAATATCAACACATGTATTCGTTACACAAATATAAGAACCTGCTGTTGTAAGCATTGAAACACAATCACTGGCATTACTAACACAAATACGACCACCACCAGTGGTTATTATTGAAGTATCATTCGTTTTGGTATCTACGAATAAACCACTACATAATTTAAGATATTCTGCTGTACATGTGCAATCGCCAAGAATAACACCACCACCAGTTCCAAAAACATTTAAACCAATCCCTGAAGATGTTATACTGAAGTCATATGTGCTGGTAGTATTAATTATTGTCGTACCAGTTAAATCACCACCAAGACCAATACAATTTCCACTGTTTTTATTTAAACCATTTGTTGCTGTAACTGCACTTGCAGAAATCATTGCAGCAGTACAACCACTTACATAATTAGCACTAACAAGAGATAAACAAGTAAATTGTCCACAATAATCGCCAGCATATACTAATCCTTTGCTTGCTGCATCTGTAAATGTATTACATGCTGTTGTTATGTCTAAACAACCAGCAGAAGCAACTTGTAAAGAAATTAATGCACCTGAACTTAAGCAAACATTTTCTGCATTACCACATACTTTAACATCTGTAGTATCAACATAAACATGACCTGCAGTAACACCAATATCACCAAGAATTGCTCTGGTACTATTAACATTGAAACCATAAAATGAGGCATTACAGATACTTATTTCATTTGCACCCGCATCAATTACAGTAAGTGCTTCGGTTAATACACCGCCAAGACAAACAGCACCAGAAGTTAGTGTTAAACCATTAGTGAACGTATATCCACTTGTTCCACCTGATATCCATATTGCATTATCAACATATCCCTTATCAACAAGTGAACGGTCAGTATATGAACCACTATAATCTGCTGCATAATTTGCTGGATTATAAGTAATCAAAACTTCTGTTTGAGAAATATCAAGACATGTCAGACTTGTACCAGCATCAATATGAACACAATTTTCTCCATGAAGGCGTACATCACCACAAGTACCACTACCACCAATAGATATCACACCCAAAACAGGACCTACAGAATTATATCCACAAAGAGTAATTAATGTAGAGCCTTGTTCAATTCCAGTGTAATCACTACCATTAACTATTGTTGAACATATGCAACCACCAGATGCGGTACTACATAATGTATATAAATTCGCACCTAAATCAATAGAAGTATTACCAGTTAAACTGCCACCTAAACCAATACAATTACCACTATTAAGATTTAAGCCATTAGTTGCTCCATATGTGGTACTACCTGATGTCCATATTGCATTATCAACATACCCTTTATCTACAAGTGTACGAACACCAAATGTTGGACATGTACTATAATCAGCACAATAATCAAAAATTCCTGCACCACCCATTATAGTACCAACTCCACCAGAACATATTGAAAGTGAACCAGCACCAACCTGAGAAGTACTAATTACTGTTTTATCAGTACCTGTTCTTAAATTAAAACCACTTGCACCTGATACTGTAAGACAATCAATATCAAAACTTAAATTATAAACTCCATCAATTGTTGTGTTACCAGTTAAAGTTCCACCTAATGTTATGTTTTTACCTTCGACATGTAAACCATTAGTTGCACCAGTAATACCGCCACCACTTGGAGTTTGCCATGTTACAGTACCACCAGAATTTGATGTTAATACTTTTCCCGTACCAGCATTTGCTAATATTGATAATGTTGCACCACTTGCTATTTCAAATTTGCCAAAAATATTTGTGCAACCTGATAAATTCAGAACTTCACCTGAACATTGTTCAATTTTACTACTATTTAAATTAAGTTTTGTGGTAAATATCATTTGTTTCTGTTTTTAATTTTTGTTATTAAATATAAATACTTAGATTAATGTTAATACATTTCGTTTTTTGTTAATATAAATCATGTACCACACCACCAATATCTTTATAAACTAATTTACTTGAAGTTGTTGAAAAATATATACTATTGTTTGGATATGATGCATCTGCACCACTTGAAGGTATTATTGCTTTACTTGCTTCCAAACTACCACAAATTTTAACACTACAAGCACTGAAATCACCACAAATTAATGTACATACACCACAGTTACCAATATGTAATTTATCAGAACCAGTTTCACTCAAACCAACACATCTTCCGATAAATACATTTCTTGCACCCGTATAATTACCCATACCTGCTTTTATACCAATACCAATATTCTCACTACCACACTCATAATATAATGCTTGACATCCAAGTGCAATATTATAATTACCAACAGCATTTCTATAAAGTGATTGAAATCCTATTGCAATATTTTGACTTGTAGTGGTCATACACATCGCTTGATCACCAATTGCAATATTAAAGCCACCAGATATATTTGAATAAAGTGCCTGACAACCAATAGCAATGTTATTTGTACCAGTATTAATTGATGACGATGCCAGACAACCAATACCAATATTAAAAGAACCAACACCATTAGAACCAGCACTTTTGCCAATATAAATCGAATCTATTGCACCTGTCGATGTTCTAAGTATTGTATTGCCTGAAATCTGATAACCACAAGTAGTACTTAATTTAGCAGCACCACAAATATTAAGAGTAAACGCACCAATAATTGAAGTGGTTTGAGTCAAAACACCACCAAGACAAACAGTTGTACCATTTGTTGTTAAACCATTACTTGCTGCAGATATTCCACCACCACCACTTACAGTACCACTACTCAATTTACCAGCAGTATCAATATAAACAACACAAGTTTCTGTTGTTTTTGTTCCTATTCCTGTTAAACAAACAATACCTGTTGTGCATAAAATACCAGTAAATATTGGATTAGCTTTAGGAGCAAATTTTGTGTTAACATAACCACAATCAACTAATGAACGTGCAATATAATTTGCACAATAATCATCAATATATTGAATTCCTGCAAATGTTGTACAACCATTAACTGTTAATGAATTAGGCATTATACACATTTCAACACTACATGTACCATTAGCAGCAGCAAGACAAACGGATGGTGTCACACTACTCCAAGTAGTCATTGCAAATTTACTTGCTATTGGGTCTGCAGAAAATGCTTGCATTTGAGTTCCACCAGCAGTAAATGTATTTAAACAGGTAGTTCCTGCCATATTATATATTACAATATTAGCAGCAGTTGTACATATAAAATTAGAACTATTACCCAATACTCCAAATGAAGGAGTTAAATCAACATAATTACAAGTAGACGGATTTTTTGATGTTAATACTATTTCCCCCACATTTGCAATACAACCACAAAAAGCAGTTGCTGGGTTATATGTGCATGTAGTAAATATACCAGAACATATATTTGTTTTATTAGTACAAGTACCATTAATTGAACATAAATTCAAACCATTAGTAGCACCAGTTGCTGTTAATGTTATAAGTGATGTTATTGAACCACCAAGACAAACATTCATACTATTATATAAACACACACCATTAGTTGCACCAGTAACTGCCGTACTAAGACTGCCTGTACCACCACTTGAAATGCCTGTACTTAATCTGCCAATTGAATCAACATAAACCACACAACTTTCTGATGTTTTTGCAGGTAATCCACATAATTGAATTCTACCGTTTGCACCACCACTAATACCTAAACCAGCTTTTAATGTAACATTGCCACCAATTTTTGGAGTAGCACCAATACCATCAGCAGCATTACCAGCACAAATATTAAGTGTACCACCACTACCAGCATATCCTGTTTGAGATGCACCCTGACCACCAGTTATATTTATTGAGCCACCATTAGTATAACCAGCAAGACCAAAGCCACTATAACCACAAACATTAGCATTATATGGTAATTGAAGCGTTTTTGATGTACTTACAAATCCAAAACCATTAACACCACTATTACTTACATTAACTATTGGAGCGAACAAATGAATTGGGCAACTACCCTTTGAACTAATTAACAGATCAATATTTGTAGCTGCACCAGCCACTCCAATTCTTTGACTTGTTATTGCTGCAGATGCGGTTGGTTTACCAATCAAAACACATCCATATCCAGAAACAGTACATGTTGTTGCAAGATAAATTGATTTAGTGTCAGGTGTTTCAATAGTTAAATCATCTGTATTACTTAAAAGATTAGTTGTAAATGTAAGTGTTGAATTCTGAATATTATTGCCAAAACTATTAAATAATGGAATACGATTAACTGTTCCACCCACAATTGTTGTCATACCTGTACCAACAATACCTTTTGCTAAACAACCAGTTGCATTAATATAAATTGCACATGTTTCAGTTGTTTTTACAGGTAAATTTGTAATTTGAATTTTACCAGAATTACTGGTTGATAATAATATATTACCACCAACAGTGCCAGTACCACCAGTTAATATAACATTACCACCTGCAGCACCAATACCATCACCACCACTAAGGCGCAATGTTTTTCCTGCACAACCAGCCGATACTGCCGTACCTGCATGAAGTAATAAATCCTGATATGTTGCAGCGCATAGTGTAAGACCATCAGTTGTACAACCAATACAAACACATGCATTTAAATCTCCAATATTTACTCCGCTTGATGCAATTAATTCAATTTTTCTTGTAAAAGATGGTTTAATTGTTATTTTACATCCATTCGCAACATTATCACCAAGAAGTAGATTATATCTAAGTATTCGAACATTATCTGTATTAGTTATACCACTATCAAAAATAGAACTATTAATAATATTATCTCCAATAGAATTAAACCTTGGAATATAATTTGTTGCACCACTTATTATACTACCAGCACCAATACTACTTATTGTAAGAGTAGTTTCACCAGTAATTATTGATAAGCTACTACCAGTTACTAAAATTGTTTTAAATTGCAAAGTATTACCAGTAATATCTTTACATTTAAAAACACCTGAACCATTACCAAGATTAATCCCGCTTGTAGAATTGGCAATTAAATCTATATCTGATCTATTTAACATTTTTCCGTTTTTTTATTAATTTATTTAATTTACAATACAATCTTCATTACAACTACCAGCAAATACAGTTAATCCAACGCTACTACTAAATGGATATATACTAAAATCACTACATGAACCAGAATTACCATCTGAAAAGTTTGTATAGCAAAGACAGTCACCATGACAAATATAAACCTGCCCACCACCGTTACGACAGAATTGTACACTATCAGTACACATACAAAAAGATGGGTCTATTGAAGCAGTTACATCAGTAAAATATGGATTTCCATATGGTTTGCAATATATTGTAACTTTACTACAACCAAAATCAGCTACTGTTTGCTGATAAAATGCTGATATGCATATCCATTGACCAAGACCTAACGATGGACTGATATCAATATAACCATTTGTTTGATTGCCATAATTATTTACCTGATTTAAATTAATGATAACACTTGAAGGTAATGGTAATACTGCAGTCGTGCAAGATTTAACAATACCATAACCAGTTTCTTCACAGTTTTTTGCATATGCTCTAAAATATGTTAATGTACTATCCTGAAGACCAGTTATTGTTTTTGTATATGGTGTGCCAACTGCAATTGTACCAACAGTACAAACCTTACAACTTGATATTGTAGGATTTGAAGTAGATTGTGAGTATACAACACCATATTCACAAATTGGGGCATTGCCATTATTAGTTACCACATTATTATCAACATTAAATGATGTTCCACCTAAACAAGAAACAGTACCAGTTGTAAGTGTTGCTCCAGTTATTGTCGAATATTGTACTGCAATCCAACCTCTATTATTATATGAATTACTAAAACCACCAGTATCAAAAAAATATCCATTTTCTCTACCAATTTCTACTGTGGCATTATTTGTTGGTGTGTTACATACTTTAACACAACCAGCCATTTCCCAATTACTATTTGGAAATGTGAGTGGAAATATTTCTCCAGTATCTGATCTTATTGATGCAGTAACGCCTTTTACTTTACATAAAAGAACATCTGTTGAAATTACTTTTGTTCTTATATTTGTATGCATATTCCAACCACCAATATCAATCATTTTAGTTCTTATTTGCTCAATATTTGTAGTTGTTGTAGCAGTTGTTCCAGTAATACTACCACCAGCAAGATTGCCAACAATTTTAATATATGATCTATTCATTTCATTGCTTTTAATATAAATACTAAATTTAATACAAATACCAAAATCTATTCAATATTCTTACTTATAAATACTTTTAAAACAAGCCATGACGATCATTATCTAAAATAAAAAACCCACCGAAATTCGATGGGTTTAAAAACAAATAAAAATATGGCTACTATTTTTGTTTATTCACGGCTTCAATAATTTTATTAATATCAAATACATTTACTGTATCATAAGGAAATGCTTGGATTTGCCCAGAAATATCCTCCTGTAAATATGTAAATTTATTCAAATTATTTATAATATTAGCACTTGGTAATACGTTTATATGTTCAGTATAACCAAATACTTCAGGTTTATTTCCAATCCAAACAACAGTTGATTGTAAATCAAGTGCAGCAGCAACGTGCTGTGCAAAACTGTCAATAAAAAGTCTTTTCGTACTAAGAGGAAAAACAGCATAAAGTTCTCTATATGGTAAAGTCAATGGTTCTACTCCCTGTAATATTGGTTGCTCTGGCGATTTAATATGTAAAATACGATAAGATTTACTAAAATAATTTACAAGTTTTTGAGCAATTTCAATAGGCATATCTCTATACCATGATTTTTTACTATATTGCCCTGTAGGAGCACCACCATGAGTTTGAAGTAACATAATTGGTCTATTATCTGGTTTAATCTTATCCTTCGCTATTTCAAGTTCTCTGGGGTTTAAATACAATTCGGGTTTATGCCCATCATATTTAACATTAAACATTTTACACCAAGTTTCAGTTAAATGCTCTTTTCTAAGAATATGATTAGTTTCATTATATGGGTCTTGTTTCATTATAATAGTATCTTCGTTCAAAAAATCATCCTTAAAATATTGCATTTGATTAAAGGCATAAAAACGAAAAATATTGGGATTATAAAATGCGGGTCCGTCCCACGGAGTAATCCATATCAACTTTCTATCAGGATATTGTTTTTTTATTGCACGAATTACTGCAGTTGCTGCACACTGCTTACCATGTCCGCCTTGACTTTCGAAAATTATATACTTATCGTTGTCCCTAATTTTACTGTCTGTTATCATAATTTAAAAATTTTATTTAATTAATTATTATTTTTATATTCCCAACAAAAACCACCAGCATGCTTTCGTTCTTTTTTTAAGCAATGATTTATATTTGGTTGGAAAATATTTGTTAATGTTGATGCTTCTTTTTGACTTTTATATTCTCTAATAAAATTACCGTTTGACAAACATTGTATTACTGGTATATTATCTTTCTTAGTCTCTTTAAATATAAATAAATTTGCTTTTTCTTCAGAAGAAAATAAATATGTGCCTCTATATGATTTTTTTCCTCTTTGGTCAATGGCTTTCGATATTATATCTGCGCCTATTTTATATTTATTTGCAACTTCATTAACTGAATCATATCTTTCTAAAAATTCACCGTCTTCAGAATATTGATAAACTGGTTTTAAATAAGTACGTCCGCCATCGCCACCATCAGTTAAATTTGTTAACTTAATTCCTTCATTTCTGTATTTTTGAATATAATATCTTTCCAATCTTTCATGCTCACACATATTTAATTTATTATTATATTCATGCTCACATTTATCAATTATTTTCATTTCTGGTTTTAGTCCTAATGCAAGTATTTTATTAATAACATTATCTTTATATGTGTTTTTTTCTCTTTTCCTACCATTTGTATTTAAATGCTCATGAAACCTTTTATTTATATCATTAGCAAACCCAACATAAAAAATCTGATTATTTAAAGGATTTGTTAATGTATATATGTAGACTTTTTTCGTCACACTTATTATAATTTTTTATATTTTTTTATAAATACTAATATAAATGAAAAAAGCACAACTTACAAGAAAAAAAATGAGAATCATTTAATTCCCATTTTTTATTATTAATTCAAAATTAATTAACGAAAGATAATATATACCATGACCCTAATGTAATATCATACATTAATTCAATAGCACCACCATCTGTATTAATTATTGCATCATTTGCAACGCTATCAATATTATTACCATTACGAGCAATCATAATATTATAAGTTAATGCAGCATTTGCAACATCTTTAATCTTAAATGCTTGTCCATCAATTGGAAGTGCTGGTAATGTAAGTGTTACTGTAGCACCAGAAGAATTAACTAAAATTGTATAAGAACTACCAGTTGTTAATAAAGTATTACCAGTAACAATTGTTTTACTATAAATATTATTCTTATCACCAAGAGAACCGCCAACAACAGTTTTAATTAATTTATCACCACTATTCCAAACAAGAACTGAATCACTTGTACTTCCAGCAACAGGAGCTACAAGAAGTGATGTTGCACCACTTGTTTTAAACGCACCATGAATTATTGCACAACAAGCACTAAAATCACCATAAATAAGTGGTTGTGTAGTACCATCATTTGCAATATATAATTTATTTGAACCTGTTTCATAATAACCTGCACAATAACCAATTACAATATTAGAACAACCACTTATGTTATTATAAAGTGCTGAATTACCAATTACAATATTATTGTTACCAATTGTATTTAAATAATGTGCAGTATTACCAAAATCAATATTAGAACAACCACTTATGTTATTATAAAGTGCTTGTTGACCGATAGCAGTATTATTACTACCATCTATATTTTGGTAAAGTGTTTGATAACCCATAGCATTATTAGAACAACCACTTATGTTATTATAAAGTGCTTGATAGCCCATAACATTATTATAACAACCACCTATATTATTTACAAGTGCAGAAAAGCCGTTTGCAACATTAGATTTACCATAGGTATTTTTTAATAGAGCATAAGTACCAATAGCAACATTACCACTACCTGTTGTTATAAATTCACCAGCTTCAACACCATAGAATGTATTATTATATATCGTACCACCACTTACAACAGTACCACAACCAGCAACAGTTGAACCATTTGTTAAATTTGACCAACCTATACCACTTGTTATACCAGTTATTTGTGAAAGAACATAATTTTTATCAACTAATGAATGAGAAGTAAAACCACTGCTATAATTTCCACCATATTCAATACCTTTAGTTATAACACGTATATCATTAATTATTGTTGAACCTGTTAATGTGCCACCAAGACCAACTTGTTTAGCTGAATTTATATTTAAACCATTTGTTGCACCAGTAATTACATCACCAACAGTAGAACCACTTATTAATATATATCCAGCATATGGTAATACCCATCCAGCATCATTTGCTGTTGTAATAAGAACTGATCTTACAACATGTGTAGGTATTGTTGGTTTAACTGTTGTTAATAAACCAGCAGTAGCATCACTAAGAAAATATGTTGTATTTGCACTAAGTGTTGTAAATCCACTAAAATAACCTGCTTGTGTTACTTCAAAAGTATCACCAGTAGTTTTAGTTACAATACCAATAACTTCACCATTATATAAACCATCTGCAATCGCTTTATTATATGTTCCACCACTCCAACCAATCACATCATTAAGAACAAATCCATGTCCTATTTGTGAAATACTTTTTACAATTCTTTCTCCATTATTAGTACTATTACCAGTAAGACCACTTGAAACCACATAACCTGCATATGGCAATATCCAACCACTTGTTGTTGTATCTGCAATAAGAACCGTCTTATTAATATGCCCTTGAATTATTGGTTCAGTTGAAGTTAATAAACCAGCAGTAACATCACTAAGAAAATAAGTTGTATTACCAACTAATCCTGTAAATCCAGTACCATAACCAGCTTGTGTCAATTCAAATGTATTACCACTAATTTTTGTTACAATACCAATTATTTCACCATCATATGTACCGTCAGCAATTGGTTTATTATATGTTCCACCACTCCAACCAACAACAGTACCTACAGTAAATGTATGACCAATCTGTGTAATTATTTTACTAACTTTTTCATTTATTTTATCAGCATATGCTTTATCAATAAGTGATCGTTCACTAAAACCTGAATGATAATCAGCAAAATATTCAATACCAGCAGTATTACCAGCACCACTAACTATTGTTGTTGGAGTAGTTAAAGTACCACCTAAACCAATATTCATACCAATAACTGTCAAACCATTTGTTGCACCTGTAATTATACCACTACCAGTTCCACCGCTTGCAAGACCAAAAGATATTTTACCTAATGTTGAATCATAGTACAATACATTAATTTCACTTGTTTTTGCTGGTAAACCAAGCATTTTAATATTACCATTTGCACCACCACAAATACCTAAACCAGTTTTTAATATAATATCACCACCAGCTTTTGATGTAGCATCAGTAATGTTTTGAGCACAACCACCACAAATATTAATTGTACCACCACTACCACAAAAACCAACATATGAAAGACCATTACCACCAATAATACTTAAAGGTGGAGAATCAGGAATTAAAGCACTACCGCCATATGCAGAAATTTTACCATATTGTGGCATTCTTAATGTACGTAATGAACAAAAATAACCTAAACCATTAGAACCATTACTACCAAAATAAGCTGCTGGTGTTGCCAGCATAATATAACCATTACTACCAGTACCTTTTGAACAAATCGTTAAATTAATATCAGTTGCCAAACCAGCTACATTAATAAAATTATTTGTTGTACCACTACCTAATGTTGGCTTACCTAATGTTAATATATTATATTGACTTGCATTACTTGGAGCAACAATGTAAATACTATTAGTATTAGGTACTTCAATAGAAAGATTACTTGAATTATATAATGTAGTACCAGTAAATGTAAGCGTAGTATCTTGAATACTATTGCCTGAAACACCAAATACTGGAATATGATTTGTAGTACCAGATATTTTAGTATCTGCATATCTTTTTGTTATAAGAGATTCATCAATAAATGTACTACTATAATCAGCACCATACACAATACCAATTGGTGTAACACGTGCATCAGTAATTGTAGTACCAGTTGTCAAAGTACCACCCAATGTTATATTTTTATCAATAGCAGTTAAACCATTTGTAGCTCCAGTAATAGTACCAGTTCCACCAGTACTGCTCGCAGTTTTTAAAACTAAATTACTATCAGTAACACCGTTTTTATACCAGTATTCAACACCCAATATATTTACAGTTAAACCAGTATATCTTTGTGATTCTGAAATTGCTGTATTTGTAGCACCAGTTGAAGCATATGGTTGATTCAAAGAATTCAAATATTTTGAATCGATTGGAGCACCGATACCTATTTTAAAATTATTATTAAATGTTATTGCCATTTTTCAATTTTATTAATTTTTTATTTTATTAAGTTAATGCCATTGGTATTACTACACTTGTTTGTGCGTTTGATATATAAACATTATATGATTTACCTGCCCAACATGCACTTGTAACACTAACCACATCAGGAGCAGGAAATAAATTACATGCTGGATTTATACCACCACCAATTGCACCATTATTTGTTGGAGCAGATGGTGTACACCAGCAAACTTTTGATACTGTTGCTGGAACAGCAAACCACAAATAATCATCATTACCACTATTAAATGTAATACTAATACTTCCAGAACTACTTGCAAGAATTTTAGTTCCACCAATTACCATTGCACATGTTGCTGTTGGACGATTTGTACCAGAAGGACCGGGACACGTACATATGCCCCAATAATAAGGTAAATATGCTGTTGTTGTATATGCAACTGAACCAAAACAAGTACCACATGTATTTGTAACACAGCCACACCATGATTGTTGTTGACCACAAGTTGTGGCAGTATATGATGTTATTGTTGCTGATTGTGGTGATGAAATTGGACACGCAGTTGCAATGTTACTTCCGAGTGTAACATCCCTAATTGACAATGTATTTGCACAAATATTACTTGAATTAGTAAAACCAAAAGTAAATGATTTACTACCACTTATCTGACAACCAACCTCAATAGTTGCAGGAACACCAGCAGTACTAAAACTACTAAAAGTAGGTACTAAGTATTCAACAAGAATTTCTTCAAGAATGCTCTCCAGAGTTCTACCACATAATACAGTACTTGCTGGCATTCCACCTACAGTTACTGTAGAAGGACTTGCTGAACTATATGTCGTGCTACCAGTTATTTGATCATCTACATATTTTTTATCAACAAGTTGAGTATCGCCAGTAAATATGGGATGTGTAACATAGTTCATATTTGTTCCACACACACATATATTATTACTAACTAAATTTAAATTACCTGAACCTGAGTCAATATCTGTATCTGCTGGTGATACAAAAATATGATTAGCACCTAAAGTTTCATCACCAATAACAATAGCTGTTGGGTCAATTACAACACTATATCCTGCAGTTCCAAGTGTTAATTTTTTTGTAGCTGTTCCTATAACAGTATCACCAGTTAATGTACCACCAAGAATAATATTTCTACCAACAGCAGTTAAACCATTAGTTGCACCAGTAATCGCTGTATTAAGTATTGGGGCTGTTGTGGCAGTATATGCATTATATGCACTAACATTAAGTTTTGTTGTTTGTAAATTATTTAATATTGTTGCTAAAGTACCAGTAGTTATATCAACACTAATAGTACTACCACTAATTATTATACTATTTCCAGCAGAATATGATGAACTACTGAACAATCCAAATGTTAATGGCGTAACATCAATTGTTATTGGATTTTCTGTAACTAAAACCCAAATTGTGTTACTATGTGTACTACCAGTAATTACAGGTATTAATGCACCTTGAACAGTTTCACCACTTGGACTTCCATCAAAATCAGAACTACGAGTAAATCCTGATGTTGATGCAGAATATATATAAATACCATTTTGTTTTCCAAGTATTTGATTTTTAATTAAAACTCTCCAATCATTTTGAACAATAATTCCATCAATAGTTGAACCACTTACAAAAGTACCACCAGTTAAATCAATATTACCATCACTTAAAGTTGTTGTTACTTCAACTGCTAACTTAGGGTCAAGTCCTGTTGCAACAATATCTACATATTTTTTATCAACAATTTGTGTATCACTACTAAAAAATGGATGTGTTGAATAACTTAAAATACCATTACTAAATGAAGTATCACCACTCAATACACCACCTAATGCAACCTGTGTACCATTATTTGCAAGATGTAAACCGTTTGTAGTACCAGTTAAAGTACCAATATTAGTTTTGAGAACTAAATCTCCATTAGTGATTCCATTAGCATACCAATATTCAGCACCCAATATATTTACAGTTAAACCAGTATATCTATATGATAATGGAATACCAGCATTTACTGCACCAATTGTTGTCCAAGGTGTAGATATATTTAAATATTTACTATCTATTGGTTTTCCTATATTAACCGCTAAATTATCATTAATAATTATTGCCATTTTATTCTATTTTTTATAATCTTTAATTTTTATTATTAACTCATGCACATTGGTACTCCTACTGCAGTTCCTGTTGGAGCACAACTAACATATACCATAAAATTACAACCTATCCAACAACCACTTCCTGAAGTTACAGTAACACTACATGATGCTGCAAATAAGTTACCAACGCCACCAATACAACCATTATTTGTTCCATTAACATACCAACAAGTTTTTACAGGAGTTCCAGCAGGTACTGCAAACCAAAGATAATCCGTTGATGCACTATTATATGTAATTGGTAATGTACCACTTGCTGAAGCAACTATTTTTGTTCCAGCAGCAACACATGCACCATTAACTATTCCTGAAGCACTTTTTCCCCAATACCAAGGTAATATACCAGTAATACTAACACTTGCAGAAGGTGTCATTCCTGCAGGACATGCTGAATTAAAAACAGTTCCTTTTGTACTTATTGGCTGAACACCAGCACCATAACATGTTTGAACACTCCAAGTTTGACTACCACCTATAACTGTATAGCCAGCTATTGATCTTGTATCTGTTAATGCACTGCTTGCATATGCAGCACCAATTTGAGCACCAGTATATATGTAACAACTTGGTAAACCAACTCTCTTATCTGAAGTACTACAACCTTGTGGATTTATACAACCTCTGTTAAATGCACCAATAACATTAAATGAAGCACTACATCCAATTTCATATGGTGAAACTGCTGTTGTACTTATTGAACCAATAGGAGCAGTTAATGTACCAAATATTTCTGGCACTAATATTTCTTCAAATAATTGAAACGCTGTTTTTCCTGTTAAAATTGTTCCAGCACAAATACCACCAACAGGGCAAACTGAAGGTGAACTTAAATCATATGTACCACCACCAGTACCACCAGTTGAAGATATCACAATATTATTTCCAACTTGACTAACAACAGTATCACCACCACCACAAATACTTTTAAATTGAAGAGTATTATTTGTAACACCACTATAAATACCAACACCCGTACCAATATTAATACCTTTAACTGTTGCACCTGACAAATAAACAAATGCTTCATCAGATGTTACACTAATAATATTTGGAGTTATTGATTGAATTGTTTTAAAATCTAAAATTTTACCCTCTTTTTTTGCAAAAACACCACCACCAATAGTAATTGTAGTTCCTGTTGTTAAACTACCAAGAATTGTATCAACAACTATATCTGAACCATTATTAGGATTAGTTCCAGTAATCCAAGAAGTTTGAATATATGGAATTGCTGGTGGATAATATGCTACACCATTTTGAAATGTTCCAATTTGTTCTGCAATATTGCCATCAATTAAAATCCAACCAAGCAAATTTCCACTACCAGTATATTCATTCCAAATCCATGACTTAACTGGTGATGCTGTCTTTACATAACCTCTTTTTAATATACCGTCACTTGGTGTACCAACATGAATTTTACCATCAGTACCTCTATAATAATAATTATATAATGAATAATAATCACCATCATAAGCATTAAGACTTACATGATTTAATGGTAATATTTGTACACCTGTTTTGCCACTAAAGAATCCAACATTTGTTGCACCCGTGACAAAATCTCCACTTGGTATTATACTATCATATTTTTTTTCAATTAAATTGATATCAGCAACACCACCATTATACCAATATTCAATACCTAATATATTTACCGTTAAGCCACTATATCTTATTGGAATTGGTAATTGTAAGTTTGCTTGTGCAACACTTATATATGCGGTATTTCCTGTACTCAAATATCTTGATTCACTTGGTTTACCAGCATTGATTTTAATATTGTCATTTAATATTATTGCCATTTTCTATATTTTTTAACTATTTCTTAATTCCATTAATAAATTTGCAGCAGTTTGATAGTTACTTACATAAACTTTATATGCTTGACCTGACCAACATATTGTTGTTACTGGCGTTACTGTTGCTGGAGAAGGAAATAAATTACCACCGGGAGTTACTGCACCACCAATAGCACCATTATTAAGATTATTAACAAACCAACATGTTTTTGTTGTTGAAACATTTGGCGTTGCAAACCATATATAATCATCAGAAGTACTATTAAAATTAATAGAAACTGTACCTAAACTATCAGCAACTATTTTATTACCTGCAATCACTAATGCACATGTTGGTGTAGGTCTATTAACACCAGTAGGAACACCACCACTTGCTACTTTACCATAAAAATATGGATAAATACCAGAAATTATTCTTTGAACTGCAGGTGCTGTAGTTCCTGCAGGTGTTGCACCTGAAAAAACACCACCTGAACTGTTATATGCTGGTGTTGCACCTGAAGTATATGCCACCCAACCAGCCAAAACATTATTAGCTCCTGCAACAATTGTATGTAACGGAGCAGCACATGAATTACTTAAGCTACTTGAAACTACTGGTGCTAATGATATACCATAATACGTATATAAATATGAAGAAGGAAGACCACTTCTAAATGGTGAAGTACCACAATATTGAGGGCAAATACTACCCCTGCTAAAAGTTGCATTACCTGTTATCGTTACCTGACAACCAACTTCATATGTTGTATCAGATGGAGAAATTGTAAATGTACTTGAAGGTGGTACTATTGTAGGATTTAATGTAGGAACTAACATTGTTTCAAGAATACATGATAATGTTTTTCCAGTAAGTACAAATCCAGCACAAATGCCACATAAACTTACTGCAGCAGGTGATTTACATATCGCTGGATATATAGGGTCACCACCAGCACCTGAAGGTAATAATTTAATTTTACCTACGCCATCATATGTTAACACATCACCAACATGTGAATCTGCATTTTCTGCGGTAACAATAAGATCAGGATGTAAAGTACCAATTGAATCATTGTGTAGTGTTAGACCGCTTGTAGTTGCAATACGAGTTTGACCAGAAAGAGTTAATGTACTACCAACTTCTTGTCTGAATTGTATGTCTTCTAAATTTGGACGTGCGAAAAATGTCATATGTTTTTAATTAAATTCTTATTATAATTTTTCGTAACTTACAAACCGTCCAGTAAGTTACCTAAACCGACCATTTCTGATCGGTTTTATTTATAATAAATACAAAAGAACTTGATTAAAAACATCATAAAATAAAAAAACCCTGTAAGAATAATTTTCTACAGGGTTATAAAAAAATTAAGGTCCGCAAATATTTGCGGACCTTAATTTATAATATATTAAATTACAAACTAAAATTTTTCTGTTTACGTGCTTTATTTCTAAGTTCACTTATCTGTCTGTATGCATTTGGATTAAACCTTTCCCTCTTAATGATGCTTACAAGATGATTAAATTCATTTTCAGTAAGAACCTGTCCAACATAACCTTCAGTCTTAAGAACATAACTCTTTGGAGCAGTCCTTGATGTAGACTGACCTTCTGTATCAAGTTCAGCATCAAACTGAAGTTCAAGAACTTCTTGAATCTTTTCATGAACGCTTGCAGTCATTCTTTCCTTTGTTTTCTTCAATGCTTTTTCAAGCAAATCAACAACGGTAGTACGATTATCCTTCTTAAGTTCTTCATATGACTGAGTAAACTCATTCACAGAAGTCTTGTGCTGCAATTCACTTATGATTGCAAGTGAGCCATAACAGTCCCTGATCATCAAATCCCATACCTGTTCAGCATATGTGAATGAAGGAAATTTGTCTATTGCAACAATTTCACCATCAATCAATACGATAATACCGATAAGATTTTTTGGACGTTCAAAATGTGCAATGAACTGTTCAAGTTTCTTGTCATACTTGTTAAAATAAACATCAAGATAGTTACCTGCACCTGAATTAGTATCTCTACCTAATTTTTCAATTGCAGGATAAATTCTTGAATATGAATTTGGCTTTCCGATTGAATCAAAAAGCATTTCACGCATTGAAACAGGAATCATTCTGAACTCCTGAGTACCACGGAAATAACCGCCCTGACTACCCTGAACACAACCTGCATCATGGTAAGTTACATTTGCCTTTGGAGAAACATAACCAGCTTTAATCATGCCGTGATTCTGGGCAACCTGCTTAGTAATAACAGCCATTTGTGTAGGAAGAATAACTTCCTTATTTTCGTTATTAGAAAAGCTGATTTGACCATATTGTGAGTTACTTGATGTCAATGATGTCAATGGATTCGCAAAACGATCATCCATTGAATATTCAACATCAGTTGTAAGGCAAACAACTTGCATATTTAATATGCTTTGTACCACAATATTACCATCTTTGTCTTTGACAGGACGGCAACCTTTTAACATTTCTGATAAATCTTTTGTATTCATGGTATAAATATTTAAGCGTTAATACTAATTTTTTTTGTTCTCTTAACAGGTGCTGCTTCAAGAGCAAGAACCTGATTTTCTAACCAACGTTTTGTGTCGATTTCAAGTAATCTTGCATTGATCTGTGTTTGAATTGCAACAGGATTGTTAATCGCCATTGTAACCACTCCAGCACCTAATGCTCTTACATTACCACCTGTTTCAGCACCAGTGATTGGTGAAATCTGGAAGATAGGTATTACACTACCAGATTCGGCTTTCCAGATTTGAATAACTTCGTTAGTCATACCATCGTAAGCATTTTCGTAACCATCAGTTATAATAAAAATTGCATCGTATGGTTTTTCTGGACGTTCTTCCTTCAAAAGTTCAATGAATGAACTTGCAAGATCACTTGCGAAACCTTTAGTATCTACTCTATTAGATTCATTTGCCGAAGCCATAAGAACCAATGAAGTAAAATCAGCGATTGCCCGTGGAGTATTCTTTGATTCTAACTTATTACCAGTCATCGACACACTGTCGTCAACTACAATACCAATATTCTGATAAAAGAAATTATTAATTTTCTTCTTTAGAGCAAGTTTTACAATTGCAGACCTAATTTCCTCAGTAAAAATAGTTTCATAACCAGTCTTGTAAAGTGCCATGAAGTCAGTTGCTTTTTCAAGTTCAACGTGTTTTTCAACGCCTAACTTTGCAGTTGACTTAGTTTGACGTACTTGCTGGTTTACAGAAGTAACTTCAACTGTTGATCTGATCATAGCCTTTGTAGCTTCTTTCTGAAGATCAGTTGACCACATAGTATGATACTGTGGGTGCTTTACAGATGAAATTAACCCAAGCAAAACTTCTTCTGGAACACTTTTAATACCCCTGATATCAACCTTTGCCTTCTGGTATTCACTCAAAAGAGGAAATTCGAAGAAATCAACATCATTATCCTTTTTAAATAAAAACAATAACAATTTGAATGCCTTTGTTGCATCACCATTAAAATATCTTACAATACATTCATTAACAATTTTAGCTTCTTTTTCGCTATAAACGTTATTGAAAAGAATAGTATTATTGATAGCAACCTGCTTTTGTGCAATTGAAAGCAATATAGAAGTTTTTTTCAAACCATATACATGCTTCAATACTTGTGCAATCTTATTACGATATTTCACTGCATAGAATTCAATATTAGGCTGACCCCAAATAAAGCCAAGCATAATTTTTCTTGATCTTTCGTTATTGATTTTCTTGTTTTTCAATTCAACGAAAAGACGAAGAACATATGGAAGACCGTTTTCAGTATAAAGATTACTTAATGCAGAAAGCACGGCTTTATCACTGATGCCATTATCATACCAGTCGATTGGGTTAACAATATTACATGCTCCGCCCTTTAAAGTCTGCTTAAATTCATTAAGCAACACTTCTGATACGAATTGACCAGTTGCTCCTTTCTGGGAAGCAATAATCAATGGAAGTTCCTTTGAAAGTTTATACAGTTTATCGATTTGAGTCTGTATAGCCTTCATCTGTTCGTCTCTGCTGTGGTAGTAAGTTGCTGAACTTTTGCTACCTGAAGCAATTGTTAAACCGTCAATTAATGACTGCTTAACTGCTGGAAGTGCCTTCTGTGTTAATACCAAATTTTCCATAGTCTCAAATTTATTAGTTAAAATTAATGTGCAATTATACGAATAATATTTTAATAAGTTACAAAATAATATAAAAAACACAAAAAAAATGGGTGAGTTAACGCATTTCTACGTTAAGTCCCCACCCATTTTCCTAAGAAAAACAAACACTTCTCATAATTGAGAAGAAGTTTAGTTGTAATTTGGTAAGTTTGTCCCGTCTCTCAATGGACGGGATTACATGTTTCAATCTACTGTATTCACAACAAGTTCTTCTTTGTAATTGTTGCTTCATAGTGGCACGCTCCGAAGAACCCGACACTTCAACACAACAATTATTTCTTTTTTTAAAAAACACTACACTTCTGCAGTGAAAAACCATTCTTAACCTGCGAATATATCAACATTCGCTCAAATGTTAGGCGGTATGCCCCGTTTTTATTTAAAAACACTGATACCAACAGCCAAAAACTTTAAACGGGTTGGGTTTAATGTGTCCGATTAGCGTTGACACGACCCATTTCCGTTTTAAAACTTAGGGAACAATTTAAAAGTATTTTTTGTTTTTGATTGCAAGTTTAGCCGACTTGTGACTTAACCGCTTGTCTAATTCTCCAATTGTGGCGGAGGATGATGGATTCGAACCACCGAAATTACTATAAACACTTTTCGTTTTCCCTTTGTATTTTTAAAGAACACTTTTAATAAAATTAAGATGGCGCAGACCTATTGTGGCTGTCTTTACTCTCTCATTGCATGAGAACCATTCAATTACGGCTGACTTAACAACTACTACCCAAGTTCTTGTTCTCAAACTGTACAGTAATCAAACAATCGCCATTTGGCATTTCGTAATCTTAATTTCAAATAACTTTGAAGAAATTCGTTGGTCTTGTTTTAGTTTTACTCTGATTTCAAGTCAAATTGTTTACTGTAAAAACCACCAGTTCTTCATTTTGTAGCGGAGGGTGGATTCGAACACACCGATCTTAACGTTATGAGCGTCACGAGTTAACCACTGCTACTACCCCGCAATGTTATGAGATTTTGTGAAAATCCCATGAAAACTATAAGGAAAATGGACAGTTTGTTTGTTATTTTTGTTTACAATGATGGGGTTTCGACACCCCGACCTTCTGCTTTAAATGCGGACGCTCTACACTGAGCTAATTATTTACTGTAATAACAAACCGTTTCCATTTCTTTGTGGGGAAGGGTGAGACTGAGTCACCATACAACTGTTTTACTGACAATTTGCTGTACCTTTTTCTGTAAACACAATCAGTTCTCCAGTAAGGAGTATTACGATTATATTTTTTGAATTTTTATTCGCATACTTCCCCATTTTAAATTTCATTTTTACAAAGAACATTTGTCCTAAGACGATGCAAACATAATACACATTTTTTTAATGTGCAAGTATTTTCCAAAATATTTTTAAAAAAAATTTATTTCCGTGCAATCGTATTCGGATTAATAAATACACAATTTTTTTAAAAAAGTTACAAATTAATGAAAATATTTTATTTTTTCTTCATTAAATTTTGATGAATTTCTGCTAATTTTAATCTTTCATGCATCGTCATATGCTCAGTAGATGGTTCATCAGGATTTTTCATATTTTTTTCTGCTTCTTCAATTTCTTCTCTACTTAAAATAATTTTTTCTTTTGGGGGTGAATATGATCGATTATTTTTATTTATTTCGTCATATTTTTGTACAATTCCTTCAGCAATTATTTCCTTTGGCAATGAAATATCTTCCAATTTTATTTCAATTTCATTCGTTTTTACAGTTTCAGTCTTTCCACTCCAATCCAATAAATCATCTTTTTTTGGTGGATTTGTAATATTATTTACACCCTCATTTACAGCATCAGTTACAGCATCATTTTCATCTATTTCAATTAATCCATCATCATTTTCAGTTTCATTTAATGCTTCTTTGGCAATATCATATATTTGTTTTATTTCATTTATAGATTGATCAGTTCTGGTTGTTTCAATATGCATATTTATAATTTCAGCATCTTTTTTTTCAGTAATTTTTTCAAATTGTTTTAAATCAACAGGGTCATCATTAATTGTTGGGTCATTTACCATTTCAGTTAAACTTATCACACGCTTATTTATTGCAGCATGCATATCAATATCAGATGACTTTTTTATTATTTCATTTGCAGTATTGTTTATTTCATTAACATCTTCGGAATCATGATGCTTCAGTATTGTTCTTACAGGATATCTTTTATCTTCAATTATAATTTGCATTGTATCATTATTAAAAATACAGTCAGTAAATGTTTGTCCATCTTGTGCGAATCTTGCTTTAATAATACGTATACTTGCAAGATTTGCTTCTTTTTGATCTGCAGTCTTTGCAACACTCATAAAAAAATGTGCTTTTTGTACTCTTTTAATGCTTCCACCAGATTGATATGCTTCCACATATTCCGCATTAAAACCACTACGATTGGTTTGTATTGCTGTCCATGCAGGTATATCAAAATCAGCAGCCAATGCTTCAAAAGATTTTATTATTACAAGTTCAGCTTCGTTTCTGTCTGGTGTTTTTTTATGTGATTCAAGACAATCCAAATAATCAAGAACTAATATATCAAATTTATATCCATACTTTTTTTGATGTCTAAGCATCCAAGAACGAATATCCATCATTGTGGTATTCTCCTGACTAAATCTTTTTATAATAAGGTTACCCTTACCTACCATTTCACTGGCTTTCTTATATGTAAGTTGTTTTACCAATTCACAATTTTCGTCAGTTTTACTTAATGCTATATTTGACCATATAGTAAAATGTTTACGTTGAATCTGTTCTTTAGTATCTTCAAATATTATCTGGCAAACATTTTTACATTCATCATATGCAGTATTTGCAATCTTGGTTAAAAGAGTTGTATTATGTGTTAAAATATAATCATCGATAACATATAAATGATTTTTATTTTCAACATATATACATTGTGCTTCTTCTTCATGAGAATATGAAATATTTGATATATATTTATTGAATTTATATTTATCTCTATATACAACACGATCTTGCTTTCTTTTTAAAAAAAATGGTTTTATTTCATCATTTAAAAATGATATTGTTAAAATATAAGATTTTTGTCCAATTTTAATTTCATTCTTATATTTATATTTTGGTAATTTTTCACACATACGACAAAATCCACCTAATGATAACACTAATTCTCTAACATCATATACTAAATCTTTTGATGCCGTGGTAAATTGTATTCTTCCAGATTTTGAAGTGTATCCATCAGTATCCATCAATCCTTGTAACAACGATATTCTATCCTCAATTGATGAATATAAATATTCTTTTGGAATAAATTTTTTGTTAGAAGTAACATTAAGTTTCAAATCTTTAATTAATTCATATAATTTATTTTTTTTACCTTTTTTGCCAGTTATCGAATAGGATATAGTCTTAGAAATTTGTTTTAATGATAAATCTTCATATTGATCATTAATGATATTATTAATACGATTAATAATATCATCATCAATTGATGTAAATCTTATTGAAGATTGAGTTAAACCACCATCACCAATTAATGCACCTAATAAATATGAGTTTATTAATAATTCTTTTTTATTAAATTCTACGGCTTTAACAATTGGTATTCTATAATTTAATTTTTTATGATTTTTATTATAAATCACATAATTTTTAATTAATTCTTTTGTTGTAATTGGATTATATGAAAAATCGGGTGTTTTTATATGTTTTGGTTTACCATCAATATAATGTGTAGTATTTGCAGTACGTTGATTTAAAGAATTGACTGACCATATGTGTTCTTCATCACAATATGCTGTCGTTTGGTCGTTAAATTCTATTTTATATATTGGTCTCTTGCCTTGTGGATAAACGCCCAATACTTTTGTTGGTCTACCATCACTGCCTACAACCAAATCATTTAATTTAACATCACCCATTTTAATCCAACCTTCAGGAGTTAATAAATTAGCTGATAACGGTAAGCTCTTACCAACACCTGAAGGAGTTAATATAACACCAATTTCACCTTTTCCTAAACCACCACCTGTAAGAGTATCAATTACACCAACGCCAGTAGCTATTGTTTGACGAAACTCTTTTCTTAATGCATGATCAATATTATCAAATACACTTATGCCATAATCTTCTTCATCGCCAATATGTTGAATTTTATGAAATTTTTCTTCAATTGAAGCAATTGTAGTTTTTTTTCTAATATCACCATTTTTTGTCGATGTAATAATAAACTCTCCAGTCTTTCGATACTCCTGTTGTTTAATAAAATTGGTTGTTTCAGTTCTAATTACATCGCCATCATGCAATATTTGTTTATTAAGAACTCTTTCATTCCACATTTCGATTCGCTTAATTACAGCAAATAAAGATTCTTCCTCAATAATATTATTGGGAGTTTTATAAGTATTAATTGCCTGTAATATGCTTTGATTCTGAAGATTTGGAACTTTTCCGTGTGCTTTATAGAATTCAAGTATTATAATAAAAAGTCTTTTAAGATTTGGGTCATCAAAATATTCAACTGCTAAATTTGGAATTGTTTTTTCTGCAAATTCTGGTTCGACCAGTAATTGCCACATCAAACGTTGTTGAAATTCGGGACCTAAGTATGCAGTTAGTGTATATTCAGTATTTTCAGCCATTTAAATTTGTTTATTAAAAGAAAGCAGTTGTTGGAGTAGAAACACAATATTAACCAAGTATGAGTACACAAACAAAGATACTTCCAACAACTGCCCAAGTAATTTTAGACTTAATTACGTCTAATTCGTCTCAGCATTTCCTCTCTTTTAGCAGGAGAAAGTTCTCTGATTTGGTTGATCGATAATCCTTTAATATTGATTAGGTCATAATCGTCCCACATGTTTTTAACATCCGTATGCAAGATTTTTGCCCAGATATTGTCTGCAATATTCGATACTTCATCAACTATTTCGGTTGACCAACGTGCTATTGGATTAAAACCGTCAACATAAAAAGTTCTTTCAACAATAGGTTTATTGTTAATATAAAAGCCAATCTTACACTCAACGCCTCTGATTGTTTTTTCCTCAATCTGTTGAACGATTGGTTGCGGACTATAATACATTCCATCTCTTTGTTCTTTTGGATAAGCATTTACCATAGTTTGATAATACCCAAATAAACCATATGCTTTGGTTTTACTTATATTAAATGATGTATTATAATTTCTTCTGGAAAGTGTTTTTTGCAAACGAGTGATTGTACGTGGTAAAATATCCCTAATATCAATTGAATATCTTGTGAAGGGATTAAATTGATCTGCATCAAATATTTTTTCGCACAATAAAACATTTTCCTGATACAGTGAAAATCTAAACATATTACTGCGTTCTTTTTCGTTCATTTTTATAATTTTTAAATTGTTAATAAACCAATACAAATATATATACTATCCACCGTAAGTGGAAGACTTTTTATAAACTTTTCCTTTTGTTTTTACGATACTCTGTAAGTAGCTCTCTTTCTGCTGAAACAACAGTATAAAATGGTTCAATATAATTAACATATGTGCTACCATATACTGTTAAAAATTCATCTTCTGTCATCATTGGTAGTAAATTTCTACTACCTCTGTCACCCATAGTTAAAGATGCATCTAAATCTTTTAATGCTTCTCTTGCCTGATCAGTAAGCAATGGTTGTCTTAAATTAACCAATTGAAAATTCATTTTTAATCTATCAATATTATTTAATAAATTTTCAAGTGCTTTTAATGGTTTCTTTTTATTTAAAACTCTTTCTTTATTTATTTCATCAGCTTTCTTACAAATTTCCCTTACTGTCATGTGTTTATATTTCAGTTCAGGAAAATGTTTCAAAAGAGTATCTTCTCCCATGCCTTCAATGCCTTTAACATTATCTGATGTATCACCACAAATTATTTTTAATATCAATGCATTTGAATAATAATGATTAAAATGCATCATATAATTTGTACTATTTACTGGCACTGAAATGTTTGGAAATAATATTGTAATATTTAAATCCAACAATTGTGCAAAGTCTCTATCATTTGAGTATAAAAGAATTTCTTCAATATTATTATGATCAATACAATATGCTGCAATTAAATCATCTGCTTCAACATCATCAATCTCAATTTGCCTTAAAAATAATTCTTCCGCATATGCTTGTATTCTCAATCTTTGTTTTAAAATTGATTGTTCTTTTTCTCTTTCTTTACGAATTTCAGCAGCAGTTAATTCAATTCTTCTATACCATTCCTTAGTTTTGCGATTAGCTTTATATTCTTTATCAATACGATGACGTTGAATACCACCACCTTCACCATCCCAAACAAGAACTACTTTATTAATCATATGCTCTTTAATCACTTTACGAACGGTTGTCAGAAATTGATACAAACCCCCAATATGTCCAAATTTTGGAGTATATGTATCTTTTGCTCCATGATAAGAACGTTGTAAAAGATATGATGCATCAACTAATAGAGTACGAATTTTCATTCTTCTGGTTGTGTTTCACTTCTTTCAACTATTTCATCTTCAAATGAAATTTTACCGTTAGCATCGATATTTTTTGTCGATAATGTAACTTCATCAGCATTAATAGTATCATCTTCAAATAAATTGCGAAAATACAATATATTTTTCTTTTTGAATGCATCTACATCGTCAGGAGAAACAAAGCCAAGCGGTGTTGAAATAATTGTACCTTGCATTGATATGCCACCAAGAGGACCGTCCACATGGTTTTTTGCAACACTAATTTTGGTTTCAATACCATAACTAACAGTACGTTTTTTGCTGTCAGCAGTTGCAGCTTTTGTTCCATGTGTTACAATACCGCCAAAATGATAAATAAGTCTTGCACCAAGATTCCATGTTTCACCACCTTTATGTTTAACAACACCTTTATTCATATTGTCAATCCAAATTTTCTGGGTTGCAACAACAGTATTAGTATATGGTCTATTGATTTTTCTACTACTTGGAATAGTATTATTAAGTAAATACATAAATGCTTTTTCATATGCACCCGCATTCCACATATTATTATTTGCTTCATCTTTTTCAGCAGCATTAATTGTTTTAATACAATTCAAAGTACCTATTGAATCGATTGCAAATAATAAATCGTATGGTAAATCACCATTTGCTTGCATATCAAGAAAATAATAAAAACATTTTGCAAGGTCTTCAATTGCAGCTTCTTTTCTGTCTTTGTCTTGTACAATACCAAAATTTTTAAGAAGATAATCATTATCAATTCTAATATAATTATCAAAATCAAATCCCAATTCAGTTAATCTGTAACTACCTTTTCCCATATTGTTTTCAGTATCAATAAGAATTGGTAAAATACCCATTTTTTGTGATGTTACAAGTACTTCACAAATAGCAGTTGATTTACCAGTATTGGTATGTCCACGAACTTGATTAACATAACCCTTAGCAAAACCGGGTAAACCACATGCCTTTTTAAATCCATCTGACATTTGTATCCAAATTAATGGTTTGTCTGGTACATCATCTACCTTTGCTTTTTTCTTAAAATTATCGAGCGAAAAAGTTTTTTTAGCAACAGGTTTTCTCATTTTATTATTAGCGGGAACGTTTTCTTCGTCTATGTGTAATAATTCTTTTGACATGTTAATTATTTTTAATAAATCAATTTTAATTTTTCAATAAATTCTAAATGTTTTCTTTTTGTGTCTAACACTTCACCATTTTTTGTTTCAAAAATTAAAGAATTTTCATTTAATATTAAATATCGATGAATAAATCGATGAAAATTTTTATCTAATATAATTACATCTTCAATTAAAGAATAATTCCAGTGATGCGCATTTTTGTCTGAAGGTAATTTTAAGTCACGTGAAAGATTTTTATATTTACCATTTTTATATATTTTTAATTTGTTTTGTTCAAATTGTAATTCTTTATAGTTTAGACGATAATATTTTTCTTGACTTCTTAATCTTTCTTTTTCACAAAATTCTTTAGAATTTTTTCGTAATGTTTTTTCTCGTATATTTGCTACTTCTTTACAACATTCTTTACACTTATTTAAATGTCCATCCCGCATTTGGGGATGGACATAAAAATCATTCAATTCTTTATCGTTTCCACATCTAATACATCTTTTTTTCATTTTTTACGATAACTAATTGATAGTTAATCAGATCAAAAGGGAAGATCATCATATTCATTACCGCCACTACTACTACCTTCATTTTCTGGTGCTGTTTCAGCAGCAGGTGCAGATGCTTGAGCAGGTGCAGATTTTAATGCTGATTCGCCAACGTTTACTGCATCATCAGTATATGTACCAACCTTATCAGGGGTAATATTACTAATTGTAACACGTGGATATTCTTCATCAATCAAATCTGATGCCTGTTCAAATGCTGCATCTTCATCTGCGTCAAGATTACGGTTACGAGTATTAGCTGCTTCTTCCAAATCAGGACGACCCGGGAACACCCAATGTTTGTTGTTTGCATCAGTATCATCCCAATAAGGATTAGTACCATTTGCCACAGCTTCAAGAAATTCATAAGGTGGCATACCCGGTGCTTGTTTTGGCTTAAATACTTCTCTCCAATTGATATTATCTTCAAGCCACTGTTGCATAACGAGAGCGTCAGCATGAAGCGGTGACTTGCCACGGAAAGTAATTGCAGATATCTGTTTGTATACATGACCATTAAATTCACTATCAGACATAGTAATACTTAAATCAGTTCCGATTTTAATGTCTGAAAAATCTGCCTGATTAATCTCCATATATTCTTTCAATATAGGAAGTAACTTATCAAGAGTACCTTGATTTTTAAAGTTGTGCTTAAATCTCCAGAATTTAACACCGTCTTTTTCAGCACCTTTGTCAATTCCACGAACTATGTAGAATTTTTTTGCTTCCCACTTATTAGCTTCTGTAAAGATTGCTCTATTTTTTTCGTAGATTACTAATTCATCTGCATTTAGAGTTTCTTTCTTTCTACCTTTTAATGAAGGATTCTGCTGTGCAAGCATTTTCTTTGCTTTGTCACATAATGGACATGGAGCAGGAATCATGATAGGTTGACCATTTGTATCAAAACATGGTTTATCATTTGCCATTTTTTGAACCTTTTGATCATTGTGGGCAGGACAATAGATAACTGTGCCGTGTTTTTTCTTTCCCCCTGATGCATTTGTTGGAGCAACATGGAAGAATGCTTCTTCAATGTGTTTCTTGTTTGGTTTTGGAGGGAGAATTCTGAAAATCTCTTTGTTTTTACGAGGAACGAAATACTTCGCTAAGATTTCCTCACTTGTTCTACGCTTTTTTTGATTTTGTTTGTTCTGATAATCAGAAAACATTTCTTTCAATTTTGACAAATCGCCACCTTGTGGGTTTGTCACACTTTCATTTTGTGCCATTTTAATAAAATTTTACAGTAAAGTTATTTTTCAATTATAAAAATTGTGCTACAAATATAGCCTTCATTTTCTATAAATACAAGACTTTTTTTATTTAGACTAAATAAAAATAAAATTTTTTATCTTTTTTTATAAAATTTTACGCTTTTAAATTACCGTCAGAAACAACAGTAAATGAAAGTGTTTGTTTGTTTTCGTAATATGAACCATTTTTCAATCTAATCTGCAAATAATAATCTTGCGGAATCAACCATGATGTGTCAAGATTAAACTCATATCCTTTATTTGTTCTATTCACTGATGTAAATGGTATTAGATCAAGCTCATATTTTTTTCCTATCGTTGTAAATAATCTATATTCAATATCCAAAGGTAAAAAATTATTTTGATTTGCATAGAGTTCTTTAATAGTTAATTTAATTTTTCTTACTGTACCTACTCTAACATTCTCTTTTTCATTAATTCCCCAAAAATAGAAATAATAATTATCAAAATTCATCTGATTTGATTGATCAAATGTATAATACTTATCTTGTGATATAAGATAAAACTCACCTTCAAAAGTAGTTGTTCTACTATTAACAGTTAATGTCCACACATCCTTGAATAAAACAGCATCTGGGTAAGTATTAGAATCAACATTTAATGTAATCTTATATACACCTTTACTTACATTAATTATTGAACTACCAGTAAGTGTTGCAACAAGATTATCTTCATAATCAAATATTTGTACCTGATTTACAGTAACATTTTGTTGAAAATTACCAATATTAACATATAAAAACAAATCATTATCTTTGTCGAGATAAAAATAATTTCTATCATCTTGAATTATATCATCAATTGTTGTTTCAATATATGGTTCATAATAAGTATTTGTATGTTTTGCATGAAATGCAACTGCCTGTCTAAAGTTAGTTTCAAGTACTTCAAAACTATCTGGAAATTTAATACCAAGACCATATGAACTACCAGTAAATGTGGTTGTACCAGTATAACCTGTACCAAATATTCTCTGATTTATATAATCTGTAATATCAATTTCAATATCTTCATCACCTTTTTCAAAATGTTCAGTTCCTATTATTTGAGTTACACCACTAATATAAGCACCTTGTACAGTCCAGCCACTTGTTGTTGTTCTGGCTGACCAATTAGATGCCTGTGGTATTAAAACAGGGTCTACAACATCCACAAATTGAAAATTGGGGTCGTTATATTCAAACTCATAACCACTACCTTCGTCCCAACTTTGATTAATATTAAATAATTCAAGATCAAAACTACTTGCCCTATCAATATTTAAGCTATATGATTTTTTTCCAACATATTGTTGTGCATATCTAATTGTATTAGTCATATGTAATACATGCTTAACAATTCTACTTGGATTTATTGACCCATCAGCAATTTTAACACGTATATCATCAAAATCTACATCAAAGATAAATCTACTTACCTGTGTATTCAATGTACCATATGATACTTCTGTTACAGGATTTTGTGAATTGTTGCTTAGATTATTACCTATCAACGTATTATTTTTCAAGAAATATGATCTAAAGATTGACATGTTCTTTTTCTATATAAATACCTCACAAACAAAAAAGACTACACTTCGTAGTCTTTTTATTATTGATATTTACAATTATTATAATATCTTTTTCAAATTATTGTTCATTAGTATCTGTACCGCTTCTTTTTTAGTCATTCCAGTTGGGACTTTTCTATTACTTAATGTTATTTTAGCAATTTTAATCTGTTCTTCAGTAATTAAATTATTAATTTTATCGTTTTCTGATTCATTTAATTTCTTCATGAATTGTAAATCTCTTGTTGCTATTTCTTTTTCACCACTTTGACCCCTTAATGTCACACCACCTTTTACTTTATCTTTTACAACAAATTCATTACCATCTTCATCAGCATATCTGTCACCAATATTTCCATTATATTCTTCAAAACCTTGTTCTTCATCAACTTCTTCAGGTTTTTCTTGTGATGTTTTTAGAGAACTGATATCTTGATCTGGATTAGTCATGTCAGATGTTTCTTTATCACTTTCTGGTTCATCACCCACATTATGTGGTTTGAAACCAAGCAAAATGTCTTCCATATTCTTATCATCACCTTCTTCACCACCAGTCATTGCATCATTTGCTGCATTTGCTTGTGCCAGCAATTCAGGATTTTGGTCAGCTTCGCCATAATAAAGTTCATCTTCAGTTAAGTGGTCTAAAGTAATTTCCAATGCAATCATTGGGTCATTAGTATGTTCCATTTCAACTCTCATACCCTTTAATATCTGATCTGGACTGAATTCAAGTAGTGATTTTCCTTCACCCTTGCCACCGGGTATCATTTCACCAGCTTCTTCTTTATCTTGTGCAATCTGTTCAATTTCATCACTTTCTGGTTCGTGTGACATACCACCCATTTGTGAAATATATGGGTCTAAACCATGAACAGGTTTATCAGAAATATATGGGTCTAAACCATGAACAGGTTTATCATCACCTTCAGGTTCATTATCCATTGATTGATGTGATATTTGATCTTCACCATTATCCATTTCATCACCTTGAAGACCTTGACGTTCAGTATCAATAAAATCAGTATTTGCTACTTCATCATCACCAGTTTCTGGTTCTTCATTTTTTTCATCCATATGAAAATCACTACCCACTTCAACTTTATCCTTATCATCATAAGCACCGCTTATATCATGTTTTGCCATTCTTGCTGCTCTTTTGTCAGTTGGAATTTCTAAATCAGGTATTTCTTCATATTCATCATCTTCATTTTCACTTAATTTAACAGAAGTTGTTGGTTTTTTTCTTTTCTTTGGATAATGTTCTTTTGGTTTAAATTTCTTACCCATTGGAATTGGATAATCGCCTAACTTTATTTCATCATCTTCATTCATTGTGCTGTAATTACCAATTTCGCCAGCAGCTTGCATTCTCTGGATTTCTGCATTTATCTCTGCAGCACTTGGAGCATATTCACTTTTACCTACTTTACGTGTTAAATTATGATATGCCTGATGAAATATCTTTTTCTTTTCAGGTGACAAAGCATCAACGGGTGATTTTGTGCTTACAGGAAAACTTGGTTTTGGTTCACCAATTACTTCTTCGGCAACAGTAGTCGGACCAACCATTGGTTGCATTTTTAATTTCATGGCAGGTTTATCATATTCATTTACTGGAGCAAATTTTTGTAATTCAGGTGCTTTAGTCCTAATTACAGGATTTGTTGGCTTTTCATCACCATATGCCTTATTTGTTTGCATTCTTTCAGGAGTGCCACCAAAAGGATATGAATCAATTTTTTTAATAGCATCTTCATATAAACTATCTATTGGTTCACTTTCTTCAACATCAATATATTGATCAATTACATCAAATAATTCGCTGCCATGTTGTGCATTGAATTGTTGTAATCCTTTTTCATCCATTTCAACTGATTCATCATCTGTTGCTGAATCAAATGTAAAACTTGTCATTATAACGCCATTTACATTATATACGCCTTCCTGATCTCCGCTATTTGCATTTACTTTAAAAGTAAATGTTATATTATTACCTTGTTTATCAGTACAAACTAATTCAACAAAACTTATTTCACCTTTCGCTTGACTATTGCTACGTTCAATATTAAGTGCACCACTTTTAAGTTGATTAAATGATACGTCAAGAACTGCTTGAGGATTAAAACTCTGTCCAAAATCTTCATTCAATTGAACTTTATTAACTCTCTGAAATATTTCAGTGAATCTCTCTTTACTACCAATTGGTTTAAATACTTTCATGTCTTATATTATTATTCAAAAATTATTGGATATTTTGTGCCAAATTCTCTCATAAATACACCAGCAAGAGCATTTGCTTCATTTTCATGCTCACTGCCAGTATCGTTAGAATCTGGATTTAATATGCCTTTTAGACGTTGCATATGATGTATTAGTTCATGTGCCAATGTTCTTAGTACGTCTGCCAAGTTTCTGTTTATTGCAACTACCCTTAATTCATTTGTTTCTGGTGTGTACTTACCAAAAGAATGCATACCTTGTGCTTCTTTTTCATCATAAGATATCACAATCTTTGGCATTTTGTCACCAAAACCAAGTTTTTCTTTTAAAAATTCAATAAATTTTTCGATAATCTCATTTTTCTTCTCAACTGGAAGAACTTGTTCATTAAGATTATTAACTCTCTTCATCATTTCAAAGAGACGTTCTGGAGTACCATATGCATTAAAAACTTTCACTTTAAACTTGTTTCAACTGAGGATATTTATCTTCCAGTGCTGATGTTATAATATCAACGGCAACTGATTGTTCATAATATTTTAATTTCCATAATAATTCAGCGATAAATGCTCTCAATTCTTTATTTGTGGGTGGTGTTTTAAATGACCAATCACTATCAAATTCTTGTTTTTCATCCATCCATTCTTTAAGGTTAATTTTATTTACCTTTTCAAATGTTTCAAACAACTTTCTTTTATCACTATTTGCCATATTATTTTATATCTCATTAAAACTATTTTGTACATCAATCTTAGACTTCTGTGGTAAATCATCAAAATCCGCAACAAACGTACCGTCTGGCAATTCATTAATGCCCTTTTCATTTTCTTTTGATCTTTGTTCATTAAACCAATTACCTGACCAAAAATCATTTAAATTAAAATAATACGGATAACTTACATTTTTTTTACTCATAAGTTTTTCAGTATTAGTCGGTTCACGGACTTCTTCAACCTCATTACTTAATGTTGCAAATTTATTATCCAAACCTTTCACAGTACTATCCAGACTTTCTAATTTGTCATGAATGCTTTTCATTGCTTCGATATTACTTTTAATAATATCGTTTTGTATAGTATTAACTTCTTGTGCTGGGTCAGGAATACCCATAGGGTCTGCTGCTTGAGGACCGCCAATCAATGTGTCGGCATTCATATCACCAAGTTGCTCACCACCACCTGTTTTATCAAATGCTGGTACTGGAGCATCAATAGGTGCGTTTGTATTTTGTGGTTCATCGTTCGATGGCGCAGGAGGTTCTTGTCCTTCTGGTTTAGGAACATCTTCTTGATCACCAGCTTCCATAGTTAATCCCTGACTGGTAGGAACAGGTTGACCGTCCCTTGTCATATAATTGCTATCTGGAACGGAATCAAATTCCTCATTATCACCAACCAACGGACGATATTTAGGAGATTCGTTGATCTTATAACCAACACGAAATTTAATCTTTCTTAGATGTTCCGCTAAAAGATTATCATTTTTTTCATTTTTCATTGTCGAATGAATATTAATATCTTTCTCTCAATAATTGTTTGCCGTCTTTTGTAACGAAAACCTTATCTACTCTTTCAATTAAGCCTTCACGTTCATCGAGAACAACTTTTTTTGAATTTTCGATCTTTGCCTTTTCTACTAATTCTTCTTCAGTTTCAGGAGTTTTGACAAAATTATCAAGTGCTTTTTCTACTTTATTTTCCATAGTACTTATAATTATTTCATATAAATACTATGTTGTATTCAATTTGACAAGATAACTATTAGATATCTTTTAAGGTGAGCAAAATTTGGAAGTATTTTATAATATGATAGATATGTATTGCCATCCAAATCATCAATACATTTTTTTGTTCTTTCAGTAATTTTAATTATGATTTCTTTAACATCAAACTTAAAAAAGTCATACATTTTTAAATTAATACCAGTAATTTTATTTTCATAAAGAAGATATATCATTTCATTTTTAAAATTATATAAAAAATCAATTTCTTTTGGTAACACATCCATTAATCCTTGAATATCAACTATTTGAAAAAATACAGGGTCTAAATTAATATAAGTATATTTGGGTTGAAAATAAAATTGTGGAACTAAACTAACAAATTTATCAACACCCTTAACATGTGATGGCTTACTTTCTTCAAAACTACATTCCCAATATAATTCATTAAAAATGATTTTCTTTTTTAAAATGTCAGCATTTTGAATTATTGAATTGTTTGGATTACATACCTTCATAAATGACCAACCAACGTATAATGTTGGTAATGATTTGTCTACTTTATCATACTCAGTTGGCGTATTAATATAATTTACATAATCTACTTTAGTATGATTTACCAATTCTTTTTCATAAATAATATTAGCGAGTTTCATATTTTAATTTATTTATATACTTTAAAACACCGTCTTCCAATTCATGAAATGGTTTATTATAACCAACACTTCTTAACTTAATAATCTTTGCCTCAGTAAAATATTGATATTTATTTCTTATTTTAATTGGAGTGTCAATATATGTAAATTTTTCGGGTTTTCCAAGACATTTAAAAACTGCTTTTGCCACATCATTAAATGAACGTGCTTTTCCTGTACCAACATTATATAAACCAGATATTGGTTTTTCATTACCCATAAATAAACAAACATCTACAATATCGTCAACATAAATAAAATCTCGTAATTGTTCACCATCTGCATAATCTGGACGATGTGATTTAAACAATTTTACCTGATCTTCAGTAGTTACTTGATTATAAAAATGAAATATTGTTGATGCCATGTTGCCTTTATGTGCTTCACCATAACCATAAACATTAAAGAATTTTAATCCATACCAATATGACGGTTGTTCTTCTTGCATTTCTGCCCATATATCAATTTGTTGCTTTGACCAGCCATATGGATTAAGTGGATTAAGATTTAAAATATCCATTTCATCATCAAAACCTTGCTCACCATTACCATATGTTGCTGCAGAACTTGCATAAACTAACGGAATTTTATAATTAACGCACAAACACCAAATAAATATTGTGGATTCTACATTAAACCTATCAAATATTTCACTATTCATTTCAGTAGTATCAGTATTTGCGCCAAGATGATATATAATATCAATTTCTCTGGCATGCGTCATAAGCCAGCCATATATTGAATCTAACGATTCGTTTCGAGTATCAAGAACTACAATACCAATATTACCTTGTCGTTGTAATTCTTTGACAAGATTTTGTCCAATAAACCCTTCACCACCAGTTACTACTATCATAAATTCTTTATTTTTTCAATAACATTTGTTGTTGATCTGTTATCTACTTCGTAATATACCACTCCATATTTCGAATTCTCATAACCAATTACTTCCCTGTTTTTATATTGATCACCAACAATCATATAATCAATATTCAATATTTTAATCAAGTTTCTTAATTCATCATCTGTGCTAAATATAAATACTTTGTCAACCATTCTCAAATTACGCATTATTGTTAACCTTGTGTTAAGGTCATTAATTGGTCGTTTATTTCCTTTTAATTGCTTAACCCTTTCATCTGTATCAAGTCCAACAAATAACTTATTAAATGGCTTAAATCCTACAATATCGTGGTGTGTTTTAAGACCATCATTATAATTCTTCGCATACCACAATAAATCAATGTGCCCTGTGTGTAATATGTCAAAACATCCATTTGTCCAGATATTCATTTTAAATTTCTTCTATTCTCTTACTCTTATCATCGATCAGCAAATCATATGCAGGTTTCTGTCTCATAACTACATCATGAAATTTACAACCCCAATCAGTGAGTTGCATTGCTGTCAATTCAGTCCAGTTTCTACCTGTATTCTGACCTCTGGCTGACCAATAAATAATTATGTTTCCTTCGTCATAAAGTTTATTGATCTTTGCAATAGCAGCATGATCTGGTTTTGAATTATCATAACCACCTTCAGTATGACAGATTGTTCCGTCAATATCACAATATATCAGCATTATTCTAATCTCCTTTCTCTATTCTTATTGAGTCTTCTGGAAAATCAGTTGTTGAAACTTCAACAATAATTGAATTTGATAAAGCCATTAACTGATGTTCCATATTCGGTTTAATTTCAATCTTATCACCTGCCTTGAATTTAAAGTAATCGAAAATTTCATTATCTTCGGTATTCAGCACACATTCAAAACTACCCCACATACAAAACCATAGTTCTTGCTTTAATATGTGTTTATGCCAGCTAAACTTCTTTCCCTTAAAAAAAACCAAGTATTTCAAACAATACTTATCGTTATTAACTAAATGTATTTCCAATCCCCACCCCTTTTTAACTATTTTAGAGTTTGAACATAATCCGATAAAAACCAGAGTCCAAAACTCTCTATTATAGTTGGTGATATTGTGGCATCTTCTACATAAGGTTATTAAATTATTTTCGTCCTTATTTTTCTTATTATAATCAATATGATGCACATGTAAATCTTCAGTCGCACCACATAGTTGACAACAATTGTTATCTCTTTTTTTAATTTTATTTTTTAATTTCTTATTAAATCCAAACGAATATTTATGATCCCCATTAATATTAGTAGTAAATTCTTTATTGTTACCATTATTCCTCGAACAATCCAATGAACAAAACACTCTTTCCTGTCCTTTATGTAGATTTCTTCTTGTGTATTCGAATTTCTCACCACAATCCTCACAAATTCTATTTTCTTTATCGCCAATCCACGCAGGATTATTTTCATTTAACCTCTGTTGACTCATATATATGCTTAAACATTCTCTGGAACACACAATTCTTTCACCATAATGTTTAAACTCTTTACCACAAACCAAACAATTCGATGTTGTTCGTGAATCACCCTTCTCTATTGCTTCTAACTGACATTTCTTTGAGCAATATTGTCTGTCTTTTTCCCAAGTCGGTACATTAAATTCTTTTTGACATTTTTTACAAACCAACGTTAATTTACGATTTTCATTGGTTTGTTTTTTATTTTGAATTCGTTTACATGTATAACAAATATCAGTGTTCACATATCTCTTATCAACATGTCCGTGTTTACAAGGTTCGCCAGTAAAATACCATTTTTGACCAATTTTTTTTGCTTCTTCCCTTGTAATTATTTTCATTTTATTGTATTTTATTTAAATCAATAGTAACTACCCCCTTTTGTGTAACTACCCATGAAGCACATTTATTTGCAAAATCTATCGCTTTTTCCATGTTTTTATTTTCCAAATACTTTGCCACCAGTGCAGCCATAAAAGTATCGCCAGCACCACTTAAATCTCTTACTGGATGATCTTCATTAATTGAAATTAGATGCTGTACAATTTTTTTCTTCAAATTTGAATACATTGCACCTTTATCACCAAGAGTAATAATTACATTATTTTCAAACATATGATCTAACCATGCTTGGTTTCTCTGATATTCTTTGTTATTTACTTTGATACAAAATATATTACTACACCAAATACTAATTTCTTTTTTAGTGTCCATAAATACATGATTGTGATTTTCTGTTAAATATTCAATATCGTCTATGTCAAGAAATCCTTTATTATAATCACTAACCACAATTGCATCGTATTTTTTAAAATCAATATCTGCCAGTCGTTCTACAGTAACTTCATCAACTTCATCGTTTTCATCAACCCTGAGTAACATTTGATTGCTGGTTTCATCAACATAACGAGTTTTAGTTATACCACTATCAGTAATAATATCACATTCAACACCCAACGCTAATAAATTAGCATATACATTCATTGCCATACCGCTATTATGATTCTTTTTTGTTGGCTTAAATATAGGAACTGGTGCTTCAGGACTCAGCCTATCACACTTACCGTATTGAAATACATCTTTACAACCATCACCAATTACTAATACTTTTTTCATAATTAAAATTCTTCTCTTAATATCGACATTATTATTGAATTAACCCAAACACCATTCTTTTGTACTTCTTCTCTTTTAATTCCTTCTATTATAAATCCAATTTTTTTATATAATGAAATTGCTCTTATATTTGTTTCCAATACTTCTAATGATATTTTATGTAAATTTAATTTATTAAACAAAATTGGTATAAATATACAATAGCTTGCATATGCAATTCCCATACCTCTATAATCCTTATGTAAATCAGCACCAATGTAAATATTTTTGTTTTTAATTGAATAATTGCTTGTTCTAAAGTATCCTACATTTTCTCCTAAAAATTTAATCATCCAGAACATCGGCTTAGTCTTATTAAACCAATCAATTGTTTGTTTAAGCGTATATTTGTCTGAATCATGTAAATATTCTTCACAACATTCATTTCTAACTTCATTTAAAAAAGATAAATCATCAAATTTTATTTCATTAATTTCAATCATTTACATACATTTTGAATTGGTGTAAATATTTTTGTTTTATTTTTAACATTTGTAGAAGTAAAATCAGTAATATATCCATTAGCATAATAATCAACTATATATTCTATTGAATAATCTTCAATAAAAATTTCATTCTCAATAAAATATCTTGAAAATGCTCTTTGATAATTTGTACCTCTAAAAATAAGATCGGGATATTTTTTACCATAAGTATCAAACCATTCTGAATATTTTATATTAGTTATAAGATTTCTAATTGTATTCTTTGAAATGATACCATTAGATATTTGGCAATGTTTTAAATCATTTTCTCCACCAACTTTTGAACATAAAAAAGTGCCTTCTTTATATATTTGAATTAATTTCATGTCAAAATTATCAATTGCTGGAACATAATCATCTTCAATAAAAATAAAATAATCAAAATCGTTTAAAAATAAATTTGCTGCTTTCAGCCATTGCCCATATGATTGATATTTGTTTTCACAATCAACTATTTTAATTTTATCATTTAAATTAATATCATCATAATATGAATTTACCACATTAGATTTTGGTTTCATTATTGTTATTTGTACTATTGAATTTAAGGTGTTATTCAATATTTTAATATGATTTCTTAAAACTTGTTCATAATATGTTACATTACAAACTGGTTTCACTCTAATTCCATTCCATGTGGCAATAATATAATTAATTTTCATTATTTTTTTGTTACTCTATATATTGAATGTAATGCTCCCGCATCAAATGTATCAATCAAATCAATATTGATATTCAATTTAATTTTTAAATCATTAACTTGTTGTAGTGTATTATATGTTATTTGATAATTATCAACAAAATCATATGCTGTACCTCTTAATTCATATTTATCACCATGAATCATAGAAAATATAATATTTCCGCCTCTTTCTACTATTGGAAGAAGTTTATTTAATATTTTTTCTGTTTCTTCAATAGTGGTATGAGTAAAAACACTAAGTAATAACACAGTTTCACTGATTTCTATTGCTTTTTTTTCTAATTCGCTTTCGGTAAATCCTAATTCTATTCTATTATCATTTCCAAATAATTCTATTGCTTTACTTATACAAGCATTAGTCCAATTACTTTCAAATTTTTCTAAACCAATATAATGAAAAAATTTTAATCTTTTACTTAAAAAATTAGAAACTCTTGCAGACCCACAACCATAATCCAATATTTTCATTTCCTCTTTATATTTCTCACCCATTGCATTAATAAAAGATGCAATACATAATGACGCTTTTGGTTCGGGGTCAGTTCCTACAATTATACCAACATTTTCGTAATTATTCACAATTGGACTATAATATTCTTTACTCCAATTATTTATCCATAAATTATCAGTAAATTTCATTATTATTCTTTATTATAAAATTATTTTACCAACCCTTTTTAATACAATCAACAATATATTCTCTATCTTCTTCAGTAACCCACCAACCAACAGGAATTGATATTAGTTTTGATGTGATTTTATCTAAATTAGGTAGTATTGTTTTATAATCACGAACACAACTATGAATATCGTTTCTTTCATGTACTTGACTAACAACAATCCCACACTGTTTCATATAATCCATAAAATCTTGCTTTTTATCAACAAGCATTGAATATATCCAAAATGATGAATCCATTCTTGAATCTCTCTGTAAAAGAGTAATACCTGCAATATTTTTTAAATTATCATCATAATATTTAGCATTATTCTTGTGAATTTTAATTACATTTTCATCAACCTCTTTTAAATTTTCAATACCTACCGATGCATTAACATCATTCATGTGAAATTTAAATCCCCATTCAGGAATGTCTGCTTCACATCGAAAATCTTTTTTATTAGTTTCTCGATTAATGCCATACCATCTTACTAATTTTGCTCTTCTGTATAAATTTTCATGTGGAAGTACCAACGCACCACCATCCACAGATGTTAAATGTTTAATCGCTTGAAAACTAAAAGTACAAATATTACCATGACTACCCATTGGTTGTCCTTTAAAAGTACTTCCAAACGCATGTGCACAATCTTCAATAACAGATGGTTTAAAACCAAAATTTTGATATGATTTAATTTGAATTTCTTCAACTTTATCCAAATCAACAGGATATCCACCCCAATGAACCAACATTATTGCCTTTGTTATTGGACTTATTTTTCTTGCTAAATCATCCAAATCCATATTTAAATTATTTGAATCAATATCAACCCATTTTATTTTTAAATTATTTGCTAATATTGGAAAATTACTTGCAGTACAAGTTAATGGAGTAGCTAAAACTTCATCACCATCTTTAATACCTTCCCAATGGCTTTCGCTAAAGGCAACACCACCATAAGATTTAACTCCTTTAAATGGCTTTTTTAATAAATGCAATGCCAAATGTTCTGCAGATGTTGCAGAATTTGTTGTTACAACATAGTCATTTTTAAATCTTTCTTTTAATAAACATTCAAATTCTTCGACTTTTTGTCCCTGACCAACATATCCTGAGTCTAATACATCACCAACTGCTTCTCTTGCTAATTTTGACATGTAAACTTTAAATAACAAAATTGTTTTATTCATTTTAATTTATATTAAATATTTAATTATTTTCATATTCCGACATGCATAAAAAATTTTTTTGTTAAATCGAATTTTTTTATGTTTTGCCATTTAACATTTGGTGGAAATTCTTCCCAATTATCCGCCAAAGTAATAAAATCTGTATTATTTGGTATTCTAACCTTATATCCCATTTTATAATAACAATTTGTAAACATTACTTCTGAAAATCCTATTTGAGCATAAGTACCAATTCCCATTCCTTCATCATATGGTAATTTTCCATATTTTGCTTTAACCTTTTCTAATATCTCTTTTTTTGTTGCGCCAAAACCACCAGATACAAATGCAATTGCAGGATTATTTTCTTCATTAATTAATGTTAATGATAAAAATCCAAGATTTTCATTTTCATTGGCAAATTCATCAATAATCATTTTATAATAATTCGGATAAATTATTTTTAAATCATCTTCGATAAAAAGCCAATAATCATAATTATTACCAAATTTATCAAAAGCATAACTATATGCACCCATTGATGCACCAATATTTTCTCTTTCTACTACAAATATTTTTCCAAATTTAGTTTCACTATTATTTAAATTTTCTAAATATTCACAGCATTCTTTAGTTATTGTGTCTGCATGATTATTAACAATAATAATATCCATATTGTCAACACCACATTCAAATGTTAAATCATGCTCAATATTTTTTTTAAAAACAATAAGTGCTTCTGTGGCATTTGCAGGACTTGCAGTAAATTTTCCTCTTCGATTTCCAAAATATGTGCAATATACTTTACAACATTTCATTTATTTTTTATAGTATTACAATAATCAATTATTTTTCGTATTCTTTTATTCTGACTTGGAGTATCATTCCAGTTTCTTGCAAACCATGTATGATATGCAAAATCAACATCATTATGATTTTTTACTACAGTTGTTAAATCATCATCAGAATAGTCATATGCATTTAAATACTGCATTTTATATCCATTTCTTAACAGCCAAAAAAATAATTTATATGTTGGTTCAAAATTATCATAAATAATACCATATGGTGAATATCCTTTAGCAATTGTCCTACTAAATTTTTCATGATATGATCTATTTGAATTAATTATATGATGTGGAATAAATTTATCTAAATCATGATCATATTTCATAGAATTTGCGTTATTATAATTATATGTTTTTCTTAATTCACCAATTTTAATAATCATGAAAAAGGCAATTATTGAAATTGGATTATGAAATCTATGACTAATAACACCGCCATCTGGAACACCAGAACAATGAATATCATTATTAATTTGATAATTTAATAAATCAAGTAATGCATTTTTATTAGTAATGAAACAGTCTTCATCCACATATATTGCCCAATCACAATCGGCAAATAATTTATCCGTCATCATATAATTAAAAAATGGAAATCCATAAAAACGATTTTTTCCATTAACACCAATCATTTCAAATCCAAAATCTTTATAAAATTCTTTAGATATTGAATATAATTCATCACTTAAATAATTTGTTATAAATTTTATTTTCATTATTTTTTTGTATTTATTTTTTCAAATGATTAAATCCAATACTATTAATAATTGTGTTATTGTCTTTATTTAAATATTCTGTATAATAGTTATAATTATTATTATAATACGGATTATTTGTACCATCATTAACACCCTTTGGATGATTTAAATGAAATAAATCTGAATTCAATCTAACTACTCCAATTGTCTTAATTGCTTTAACATAAAAAGCATCATCTTCACCACCCCAACCAATAAATCTTGGGTCATGTCCACCTATTTTATAATAATTATCTGAACTTATCATAACTACTCCACCATTTGACTGACAATTTCTTCTAATTAAATTTAAATCAAAATTGTTAAATGATTTATGATTATTAATAAATTGAACTGTCTGATTTTCATCAAGATTAAATACTGGTTTATTATATGGTAATATTATTTTTCTATCAAGAATATTCAACAAATTATTTATACTTAATAAAATGTTTTTATCTACAACACAATCAGTATCAATAAAAAACACATATTTATTTTTGTTTCCATTATATCCTTCATTTAGTAAATATGACTTACAAAATAATTGTTCAGTTATTTTCAATTTCAAATGTGTACCAATCAAATCTTTAATTTCATTAATATCTGTTTCAGTATTTTGTTCGACAATAATAATATTTGAATCAGGTAGATATTCTTTATAATATTTTACAATAAAAAATAAATTTCTTTTTCTATATTCATCAATATTACTATGCGGAATTACAATATCAATCATGATTGACTATTTTTATTTATCTCACCAAAAGATTCGATACTATTAATTTTATTTTTAAGTTCATTTATTGACATATTTTTATACTTATCTACAAGTAATATATTTTTATCTCGAAACGAATAATACTCATTTTTATTATTTTTAGAATAAACATCTTCATGAAATACATGTACTGCAATATCATTAACATTATATAATAATAAATTCATTTTTTTTATTTTAAAGTCAAAAATATCGTCTTCACCGCCCCAACCATAACAATCTTCATCAAAACCTTTTAATTCTAAATATTTATTCTTTTTCATCATAAAAACACCACCAGATATTACGGGTGCATTATATGTTCTTTCAAGTGTTTTAACCACATTAAAATCATAGTCATTTGACATAAATAATTTACTTTTTTCTTTATTTAAATAATATAATATTTTATATGGATTTATTATATCAAACTTATCTAATAAATCTATTGTAATTCTATAAGTATTCAATTTTAAAAATAAATCAGAATCGCTAAATACAAGATAATCACCTTTTGCTGCTTTTACTCCAATATTATATCCCCAACCTTTATTAAAAACACCATCATTTTTAACAAATATGTGATTTATGTCTTTATATCCTTTAATTGTTGACAACCAATCTACTTTGCTTTTACTATCTTGTTCAACTAAAATAATTTCTGTTTTACCATTTAATAGCCATGATAAATAATCCAATAATTTCATAAGATTAATTTTCCTATCAATATAACTTTCTTTATATGATATTATAATTGATTGCTTTATACTTTCATCAATAATATATTTAAAATTTTTAATAAAATCAATATTACTTATCTCATCTATATTTGATTCAATTTGAACATTAATCGGTATTTTATTTGATATTTTAGTAATTGGTGCTGTACTACCAAATATTCTTAATCTATCTCTTTCATTCATATTTTTATTATTTTTACGTTTTTCAATAAAAGTATATTGCTGATGCCTAAGTTCAATTCTTTTTTTAATTGTATTTTTTGTATAAATACTCTGTCTCTTCATACTTTATAATTTGTTGTATTATAATTAATTTTACCATTAGTTTTTGGACGGTTACTAAAATAAATCGGATATTTCTTTTCTTGAAGTTTTAAATTTAATTCTGGAAAATTATCAATATGTACAACTCTAATATTTTCAATTTTTTTAATTTCATAACCACGTTTTTTCATTTCATTATTTAAATTAAAATCCCAAAATTGTGATTCGTCAACAATCCACGAATTTATCTCTTCAACAACTTTTCTTCTTTGCATATTAACACAAGTTACAATATTTGAATCACCAAACACTATACTTTCAAATTCAATTTTATTTGTAGTCTGCAACACATTATATACTCCATTTCTTTTAAGCATTAACTGACCAATCTTAGGAAATGTATCCATTATATGCACCATATTTGCTAAGAAATGCGGTGTAATTGGTGGACAATCATTATCCCATTGCATTGTATATTCACAATCTTCATCAAGATTATTATAACCTACTTTCGTGCCACCAAAATCTCCAGTATTTTCAGTAAGATAAATTGGTTTGATCTTATAATAACCTTCTTTTTCGAGTGATTTAAGCCATTGACTTGTACCATCAGTTGATGCTTGATCGATTACAATCATCTTATAATCATTATAACCAGCCAAACGATCAATTTCACGAATAGTAAGTGATGTATATTCCAAACGATTAAACGCTCTTATTATAATATTTACTCTTGCCATTAGAAATTATGTTTAGCTCTGATCGCATTTATAGCGTCAATTTCACTGTTATTGTTTGAGGTAATACCAGAATCAAGGTAGTATGCATAAAATTCATTATTAAACACTGCAACACCTTCTCTGCCACTTTTAAGCATTGTCAAATACATATCCCAATCTTGTAACCTTTTAAGATTTTCGTCAAAACCACAGAATAATTCTCTACGTATTAATGACATAGTAGAAATATAATTACCATATTTTAAATTATTTCCATTAAAGGGTATTGTTGGTATCATAAAATTATTTTTTAATGGATGATTGATGGCATTAATTACAATGCCAATATACCCACTATATGCATATGCCTTGTTTGGATTTTTATTTAAAGCATCTAATAATTTTTCAAAATGATTTTTTGGTAAAATAATATCATTGTCACAAAAAAATATAAATGGTTGGGTTGATTTTTTAAACCCATCATTTCTCTTTTTAGGTGCACCACCTAAATCATCATTAATAATAATTTCTTTGGGTTGATTTGCATCAATTAACGGAAGTACGTAATTTTCAAAAAAATCTTTTCTTACTTTATCCTTACTGGTTGGAATTATTACCGATATTGGTAATCCTTCATCATATTCAATAACATTAATCATTTTTCCATTGTTTATTTCTAATTATTCTTGATATGGTTAATTCAGATACATTATATTTTATTGCAAGTTGTTTATATACTTCAGTTTTTAATTGATCATTAAAATTAAATGTACGAATCTCATGAACCTGATTTTTTGTTAATTTAGCATTTATATTGTTTTCACCAATCATATTTAATCCATTCGAATGACCTTCAACTTTTTTAGCAATATTATATAATTTATCTTTATATATTTTAAAATACTTATCTAAATATTGTTGTTCAATTTCATGTAAATTATTTTTGTTAAAAATTTGAATAATTATTGAAAATATAAAATTCTTAGACCCATATTTATTCCATGCACGCTGTAAGTGTATGTTGTCATGTTTATTTTTATTTAATAAATGTATATGATGACTCCATCGATTTTTATAATTAAAAGCACTTCCAATATAAAAACATCCATTTATTATATTTAAAATACGATAAATTGAACGTGGTGCTGCTTCAATGTAAGAAGGAAAATCATTATTTATTCTAAGCACATTACTTATCATGCTTGATATATTATTGGCAATTCGTCTTTATATTTTTCTACGAATTGAAGTCTATTATTTTCCCATTGCTGGTTTGTCATTCCTACTGACTGGTGTAAAATTCTTATGTCTGTTGTAACACCAATATTACATCCAGCCAAATAATTGGGTACACAAAATGCAAGATCATAAAAATGAAAGCCTTTAAATTCTTCGTCCCACGGATGTACAATATTATTACAATCAACTGCCATAAATACACCATCGACCAAAACAACAGGTTTTGTATAACCTTTAATTGGTACTGCATATTCACTTACCCAAACATTTGCTCCGTCTGTATGTTCAACAACACCACACATTTTTGTTCTATCTGCCCACCATTGACCACTTTCATGAAGAAATGTTGTACCAGCAACACCAATAATGTCAAAGTTAGTGCTATTAAATTTACTGAGAAGTAATTTTCCCCAAGTACGAGTTCTGATTGTAATATCATTATGACAAAACACGAAAATTGAATCAGGGTCATTATATTCTTTAATGGCTCTGTTATATACTTCACTAAGGCTAAACTGATTGAAGTTGGTATAGCACACTGTCTGATGTTTAACACCTATTGTGTCATTAATATGCTTAATAAATTTTTGATTTTCTTCCTCTGACAAATGTGAGGAAAAAACTACGACAATATTATTTTTCATTTTTAATTGATTTTTTACTAAATTCAATAAATTTATTCATTTGTAACTCATTATGTTTACTTAAAACATATTGTGTTTTTTCAAGATCATATATAATTTTCTTAATATATGGTGGATATGTATAATATGGTTTCATTTCTTCTAACATTATTGAATTTCTATCACCATATCCGAAATTACGTACTTTTGCTATTTTTTCGAATTCATTTCCGAAAATCCAACTATAAATATATCCATATCTTTCCTCTAAATTTATTTTAACAAACACATATATATTTGAATAATTTTTATCTTGATATTCAATAAGATGTTCGGCTTTTGATTCTTCGCTGCTTTTTACATCAACACCATGTTTAAAGTCAAATCCTTCATCACCATCAATTAATAAACGATGATCAAATACTTCATTAAGCTGAATTTGATATATTATTTCACCTAATACGCCAACTATTTCATAATTTGGACTTAATTGTTTACAAGATGCAAAACTTTTCTTTTGTTCATGACGTTGTTTTGCAATAAATTTAGCAAATTCTAAATAAGGTGATATATTAATTTTTAAAAAATCAGGAACTTCAAATTTTTCCATGCATGCAATTATTAATAACCGCAAACATAATCATTTTTATTTAAATTGTCAAGATATTTTATTTAAACATTAGTAAATATTCCATTTATCAACCAACCATGATAATCACACTTAACTCCAGCATTAGTTATTGAATTGCAAATAATTGACGGATGTAATGTAAATGTCTCAGGATTGTACATATGCGGACCCGTTGAAGTCTTCTCGCATTTCGGACAGCAAATAATTAAACCATGAGATATTAATTTACCATCTTTATTATTTCTGATATAAACAATGCATTCTCCCCCAACCAATTCATCTGGATATGCATCTTGCTTTATAACTGCCTTTATTTCACTCATATTTATTGATTTTTAAAAGCGGTTAATATTGCCTCATAATCTCCTTTAACTTTAGATAATGGAAATGGTATTCTTATAAGAGTGCCATCAGGTATATCAAATTCACTTGCAAAATTACCATTAGCATATAAAATAAAAAAATCATAAAATGAATTTCCATAATATTTTTGACTAAGTTTATCCATTCTACTAAAATCCGAATTCCAATATTCATACTTATCACTTGGATTCATAGGTAAATTAACAAATGGCATAGCACTAATTGTACCGTCACCATTCTTTAAAATTGCATATCTATCATAATCAATATTTGGCATAATTTATTAATGTAAAAGTAATCCATTATTTATAATTGCAGCAATAATTGCCTTCACCTGTCTTTCATCATATGATTTATTTAATCTTTGTTGTTCAGCAGTTAATATTTCTTTAATGTATGATTCTTGTAAATCAGCTTGTTTTGAAGGTAATTTATACATACCAGCATTTGAAAATGAAGAATTTGCATAATAATTGAATGTAACTGCATTCTGCAATGCATCAATAGGTCCTTTCAATGATTGACCACCAATTATTTTTATTTGCAATGTAACTTTAGCCATCATTGGTTGCATACCAAAACCTTCTGGATTCATATCCCAAGTTGTATCAGAATAATCAATTGTATAATTTTCAATTATTATTTTTGTATAAAAGAAATCACCTACTCTTAAAACACATATTGGTTGACGACCAAAAACAGAATTTTTTGCAGTAATATTGTTAACACCAGTCGCATTATCTACACTGTTCCATGATTTTGCAGCACCCTGTCGTTGACACTGATGCAAGAAAGTAAGTCGTTTATGAAAATCTTCTGGTGTTTGACTATGAAATACTGGATAAAAATAATTACCACTAACTGAATCAAAACCATGAAGAATTCCAGTATCAGAAATGCCATTTGCAGTTGTTGCACCCCTTTCATTTAACACGCAAGATTGACTATTTTTTATTTTTTGAAGTTGAACTTTTGCTGCTTCAATTTCTGCTTGTAATTTAATTATATTTTGTTCATCAGTTGGTGATAATTCAGCTTTCTTTGGTGGTTGTGCCTTATCATTTTTTCTAATTTCAATAAAAGCATGTCTTTCCTGTTTAGTTTCTTTTGCTGGAATTCTTGCAATTGTAGCATTAGTATCAGTTGCTTCAACATCACCAGTACTTTCACCAAGAACTAAATCCCAAATAACTTCAATACCATTAGCTACCGAACTTCCAAACATTGTTGCTAATTTTTTCTTTATTAAATTTTGTACAGCTACTGCTCTTCTTTCACCTAATTTTTTATTATAATTGCTACCAGCAACCACATCAGTTTCAATTGTTGGAGTAAATAATTTTGATGCTGCACCATGTATATAAACACTATAATATGGTCTATTATTTTCATCATTAAATATATTAAAAAGTGCATTATTTAATATATTTATACCAAATTGATCAGTAAGTCCTGTTGCAGTATATTGTGAAGGAGTATTTGTATCTAATGCATATTTTTGTGCACCATCAATAAAGCCAAGATCAATAATACCTGTTTTAAAATATGCACCAGCATTTAAACCCCAACTTGTAATATCTGAAGAAGGTAAACCATCGATAATTTCGTATGTATATTTTTTATAAAGATCATCAATAATTGTATTAAGATTATCATTTACTGCTGGTACATCATTTGGAAACACAACATCAATATCTACTGGTTGAATATTATTTGGCTCTGCAGGATTAGTTTTTCCTTTAATTATTTCAATATCATTTGTTAATTTTGCTATTTTAAATTCATAGTTTTCAATTGATACAAATTTATCTATAAATGGCTGACCACCAAATGCAAAAAATTCTGCAATTTCTTTTTGCTTACCAGTTGTATTTGCAAAATTTTTAAGTTGTTGTGGATAATCTATAAGTAATGTAAAACTAAGAGTTGCACCCCTTTCAGAATTCATATAATTATACATTGGTTCATTTCTACCAATAATCGATGTTGGTTCAAATTTAGCTACACCAGTTTCTTGTATTTCAAGATTATATGGCGGAAACCACATAATTCGCCCATTGAACGGACCGACCTCACATGCTGGTATTGGAGAACCATATTCATCATCAATAATACCATATGTACTTTTACTGAGAACTCTAACTGCAAGGTTTTCAATTGAAAACATTAAATTTTTTGGGTCTGGTTTTCCATCCTTATCTAATGTGGGATGAATACGGGGTAATACACTCTTATATAGTACAGAATCTTTATTACCACCATAAACCTGATTACCATTAAATCTAATTGCTTTTGTAAATTTGCCATATTGATCTAATACACTATGCTGACGAATACCTTTACGTCCAGCAAAATCAGGAAGTGCAGTTGAAGGTGCTCTCCATAATGCTGACCCATTAAAACCTACAAGTTTATCACCATCAGTAAATGCTTTTCTTGTAATATCGCCAATCTTACCTTCAGTTGCATTTATTAAATTTCTTGTATACTCCAATAAACCAGTTCTAATTTTAAAACCAGCTTTTAAATTCTGTGACTGAAGATTATTTAAAACTTCAGGTTCTGAAACTCCACGTAATTGGGTTAATTTATCTTCAGTTTCTGGTGTAGTACCATCTCTACCCCAAACAACTTTATTTAATTGATTGTCATTACTAAATTCAGTATTATTATCAATCCAACTATTTATGGATTGATCATCTGAAAATCCTAATAAATCACCAGTTTTTTCCGTACTTTTTGCTAATGTATTTCCAAAATTATTATTAATAAAATCAGCATCTGGTGCATATTCTTGAGTATTTGTTGAAGTACTATCATATGCTACAACCATCTGATTATCCGATTCTACTGCTGCAGAACCTGAAGGATGATTAGTCAAATAAGGATATTCTTTTGCACTATTAAAATTAAAATATGTTTTATTACTAACAATATTACTTCTTGGTTGAATTGGACTTCGTGCAATAACGCTATATTGTGTTAATGTAGTGTCATTTTGTTTATAAATGTTCTGATTAATTGCACTATATAAAAATGTTAACTGTCCAGTACCTGTATTTTTAATAAAATCAGCATTTGTTGGATTTTTAGTAAATGGATAATCTCTATTTGGATAATTATAAATTAAATTATCAATAAAATTCTGAAAACTTGTTTGTTTTTTTACTGTTATACTGAAATTAATATTATTAGTAAAGAGTTTAGTATCTTTTGAACCATCAAATAAATTAGCTAATTTTATCGTAGGAAATGTTTGCTGTGCAAGATGTGAGGCTGAATTCATAGCAAATTGTTTGCCTAACATTACAAGACCAATTTCACTAAGTGGTGTACTATTTCCAGCAAGACTTGCAATTCTGCCAATTGCACTGTTTTTTAAATCAAAACCTTTAAACGGAGCAAGTGCAGAACCGATACTGCTAATAGCATTAACTACCTTTTGTATACTATTCGGATTAAGCGGATATTCAACATCAGGAGTATATAAATTTCTTGATTGTAGTATGTTTCTTAAATTATTAGAATCAACCAATAATCTTGAATTACCACCACTATCATTAACATTAATATTATTATTTGAAGTTGCTCCCGCAAATACAGTTTGTGGTTGTCTTCTGCTATTATTATCTGCCATTAATACTTTTTTAAATAAATACTTGCAATATAAATTTAAAAAAGAATGAATTTGTTATGACAAACTAAAAAGGTATATCAACGTAATTATCTTTATCAGCTTCAAAATAAATTTTAATATTCAGATTTTTTTGTTTTAAACGCTCCCACTCAATGTATATAAATTTGGCATTTGATTCATTTTCACCAAATTCTTCACGATGTATTCTATAATATTCAAACAGATCAACTGTTTTTATTATTGCAATACTATATAACTTAAGGTCTATTGAATTGTCAAAATACGCTTGTAAAGTAAATTCAGGATAAAGATATCCATGTTCAATTGCATAAAGTCTTTTTTCTAACTCGGTAGTATTACCCGATTCTCTTTCAGTTCTTATAGTAAACGTATTACATTTATATACAAATTGTACTCTTGATGCAATACCTTGCAATCCGTGTTCATCTTCTCGAAAATAATCAATGCCTGACTTTACGTCAAGCATTTTTTTTAATTCATCTTTTTCTGATTCAACTTCAATAATATTACCAGCTATTAATCTTGGAATAACAGTATATTCAATACTTCTAATTGCTCTGACACTATCTGTAATTTCTTTTTCTACCTTTTCTTGTAAATCCTTATACATTATCCTCTTCAGCTAATTTTTCAGTTTTTGTTTTTCTCTCAACTAATATACATCCTCTACTAATAGCAATATCAAGATTTTCTTGATCGTTGTCACAACCTTTACCAATTCTTCCTAACGTATTGGCTGCAATTATAAAACTACCTGTGCATGTGAATGGGTCAACTACAAGATTATTAAGTTTTGATGTGTGTCTGATCAATCTCATTGATAAATCATCGGACTTCTGCCATTCATGTAATCTGTTACCAATACGACCATCAGGTGCATTATCTTCCTGTACAGAAAACATTTCACTTGTAATAGATATATCAAGTTCGGGAGAATTGTCACTATATAAGTGCCATATCATTTGATAATTAAGATTATATTTCATTTTGGGTGTAACACCAAGAGTATTTTTATATGTCCAGATTAAAGGATTATCAACCTTAAATTTGGTCTGTTTTAATAATACATTTAAAAATGCTTGAATTTCTTCTGGATATGAACCACTAAATACAAGCATCCTGCCAGATTGTTTGGTTTTCTGAATTGCCAGTGTAAGCCATTTTTCTGTAAACTCACCAATGTTTGAAATGTCTGTTGAATATGGGGGGTCAGTAAAAAGTAAATCAATTGAGTCATCTTCAAAACTGTTAAGAAAATCGTTGGCATCCATTAAACTTACTTCAGGTGCGTCAACCATTATTTTTTTGGCTTGTTCAATATAAATTTCTTTTTTCTTTTCAAGTTGTTTAGTTTTTTTATTCTTTTTTATTTCTCTGAGAGTTTCATTAAGTATTTTTTTACCTGCTCTTAATTCATCTACTGTTTTATCATTGGTTTCATTTTTTATTATTTCAATTGCTTTTTTAGCTTTTTCCAAAGTTTTTTTATCAGTATTTTTATCAACTAATAAAGATGCTTGACTAATTTTAAGCGAACCAATTTTTGTAGCATTTATTATAATTTCTTCACCACTATCATCAATTTTTTTAATATCACTAATTAAGGTATATGAAATACCAGCTTTTTTGGCAAGTTCATCACGGGAATCTCTTGTTACTGTTTTAATATCACCTTTAATTTCCCCTTCTTCTTCATTAGGTGAAAAAATGGTAACCAATTTGGTACGGTCCGCAGATATTTGCGGACCTCTATCAGGTATTTGAGTCTTTATTTCCTTTTGTTTTTCTGTAAACCTTTTTTGTTCAATATCTTTAAGAATATTAGCTAAGTGTCCTCTTTCATAAGAATTAATATTTCTTCTACCAAATTGATTAAGAATTATCCATTCCTTGGCATATTCAATATTTTCAAATTCTTTTTGAATTGTATTAAATGAAATATTATGTTTGGTACATATTTCATATCTGTTATGTCCATCTACAATTGTTTTATTCCAAAGTATAATTGAATCTCTACAACCATCATCAATTATACTTTGTTCAAGAAGTTGATATTCTTCTGAAGATAAAGGATAAATTAATTTTTTTAATTCAAGATTTATTTCGATTATTGCCATATCAATTGAATTTTCGTTTTCTATTGGATTTACATTTTCACTCATGTTAATTGAATTTTAATATTTTTTTAATTAAAATTTTATTTGAGTGGCAAAAATATACATAATAAAATTAATATCCAATTATTTTTAATTTTTTATTAAAAGTCCTTTGAAATCAAGATATTAATTATTATCTTTGAATTATGATTCAAAATTTGAAAAAATTTGGAAATTCTTATCCTGTGTTACAAATTTTGATTAAATTCGCAGAAGTTAAACACAAATGTTGTAATCTTTGTTATCGATTTGCAAAATTGATGAAGAGTTTGAGTGATATTGATTCTCTGTCCGCCTGTGGACAGTCCGCTTGAGTTTTAACGAAAAACTCGTCAAAATTACAAAAAATAAATGACATTTCCAAGAGTTTTTAAGTAAATTAGTATTTATTTTAAAAATAATTTAATTATTAAATGAAATTAAATACAAATAAATTTGCTAAATTATGTAATGTAAGTACTGGTACTATTAGATATTGGGCGAGAAAGAATAAATTAAATTTTGAATATACTAAAGGAGGTCAAAGAAGATTTGATGAATCTGAAGTTATAAATTTTTTAAATAAAAGTAAAAGAAATACTATTTTTGTAATTGAAGATTTAAAACTGTATAATACATCAACTCCTGAATATCATAAAGCATGGAGAAATAATAAAAATAAATGCAGAGCATATTCAAGAAATCGTAATCATAAAAATCTTGAATTATCTGCAATTAAGTGGATGCGAAATTTTTTATATAGAACAGAAAAACAAGGTTTTAATAAAACTAAATTAAATACTATTACTGAATTTGGATATACACCAAAACAATTAATTAATAGAATTGAATATCAATTTAAAAATGGTATGTCATGGAATAACCGTAAAGAATGGCATATAGATCATAAAAAACCAATTTCTAAATTTACTAAAGAAACTTCTCCAAGAATTATTAATATGCTTTGTAATTTACAACCCATATGGGCAACTGAAAATTTATCTAAAAATAATAAATTTTAATTAACATAATAAAGGTCCGCAAATATTTGCGGACCTTTATTATGTTTGATTAACGCTTTGAGTACGTAGTTCTTCCTGATGTATTACAGCAAGTTTATTATTAAATACTTTCTGCATAAATTTTTGACCATCAATATTTAAAGTAATATCATTTGCAAGTTGTATATTCTTATCAGCAAATTGAACTTTCAATGGAGTTTTCAATAATGCAGCTAATTGAGCAAATACATTTCCACCATTTGTATTCATATTTGAAATAGCATTAACTGCATTTTCAACAGCAAGAAAGTCATCTTTACTTCCATGCATAACTGTATTAATTTCTTGAAATGCTGTACCAACTTTTTCAAGTTCAGGAGCATGCTTACTAATTTTATTTAAAGTTGCACTAAATGCAATTAAACCTAAACTGCCAACAGTAAACATTGCCATACCTGCTGCCATTGATGCAATACCACCACCCAACATTAACATATCTTTACCAGAACCTTTAGCAGCAGTAGCTAATTTAGCAAGTCCCATACCCATTAATCCAATACCTGCAGCAGCAGCACCAATACCCACACCAACTAATGCAACTGCACCACCAAATGCAAGTAATCCAACTGATGCTACTGTTGATGCACCACCAAATACCATTATAGCAGCAGCAGCAGCAGCACCACCAATAACAAACCAACCAAGGGATTTAACAACACTTGATAAAGTTTTTGCTTGTTCAGGAGTTAATTTACTCATTGCATTTGCCAATAATGAAATGCCTGTAGCTGCAGCACCTATACCAGCACCTACACCTAATGCAGCAGCACCAAGTCCAGCACCTATACCAGCACCAGCTTTTCCAAGACCTGTCATTTTAGCACCTTGACCTTCCAATAATCTTTTACCAGCAAGACCACTCATACCTTTTGTACCTGTTCTTGCTGCAATAGTTTCAGTTTCTCTTGCTGCAGTTTTACCAAATCCACCACCTAAACCACCGCCCATTGCACGATCTACTCTACCCTTTATGAAATTTTCAGCAGCACGATTAAGTCCCATTGAAATACCTTTCCATATACCAGCAGCAGTAAGAAGAATTCCAGCAGCACCTGCCATTCCACCCCAGCCTTTCATAGCAAGGTCTGCAAGTGGTTTAAGTGTAATATTTAATACTTTATTAATTGTATTTAATAAAGGTAATAATGATGCTTTTAATATTTCTATTGTTGCTTTAAATGTTTGATCAAATGTCATTGCTTGTTCTGCACGATCTTTAAGAGTTTTTTGTTCTTGTTCAAATGATTTTGCTTGTGTTATAGTTAAACTACTAATATCTTTCATACTACCAGCAAGTTCAACCTGAAATTTACCTGATTTTGCATTAAAAATAGCAGCACCTTGTACAAGTTCTTTTTCACGATCACTTAAACCAGTACCTGCTAATTCTTTATTCATTTTATCAAGATCAGCACGTCTTTGTGTTATTTTAATCATTTCTTCATTTGAAATACCTAAAGATTTTGCAACACTTTCAAGTCTTTGACGATCTGCAGGACTAATAAACTTTTCAAATACACCTTCACTATTTTTCTTAAATGTAACTAAACCTCTGGTCATTTCAGAAATTTTTGTAGTAAGTTTTTCAGGTTCATTACGAGCCAAATACATCCATTCAAATGGGTCAGTTTTTGCAAATTCTCCACCCATTACTTGCAAATTTGCAGCAAGATCAATTGCTTTTTCCAATCCTTTTGCAGCATCGGCTGCACTAAGTGCATCTTGCATACTAACTTGCATTTTTTCGGCATCCATTGCCATTTTAGCCATACCTTTAACACCAGCAGTAAAACTATATGTATTTAATTTCTTGAAATTATCGGATATATTTTTTAATACTTTGGTTGTATTAACACCCATTCTTTCACTGGTATCAACAACACCCTGAACATAATCCATGCTTCTTTTAGCATCAAGACCCATAAATTCAAATTGTGCTCCAAGTTTTGTTGCTTGTTCAACACCCAAACCAGTACCTTTACCAATTAAGATAATATCTTCAACCATACTTGCAGTCATTGCACGTGCCCTGCCAGTTTCATCAGCAAAACCTTGTTGAATTAATTGTATATCAGAAAGAGTTCCACCAAGTCTTGCAGCAAATTTTGCTGAATCTTCAAAAGAAGTTCGCATTGCTGTAGCCTTTGCGCCAGACATTCCAAGACTAAGAATAGTACTTTTAATTGTTTTATCTTGTTCTTGTAAATATTTCCAACCTTCTTTTATTGCATTACCTACGCCTTTTGCAAGTCCAACAATTGCTTCTCTACTTTTTCTTTCCTTATCTAATTGGTCATTAATTTTTTTCTGATTTGCAATTTCTTTTTCTTGTTCAGTAACCAGTTCTTTTAAATAATTTTTTTGTTCATTACTTAATTTAGCCGAATTGGATAATAATTCATTGATAATCTTTTGTCTTTCAGAAATAAGAGACTGATTTTGACTTCTTTGACTATCTAAACCATTAAGTTCCTTTACTAATTCAAGTGTTGATTTGTATTCTTCAACTGTTTTATTTTTTATTGCCATGAAATGTTAATATAGATATAAATACAAAAGACCGAGTTTTTTATTATCTCGATCTTCTATTATTTTTTCTTTGTGCTTCTTCTTGCAATTTTTCAATTTCTTCATTTTCTTTTTCCAGTAAATGCAAAAAATGTCGTCTACGATATACTGGAAGATTTTCGATATAATCTGCCTGAAACTTAGCGTGTTTGGTCAATATATATATCTCTTCATTAACCATTTTTTTATATTCACCCGCTAAGTGCTTGGGAAAAAAAAATCTATGCCCACAGATAAATTAGCTCTAAATTTATATCCATCTTTAGCCATAAATTCATATGCCATATCAACATCAGGACTTACAGTCAATATTTTTTTACGAATAGTATATGCATCCAATGCTGGCATTGCATCAACAAATTTATCAATATATGATCTATCAGTTTTATCATCAATAGAAATAATATGTGATTTTAATTTCATTGTACTATATTCACTAAATTCTTGACCATATGCTTCTTTAATTGCTTCTGCTTTTCTTTGAAGTATATTATCTTCACCAGAAGTAAGTAATCTGATTGTAATTTTTTTCTTACGCATTGGTAATTCAACACTAAAATGACCAAATTCATCTGGTTCTTCAGCAACTTCTTTATATTGAAGTTTTAATAAATCTATTTTAGTTGTAAAAGGAATACCAGTCCTTGGGTCAGATACTTGTACTGTATAATCTGCACCATAACTTGAAGTACGTAAAAACAAGATGATTGCATTTCTATCACCTTCAAGAAGGTCTTCAACAACAATACCTTGTGTTTTAATTTTTCGTTTTAGTAACATATTAATTACATTTCCACTATCAATTAATGAGGGTGTTGTTAACAGGTCTTCATCTCTTGAAGTCATGTATTCAACATTAACTTCTGATATACCATGTGAATAGAATTTACCTTTTGATGGAAATTTAACAATTTCATAAGATGTCATCAGATCAGGGTCTGTTTCTTTAGACATTGTTTTTTCAAATTCCTGTTGATTGAAATTTGTTCTTGGTGTCTGAGTTGGGATAGATGTACCAACGGCAGGTTTGTTTTCATTAACAATACCATGTTGTTTTTTGTATTTTTCTAATGATGCAGCAATACTTTCTTTTGAAGGTGTATTCTTTTCTAATTCGTTTTCCATAAAATTATAAATTTTTATACTTTATTATTGTTTTCGATAAATACTGCAAAAAAAATTTTTGAATTAATTCAAGATTTTTAAATAAAAACCGTATTTGCATATGTAGTTAATAATTATTTAAATAAATAATGTTATATAAAGCAATACATTAAGTTAAAAATGAGTAGAGACAAATGGAAGTAAAAATTTTAGTAATATATGTCGGTATAGCAGGTGTCAGAAGTGAAGATATTGACAGTTATGTGCGAAAAGTAACTGAAAGGATTATGCCAACAACTTTTGAAGGTGAAATTATTATTCTTCCAACACAAATGTTAGAAGCACCCGATACAAGAATAGAATGTATTAATCCTGTTTATATTACAGATACTGAATTAATTATCAAACATACTGAATTAATAAAAAAATTACAAGAAGAGTTACAAATTCAACTTAAATTATTAAAAGAAAAAAACAATGAGTAAAAAATTAATGATAGGAATTGATGTTGATGAAGTCCTAAGAGCAAAATGGTTTCAATTTGATAAACATTACATAGAAGAATTTGGTGAAGAAGGAACACCTAAAGGAAATCCATATGTATATGATTATTTCAATGCATATAAATTTGAAGACACTGTTGAAGTTGAAAAAGAATTAAAAGAACCTGAAGATATACCACAAGATATTAATCCACTGGATTATCAAGTGGATAAAAAACTTGGTGAACCACCCGCAGATATCTTTTTATTTAAAGCACCTGTTAAAACTAAATTAACCTCAAAAGAAGTTTATAATCGTTTTGTTAATCAGGATTTTCTTTTTGAAATATTTGCTGCTGCACCAATGATGTACAGAAATATGGATGTATATGTAAATAAATTTCTTGAACAGTATCAGAATTTTACAAATTTTACTGTAATATCTATTGAAAATAAATTTACAATACCACCAACACTTTTTTTCCTAAGTAAAATATCAATGAGATTCAAAAATTATCATTTTGTTGACAAAGCAATTGATGTATGGAATCATGTGGATGTATTAATAACAACCAATCCTGAAATTCTTAAAGGGGGTGCTCCTTGGGGCAAAAAATTAATTAAAATAACAAGACCTTATAATGAAAACATAAAAGTAGGGTCAATTGAAGTAAAACAAGTTGCCGATTTAATTGACAACAAAAAATTCGAAAAAATAATTAAATATAAAAAATAAGTAAAATGAGTGAAGAATTATTAGTTAACGAAGCACAAAAAGCTGAATTAGAAAAAATAGAAAAGATTAAAGTATCTTTAGCTAAGATTACAAACAAAAAATCAAAATTTTTGTTTTGTGTACCAGAATCACAAACTCCTACTGCATCAGTATATGAAATTTATTTTCATGCTACTGTTGTAAAAAATATGGGATATGAAGTAATTGTTCTTGTAGAAAAAGGTGACTATGTTGTACCTACATGGATTGAAAAAGAACTTACCAATCATAAACACATATCAATGGCAGACCCAAAACTTACTGTCGGTCCTGAAGACGTAATGGTTATTCCTGACATTTATTCAAACGTTATGGAACAAACCAAAAACTTACCTTGTGTAAGAATTGGCTTATTACAATCGGCTGATTATATGACCAGTGCATTAATACCGGGTACTGATTGGACTGCTTTTAATATTCATGATGTCATCACTACATCACAAACACTTAAAGAATGGCTTGAAACTTTCTATGGTAAGGGCAAATATAATATTAAGACATATAATATTGGTATACCTGATTATTTTGAAAAAACTGATTTTCCTCAAAAGCCAATAATTTCTATTATGGGAAGAAATGCAAATGAGATCAGTAAACTTGTAAAATTGTTTTTTGCTAAATATCCTCAATATTCTTGGGTAACTTTTGACCCTATGTTAACAAAAAGCAAACCACCACAAGCAATGCGTAGAGTTGATTTTGCAAAAAGACTTCAAGGTAATTTTGCAGCAGTATGGATTGACAGAATTTCATCATTTGGTACTTTTCCACTTGAATGTATGAAAGCTGGTGTTATTCCAATTTGCTTAAAACCAGATATTATGCCAGAATACATGCTTGAAAGAGATGAAAATGGTGTTGCAACAAAAGTTGTTGAAGGTGCTGGAGTATGGACAGAAAATTTCTATGATATTCCAGTATTAATTGGTGAAGTACTTGTTAAATTTCTTGATGATGCAATTACTCCTGAATTATATGAAACAATGAGTAATGTTGCAAATAAATACAGTCAGGAAGCAAGTGAAAAGAGATTGGTTGAAATTTACACCGATGTTCTTAACCAGAGAGTTGCACTTCTAAGCGCAGCAATCAATCCTCCACAGCCAGTAGTGCCAACAATACCATATGAAACACCAACACAGACTGTTGATATATTATTACCACCAGTAACTGAAGAACAAAACTAATTTTAAAATAAAAAATTTATACAATGAATATAACAGTAATAATTCCAGTACATGAATTTAACATGAAAGTTTCAGACTTGTTAGACAAGGCAATCGATTCAGTACTTAAACAAGAAAAAATTGAAGAAAAACCACAGGTTATTGTGGTATATGGTGATGCAGCATCGTCTGACATGTTGGACTATGAACACAAATTTAAAGATAATCCAAATATAACATTTAGATTTAATACTGGTAAAACAGATTATCAATCACAAGTTAATTTTGGGGTTAGTTTAATAACTACCGATTATTTCTCGGTACTTGAATTTGATGATGAATACGGCTTGACATATTTTAAAAATGCTGAGATATACACCAAAGCATATCCTGAAATTGATGTGTTTCTCACCATGATGATCGAAGTCAATGAAAAGAATGAAGGTATTAAGATTACAAATGAAACCGTTTGGGCACAACAGTTTGTTGGTGAGAATGGTGAAATGGGTTATCTGAATTCAAAATCACTTCAGCAATACACTGACTTTAAATTAAGTGGTGCAGTAATAAAGAAATCAGAATTTTTGAACCTTGGTGGATATAAATCAAACATTAAGTTAACCTTTATGTATGAGTTCTTACTTAGAGCATTAAATAATGCAAGTAAGATATTCTCAATACCAAAAATTGGTTACAAACATCTTGCAACCAGAGAAGGTAGTTTGTTTGATACTTATTTAAAAACAATGCCAATTAATGAAAGAAAATTTTGGTTTGAAACAGCAAATAAAGAAGCAAACATAATGAATGACAGATCAATTGATATGTCAAGACTTCAAAAATAATCTGATTTTATTAACTTATAAGTAAATGAAGAAGAAAATCGATGAAGAGATTAGTGCGCCATATTTTGCAGAAAGGGAAGAACAAGCAGTTATAGATTATATCAATGCTACTACGGCAGAAGAAAAAAATAAAATTTATAATGAAATTTTATTAGTGCCGTTTCGTAAAATGATAGAATCAATATTAAGAAAATATCCAATACATATTGGTAATTATGATATTGTTGAGGTTGAATCAAATGCTCGAAGTCACCTGATTGAACACATGATTAAATTTGACCCTGACAGAATTACTAAGTCTGGTAATAAAACCAAAGCATATAGTTATTGTCAGACAATAATTCGAAATTATTACAAAGATCATAGCAAAAAAAGCTATATTGAAAAGAAAACTAATCTGTCTTTTGACGATCATATTGATGAAATTAATGAAAATATTGAATATTCATATGAACTTGAAATGGAAACTCATCATCAATTTGAACAGTTAATCAATACAGTGGTTGCTAAAATAGAAGAAAAAATTAATCCACCAAACGATGTGTTAATGAAGAGAAATGAGGTTATTGTTGGTGATGCAATAGTAAATGTGTTGAAAAACTGGCATGTATTATTCATGGAAGACACACCAGAAGGTAAATATAATAAAAGAGTAACAAACAAATTTGCAAAAAATAAAATTTTATTATTTTTAAAAGAACAAACTGGTTTATCAACAAAAGAAATACGTATTGGAATAAAACCATTTAAAGAAATTTATTTTATTGAAAAAATGGACTATCTCGATGATTAAAGTATATTAAAACAAAATTGATATGGAATTATAAATATTTTAATTATAAATCCCAAATAACCTGTATTTATATGTACTAAAACTATAAAGCCATGCCAAGACCAATCAGACGCAGATTACAATTTGATGAAGATAGCGTGAATAAACTACTTCAAGAAATATATGATGAAAGTCATAACATAAAAGCTAAAATTACCAGACTTTTTACTAAATGGGAATTAAAAGTAAAAGAAGGCGGAGAAATTGCTGCAATCGGTGATCAAATAGTTAAACTTATTGCTGCTGAAGCTAAGAACCAAGATCAAAAGATTATGTTATTGAAATACTTAAAAGAAGTTGTTTTCGATAATTATGTAAAAGCTGGAAATAGTCCAAATAATACTGCCAATAGTTCAAAATCTTCTGAAGAATCTGGTGATATATCAGCAGAAAGAAGACTTGAATTATTAAATATGGTTCAAGAACATTTTGTAAAGAAAGAAGCTGAAAAGCAAAAAGAAAATGAATAAGAATGAGCTTAAGTGACGACAAAAGAAATATTTTTACGACCATTGGTTCATATACTTCGGTAATAGAAGCAACAAAAATGCCTAATACTACTGATCTATTTCCTTCAATTAATAATAAAAAAGATATTGTACCGTTTTTACTCGACATACTAAAAACAGTTGCTGGCACTGATGCCTTACAAGGATTAACGGGTGAGTTATTTACTAATTTTATTGATAAAATTGAACCACAATTGAAAGTAGCATTAAAAAATCAAGTAGCACAATATAATGCAAGCCAAAATCTTCCTAATTATTTTCTCAGTACTGGAACTGGTGTTAGAGTTAAAGCAAAAGATATTGATATTAGTGGCAAACTTAAAACTAATCCACAATCTGTAGGTGGAGAATTATTATATGATAATTCAGCACCTAATTTTGATAGTAGTGCATATAATGCAATTGTAAATGGAAATGCAACATTTGGTAATTTAAATATGAAATATCTGGCATCAACTGATGAATTGGTTTTTAATCAAAATGGTGGTGTTTCAACAATCGGTGGTTGGGCAAATGATTATATTGACGGTCTTAAAATTATTAATAAAAAAGAATTCATAAGCAATGTTATGAATAAAATGTATGGCACAATTACTAAAAGTCAGGGCAAAACAGTTAATGATGCTTATCAAGAATTAGTTGTTGATCAACTTATATTACAATTAGTTAATGATGATGATAGTTTTGAAATTTCGGCTGAAGATAACGCTGCCTTACTTAGACGTGCTGAAGAAATAATAAATGGTACTGTAAATTATGATATGGGTTGTGGAGTAATGAGTGCAAATTTACCTTTAAGTGGATTAACCAATTTAATTAATAATATATCAGGTACAACTGGTCAAGCGACTGACCCAAATTATGTCGGAAATCAAATAAACAATACAATTGATCAAAGCGTACAAAATAAAGAAGTTGCTGATGCTAATAAACAAACCGTTAAAGACGGATTTTTTCAAAGATTAATTAATTTAATTACTCAGACATTAGCACAAGCATTAAGTGCAACACCACAAATACGTGCATTACTTGCAATTATAAGTGCATTTCAAAATCAAGGTATTACTAAAATTGGTAATGCAAAAGATGATCTTGTAAAATTCAAAACACTTTTAAAATGTATTGTTAATATGGCAATGCGATTAATAAATGAATTTATATTTAATTTAATTAAAAAGTTTTTGGTAATACTTTTAAAACCATTGATATTAAAAATAATAAAAGAAAAAATAACGCAATATAGTGCGATCATCAAAAGTTTAATACCTTTAAAAATATAATTATATGGCAATTGATTTTACTAATTCTAATGCAATTATTGGCGCATTTAACAAAATATTAAATCTATCAAGTATTGGCGGTCCACCTACCGTGCCAACACCTTTAATTCTTATTGGTGTAAAATCACGTTCAGGATTGTCACCAACTAAAATTGCTTCACGTATTATTGCAAGAAAAAGTGAAGCAGGATTGCCAGTTGGTGTCTTACCATCTGGTGGTATTTCCCCAGATGAAATAATGGAAAGAATTAGAATTGAAGAAATCATCAAAGCATTTCAACAAGATGCTGTGATTACTGTGGCAATCCCACCCGGGATTACGCTGACGGCTGCTGGTATATCACCTACAGGACCGGTTACAGTATTTGGTTCAACAATAAGATTTGTAAGTGGTTATGGAGTTATACAATAATGGAAGATTTAAGCAAATATACACCAATTGAATTAAATAAATTATTTAATGATATCAAATTAAAACATGATACATTAAAACAAGAGATTATTGATCATACTTTTGAAGCTGATGAACTTGAAAAAACGATTAATAATAAATTATTACTTTTAGATGAAGCAGAAAAAATTTATATTGCATTAATTGAAGAAATAAGCAAAAGATAATGTCATTTGATAAACCTATAGTACAAACAAGTAATCCTTTTAAAAAGGTAGGCACTTACCAAGTCACCAGAACGATTTATTATGGCGAAGTAATATCTATTACCGATAATACTGATGGTGGCAGAATTCAAGTTAAAATACCTGATTTGGATAATAAAACTGCAAATACTGATTTGCCATATTGTTATCCTATGTTGCCAAAATTCTTTCATTTACTTCCACAAGTAGGTGAAATGGTTAGAGTTTTTATTGAAGACATAAAATATCCTGAAAGAAGTAGATATTGGATGGGCAGCATTATATCACAGCCACAAAAAATTGGTTTTGATACAATTTACACGGCATTATCAACAACAAATATGGGATTAACAATACCAGAACCAGCACCTTCAACATTACCAGATGCAAAAGGAGTGTTTCCATTATCTACAGATGTTGCAATAATTGGTAAAGTTAATACTGATGTTATCTTACGTACCAATGAAGTGCATATAAGAGCAGGTAAACATGAAAATGGTAATGTATTAAAATTAAACACTAAAAATCCAGCATCAGTTAATCTTGTTTTTGAACAACAGAAGGGAAATGCTAATTTTTATAGTAATACAGTTGTGTTTAGCGACAAGATTGCTCTTATATCACATACTGGAAAACCACAATTTAAAGCAGCAGAATTAACAGCAGACGATAGAACAAGAATATTTACTGAAGGACATCCAATTGCCAGAGGCGATGTATTAATTGAAGCACTAAACATATTGAGAAATGCAATTATTAATCACATTCATGGTTATTCAAATCTACCTGCAGACAAAAATGCACTTATAAAAGATTTAGAAAATATTAATTTCGATAATATTTTACAAAAAAACATTGTGATTAATTAATTTTTAAGTACTTTTGCTTTTTATGGAAAAAATACCCAATGAATTATTTACAGCATTTAATGATGTGACGTTTTATGACGAACCACATAAATATTTTATTAATAATAAAGAACTAATTTCAGTAACTACATTAATTCACAAATATCAAGAAGAATTCGATGAAAAATTCTGGTCAGAATTTAAAGGAGCACAACACAAGATCAGTCCAGTTGAAATAGTCAGGGCATGGAAATTTATAAACAGAAAAGGCACAATCAGAGGTTCTGCAATACATGATTATGCTGAAAATTTGTTTCAAAATAAAAAATATGAATATCCTAAACAATTAATATTAAACGAATTTGGCTTTGACCCTGTTCAACATACTTATGATATTTGTAAAAAGCATGTTGATAATTTCTATAATACAGTTCAGGGTGTATTAATACCAATTAAAACGGAAATGGTTGTATATGATTGTGAAACATTAATTGGTGGGATGCTTGATATATTATTTTGGAATAAAAAATCACAACAATTTGAAATTTGGGACTGGAAAACTAACAAAAATTTTACAAAAACTGAACCTAAAAGACATTTGCTTAATGATTTGTTTATGCTGGAAGATTGTGACTTAGAATTATATTCATTACAATTGGAAATGTATAAGCAGATTATTGAAAAGAATGTACCAATCAAACTTGGTCAATCACATATTGTTTGGTTTTCACATAATAATGAAAAATTTGAAGTGATGAAGACTCTGGATAGAGAATATTACGTTAAACTTATCCTCAATAACAGACTTCTTGAATTAGCTGCATGAAATTTTCTGAAAAATTCATGCAAGTATAAAAGATAAAATAATAGCTGTTATGATATAAGGACCTCATATAACGTATAAAATATTATATGTTATATCCAGCCAAAACTCATTAAAAAAGATAGTTTTGGCTGGATATAAATAATAAAAAAAGCCACAACTAAGTGGCTTTTGAATTTCTTTTTGTAACTCTTACATATTAAGAATACATCTCCAAGGCTGTATCGTAAGTTGAATTGTTGTTAAACCATCTTCTTCATAACTGTTTTCACCAAAATCAATTGCTGTAACCATACATTGTTCTAAAGTCCATTTTTCAACTTCAACACCAGTTGGGTCAACTGCTTTTAATAGAATATTTTTCTTGTAACCTGCTGCGTAACCCATACGACCAGTCAAAGATTCTGCATGTAAACGAACCCACTCCATTAATTGTTGTGATGTAGATGGTCCTATTGGGTCAAGGAATGTCAATTGCATTTCTTCCCAATTATATCTACCAGCAACATAGTTCTGTTCGTTCATGAACTGAATTTGTACTGAGTTAATTTTCATTGAAGGTCTTTTGAACTTTTGAATTTTCCAGACTTCAATGCCCAATTCATCTGCAAATTCTGCAAAGAATCTATTAATTCTCTTGGGTTCATATTGAAACGGGATTCCCCTTATCATTTCTGCCATATTTCTGCATATTTAAATTATAATACTTATTTTTCTAATAAATACTATAATGTTTGAAAACAATTCACAAAAAATAATTCTTATCTTGGCATTTGACCAGTTCTATGAAAATGTCTTAACTCTGCATTACTTAAACTTGCTAAAGTTTTCGCTTTTGGTGGTTCAGGAGCTAATGCTTTTAATTCATTTAAAATTTGGTCATTCACCATATCAGCAACTATTTGTGCACCTTCTTCAATTTGTTTTTCAGTAAGAAAATATTCAATAGCTGGGGTTTCAAGTTCTTTTTTCAATTCTTCTGCAGCATCAATACTTAACTGTTCACCACTTATTTCTGTCTGAAGTACTTTTTCTATTTCAGTTTGTGCATCAACATTATGATATTGTTCAAGAACTTCAGCAATTTTTTCACCTTCAATATGAGGTTCAATTTTTATTTCTTCTTCCACAACCTCACTGGTAAACTCTGGAAATTCTTCAACAAATTCTTTTACTTCATTATTAAGCTCAGAAGTAGATTCTGGTTCTGAAGTTGCAAGTGTTTCTTCTACGGGTTTTACTGGTTTTTCTGCAGTAAGATTTAAATCTGCAATTATTGGTTCAGATGTTACTGATTTTTCTTCTACGGGTTTCTCAACTTGTATTGGTTTAGAATATACCCTTTTAGTTTTTTTATTACTCATTTTTATAAAAAATTATAATATTATTTTATCATAAATACTCAAACATAAAAAAAAAGACCCACAATGTTGTAGGTCTCTTTATTTAAAGTTATTATTTATTATGCTCCAACGTCAGCGAATGATGCACCAGAAGGTGTAATTGTAAATGTAATTCCAATGAATTCAACAGCACGTGTTGGTTTCAAGAATAATTCACCATATAATTCATTTCTGTCGTTAGTTTCAGTTGTGTTATTGCTATTATCCATCTTGATTCTATAATCATTCAAACCTCTTTCTCTCTTAATTGTATCAAGTACTGGAGTAGCTTTTGTTATAAATTGGTCAATTGTTGTTTGATCATCTTGTTCGAATACAAGTCTGATTGCAATATTTGCAATAAGAACTTTGATTTGAAGTAATAATCTACGAACATTAATTCTATCAAGAGCACTTTCTTTAACTTGTAATGTCTTCTGTCCAAAGATTGCTGTGCCAGCATCTGCAAAATCAGCCATTGGGTTAATTCTACCTTTATATAATACATCACGAGCATCCTGTGATAATTTAAATTTTGATTTTCTTGCATCAGTTACACCCCTTTGTAAACCAGCAGGTGCAAACCAAGGGAATTTTGTATTATCAGTAAATGCCATTGCTTTAACTACTTCACCTGTAGGTGGAATATAAACATTGACATTATTCTGAGTATCCCTGATTTGAATCCAAGGGAAGTATGTGCATGAATAACTACTATCAATGCCAGTATTATCAAGTAAATCAACAACATCTGTTGCAAATTGAACATCTTGTTTTTGTTGACCAACAACTGGTGAAGTTCCAATATCAGGAGCATCAATTACATATAATGTATCTGTTCTTTGTTGTTCAACCATTTCAATTGTATCTTGAACCATAATTGTGTTATTTGACCAATCAATACCCGGAGTTGAAAATAAGTTAATCGTAACTTCTTCAGGATTTGAAAATGTGTCAATTGCTGTTTCCCATGCTTGAAAGTCATTTATTGCAGTTGCATTAGGTGCAACACCGTCATAAATACCGCCCTGACGATATAAGTCGCCATATGAACGATAACCTCTGTTAACATCCCAACCATCAAAACCGCCAGCAGGAACAAGAGTGAATTTTCTTGAATTTATATCAAAATAAGGATTTGTATTATCTACAACATCATTAGCTGTCTGGAATTTACCAGCACCAACTTCGAATGTACCAAGATTAATAGTTCCTTCAGTATAACCAGTACCAGTTGCACCAGAATCCATATGGAAACCTTTAGTTTTTACAAAGCCACCACTTAAGCTACTTTGACCATTAAAATTAAAGAAGTTTTGATTAATACCAGTACCTATAACGTTTGCTGTATTATAACCATTTTCTGATATTCCCAAATATACTTTTCTAAATTTATCTGTTTGTGTATAACCTGTTTTGTAAATAATTATTGGTGTTTTACCAACAGTAGTACCATCGCTTGTTGCAGATAAAGCATAATTATTAAATTCGTAGCCTTCAAAACCAGCAGGGAATAAATCAGGAGCAATATTGTCTGCAAGTTCAAGCATAACATAATTACTTTGAATATCATACTCACCATCAGCAGTACCAATACGCTGTGCTATATAGTTTGTTAAACCTTGAATTAATGAACATCTCGTATATGATTCCAATACAATTGGATTTGCATCAGTATCATTAAAATCACGAATAACAATATCAAATTCAAGAGAAATTGGATTAATGTTTTGAATACTAATTTTAACTTCTTGGTTTGCTGCATTACCATCAGAAATACTAATGAATTTGAACAATCTGTCAATTTCACTACCTTTTAATTGTGATACAACCCAAGGAGTTTCAGGTGTCTGGAATTGAGTCTTATAGTTTTTATAAAAATTAGACCTTAATTTAATTACAACATCATTTATGCCATAACCATATGGTGCAATACCAGAAATACCATAACTTGTTAATCCTGTTGGATATGTAGCACCTGCAGAATCCAAATATTTAATTAAATCAGGATATACCGCTTCTGTCCATATCTTTGTGTTTTTATCTTTTGGCAAAGAACCAATTACATTTGGTAAGAAACTACTTGCATCTGGATTTAATGTTGCAGTATATGTTGTACCGCCAGACACTAATATAGTAAATTGACCAAATAAATCACCACTATCAAGATTAGTACTATTTGCAGGTATTGAAAGTATACTTGTTTGGAATGCAGTAGTTGCTGGCAGATTTACATGATCAGTAACATCGCCTCTACTTCTAATTACAGCAAGTACCATCTTTTCATATGCAGTATATGAAGTACCTGAGAATAATGTTCTGGTAAAATAAGTAGTCCCACTACCAATACTACCATTAAATGTGGTTACTGTCCAAGTATATGAGTATCCGCTAAAAGCAGTACTACTATATTTATGTAAACCTAAGAATGTAGTACCAGTTTGACCACTTACACTTATCATAACACCTAAATATTGGAAGTTAGTAAATGTAGAGTTACCAGTTGTTACGCTTTCAATACCTACAGTTACGGGGTCAACACCTGCATTTAATGTAAGTGTCCATCCTGTACCAGCATCATATCCAGATAATCCCAATACTCTTGTTACATACAATTGATTAGTTTCATCCAAATAAGCATTTGCCACATATGGTAATTGATATTTAAGACCTTTATTTCCAAGTGGAAATCTTTCAGTGCTTTGTACGCCGAACCTTGTTGAAAATTGAGTTTTATCTTGAATGAAAACAGGTTCAAATGCAGGTCCTTTTAGCGTTTCACCTACTAAGCCTAATGTGGTGATACCTACGTTACGTGTCACAAATGTGAGATCACGTTCTTTAAATTTTACTCCCGGAGAGGTAAATACAAAATCTGCCATGTTTATTAATTATTAATGTTTTTATTATTATTTTCTAATATAAGCTCTGTGTTACTTTTCAAATAAATACTAAAAAAATATGCAAAAGGTATTTAAGATTGATTATTATCACACTGTTGTTCTTGCTCATAAAATCAAATCTTTAAGTTTTTTATCTTTTTTGGATTAGATTTTCAAATTTTTCTTTTTTTTTAGGTTAAATTTTCTAAAATTTCTCGAAAAAAAAATTCATTTTTTTTTCGAGAAATTTTTACTACATATAAGAAATTCTTTACTTTAGTATTTATTTGAAACATTATTGTATGAATAAATCACAACGTATTTTTTTAAACAACAATGCTGCAATTGCAGATAGTCATATAACTGTTAAACTTGATCAGGATGTTGATACACTTGAATTTCTTTCTATGAGTCTTAGCACTAAAGATGTATATCAAGATTTTAATGCAGATTATGGAGTTTTAATAGGAAGAGTTCTTGCCAATGGTGGTATTGGCATACCAAATGCTAAAATAAGTATTTTTATTCCATTAACAGATGAAGATGCTAATAACAGTGAAATTAGTAGCATTTATCCATATATAAATCCAACCGACAAAAATAACGAAGGCAAGAGATATAATTTATTGCCACGTGTTTCTCAAGTTAATTCATTTGGCATTTCATCTCCTAAACAACCCTTTGGCTCATTTCCTATTAAACCCGAACTTGTAACTAATCTTGAATTTCTCAATGTTTATAAAAAATATTATAAATATACTGCACTAACTAATGGTTCTGGTGATTATATGATTTTTGGAGTACCAATAGGAACACAAACAGTTCATTTAAGTGTCGATATAACTGATATTGGTAAATTTAGTATGACACCTGCTTCTATGGTAACAAATTTAGGGTATTCACCAAATTTATTTACTGATAACGGTTCTAAAATAAAACTAAGTACCGATTTGAATGACTTACCAAATATTGAAACACAAGAAATTAGTGTAGATATTGTACCTTTTTGGGGAGATACTGAAAATTTTACTATTGGCATTACTCGTCAAGATTTTAGAATTCGTTCAGTATTAAATAATACTTTTGTTTTATTTGGCAGTTCATTTACTGATGGTGATAATTCAATGTGGGGTGAAGAATCGCATTCTGCGGTACGTGTAGGTGAATTATTTCGTGCCAGAAATGATGCAAATACTACAGTTGGTATGTATTCTAAAAGAAATGGTAGAATTACTGAAAAAATTTATTACTATCCCCCAACAGTTACAGACGCACAAATTAATTCAGGCAGTGTTGACCCAACAACCCAAATGTTAGTATTAGACCCTTCTGAATATTCAACATATAAAAGAGACGGTGATTTTGTATTTATTGTTAGTTGTAATCGTGCTAAAATAATTACAGATGATTTTGGAAACGAAGTATCAGTGCCATTTGATTCAATTAACGGTATTTTTACTGAATTTAGAGGATTTGTTACACTTGAATATACTAACGATGCAATTCCAATGAATTTTACTGGAAGTATTGGTGCAGATTCAAAACTCGTACCATTAAGATATAAATTAAAATTTCCACAATATGCTGCACGTAATGCAAGTTTCGCTAAAGCGGAAAATACTAACACTAATAATTGGAGAAAAATAAGTTTTAAATTTATTGGTGGAAAATTATATAGCTTTGCAAAATTTCATGGATTAACATATAATGAAGATTATCCAGATGCTGATCAATTTTTTCAAGATCATAGTGATAATAATGGATTTTTTAGAAAAACCACACCTAATCTACCAACAAACGACCCTTTCTGGAACGTAGGTATAATAGTAAACGGTAATTATGGTAATTATATCAATTCAAATCAACAATTTCCATCTAATGCTACAAATGGTAGTATGGGGGGAGTTTTTGGAGCAAACTGGATGAATTTAAGTATATATTTTCCACAAATCGGATTTCAATCTGAAGGTTCTTGGAGAAGTTTACGAGTTTATTCAGCAGATAACTTTGCAAGACAAACAGAAGATAACACAGATAATAGTTTCTTTTTCTTTGATAACACACAAAAAATTGCAGCAAGTGAATTTAATACAAAATGGTTTGCCCGTTCAGACTTAAATTGGACAGATATTATTGAAATACCTAAACAAGATATATTGGCAATGAATAATGTTACAAAAAAAGGATTTACCGAATTAGACCCAGCAACGCCACTTGGTAATACATATCGTAATAAAACAAAAATACCAACTGGATGGGCAGCAGCATGTCCAATTACCGCAGGGGTTGGTTCGAACACATATTTTTACAAGGGTATTAATAAGGCTAATTGTATTGAATTTGTTGTTTCTTTAGGACTTGTATAAAATAAAAAAATCCCTCAATTGAGGGATTTTGTTCTTGGAATTATTTTTGCTTTGTCAGCGTATATATTCCATGTATTGGAAATAAATTATTTGATGAAGGTGCGCTTTCAAATTTTAACTTAAGTATCGTACCATTAAATGTTTCAGCATTTTCAATTACGAAATTATATACTGGTGTACCTTCAGTAAGTGTATTTTTCAATGTTATTATGTTATTGGACAAAGTATAAGGGTACTCTCTATTATCAGATTTACATGCATCCTTAACTATCACAGTAGTTTTTGTCATACTGTTAAGACTAAGAGTTGTCAAATAGTATAAATCCAATGCGATATCACAACCAGTCATTGTTTTACCATTAAACTCAAGAGAAGTAAAATTCCAATTACCAACTAAATCATTGGTAGTAATAGCATTTGGAATAGGAGTGTCATTTGATTTTTCACAACTGGTACTCATGAGTATCAGTGAAAACATTAAAGCTAAAACATAAGTAAATTTTTTCATAATTTTAAAATTTTTATTGGTTAAACATAATACTTATACGTATTCTTATTTAAAAAGGTTACAAATTTCATAAAAAATTTTCAAGGTATTTATAGTAAAGAATTAATAGCGTGGAAATATTACTTAACAGCTTAAAGAATGTCAATTCAGTCAATGTTGATAACTATGAAAAGATTGAACTATCACGTAAAGTATCATTAATTAACGAATACGATATCGGAAACATTCTGAGTGCCACTGAATTATTTGACACTGAAAGAGAAGCAAATGAAAACTATAGAATTTATGGTAAAATTGAATATATGTCATTATTAAATGGTTTAAGAAATAATTATAAAATATTCTCCGATTTTTTCAGTCCACAATATAGTGGTAATAGTAAAAATGTTCTCAATTCATTTGATTTTTATCTTGTTAAACCAGCAATCAGTGGATACACACAAATTGTTAGTGGTGGTAGTACTATATTATGGACAAGATATTTTCAAGTTATTGCAACACCAAATGACTTTGAAATATTTCCTGTAGGTTTTTCAAATAATGTTTATGGTGAACAAGCATATGCATTTAATTTCAATAAAGATTTTGATGTTTCATCATATGTTGATCAATTTGGATTTCCTCTAACTGAATTATTTTTATATGCACAATATAAACCAACATCAAACGGTAATAATAGTTCTGAAATATTATCAGGTACTGTATGGTCATCAGTGGGAGTACCAAGTAAGTTTGCTTTTGCGCCAATAGCATTTAATACTGGTGATACTATACAATCATTTTTTGGTGCTAAAATTGGTGATTTAATCGAATATTCAAAATCAGAATTTCTTCAATTAGAATTATCACCACAAACATTTTATATTCAAACCTCTTATAAAGATAATTTAAATGTTATACGTACATTATTGTGGAAATATAATCCTTTTATTCCATTTCATTTAAGATATTTTGCAAGCGAATTAAATCTTGTGAATACTGGAAATACATCATATGATCAAACTATTGCAATTCCATATTATGCAACAAAATTAGATAATTTTGGAAATTATGTATGGAGAGATATTTTGTCACAAGGATATATAGACCCTACAAGCAATTTAGGCGTTGATTATCCTTTTGTGAATAAAAGAAGATATTTATTTTCAAATATAATATTAGATATAACACCAGATTTGAATGACCCAAATACTTTGGCTGCATTCCAAGAAGTATGGTTCAGTAGATTTGCAACTAAATTAACAGTAACTCCGACCAGTGACATTAATAATATTGGAAAGCCATGTCTATAATAAGAGAAAAAATAAAATTTAATAGTAGTGGTTCGAGTCTCAACATTTCTTTAGGTTCAAACAGTAATTTTATTGAATATCAACAAGATATTGATAGATTAACACAATTTACTGGTCTTGATTTGGTAAATCCTGTTATTGATGGAGAAGAAAGAAGATTCAAATTAAATCCAACTCCAAATGCTGTAATAACACTAAAATTTCAATTTTATGCTTCATTTATGTCTGCATATGATACATCTGGTTATGGATTTATTGCTGCTGGCTTTACATATGATGAAATACATTTATTTAGTGCCAATTTGCTTAATAGTTTTTTTATTTTGGATTTCTATGATACTTTTGATATTAATAATCAGACAAAAATATTTACCACATATTTAACTAAATTAACTATACCGCCAACTTCATATTTACCCGAATATACAATTGGTGCAAGTACTAATAATCAATTATATCGCTGGTATGTTCCATTATCATATTTTACTGGCTCAACAATGATAGGATATGTTAAATTTAGTTTTTTTAATGCTAAAACAGGCAAAGTAACATTATTTTTTAATGAAGATAATGACATTGCTGGAATTCAGGAAACACCAATGAAAATATTCTTCAAAACACAATTGGATATAACCAACATGACATGGAAATTCATAACCACATCATATCCAATAATAAAAGCGAAAGAAGTTATAAATAACACATTGTATATCAATAAGGTTAATAATACTATTGTTAATAAAGATAATTTACAACAAAATCCTCCAAGTGGTACTACTTATGATTATAAGACAAATACTTATCTCATAATATAACCAATTTTTGTTTTTCTAAGAGTTTTTACAATTTCAAATTCTTTTTCATCTTGAATAAAACCAAGAATTTTAAGAGCATATTTTGATACGAAGAATCTATCACCATCAATATTTTCAATAGGATTAGCTTCAGCAAAACCTTCAAATAATAATGGTAATGGATTGCCCTTAATAAAAAGATATTCTTGACGTGACGCAAAATTTTTAAGTACCTGTTCATCGTATTGATTAACATCTACTCTATATTTTGTGAATAATGCTACTTCATAAATCATATCAACATTTGTTGGTTCTGGCATCTTAAAACGTAAATAAATCACTTCACCATTATCCAATATCGGTACATCCATATATCTGAACTTACGTGGCTGTGGCACACGGTATTTTGTACCAAGTCTTGTGCCAGCTTGTTTATCAATACGTCTAACTGTTATATAAGGTGTTGGCACGTTTTTATCATTGTCCATGAATTTCCAAGTCTTACTAAATTCACCCCAACGATCATTGTCAAGATAAAATGTAGGAACTGATCTACCTTCAATGACTGCTTTCATACCAGCATCATTAACATAATCAAAAAGTGCCTGATCTAAATCTTCAAGTAATATTGTTCTTGGTAAATATTTAGTTTTAATATCAGTTAATCTCATAAGTTCTTCAATTCTATCCATACCATACTTAAGAAATTCAGTGCCTACTTTTGGTGGATTAATATTAATATCGAGTTTTACTTTTTTTGGAAGTGACATATAAACTTTTTATATAAATACTCTTGTCTTTTAATAATTAATTCATTACATTTGCCTACTTAAAATAGTTATATGTTAGTAGAACACAAAGAATTTCAAGAAAAAGATGGCAGTTTAGGATATATAGAATCAGTGTTTAAATCGGACAATGTGCTAAAATCCACATATTTTCCAAATAATCAGAGGCTTTACATTGCATTTAGTCGTGGTGACACATACTCATACGGTAGTATCACATTAGAAATGTATAAAGAATTTGAAGAAACCGAATCTCAAGGCAAATGGTTCTTCAAACGAATTAATAAAAATCCAAAACATCCTTACCGTAAAGAATTTACTCTTTATCCCAGAGAAGTAAAAGAACTCAAAGAGATTGTGGAGAATTATCGAAAAATAATTAATGAAAATAAAGAAGAAGACAATGAATAGTCCTGAAGAATATGAAAACATAATTGCATTGCTTGAAAAAGCATTGGAATTTTACGCTAATAAAGAAAATTATAAAAATCGTCCATTTGGTATTGAATTAATTTCTTCAATTGAAATGGATGAAGGAAGTCAGGCACAATTTGCATTAGAACAATCAAAAATATTAATTGAAGCAAATCGAAAAATGCAAGAGGATTACGATAAACTTATGGCTGCTGCAGATCAGCTTCAAGCAACTGATGATATGGCAGACCCCCAAAAATTAATGGAAATATTTAAAGTATTTGGTGATAATGTAGAAAGTGGTATTCAATATACTGAAGAAGAACAAAAACATTTGGATAAAATGAAAGAAAATTTAAAAAACAGTAAATTATGAAGATAACAACGTTTAATGAATATCAAAAAGAAGCAAATTTTCTCAAAATATCCTTAGATAAATTTATGGAAAAACACCCAGATACGCCACCAGATGTAAAATTGTTATTGGCTGTTGCATATGATGGATTAGGTATGGGCGAAGCAGGTGAAACACAAGGCAAAATAAAAAAAATTATCAGAGATGCTGGTGGTGACATTACTGTAACAGATATTCAGGCAATAAAAAAAGAACTTGGTGATCAACTTTGGTATATTTCTTCAATGTGCGACACTCTTGGATTGAAAATGGAAGATGTTGCATCAGGAAATATTGAAAAATTACAAGGTAGACGTGACAGAGGTACATTACATGGAAGCGGTGACGATAGATAATATGAAAATAAATATTATAAATAAATCAAAAAATCCATTGCCTTCTTATGCAACCGAAGGGTCAGCAGGTGTAGATTTACGTGCTAATATAGAAGAACCAATATTTTTAGCAGCGTTTGAAAGAAAAATGATATCCACAGGTATTTTTATCGAATTACCAGTAGGATATGAGGCACAAGTTAGACCACGTTCTGGTCTGGCAGTAAAACATGGTATTACAATCATAAATACACCCGGGACAGTTGATAGCGATTATCGTGGTGAGATAATTATATGTTTAATCAATTTAAGTCAGGATGTTTTTATGGTGAGCAAAGGAGAAAGAATAGGTCAAATGATTATATCGAAACATGAAGTTGCTGAATGGAATCAGATTGACAAATTTGAAACCAGCACTGTAAGAGGCACAGGTGGTTTTGGACATACTGGAAAAGAATAAAAATTATTTTATATTAAATTAAGATTATGAAGGGTACAACTGGAATCAAGAACAGAAGGGCAAGTGCTAAAAAAATACTCGAAGCACAACTCTTAAGGGGCACAAAACCTGAAAAAATTAATGGCAAAACAACTATTAAAATGATACCACTTACAACAAGTGATATCACCCGAATCAATCATGAGATTGAAACAATAAATAATCCAAAAAAGAAATAACTGAAATAATCATGGAAAGAAAATTTAAAAAAATAAAATTACAAGTATTGGACGATGAAGATAAAATAATCGGAACAGTAAGTATAAGTTTGGAAACAATTAAGCATTTAAAAAAAACTTATAATATTGACGCATTAAATTTAATGACAAATGCATTAATTGATGAGATTGAAAAAATAGTAACAAAATGAAACAGTATTTAAATTTACTCCAGAACATTATTAATAATGGTGTTGAAAAGGAAAGTGGCAGAGCCAACATGCCTAATACAATTGGTATATCTCATGGTGTAATTAAAATGAATTTACAAGACGGTTATCCGCTTCTCACAACAAAGAAAATGTTCTGGAAAGGTATTATACATGAATTACTCTGGATTCTCAGGGGAGATACAAACATTAAATATCTTGTAGATAATGGAGTAAATATTTGGAATGGTGATGCTTATCGTTGGTATTTAGCAACCTGTAATGGAATGGGTGCAGCGAAACCAGACCCAATTGATGGGCTGATAAGAGTATTACCAATTCCATACGGAACAATAGAGTCTTTTGTTGATGCAATAAAAAATGATACAACCACAGCAACTAATGAAAGATTATTTGAATTATATGGATATAAACTTGGTGACTTAGGTAAAGTTTATGGCTATCAATGGAGAAATCAAAATGGTGTTGATCAGGTTAAAGATTGTCTTGAAGGTCTGCAAAAGAATCCATACAGTCGTTATCACATAATTGATGCATGGAATAAAGCAGATTTTAAAGATATGGCACTTCCACCATGCCATCTTATGTACCAATTTATTGTAAGACCACTTTCGCTTGATGAAAGAAGTAAATTATGGGCAAAAAAATACGTCATAGATGGTATTATGACCAAACCAATAGTTAGTTTAGATGAAGATGGTATTCCAAAATTCTATCTCGACCTCAATATGTATCAGCGTAGCTGTGATACATTACTTGGTGTACCTTTCAATATTGCCAGTATGTCATTGCTTTTAAAAATATTCGCACGTGCATGTAATATGCTTGAAGGTATTGCTACTTGGATTGGTGGTGACACACATTTATATGTTAATCATATTGATATTGCAAAAGAACAAATATCAAGAGAACCATATGTATTGCCACAATTATTCATTAAAAAAGAATTAAAAACTTTAGATGATATTATAAGTTTAACAATTGAAGATTTTGAATTAGTTGATTATAAATCGCATCCAAAAATTGAAGCTGAACTATTTACTGGTTATAAGAAATTATAATTATGGGTGATATAAAATTCAAGAATATTGGGAAATTTCAGTTTTCACTGGATATTCCAATTGATTCCGATTTAGCACTGGCAATTGAACTTGCCATTGAAAAACGGGACAAAACTCTTGATGAATTAGTTAAATTAATAAAAGAAGGTTTGCTTAAAGAAGATAAAGAAAAGGTAGTAGTCAGAATAGATACTATTTTGGAGCAGAATGAAAGCATCAAATTAATGGAAGATGCTATGGTGGCAGTAAGAGCATATAAACTTGATCAAAAAAATAATGAAGAAGATAAAAAACAGTACAAATGAAAGAACAACCCGAAGACATTAAACTTGATTTGATGAATGCAATTGTATATATTACAGAAAAACGTGATGATGCTCTTGAACATTTTAATGAATTAATGAAAACGAATAACTATACGCATGATTGTATGATGCATGATGCTCTTGAACCCGTTTTAAGAATTAATTTACAACTTAAAACACTTGAAGATTGTATGGTAATGCTTAAAGTTATGAGTTCTGAAAATAAATCACTTAAAAGAATTAATGAAAACAGAAAGAAAAATGAATAGTGATTTTAAAACAGATGGGTATTGTCCTGTTTGTTTACATATATGTGAAAAAGAAACTAAAATAATTGGATGATCGCACTATACATATTGCTTATACTATTAGCATTAATAATTCTTTTTCTTTCTATGGCGATATATTACTTTTTAAAAAAAGGTGCATTTATCTCTGACAAAGAAAAAGAATTTATTTTATTTGTTATTGATATATTCGAGCAATATGGTGATGATCTGGGAATCCAATCAAAAGAACAACACAAAAAACTGATTGATGAACTTGAAAAAATAAAAAAGAAACATTTTAATATAAAGAAATAATGAGCAAACTAAATAAAATTATTGAATTTTATCCTGAAATCAAATGGTTATCTGCAGATGGTTTTAATGATGCAATTATTGGAGTTTCTGGTGATAAAATTGTGTACAGCAGGACTAAATGTATAAAAATACTGATGGATAGGGATGGGATGGCATATGAAGTAGCGTCTGAATTTTTTGATTTTAATGTGGAAGGTACTTATATAGGAAAGAAAACACCAATATGGGTGGATGATGAGCTATTCAACGATAGCATTCTATCAGATAATAGAACATTTGATGATATGGAATAATAAAGGGGGTCGATTACGACCCCTTATTTTATCATAACAAACATAAATTATTTATGTTTTTATTTCTCAGAATTAGTCCTGTTGATCTACAGGGTTCGGAGTTACTGGTATAACGTTTATTGCAAGTAATGCGATTGCTGCTGCAATTGCAGGACCATCTGCAAGACCTGTTTCATTGATTGCGTTTCTAAGCCAGAGTCTGTAAGTTGTTTGATTTAACATAGCCGTATTTTTTAAGTTAATATTATTTTTAATATAAATACTGAAAAATAATGAGAATACTTATAATTCAGCATAAATTTATTTAAGTACCTTTTGTTTCACTTAAGAATGGCACAACGTCTTCCTTAACTGGTGTACCAGTTATACGTTTCCAATAAGGTTTAAATCCACCAATAGTTTTTTTGGTTTCATCTGTTACATTATTGGCACTATCAATTTCATAATATCTGCTTTTTTCGCCACTCATATTATATTCAACAATATCACCACGATTAATTTCTAATTTTTTTTCTTCAAGTTCTTTAAGATATACACCAAAACTAATATGACCAGTATCATCACGAGCAATACCCCCGGGGTTTGTACCATAATTTTCCTGTTTACCATCTTCAACATTTACCATTACTGATATTCGAATTGGTGTTAAATATTTTTTATCTTTTGCTTTTGTTTGACCATAAAGTGCATGTGATTTAGTTTCAATAACATTAACTCTATGTATAATTACTTCTTGTGCATTATCAGTTTGCAAAAAATTTCTACCATACATAACATCAAGATCAAAGGATTCTTGGGTCATAAACATTCCATATCTTTGATTTTCAAGATCAATTATTTGCTTTTTTTTCTTCATTAATCTAATTCTACTTTAAAATTATTAATATTTTTATGAGAAAAATATTTCTGTAGCATATTTTTAATATTATTTATAACGTTTTCAGGAATATAATCGTCCCAAAAAGTTATTATGTCATTATCAAGCCAAATTCTACCCCAAAATTTTGTTTTCTTTTTTATTTTATAAAATATTTCTTCATCTTGAGGAAATTTTATATTAAAAGTATTGATTATTGCATCACCATGTGTACCATTTTTGGGTGATACTAATAAATTATCTTCATAAACAGAAAATGCATATGTATTAATTGAAGAGTCTCTAAAAGAATAAAAGTCATTATCAACAGTAATTCCTTCAACATTTTCATTTAAAAATTCAATTTCTTCATTAATAATATTTAATAATTTATTGTTCATATTAAATTGAAATAATTGGGAACATAGGTGGCTGATATCCACGTTCTTTATTTACGTTTTCAGCAATTTTAGCACGAATTTCAGTCATGTTTTCTTGACTGAAATAAGTTAATTGATCTAATAATATTTTTAAAGTATCTTCCTTTAGTTTAGTACCTTCATCAAGTAAATGTCGATAATCCATAGTTAATTGTTTTTCAGCCACACCGAGTTCACCACTATAAAATCCTCTCATTCCACCAATAACTATTTTTACCTGTGCAACAAGTAAGTCTCTTATTTGTTGACGTGCAACGTCATTAAGTCTATCCCATTGCAATACTTTTGTTGGAGCATCTGATGGCAATTTAACTATATCATTATTGTCTTCTAAACATTTATCTCTACCAGTATTAGTAGTATCATAATACCAATACCATACTTTTCTTCCTGCATAATGAATTCCCCAAGTACTTGTGATTTCAAAACGACTTCCGGGTACGGGATACAAGTGTAAAACTTTTTCACCAGAAGCTAAACCCGTAATTCTATATGTTAATATTGATTGTAATACTCTTTGTTTCATCCTTCTGTCTTGTGCAGACAAAAGAGTTGAAAAAGTTGGCTGAACATACATAGCTGGACGACCAAGATAAGACCAACCAACCATCCCGGGTGACCAAGCATTGAGTGCAAATGGGTCAACTAAAGCACCATCAATTTCAGGTGGTGTTTCCCACAATACTTCATTAACTTCTCTACCAGCAGGAATTATATAATGTTGTGTGTTTGCTTCAGTAATAATAAAATCACGTTTAAGCTCCCATCCTGCAGCAGCAGGTGCATTTGTGCCTAATCCCACTTGCCTTGAATAAGCATATGTAAATGATTCCATATAACTATTCGATTTAGTAGTAAAAGCACTGAGAAAATCGCTACTTTCAAGATTTAAACCTTCCAATCCAATCCATTGTTGTTGAATTAACCAGCTATTTACTGCTGCAGAATAGTCTTCAATTGCAATTTCAAGAAATGAATCTAATTGTTCATCCTTTAATTCGAATGGTCTCTGCGGAAATCCCAATAAATGTTTTACTCGCAGATATAATTTATTTTTTTCAACTGTTGTAATTAACGCCATAATGATATATATTTGTATTCGTTTAACATAAATACTTTAATTGAACTATTATGCATACAATTGACTATGAAATTAATTTAAATGAACACGGCAGACCTTGTATTGGTTTACCACCAAGTTATAAAGACAAACCAGAAGATAAATTTTTTGCCATCGAAATAGCAAGATATGTGTTGCAGGGTGTATATGAGCGCAGAAGTGCAGAATTTGATAAACAAGCAGCAGAAACAATTGATATAACAATTCGTTTGCTTGGACAGGTTGGTGATCAAATGGCAGAACTATTATGGAATACGATGAAAGCATATGGTGATACTGAAATCATGATGGGCAGAACATATTACGTGGCAGTTGACACTATTGAAGAAAGAGACAGTTTGGCAACCACAGGCATTCTTGAAGGAGAAAGATTATATTTACGTGAAGAAGGTCTAAAAGTCCTTGTCAAAAATGAAAATAAAATATTTGAATTAAAAGATGGTAATACTAACGAAAATTGGATTGAAGTATTATGAATTGTATTGGTTGCGGTGAATGTTGTAAAAAACATTGGCTTTTACGATTAACAAATGATTATGAAAAATCATTATTTCAAGGGTTAATAGTTTTTGGTGATTTTATCTGGACTGATCAATGTCTTTATTTAAAAGATAAGAAATGTACAATTCAAAACAATAAACCATATAAATGCAAAGAATATTTTTGTGAAAAATATTAAAAATAGGAGAAAATAAAATGATACACAACATTAAAGTTACAATTGAAGTTGATCTTACAGGTCTTTCTCAAAAAGAATATATTGAAGTTCAAACAAAACTTATAAAAAATATTATTGATACTGATGCAGAAAAACTTTCTTTTGATGAATTGGATGAAATATTACATATAAAAAAGAGAGAATATGTTTCAAAAAGTATTCAATATCCAGAAATGAGACTGGATGATAATGAATTTACAATTAAAACAACTCATTTTGAAATAGTGGGATAATTATGAATCATAAACCAACTGCAGAACAGGAAAGAATTTTTTTATTTACAAAAAAACGTCCTGAGAATATATTAATTAAGGCTTACGCAGGTACAGGCAAGACCACAACAATTGTTGAAGCAGTCAAATTGTTGCCTAAAGATAAAAGCATAATGTTTTTAGCATTTAATAAACATATTCAAGAAGAATTAAAAACAAAATTACCTGAATATGTCAGATGTTATACAACTTATGGTTTGGGTAATTCTGCAATTAAAAGAAAATATGGCGAAAGTATTCAATTTGATGAATTTAAAGCCGATAAAATCATTCAAAAAAAGGCAAAATCATGGGAATTGGAAGATGAATTTAAAGATGAAGAAGAAATATCTTTTTATCTTAATTTAATCAAAAAACTTTGTAATTTATGCAGATTAACATTAACCACTAAGCCAGAATATATTCCATATATTGCCGACAGGTATGATATTAACCTTAACAAACCCAAAGATATAAAGAGAGTACTTAAAGTATTAGATGAAATGAGTACTGACAGAAAAACTCTCGACTATACTGATATGATTTATCTCCCTGCAATTGATAATAGTATTTGGTTTTTTCCACAAGACTATGTATTTGTAGATGAAGTGCAGGATTTAAACCGTTGCCAGATAAGAATTGTCGAAAAAGTACTAAAAAAAGATAAATTAAGTGGTAAAACTACTGGTAGGTTAATTAGTGTAGGTGATTTCTTTCAGGGCATATATGGATTCAACGCTGCTGATGAAAAATCTTTCGAATGGTTTGAAAAATTCCCAAATACTAAAATTTTACCGCTTTCTGTATCTTTCAGATGTTCACAAAATGTCATAAAAGAGGCACAAAAGATTGTACCTGATATCAAAGCACTACCTGATGCCCCAGATGGTCTTGTAAGAGATGGCAATGTGGTTAGTGAAGCACAAAGTGGTGATTTTATTCTTTGCAGAACAACCATGCCACTGGTAAAACTATTTTTTGAGTTCTTAACCCAAAAAAGAAAGGCAATAATCAAAGGAAGTGACATTGGATTACAATTAATTGAATTAATTGGTCAAATTAATACTCTTGAAAAATTAGTTACATTTTGGAATGCTGAATTAACTAAATTTAAAAAAGATTTAAAAGCTGATGGTATATTAAATCCATATGAACATAGCGGATATAGCGCACTTGAAGATAAAGTAAGAACATTATTATTTTTGGCACAACTTGCAACTAATATTACTGATTTAAAAGCCAGTATTAAAACCATATTTACTGATGAAATTCAAGGTATTGTTCTCAGCACAGTGCATAAAATTAAAGGATTAGAAGCAAACAGAGTATTTATAATACGTTCTGACTTATTACCAATGCGTAATGTTAAAGGTTGGCAATATATTCAGGAAAAAAATTTGGAATATGTTGCGGTGACTCGTGCAAAATTAGAATTAATTTATGATAGAACTTGGACAGATGAAGAATAAAAAAACGATTGAACAATTCGAAAAAGAGTTAGAAGACTTAAAAGCATCCCATAGAAGTCAGTGGGACACATACGGCAGCGAACTTTGTGCTGGCGATATGATCAGACAGGAAGAAAAAATTGAAAAAGAAATAGCAAAGTTAAAAGAAATTCAAGAAACTGAATTAAAATTTGCAGTCTTTGATGCACTGAATCCAAATAAAATGGAAGATTCTGATAAATAATTATGAAAGTAATAATTGCTGGTGGTAGAGATTTTGATGACTACGAAAAACTTCGTACTTACTGTGATCATATTTTAGAAGATCAAACAGATATTGAAATCGTTAGCGGTACTGCTAAAAGTGCTGATCATTTGGGTGAAAGATATGCAATTGAAAAGGGTTATAAAACAACCAGATTTCCTGCTGACTGGAGTAAAGGAAAATCAGCAGGTTATATTAGAAATGAAGAAATGGCAAAATATGGTGATGCTTTAATTGCCTTTTGGAATGGCAAAAGTAAAGGCACTGGACACATGATTGATTTGGCAGAAAAATATAAATTAAAAATAAGAATATATAATTATGGAATGGATAATAAAAATTGAACGAAAAAAAGATCGAAGAATTTTAATTGTATTTGATGCAATGCACGAAACAATTAAATTCATTGGTCAATTTAAACCAAGTGCAAAAGACATGGTAAATTTTGACATTAAAGCTGGCTTTGTTTGGATAGACATTTCTGAAGATTCACATATAATGAAAATTGACTTAGAAACACTTAAAGAATATATTGCAAAAGTATATGATAAGATGGAAGAAAGACTTAAAATTCAAGAAGACCTTTCAAAAGTTTTTGGCGTTTTTAAATCTATTGAAATAAAAGAAGATTAATAAATAAAAAAGGTGATCTATCGATCACCTTTTTTTATTTATCTATTGATTACTGTAAGTCACCAATTCCGAAAGTCTGAAGACCATCGCAGAAGATTCTTCCATAGTATCTGTTTAATACCATTTTCTTTGCATAACGAGTCATGATACCACGAATAGGTGTGAAATCAAATGGGTTATACATTACAGGTGTTAACTGCATAGGTACGTAAGGAGCGTAAATGTAACCTGTTTCCAAGATACTTGTTCCTTTATGTCCAACTAATACTGTGTTAGCTGGTGCGTATGGGTCACGATATACCTGATATCTTCCACTAAGAGTACCGATTTTTTCAATACCCATGTTATACTTATCCTGTTCAGGAGCAGCATTACTTACGTGGAAATATTCAAGGTCATCGAATACTGCACTTACTTCAGGTGATACAACAATCCAAGAAGCTCCACCACGAAGGGTTGACTTATGAATTTGTGCTGAAATCTGGTTGATCTTTGTAATCAATGTTTGATTCCAGTCTTTCTGTACACCATAATATGTAACAGTTCCTTTACGAAGACCATTATAGTCCCATCTTGCAGTCCAAGCAGCACCACGTCTTAAATCACGAAGGATTTCACGGTCAATTTCAGCAGCCATTTGTTCTGAAAGAAGAGCAGTTAACTCAGCTTCAGCGTCAATGTTGTGGAATGCACTAACGTCCTGTGCCAATTCAGGTGTCCACATAGCACGCATTTTACGTGTTTCTACAGATACTGTTACTTGGTCAAGTACGAAAGTTACTTCAGCCATTCTTGAATCTTCTTCAAGATCACTGTATACTCTGTAAGTTGCAGTGAAAGTGATACCAGAAGCTACGGTTGAAGCACTAAGTGCTTGATATCCGTTTGTTCCAGCGTATTGTACGTCAGCAATAAGAACGATTTGACCAAGTTTGTTAACAATAGCCTGTCCGTATTTCTGAACTTTTACGTTAAAAGGAATTGCCTGACCAGCAGTGATACTACCATCAGTTGCATAAGGAGCAGGAGCAACTAAGTTTACACTTGCAGTTACTCTTAAACCAGCAAGAAATGATTCAGTGTCCATCGGAACACCAGCAGGACCAATCAATTTACCTTCATTTGTGATACTGAAACCACTCAATGTTAATGTAACATATTTATCAACACCAACTGTCCAAGAAGAAGCTACTGTTGCGCCTGTTACGACTGTTAATTCACCTTTTGAACGATCAAATAATGAAGTACCTTCTTCTGCGTATTCGGTTGCATAGAAAGCATCATACAATGAACGACTTTCAAATTGTGTTTTTGCACTAAGTGCAAGAGTTGCAGCATTTCCATATGCACCATCTGGTGATGTATGTTGTAGACCTTGTGGTGCTACTCTAACGCTTGCTTTTGGATTGATGTAGTACAATTTACCAATCGGTAAGTTAAGTGCCTGTACAGACACGATGTCATTTGCTAACAATTTAGCAAACACTCTACGAATTACAGGGAATGCAACGGTTTCAAATTGTCCGCTTGATGTAGAATCTGATGATTCGTTAATCATATGTGACAACTGGTTTTCGAATAACTGTGCGCAGTTTTCTTTCACGTTACCTTCAAGACCTTCCAAAAGTCCGATCTTTTCCCAACGGTTTGTTGTTATTTCTCTTTGTTCACGGAGTTGTTTTAAACCAATATTACCAACTTCCGCACTTTCCATTAAAAATCCCATTTTATAAATGTTTTAAATTTTTACTTTATTATTTTTTTGCCTCTGTTTTCTATGGTTTCAATAAGTTTTCTCATTCTCTGAATGTGTTTATCGTCTGCATAGGCTGTTTTTTCAACTACTTCATCGAGTTTTTGTTTTGAAGACGGCTGTATAGAAGCAGATACTTTATTTTCAATACTTTCTGTAAGAGTTTTCTTACCTACCTTCATTTCTGAAATAAGGTTCTTATAAACTTTTACCGATGAAGCGATACTATCAACTTTTTTAAATTCATTGATAATTTTAATTTTATCCTCTTGTGTCAACGCCAGTTCTTCATTTACCAATAGGTTATTTACATGAGCCAAATTGGTATTGAAAACTGCCATTTCTTTCAACTGTCCACGATATTTGTCCAGTGCGGATTTGTAACTTTCAACTAAAACTGTAACAGTTTCTTTATATTTCTTAGTTTCGTTTAATTTTTTAGTCAATTTCTTGTTTTCTTCAATTAAACTACTAATCTTTTTCTGTGATTCTTCCATGCCTCCACGCATAGCGGGACGCATTTTGCTAACTGCACTTTGTTTGTATTCTACACCCGGTAAAGCAGCAGTTACTTTCTTTTGATTTCCAAGTGTACGTGTTTGACTTTCTTCAACTGATGGTTCACTTGCACCCAATACTGCATTAATGTCTTCTTCTGAAATTTCCATTGTTTCTCCAAGTTCATCAATCATAGGTTGAGTAGGTCCGCCAGCATTTACCTTGTTAGCACCTTGACCACCATTATTTTTTTGTTCTTCCATGCCTTTTTCGTCAATTAATTTGTTATCATATGCACCTTGATGCATTTGATCTAATGGGAAATTTCCTTGATGCATTTCACTAACGCCAGCACCTTTAATTATACTATCGAGTTTGTTTCTCATTTCAACAAGTTCATTATATGGAATACCACTTTCTTTTGCACCTTGATCTTGACCAGCACTTGCATTAACGCCATCAAGTTCTTCAGCCATATTTCCCATATTTGCAATTTCTTCTTCGATTTGCTCCATTGTAAGGAGTTCATCCATTGGTTGTGCACCATCTAAAGATTTATCCACACCAATTTGATCAAATTCTGATAAATTATAATTTTCAGAAACATCTTTTTTTGCATTTGCAATTGGTTTTCCTGAAGTTGGACCTTTAAGTTTTTCGTTAAAAATTTTTCCCTTTTCAGCTTCGCCTTTACCTTGATTTGGTGTATCGCCTTCAACATCTCCCATGAAATCTTTATCACGTTCTTCGTCAATTTTAGTAGCTTTTTTAGCCTTTTCATCAAATGGGTCACCCTTACCAACAGTATCAGTAATTTTTACATCTTCTGCTACTTTTGCAACAGCTTTTGGCTTTTCTGCAAAAGGTTTTCCGCTACCAGCAGTTTCTTTAACAACCTTTGGGGTCTCTTTCAAATTTTTCATATCAGATTCTTTATTTGTTTCAGCACTATCTATATTAGATTCTTTTGCTGATTTATTTTTATTTAATTCTTCTTTCAATATATTGTTGAATTCCTTTGGGAATTCATCAGCCAATCTTTTTTTAGCATTAGCATCCGCAGCCTGTTGAATATCTTTATAGTCAGCCAAGGCTTCTTTTACTATCGATTTTTTTTCGTCTTTCATACTATTTTGTATCGTATCTAATACTATAATTTTTATATAAATACATTATTTTTATGAAAAAGCATACTTTTTAATTAAAACATCTTTAATTTTCTTGCTTTTCAAAAAAATAATGTTTATATTCTGCACTTATAAATTCCATTATAATAAGAACTTATTAACAGCAGTTAATATTTTATTATCTTCTTCCTTAAGATAAATGCCATTCTTTAATACATAATTTTCACCAAATCCTTTACTACCTTTATGTTCTGGAAATAAAAATGCACCCGGAGTACTTGGTGTTGCAACTAAGTCAAAACCAATTAATTCAAAATCATTTTGAACAAGATTTTCACCATTTATTTCTTTAAGTGTACCAACTCCACGAGAAGATATTCCTAATTTTATTTTGTTTTGTAAATACAATACAATCTTATCACCAACTACGGAAACAACACCATAACGAATGTAACCCGGTGATACAATAATTTTTAATTGTCCATATAAAACATTTTCTTGTTCACCTTCACCCCACCACATTTTTGTTATCATATGTGAGATATTCTGGAGTGAAATAATACTACTATCAGGGTGGTCTGCTTCTGAAACAGCACTATTGGTACTAACCAAATCCTGATAGATATTAACTTGTGGTACTAAAACATCTTTGGGGTAAATACGTCCATTTTTATTTTTTACTCCCCACTTCTGTAATATACAGTTAATTAAAACAGGTTCATTTGGTTTAAGTTCAAAGTTTTCATTGAGAATATCTTTGTTGATCTCTGAATTAATATAACCAGCATCTGTTTCTATTAGAATTCCAAATCCAGTTTCACCTTTTTGCAGTATTTTGCTCATGTTAAATTTCTTTATATATAAATAGTTATGTAAAGTATTTTAGCTCAACAACTACTTTAGGTTTTTCTTCTTGTACAGCAATTTCTCGGATAATTTCAATATCTTCAATGAATATGCGTGTTTCTAATTCTTTTAATATAGTGCCAAGCTGTAAGTTAACTTCTTTGAGCTTATCCAATTTTGTCATAATAAATATGTTAATCCTTCGATGTTAATTTTTCAATTTTTCCCTGAATCTCAATAAGTTTTTGCATAATCTTTTCTGATTCTGATTTACTAAGTTTGTCGGTTAAATCTAATAAAGTAGAAACACCGTTCAATACATGTAAGGTTTCTTTTTCTGATTCCATCCATTGACGGGTTCTTTCTTCTTCACGTTTTAACATTTCCACTCTTATTTTTTCCAATGTATCAGTATGATCTTTTCTAATCAAATCAATTTTAGCTACATGTTGTTGTAATTGCATTGCTTTCATTTCTGCAGTCTTTTTTTTCAGCAACCATGTCATTCTTAAAAATATTAAGATTGAAATAATACTCATACCAATAATAAGTAAAGCGATAATTAAATGTTGATGAGCAAGCGATGCTGGTTCAGATTGTAATAATATTTCAAGAAGTATCATATTTTTCTTTTTATAATAAATAGTCAGAAGAACTCGTTTGGTACTTTAATTTATATGTTTTTTATTAGCACGTATTTATAGATAAAATTAAAAGAATGGCAACAGTAAACACTGGAAACATAATCCTACTCGACCCTAATACGGTGAATACCAATCCTAACATTACAAATGGAGTTCCACAATATCAAGACATGTTCATTTTTGCAGAACTAAGAGCAATACGTAAAGGAAGAACTGTGTTAGAAACAATGAGCGAAAGAGGTACTGGTGCTAACGTTATGATAACAGGATTAGAAGATATTAAAGAAGTAAATTTTCTTGGTATAAATCAAAATTCTAAAAGTCCTGATTATCGAAAATTTACCACAAGATATTATGATGGTAGCAATGACAACAATATTCAATATGAAGGTTTTGGTATGAGTAATATTAAGGTAACTATTAATTCATCATTCATTCCGCAGGTAAGTATTCAGTTTATTGACGTAAGAGGTTTAGCGTTTTTTAATCGTGAAAATTCTCCATATAGAATACTGTTTGATTTTCCACCACCAATTTTTTATCTTAAGATTAAAGGTTATTATGGTAAGGCATTAGAATATAAATTACACCTTGTTAAATACACTTCTAATTTTAAGTCAGAAAACGGTAATTATGTAATTGATGCACAATTTGTTGCAGTTACATATGCTCCTTTGACTGATGTTTTATTCAGGTATATTGTTAATTTTCCATTAATACCTCTATCAAATGGTGCAATATCATTAAGTGCAAATCCAAACGTTCCGCCTAAAAACACATATGAATTAATTTTAAAGCTAAAAAATTTATATGATAATGTTCAAAAGGAGCTTAAATCGCTTTCTGAAACACAAAAATATGACTCTACATTAAATCTATTAACAAATAATACTTCGGTTGTGTCAATGATTGCTGATTATAAACATAAATTAAGAGATAGTGCAGGTAATGCATATTTAGTATCAGTAGATACATCAGTGCCATATTCACAAACTGCTTCAAATGCAATGCCATTATATCCTTTTGTAATTAATAACAATAGCCAACCAACATTGGTTGACGAAAAAAATATTGTTACAATAACAAGTTTTTCTGATTACGATAATATAATTAAATCACTTGGCATACCAGCCACTCAAACAAATACAACAAAAAGATTATATATTGTATGTGTTTCTGGTAAAATATCTACAATACCATATACTGGTGTTGAAGATATTACAACAAAAGTTGGTTTAGCTATGGATACATATAAAGCAGAATTAATAAATGCATATAAAGATGCTGGTAATTCAAATACGAATATTAGTATACCTTCAGTATATTTTAGTAATCCATATGATGTAACAATATTTAGAGATAATAAACCTTCAACAATATATACTGGTCTTGATATTACTAACTTTTATACGAAATTATATAAAGACAGAGTAGCATTAAATCAAACAAAAGCTACACTTAGCAATACAATTAACGGGATTATTAACAATATGATAATGAAAAATCTTGGCATGATGCCAACGATCTATAACATATTCAATATAATTTTAAATGATGTTGACACATTTTTTCAAACATTAAGAGATACTTCAATTAGTTCAGAACAACATCACAATCAAGCTGATTACAATAAAATCATATTAAGTAAATCACCAGATCAATTTGCTGACATAAATCCACAAACAAATACAACTAAATTATTTTCATTTCCATTAGTAATTGATACTCAAAATATCTGTGGTGGACAAAGACAAGTAAAGGTTTCACCAGTAAAAATCAGCCAATTATTGCCACAACCATTTCCTGAACTTACATTGGTAGAAAGTTTTGTTGAAACATTTAATAAGCAGAGAAATTTTAGTCAGCTTATGAATGCAAAAAATGAATTAAATGATGATGGTACATATAAATGGATACCTGTTTCACCGCTTGATTCAAAACTCGGAAGTCCTACTACTCAAACTGCTTATTCGGGTCCGTATTTTGGAGTAGATACCATTGATGGTGGCGGTAGCGTAATGCCAGTTAACGTAAGTAACGAAAAGAGATTAGCTCAAGTAATAAAAATAATGTTGGATAGATTCTATATTATATCACAAAGTTCATATCCTACAAGTTTTTATGATACTGACAAAAAGGTTAGTAAAGCATATGTTGAATTCTTTGCAAAATCAGAAGCAGCCAATTTAGCAAACTCTATTACTGAAACAAAATATTCAAACAATATAAAAGATAATGCTAATAAATTTAGTAATATTGATAATTTTTACGCATATTTAAGTAACCCAAAGAATAATATTCTTGATCATTATATATTTACACAAGCTGAAAGAACCTCATTTCCATTAGCTGGCGACATACCAGCAGATAATGATGCTTATGTAGATAAAACTAATTCAAATTATATGGGTAGTATTGTAAAAAATGAAAAAATTGATATACAAACATTTACAAAGGACAATACAAAACCCGTTAATGCATTTCAAAATGATGTAATGAGAGGTTTATTTGGAAACATATTTAAAGGTAGAACTGCTGAAGATTTTTACAATTTTACGAACGAAAATTTATTGTATATTATAGATAAGTTCAGTAAAGATCACGAAGAAGATAGTGATAAAGTTATTCTTGATAATAATAATACTAATATTAAAACAAGATTTTTGGATTCAAATGCATACGGAATAGTTCCAGATTTTCCAACCACAAAAGTACAAATTGGTGAAAATCAAGTTAATAAAATAGATGTAATTCCAAAATTATTAGCAAGTGGCAACACTTATTTTTATAATAAAAATATTGGTGGTTTTAATAAAAGTACGGCACAAAACCTAAAAAGTTTTGATAAGATCATCAATCCTTGGATAGATCAATTATCAAAACATGATGATGCTATAAAAAAAACAATATTTAGCGGTAATAACCCACTTTATAATCAAAAATTAAGTGCATTACTATTTTTATCAAATTATGGTTATACGTTAGGACCATTCAACCAATATCCACATAAATTAAATCAATTAATTTTCAATATTGCAGGAGTTATAGAAACACCAACATACCTGCCAGCATATATCGGTGCAATATTAACTGCAATAGATGGCATTGACCCAACATTTACCGTACAAAAAATAGAAGATTTTTTTACTACTGGTGAAGGACAGGTTCTGGATAGTTTTGGTCTATTTATATTTGCTGATATTCATGATATTGATAAATATTTATCTGCAAAAGATAAACAAGTTTATAAAGAACAGTTTGATCTGTTTATGAGTAGTGGTCAATATAATACAATCTTAACTGGTGTTCAAAATATGTATAAAGACGTAACTGGTAAAACTGTTACTTTAAATAATAGTGTTAATGAAATAATAGCACAAAAGAAAAAATTATATGACTTTTATCTAAATCCAAAATCAACAGAAAGTGGTTCGGGATTTAGATATTATGAAATTCTTACACCATTAATTACCAGAACTAATATAATAAATTATAGTGACATAACGTTTAGCACTGGCACAACCAAAACAGGATATATATCACTTCAAACTTTAAATGCAGATACTACACATCCAAAAATAAAAATGGTTAACGACTCATTTTTCCAAACATTCTTTTCTGAATTATCTTCTAAGATAAGTACAAAACAATCTGATTTGAAAAAAGAAGAAATTGCAAACAACAAATTAAAAGGTGATGAAGACATTATAACACAAACATATTATTCGTTCAAAAATATTAATGACAAGTGGCTTACAAACCCCGAAAATGCAAATGTTAGGGGTTATCCATCAAATGAGGTTGGTAAAAGTTTAATTGATTCATTTGCTTTTGTTGACAGGGCAATGAATCCAATTGGCGATACAATAATAAACGCTGAAATACTATTACAAATGCTTGATGACCCAAATATTTCAGTTTTCAGTGTGATATCACAAATATTGTCACTTAATGGCTTTGAATTTTTTCCATTACAAAACTTCATGTCTTATACTCAAGATAGTTGGACTGAATCATTTATGATCAGCACTGATGTAAATACAACACCACGAGCAACATTTGTCTGTATGCTTATTGGCGGTACTTCAAGTTATCCTACAGGAGTAGCAAATGGTTTTGTTGATGATGGTATTACTGATTTAAGTACTCAAGCAACTGTTGACTTTAAAACAAAACCACCAATTGACTCTGTGACAAAACAGTTAAATCCAAATATATCAATAAATTCTGAAGATGGTAAACAGGTTTCAAGAAATAATAAATTTCCTTGGGGACAAGTTAGAGCATTTAGAGTAAAATTTGGCGAACAGAATCAGTCAATGTTTCTTGATATGAAAATTGATAGTAAAGAATATCCAGAAACAAATGAATCAATTCAAATTTTGGCAAGGTTAGCTGGTGATAATAAAATACAAGCACCTGTACCTAAAGGTCAGAATTTATTTAACTTATATGAAAATAGAGCATATAAAGCAACTATCATGGGTATGGGAAATGCTATGATTCAACCAACGCAATATTTTCAATTGGAAAATGTACCGCTTTTTAGTGGAGCATATATTATATTAGGTGTTGAACATATAATTGAACCAAATAAAATGAACACAAATTTTTATGGTACAAAAATACTTAGATATCCAGTTCCAAGAGTATTAAATCCTGCAGCAATTATGGGATTTGATGGTGGCGATTCCGATGAAACAAGTCTTAGTGATAAGTCTGCTGGCGAACTTACAAAAGGAGTTCAGGCAATAACAATGTCACAACCAAGAATAGATAAACTAAATTCTGTTTTTGGTATAGATGTTTCTAAGTGGCAAGAAAATTTCAATTGGACTAATGCAGTTAAAAGCACCAATCCTGATTTTCCAAACCCTCAATTTGCACTAATAAAAGCAAGTCAAGGAGAATCTAAAGATAGATTTGTAATGATGAATGCTAATGGTGCAAAAACCGCTGGATTAAAAATTGGATATTATCACTATGCAAAACAATATATTGGTGCAAATATTGAAGCAAATATTATTGCTGATGCAAAAACACAAGCAAATTTCTTTGTAAGCACTGTCCAAAGTTTACCACATGCACCAGATTTTCCGCTTATATTGGATATGGAAGATGAAACTGATGCTAATGGTAATATAATTCGTGGTTGGTCGGTAGATAAAAAGGTTAACGATAAATGGATTAATACATTTGTTGCTGAATTAAAAAATAAAGGATATAATACAATTCTTTATGGTGGTAAACCATTTTATACTGAAAAAACAAGCAATAATTTTGGTTCACAACCATTATGGCATGCACAATATCCAGAAAAACCCGAACAAACCAACCCGACAATTGCAACAGGATGGAAAGACTGGACTATATGGCAATTTAGTTCTAAAGGTAAGATTAATGGAAATAAAGGTGATGTTGATATAAGTGTAATGAGAAAAAATTTCTTTGATTCGCCTAATACAGCTTAATTATAATAATTCTTTTTTTAGTTCATATAAACCAATAATATCATTATCTACTGTTTGCGGATTGAATTTCATTTCCTTTAATTTTTTAATGGCACTTGCAATTCTTTCTTTTGCAATAGCATCATTTTCATTTACATTTTCCAAGATATTTAAATTATCAATTTTATATGTTTCAAGAAGGTTAGCTTTTTCATTATCATCAGATTTTATTAATTTCTGAAGTAATGTTCTATCATCTTCAGTTAATGATTCATATTTAGTATTGAATTTATCAACGGCAATTTCAATAACATCCTCATTTACAAGATCAGAAACCTCAATACTTTCAGTAAGACTTTGCTTATTGTTTTTAACATGTTCTAAAACAAGTGTAAATGATTCGTGAATATTATCTACATCTATTTTATCATAATTACTCAAAGATTCTTTAATTAAATTACCTATAGCAATATATAATTGAACCCTATTATCGTCAACCTGAACATCTTCTGTAAGAAATGGTTTTAATTTTTGGTGTTCTTTTTCAATTTCTTTAAGCGTCCAAACTTCAAATAATTTAATATTATTATCAATATAACGTGTTGCAACCAAATCATTATCAATATGTTTATTTTCGATATTATTAAATACCTTGAATTCTAATTGTAAAATTGGTGAATTTTTTACGACAGCAAAAAAATCGTTTGTTAATTCTTTTGATTCCTCAATTAAAGTGTTACTAAAGTAAGCGTCTTTTAATTTTTTAGAAACCACTAAATTAACAATTCCTATATTAATGCTTTTCATATGATCTAATTTGATTTATTATAAATACTGTAATTAACTATAAATGTATATTTTATTATTCAATTAATTCAATGTTCTCAATTGATTCAAAATCAATCTCATCTGATTCATTAATTTTTTTAGGAACATTAATACTTTCATTATTCTTTAATAAAAGATCAATTTCGTTAATCATATTGAGAGCATTTTTATTTAAAGTTGCATTAATCACATCGTTTTCTTTAATTATCTCTTTATTTCTATTTTCTTTTTTTTGCACAGGTTCTGAAGTTGAACCGAATACTAATCTTTCAACTTGCAAATCATATTCTTCATCAGTCATTCTTGATTCAGCTAATGGTGGCATAGCACTGCCAGTAGCAGGAGCACCGCCACCAACAGCAGGAGGCATTCCGCCTCCACCAACAGGAGCAGGTGGAGCACCAGTTCCACCTTCAGGTGGCAAACCAGTAGCAGGAGCACCGCCAGCAGGTGGCATACCACCGCCTTCAGTTCCACCGCTTGCTGGAACACCCAGCATTGCAGCTTCAGGTTCACCGAACCTTTTATCAATATCAGTAAATAAACCAGATTTCTTAATTGTAACAGGAGAGTCCATAAGTTCTTGCATAACAACTTTTTCCATTTTCTGTTGTTTCAAATCATTTACAATTTCACGATCACTCATGTTGAATAACAAACGTTTTGCACCAGTATGTGACATTGCAGCAATACCAGCTTCCGCACGTGTTAATTCAGTATAAGTTTGTGCCTTTTCACGCATTAATTCAGCTTTCTGTAATTCTTGCTGTGTTGATGGATTTGTTAAGGTAAGTGTAAAATTACTAAGGTCTTCACCACTATAACCCAATAAATACAAATGTATCATTGCCATTTTATTGAGTTCTTGAATCATTGCTTGTTGAATACGATTTATTTTTTTTGAAAAACGAATATCATATTGTGCCATGTTTTTACCAGCACCAGCAGCATCCTGAAAACTTAAGAAAGGTTTAGGAATACCCAAACCAACAAATAAGTTATCACGAAGGTATTCAATGTCCTGAATAGCATCCAAGTTTGTAGCACCCGGGAGAGTATCAATACCTGTTTGGGTATTTGCATTTCTTACTGGAAGAAAATAGTCTTCATCATTACCAAGTATATTAAAACGATAGTCAATTTGTCCGTCATTTGGAGCAACTGATGCAGTTTTTTTGAACTTGGTAGCTACTTTATAGATATATTCTTCAATATCATCTTCATCAATATTACCAACGTCAATTTTGAATACTTTTTTTTCACCAGCACGAATAATACGATAAGTTAACATAGCATCTTCAGCCATAACAAGCTGTCTGAAAACCCTACGTACTTTATTAAGTACTGATGAGCCATAAGGCAAATATTTATCATCACCAAGAAGTCTGAAGTGAGCAATTTCAAATACATTGAATTCATCACCAGTCATTCTTTCTTTGAATTTAACAAGTGGTTTACCACCTTGGATTCTTTCAAATCTTTCTATTTCATAGTTAACCAATTGTTTTACATGAGTAATACCTTTTTTTCTTTCGCCATATAATAATACAAAATTATCACCATATTTAACAATATTTCTTACCCAAAAAGGTAAGTTAACATTAACATTAACAGTATCATAAAAAAATTCTTCCAATAACATTTTAATTCTTTCTTTATTGGAGTATATGTTAAGCATCTTACCATTTAAACCAATAGTGGTAGACTCTTCCATGAATAAATCCAATGCACTGCTGATGATTGGATAATATTCCATACCTTCATAATCAATATACGCTGGAAGTCTGGCTGCTTCATACTGAAGTGCCTTTTGAAAACCTCTATCTGTAGTACGAAAAAATTTATTTTGAAGTTCTCTTTTTTGTTGTAGTTCTAAACCTTTTCTATGTATTTCTTCAGGAGATGTGCCCTTAATAATAATTTTTGTTTCTTTTGCAGGTGTACTTGCAGACACCGTTGGTTGCGCTGTTTGTACATCAAAACCACCAAGATTCAAAAATGAACTAAGTTCCTGATATATAGTTTTACTTTTTTTTTCTTCACCCATTTTTATAATTTTTTATACTTTTTTATAAATACTATGATTTCCGTGAAAAGTCATGTGAATATAAATACATATTAATTTTTCTTTTTCTCTTTTATACCATTAAATAACCAAGCATTAACGCCATATGGATTTAATGGTGATGTACTATTAGGCGAAATCATAGGTTTATGGGTTTTAGTATTACCAGTGGCTATTCTTTTTCCAATTTCATTCATTTCATTATTAGTGATAATAGCATTAAGCATTTTCTCTGTAATTCCTTTGCTTTGTTTATAACGTGCCATATCAAAATTCAATACATATAAGCCTATAGACAATCCCATAATTGAATCATCATGAAATGAACGTTTATGATCTGCAACACGATTTCCAGCAACAGTTACAAATGTTTTTAATTCATTTAACAATCTGATAGAGTGAATAATAACATCTTCTAAATGAATTGCTCTTTGCATTTCAAGAACTACTGAGGCACGATTTCCACCGATAAAGAAACCGGGTATTAAGTCTACGTTTACAATCGTACCATCAGCCATTGTCTTTTGACCTTTTTTAATATATCCCTGTAATCTATCCCTTGAAGGTTTATGAGTTACTTCAGCATAATGAACATTATCATAACCATATTCAAGCATTTTTTCAACTGTTTGTACGCCATAACCACCAGTAATATCGACAACACAATAAGCATTATTATATCTTTTACCATATTGATATGCAATTTCTGCAAGCATTTGTGGTGTTACTTTACCATAATATTCAGCAACCTGTTCAACTTTATGTCTTTTTAATTTATATTTTTTTGTTTTTCCGTTTTTAGTAATTATCTTTTCTTCAATAACTTCTTTTGTTTTTAACATATTCATAGTAGAGTTATCTTCTCCATGTCCCGGTGATGCATCAAGTGCCATTATATATGTTTCTCCTACAATTGGGTCTTCCCAAATCCATACATTTTTATCAAGATATTCTTGACGAATTGGTGGCAATACTTCTTCATCCTGAATACGTTTTAAATATTCTTCTGAAATAAAGTTATCACCAGAACCAAGGAAAGAACAAAGTAATTCTTGTGCAATCTTACGCATATCACCTTCTGCTTCTTTAACTTGATCTTCAAACCACGGAGAACTTGCTTCCCAACCTTCATCCATCATTTGAATTCTTTTTCTGTTGTCCCAATTTTCATCAAGTAATTTTATTTCATTTTCTTTGCCTTTATTTTTTAACCAACACAAATCTTTATTATATCTTGGGTCATTATACCACCATAATTCTACTGCAACAAAGTTATTTTCTTTATTTCTTGCGCCATTAAATGTTTTATAGAATACAGCATCAAGACCTGAAGGAGTACTAACCATAATTGCAGCACCACCAGTTTGCAGTGTTGGTTTTGCAGATGTCCAAAATTTATCACCTTTTTCTGTCCATGCAGTTTCATCCCAGAAAATAAGAGTTGGCGTATATCCACGAAGACCTTTTGAAGAGAATGCACCTAATTTAGAATTATTATCATAAATTTTTAATTTCTGAGTATCTTTTAAGTTTTTATCAAATGTTTCTCTACCAGTTTTTGGTCTAAGCCATTTTGGACAACCATCAATAAAATCTACTACATCATTCATTAATTCATCACGAGCAACTTCAAGTTTATCAGCAACAATAGCAACTTGTCTATTTGCATTGAACATGACATACCAAGCGATATACGCACAAGTGGTTGTTGATACACCTGCCTGACGATATTTGTTAGCAATAACAAATCTATTCTCTAAATATGTTTTAATTAATTCTTTTTGAAAATCAAATAATTTAAAAGGTACAATTTCACCAGCAATACCTTGCGTCTGGTCAAAAATTGTTAAATATGTTTCAATAAAATATATTGGATTCATACCGCAACGAATAACTTCATCTTCTTGTTCTTGTTTGGTTAATTCGCTGACCTTTTTTACACCATTATGCTTTGTAACAATGATAGCCTCAATTTTACCGCCTTTTTTTCTAAGTTCTTTAGCTAATTTTCTAATTGCTTCTTTTTCCTTTTCTCTTTGAGTATCAAGAGGAATTAACGGTACGTGATCGGGAAATATATCTTCATTGTTTTTTTCAGGAATATTATCAGGGTTTATATCTTTAGCACTCATTATAAATTTTTATAATAAATACTCTCACCACATAAAACCGCAAAGCTCGGCAATAATCTTGTACTGTCGAGCTTCGAATTTCCTTCTTCCTAATATGGTAAGATGAACTCTTTTAAACCGAAAACACATGCATACATTTTCTTTTCTGTTTTACCACATGGGCATTCAGATGATATAAATACTTTAAAATCTTATAGAAGACGTTTCTACAAATTCATTATTTTTTAATATGATTTTTCTTGCATTAAGCAAATCTTTAACTTTTGCTAATGACATGCCATAATGAAATACTAATAATGGTACGTCATCTTCTTGTCCGTTAAACATGTTGTCATAGTCACTGGAAGGATTGCTATTTTCATCTTTCTTTTCAATTTCATATGCAAGAGCATGTATAGTGTGATAGCCATGCATATATGGTCTGTCAACAGCTTCATGTAAACAAAAAAGATCAAATGAACTTGTCTTTAAATTAAAAATAGCATTTATAAAAGATTCAGTTGGTGGCATTGCATTATCACATGCTGGTGTAATATCCCAACACCAACCATCCACATCAATATTAGTTTCGTCAAGCGAAAAAATAAATTCAAATAACCCTTCATCCTTCGAATTGTAGCCAATCTTTAGCACATAAATCAATTTTAATTTATTATCTTCGTATTCCATAATGATTTTTTTATAAATACACCCCAGAAAAAAAAGCCATATTAAGTGGCTTATATTTTATCAAGATCGAGTCCCATAATTTTTTTTATTTCACTCAAAAGAATTGTTTGAGTTAGTTTATATGCCCTGAGAGAATTTTTTTCTTTTTTCTTAAAAATAAAATAGCCGATTTGAAATAAAATAGCAATACAAATGAAAAGATAAAAAAGTAATTGTGTCTTCATATATAATGCAGCAATAAATAAAAATGCATAACTTTCTCTCAAGCAAAGTCCTTTCCATGAAGATAACACAGTTATCACATCATCCAAATATGTTTTTAATAGTCTTCTGTATTCAAGCCAGTCACAATCAGAATTATCTTCTTTCGTGCCTTGCACATTAAGAAAAATTTCTTTTTCTTTTTTCTTTGAACCGCCAATATATGTTCTGCGATATTTACTTTCAGTTATTTCAATTTCAATCATAATAATGCTTATACGGAAATAAATTATAAAGGTTACAAAAAAACCCGAATTTCTTCGGGTTCTTATTTATTTAATTTGTTGGTTTATTATATGCCAGATAATCCTGTGCTGCCACCACCTTGTGGAGTTCTTATACCAGTATCCTGATATTGTTTCGAACCGTAGATTAATTTTCCTGCTTTATCAACTCTCAAAGTACCACCACCACCATCAACATATTGTTGAAGAAGAGCATATTTTTCTTGTGGTGTTGCTCTTTTTGCTGCAGTGCCAATAGCACTCATATGTGGATTAATTAAAATATTTTTGAATGCAGATTGAAATAATGTATCAACACCCACTTGATCATTTGGGTCTAATTTTGCTAATTTTTCTGCAACACTAAATCCCAATATTTCATTTAATTTACTCTTTTTTTTTAAGGCAACAGCTTCAAATAACTTAAATTGGTTATCAATTACTGCATCAAGTTTCTTTAATGTTTCAGACTTCTTACTTTCATTTAAACTTGGTTTTCTTATTCCAGCATGTTCTTCAAGACGAGTACGAATGTATTTTCTCAATTTCTGTTCTGATTCATTCATTTGTACATTTTCGTCTTCAATACCTTTTTTGAAACGTTTTGCTAATGCTTTACGTGCTGGTGTACATGTTGGCTTAGTCATAGGAGTACAATAACCTTTATGTTCTGGGTCTACTGCCTTTTGAATCCACTTTTCATCTTCTTTAAGAGGTTTTGCTTCAGCCATATAAGCATTCACACCTTCAGCAATTAATTTAATCAATCTTTTCTTTGCTTCATTCATTGCAATACTAACAGTTTTATCAGGCTGAATTGTAATATCAACGCCTGTTGTTGGAGCACCATCAGGTTTAACAACACCACCACCTAATGACTGTGAATCTTGTGCAAAAGTAAATTCTGGCTTTGTTTCTGGAGTTACATCATCAGTATCATTATCTGGTTCAACATCAGTTACAGGAGTTTCTTCACCAGCTTCAATATCTACATCAGGTGTTTCAATTTCAGGTTCTTCTGTTTCGGGTTCATCATCTTCTTTTAACATGCCCGGTTGTACTTGAACCTGATCAACAGGAGTAACACCTTCAGCTTTATATTTGCTTAAGTTTGCTGCGCCTGAACCTCTAAGTTGATTAGACAATGTTTGAATTATACTATTTACATTAATTGGTTCTTGACCTGCTTTAGCAGCACCTGCATTTGCAGCAGCAATCTGTTTACCCAAATCTGCAGCAAGTGTTTCAAGTTTACCTAACGCTGAATTTCTTTGTTTTGTGCCTGTTTTAACATCTTGTGCTTGACTACCTGCCTGATATGCTTGTTTAGCAGCTTGAACACCTTGTCCAACTTTTTCTGCACCAGCTTTATAAAGACTTGATGCACCACCAGCAATACCTTTAGCAGCACCAGCAATACCTTTGCCAATACCACCAAGAGCTGCTTTACCTAAACCAACTAAACCGCCACCCCATGCTTCTTTAAGTTGTGCTTTCAAATCTTCTTCAGGTGCTTCATTCATTGAATCTACTTGTGGCTGCATTTTTTCAGCATAATCATCACGACCATAATCAGTTTTCAATTTATCAAGAACTTCTGGAGATAATTTAATAACTAAACTAATAGTTTTTTCATCACCATCATTCATACCTTCTTCGCTTGCGCCAACATAACCATTTACAACGTTTGCTTGTTCTTCACTTCCACTTTCCATAAATGCTTCTGAAGTATCGTATCCACGTGATTTAGCATATTTACCAAAACCACCACATTCTGCACAATCTTCTTCTTCAATACCAGCTTCTGGTTCTGCTTTTGGTTCATCTTGAGGTACACTTTGAGCTAAATCTTCAACTTCATCATCACCAAGAACTTTAAGAATACCGTCAGCAATACCTTTTCTGTCTTCAATATCCATATTTTTTAATTTAGGTCTATATGCAGCAATAACTGATTTTAAATTACCAGTAACCTGACTATCTTCCATATCAGTTTTTCTAACTTTTTCACCTAATTTACCAATCAATTTATCAACATCATTTGTGGGTTCTTCTGTAGTACCAGTTTCATCACCAGCAGGTTTTTCAACATCATCAGTAGGTGGAACTTCATCATCACCAGCAGGTGGAACTTCTGTATCCGTTTCAGGAGCAGGTGTTTCATCACCAGCAATTACACCAGTATCTTCTGCATCAGGAGAAGGTTCTACTGGTTCTGAAGAAACTACATCAGGAGAAGAAGGTTCTAAAGGAGCACCGGGTGTTTCAGGACTTGTTGCTGCACTTGTTGCTGCATCCAAATCACCTAATTTACTTTCTGCATTATCAAGTTCTGTTTTAGCTACATCTTCATTAAGCATTTTTTTCTTCTTACTGCCGTTTATATCTGGTTTATTTGTAATACCTTCATTAATTGTTTGAAATATCATATTTCTTTGTTTATCAGCTTCTGATAATTTAGAATACTGAAAATCGGTAATATTAGATAAGCCACCAATATATGCAAAATCTGCAACATTTGGGTCTTGTTTAATTCCAGCTTTCTTAATATAATAGTTGTGCTGTTCTTTAACAATTCCATAAGCAATACCATCGGCTGCTCTTTTATAGTCAATCAAAGTACCCAAATTACGGGTATTATCCTTTAATATGGGTTTTTTAACTTCAGCCAATTCTTGAATTCTTTGAAGAAATGCTTCTTTTGTTACATGTCTTTTCATGTGAATATTTTTAAAATGTGTATTATTTAACTTTATATTTTTTTTATAAATACTTAATTAAGAGCAAAAAAATGCAATTAGAGTATTATTTCATGCTTTTCGTTCATTATTTTATTATTAATAAGCATTTCAATTACTTTAGGGGTTAACAAGTTTTTCCTTTTGTAATTCTCAATAATAGCAAGATTAGTTTTCTCACGTGAAACATTCTCATTTAAATATTTCACATTTTTGTGCAAATCTTCCAATATGTCATAAAAAATCTTCTCAGATTTTTTTCTTTCAACATATTCAAGCAACTGCGCTTCGGTTAAGATATATCTGTTCATGACAAAAATTCATTTAAACTTAGTTCCTTGGTTAAATATTTGTTTTTGAATTCGACCATTTTTTCAAGATAACCAGTATTTCTCAATACTTTAAATACAAGATTTTCTGTTGAAAACTCACCACCAGTATCAAGTCCAGATTGTCTATATTTTTTTATTTTATTTTTTAATTGTTCATGTTTCTTCAAAAAATCATTTTGATTCTTATTAGTTTCCAGATCATCAATCGCATTCATAATGTCTGCAGACTTTAACTGAACATCAGCACTATCAATATTTACAATTTTTTTGGTTGGTTTTCTAATCCAATCATTTTTAACTAAAGAATATGTACCTGATGAATGGTGTGGTTCATTCGCATCTTGAAAATACATTTCAACATCATGTCCTTTTACTTGTATTGGAAGATGATCTGCCCAAAGTTGCTTTTTCAACTTAAAAAAATCACCAACAAATTCTTTATTATCAGAAATTTGATTAAAATCCAATATAATATGAACATCCAAATCAGATTCATCGTTATAATTATAATTAGCCATACTACCAGTCAACATAACATCATTAAATTTCAAATTTTCAACATCACTGAATTCAATAAATCTCTTAGCGTTTTTAAGTAAAACTGCCCTAACATCTGGTTTTATTGTTTCATCATTTTCCCAAATAAGTGGACTTAATGTATCATTAAATTTTATTGATGATACATCGACAGTATCTGGTTCTACAACTTCTTTTAGTATATCTGAAATATTGTTTCTTGACCAATATCTGCTTGACCAAAACCTTGGTTTCTTTTCGTTTTCAATCATATTAATATTTATCTAACATTTCACTTATTTGTTTAACAGCAGCAGTAAATTTTGGCTTTCTTTCTACCATTAACCTATATAATGTATCAATTACATCATATTCTTGATCATCAAACAACTGATCAATAGTTGCCTTTAATTTTTCAACTTTTATTGCATACATATTAGGGTCTTTCTCATAATTGCTCATATCATAACCTTCTGTTAATTTAAACTTAGGGTCTAATTTTGATATCATTTCAAACAATCGCTTTTTATTATCTTTAAAATTTACCATGCCTAATATCTTTTATTGTTTTGTTGTAGGTGTGCCAATTTTTTACCATCTCAACAACATTTTCTATAAATACAAAACTATTAATTAAAATGCGATAGTATTTATGATAAATTCTTGTACGAAATGAATTTAGAATGTTTAAATGGTATAATTACCGACAATCTTGCTATACACATAGACTTAACTCAATTGAAGTCATGGAACTTAAACAGTGGCTTTACATCAATTAGTTTAACTAAATGGGCAGGTGCTGTTTCTGAGAACATTAACCTTATGGACTTTGGATTAACTGAGTTCGATAATGGAAGAACCAATCTTATGTGGAGTGGGATAACTCTCACACCTGCGGATACATTGTTTCATATGTATAGAGTGGGATACAATCAAATTATAAATCCAAGTACTGGCAATACAAGTGGTTATACTGCAACAACTGTGCACACTGGATATGCAATAACTGGCGCATCTGCCACAACTGGCAATTATTTTATACTTAATGGTGGATATTTACAAGGATTTTTCAAAGCAGAAGGATATGGCTTTGAATTATTACCCAAAAGATATGGCACTGGTATTACTATTGAAACTCTCGTATATCTTTATCCTGACTCTCAGGGCATATTTTATATGATGGGTGCACGTTCAGAAGATAAATATAATCCGTATTTCAGTGGTGAAACAATAACTGGTTTAACAACAATTAATACTGGTTTAACTCCATCAATAAGACAAACATTTACTGGTGTTACCACAAGTTATGATAATTATTTAAATAGTTTTGAAAAGGTTCGAACGCTTAATAGTGGTTTCAGAGACGAAAGTTTAATATATCGCACAGAATACGTACAGCCAGCAGCAAGTGCCAACACAGTAAATAATGTAATTGCTTTTGAATTAACTCAGGATAAACATATTGCTTATAAATATATTGATGTTAACGGAAACATTGTAATCAATACATCGGCAGCAAGAATTGCTGCAACAGGTTTCACAATGATTGATATGGTATTTACACCTAACAATATACTTATAACACCATTTGAATTAGAATGTACGCCACAAAGATTAGGTAAAATGATGTTCTATGTTAATGGTCGTCCAATTTGGATTATTCATGATTTTCCAGAATTCTATTTTCACGCATTTAACACTGATAAAGAAAAACAAATAGGTGAACCATATTCAATTAGTTGGGGTGGTGGTTCATTTGGCTTAAAACATTCATGGCATTATGATTTTCAAACATACCTTCTTTATGGTGGTCAGGATACTAATTATATAAATAATAACTTTTTCATTGAAGCAGACCCAATTTCAACAGAATGTTATACTGCACCAACAGGAAGCACTTATTTAACTGGCTTAACATTAAGTGCTGATAGTACCACATTTAAAATTGTAGATAAATGTACTGCACTTGAAAGTCCACTTACAGTAATGCGTGTTGAATATACTGGAGCAACAGGTACTTCAGCAAATACATATTTTATTAAATTTAATCATCCTATCACAGTATTATCGAACAGAGAATATGAAATTAATCTATCAATGTTTAATAATGGTTTCTTTAAAACCATTGATAATAATGGTAATTTTATCACTAACAGAATTAGTATTTTGGTTTATGGCGATGTTGATATTAATATATTAAAAGAAACACAATATGTACTTCCAATGACAGTAGCAGAATTTGCAGCATTAACAAATCTTGGTTTACATCCAATTATTGATAAACAAGAATTTCAATATTCATTAAATGGTATTATATATTTTGGCGTGACAGGCATACCAGTTATAAGTCAATATTTAATGTTATTTGGTGGTAATATTGATAATATTGCAATGTTTCAATCACCGCAACAAATATTTATTACTGGTGAAGACACATGGATACCATTAAAAACTACTTTCAGTACTAAAGATAATACAGGCAAACATCAAGTACATATCGGCATTTTACTTGAATCCAGCGAAACTTTTAATCAGAATAAACCGTTATTCTTTAACAATTTTACATATAGGGGTGCAGACATATTAATACAGGATACAAGAAAGAATGATCTATTAATACAACAAAATTTTGATTCATCATTTATTGGTGGTATTCAGAAATTGAGAGTTTATAACAATGCATTAACTTCACCAGAAGTATTACATAATGCACTAATAGAAGCAAATTTAAATCCAAACTTACTTGTGAGCAAAGGTGGTAGAATTATTTATAGATAATTATTATCCGTCTATATGCTATTTATATACTATTGAAAGATAATAAATAACTATGAATCGATTATCAGAAATTTATGAAGGTTGGAAAAATCTTACATTTCCAACTCCAGAAACAGAAAAGATTGCGAAAGAAAGAATTGAAATTTGTGTTGAGTGCAAAAAACTTAATCCTAAGAATTGGTGTATGGTATGCGGTTGTTATATGCCAGCAAAAGTTAGAAATCCCAAATCACACTGTAAATTAAAAAAATGGTAATTATTGTCTATTTGTTGTAAGAATATATGTATCTTCTAATGCAACACCTTGAAATTCATCAGTATCTAAGCAAAATTTATTAAAACCACTAATAAGTTGAATTATACCATTTAAATTAAGTTCAAGTTTACCACTCAAACATGCAATATCTTTAATATATTCTCTTTTAAGTAAAACGACTTCCGCACCTTTAGGTAAGAAATAAAAAATTGTAATATCTTCAGGTCTTTTCTCGTCAATAATTTTTTTATATCTGATTTGTTCGTTTGTATGGCAATTATCCCAATCAGTAAAAAAACGAATAATTATGCCATCATCAATTTCATGAATAGAGGGAAGATGCTTAAGTAATTCTTTTTTTCTTTTCAAAATTAATTCATTAACTTTATCTAATATAACTTTTCTTTCATTTGTCATATCATTAATTAATTAGCAATATGGTACATTTTGAATTTTATCTTTTATTTCGGGAGTACTAATATCCATACTTGTATAATTACCAATATATCCTTCAACATATTGTCTAATAAACAATACTTTTATTCTTGGTGGTGCTTTTTCAAAAGCAACAAATTTAACTTCATCACCGTCTGATGTATTTAAGTCCACATTTATATCATTCCAATTAAAACCATCAAACCACGCATTACCTGATGGTGCAACATATCTACCCCAATCCCCGGGGTCATAATTGTCACTTTTACTGATTGAAATATTATTACTATAAAAACTTAAATCAAATACTACTGGTTCTTTTTTTTGATCATATTTATATTCAATTTTGAGAAAATATTCAAGTGTTAATTTTTTTGCATCTTCAGAATCTTTTTCCCAATCACCACCAATTTTTGAGTCAAAAACATCAATTTTTATTTTATTTTTTTGCTCTAAAAGTGAATCACAAATAAATTGCTTTTGAAAGTCTTCATTTTGCAATAAATCAATGATTTCCTGCTCTTTCAATTGTTCTTCATTGCCCAAAAAATCAAACCCAGAAACTTCTTCATTAATTATTTTTATTAAATTTTTGTCAAACATGAGAATATTTTACAAATAAATACTTAATACTTTATATAAACGCTAAATTATTCATTGCTTTCAAGTATTTATGATATGAAAAGTCATTGCTTAATTCACTAATTAAGTTAGGTCTGGTAAAACAGGAATGCCTTTAAATTTTTATTGCCAAATAGTGGTTATGCAAAATTTTAAGACTTCTGAAAAATTAATAGTAATTGCACCGCATAAAAAACGGTGCAATTTTTTTAAGTGGTAATTAAGTATTTATAGAAAATTCAATATCATGAAGAATAATAGTACAAAAGAAAGATTGTTTGAAGTTATTGGTAGATTAGATAAAACATTTAAACCAATTGAAGATAAAACAATTGCCACAACATATCAACTTGTCACACCCGAAAGTGCTGAAGCTGGTGATTTTTCAGATCAAGGCTGGGTAAATCAAGAAGGTGAATCAATGCTTCCTAATAAATATGAAATAGAAGAAGGTATAACAGTAGTTGATAAAGCAGTTAAATTTTTAAAAGATAATGGTGGTACTGAACCATCATCAAGTCAATTTCATGTTGGTGTATGGTATTCTACACCAGACCCAGATAGAGATTATAAATATATTCAAACTGGTGAAGAAAAATATTATTCATATCATTTAAAAGGATTTACTCTTGAAGAAGAAGCAGAAATTTATAAAAAAATTCAAGAAAAAGAAAAAATTATACCCGAACAACAAACAAATATGCAACAATCACAAGACGTAACATATACTGATAACACATATAAAGTAATTGCACCCATACTTAGAAGAGTTAGGACAGTTGATCAATTTCCTTTAGCATTTAAAGGTTGGTTTAGCTCATTGGGATATAATCCACAATCATCACCACTTACAATAGCACAGGCAAGAATAATGGTTGAACAAGTTATGAGAGAATTAGGCTATAAATAAAAAATTTACTTTTTTTTGAAAATAATTGTGATTTTGTTTGTATTTATGATTTTAATGTATATCTTTGCGAAGAGTTTTTAATAAATGTTATTTGTAAGACGATGAAAAATTTAATAAACATAGTACCACAACCCCAACAGCATCCACAAAGTTTGGAATGGGGAAACTATGCTTAAATTTTTCACAGGAAAATTTTTTAGGTTAGACAAACCCCATTCATATTGAGTGGGGTTTTTTTATGGTGTTCGTTGAAATATTTTTATCAGGGTGTGAGCGAGTTGGTTGAAGCTGCTGGTCTTGGAAACCAGTCACGACACAAAGGTGTTGTCGTGCGTGGGTTCGAACCCCACCACCCTGACGTTAGAGGATTAACTATATATGACTGTACTTGGGACTGGCAAATTAGTAATATTTCGAGTAGTTGGGGAGTTGGTCACCCCGCCACATTTGGGATGTGGAGAACTCGCAGGTTCGAATCCTGCCTACTCGACTGTGCTAAGTGTAGATGTTGGCATTCTTCACCTGACTGTGAATCAGGGTTTCGTGGGTTCGATTCCCATTTAGCACCAAAAAGCGTGATAAAAGCGTTTATCACGGAATTACGGGATATAGTTCAGTTGGTAGAATGGGTGCTTTGGGAGCATCAGGTCGTCAGTTCGAGTCTGGCTATCCCGACCACATGGTGATTGTAGAGGAATTGGTAAACTCGCCTGACTGTGAATCAGGTATTTGCGGGTTCGACCCCCGTCCTTCACCCAGCATCGTTTGGCGAACGATATGAATCGGTTTCTTAATGCCCTGATCGCAGGGTGGCGTATAGTTGAAGCATCGCCTACATTGCCACATGGCGCAATTGGCTAACGCACCTGACTCTGAATCAGAAGATTGTAGGTTCGACTCCTACTGTGGCAACAACAAATTATACCCGATCAGGACTATGAATTCATATGAAATTTACATAAAATTCTGGGTATTAATGTCTTAGCAAAAACGCTAAAATTACGATAGTCCTGATCGGGTATAAAATAGTATAAACTGTCCTTTGGCAGAATGGTTATTGCATCGGTCTTTGAAGCCGACACCCCCAACGGGTTTGTAGGTTCGAATCCTACAGGGACAACTTTTTTAATGTTCTTTGATATTTCATAATTATTATTACCTTTGCAAAATGTATTATGTAGTTCAGGAAAATGTATTCAGGGAAGAAAATTATGACAATTTAATATTGGCATTGGATAAACTTACCTTACCATATGAAATTGTCAAAGTTAAACCCTTTATTGAAACATTCAGAATACATACCAGAAGAAAAGATATCTTTCCTTTTGGTTCATTGAAAATGGCAAGAATATCAGCGAAACGTGGCTGGCGACCCGGTTCTCAAATGAATGCTAATCACGATTATTTGGTTTATCGTGACTATTATAAAGAAAATCTTTTGAATTATGATTCACACATACAGAAATTTGGTGATGATTTTTTCAGTAAAGAAACGTTCTTTGCACGACCAACACAAGATACGAAAGTATTTACAGGAAAGGTCTTTGACATGCAAGAATGGCGAGAATTTGTGGCATATTCTCTTACTAACGGTCATAGTACCTTATTGAATATTGACACTGAAATTCAAATATGTTCAGTAAAAAAGATTCAACAAGAGATCAGGTTCTGGATTGTTAAAGGTGAAATTGTTACCGCAAGTCAATATAGACTTGGAAACAGATTGGTGCTTAGTGAAAATGTTGATCAGGCAGCTTATGACTACTGTAAGAAAATGGTTGACATATTTCAATTGAACGATGCTTTTGTAATGGATTTAGCTTTAACTGAAAATGGATATAAAATCATTGAATGTGGTTGCATTAATTGCGCTGGATTTTATAAAGCAAATATGCAGAAACTTTTAATGAAACTTGAAGATAGTTTTAATTGTCCTATGGTGTAATTGGTTAACACGTTGGATTTTGATTCCAAAGAGTCGGGGTTCGAGTCCCTGTAGGACAACAAATTTTTATGGTTATGAGCAAATTAAGAGTAGGTAATAAACAAAATGCAATTCTAAATGGTGAATGGGCAGGACACATGCGCAAGTGGGGAAAATTCTTCACCGCCAAAATACGTAGAAATGTAGATAAGAAAATAATAAGAAACGAAATTAAAAATGAGCTATAATCTATTCCTTGACGATTTTCGTGAACCAGAAGATGCATTTAATCACACAAATAATCAATTATATTTAATTGGTTGGGTTGTTGTTCGTAATTATAATGAATTTGTAAAAGCAATTGAAGAAAAGGGTATTCCTGAAATGATTTCATTTGATCATGATCTTGCGGATGAACACTATGAATCTTATAAACAATATGGCGAGTATAAAGAAAAGACTGGTTTTCATTGTGCTAAATGGTTTATCAATTATTGTATTGACAACAAAAAAGAACTTCCAGCAACAATTCTTATACATTCAATGAATCCTGCTGGAAGTGCTAATATTAAATCTTTGTTCGATACTTATAATAAATATTTCAGAATTTAATTATCTTCTTCCTGAACTACCATTACTACCCGAACTCCTGCCACCGCTTGAGCCAGAGCCACTTGAACTATTCGAGTTATTTGAATAATTTGAACTTCTACTGTTGCTAAAATTACTTGAACCACCTGAATTATAACTTCTTGATGGAGTGTTATTATTGCTTCTTGAGGGCACAGAATAAGTACGTGTTTGAGTACTTCTTTGTGTATTTGGTTGTGAATAAGTACGTGTTTGTGTAGTTGTTTCCACTCTTCTATTAGTTGTAACACCTATTCTACTATTATTATATTGTGGACGAGTATTTAAACGTGGATTTTCATAAGAAGGTGTATATGTTCTCCTATTTTCTTGATAAATTGCTCTATTTTGTGGACTGGTAGTACGTTTTTCTTGTGGTACAACTCTTTGTATATTGTTATTATATGTGCTTGATAATGTTGATGGTCTTTCTCTACGACCATATCTACCACTCCAATTATGATTATTACTATATCTCCAAGGACTCCAGTAATTATATCCAAAATAAAAATTATTGTAATACCAAGGACTGTACCAGTTTCTCATAAATCTAAATTCCCAATACCAATCATAGCTATCATACATCCAATAATTCCCAAAATAAAAATTGTTATAAAAATAATAAGGATTGTCATACATCCAATAATTAAATCCATTATGATAAAATCTTCCTATATTATATGAATAAAAGAAAGGGTCATAATTATATTCATATATAATTTTAATTTCAGAATTGTACTTTATAAGAGTATCTACAACCTCATTAACATCATTTATTTTTTGTTTTTTAATCTTTTTAGCATCTTTACTTGGTTGATAATAAAGGTCATCATATTCTGGTTTATCAGATACAACTGTTTGATTATTATTTATTGAATCTTCTCTTGCTTGCCAATACTTCTCATAATTGGACTTTTTTTGTGCCGATAAAATACTTGTTAAAAGTATAAGGCAAATAATTATTAGTAATCTTTTCATAGTTTCATATATTATATTGCAATAGTATAAATAGCAATATCCGTACCAAAGTTTTTTTAACTTTGCTGTGTATTTATTATAAATTTCACATTATGAGCAAACGTGCCACAAAAGAAAGACTTTTCGAAGTTACTGGTAGACTTGATAAAACATTTAAAATAATAAATGAAGAAGTTGCACCTGAAAATATTGCGGTTTCATCACTTGGTGGTGTTGTTGAAAAAACTGATCTTAATGAAGCATCATCAAAATCACCAATTAATTTATATGTATATTTTGCATATAATTTTCCAAGCAATTTTATTGAAAAAACATGGGCAAATAACCCAAACATAATGGAACATTTGAAAAACAAGTTCAATGGATACTATACCAAATATGGTGCTGAAGGGGTAATGAACAGATTTTATGTTGAATTAGATATCGAGAATCAAAGAATTTTAGAAGATTGGATATTACATAATTATAGCGGATAATAAAAATAAAATAATTAACTATGAAAACAACAGATAACAAACAAAGACTTTTCGAAGTCTTGGGTAAAATAGACCCAACATTTAAACCAAGTGCACAACTTCTTACCGAATGGAACTTTGATAAGAAAAAAGGTGAAAACAAAGAAGAAGATAAAGACGAAGATGAAAAAGACAGCAAGAAAAAATTCAACTTCGAAAAAAAAGAAGATAAAGAATCCAAAAAACATGAGGAAGTTGAAAGTCCTGAAGAAGAAAAAGAAGAACATGAAGATAAAAAAGAATTAAAAGAAGCCGATGCACCTGCAGCAAAAAAAATACCTGTTAATGCAATAGCTAAAGTTGGTAAATAAGATAGAATTATTCTAAATAACATTATTTTGTGAATTTTTTTACGAAAAGATTTGTATTTATGAAAAATTGATTATCTTTGCAAAGATATTTAAAACAAATTATGATTTAAAACGATGAAAAATTTATTCGACATATTGGTAGCAGTCCTCATGGTGGATGTCCTATTATGGGCAGCCGAAGAGGATGATCTATGCGTAGTCGGGTAATACTTTGAATATTACAACCTCCTTTCTTATAAAAAAGAAACCCGACTACCCTAAATTTAGTCGGGTTTTTTGTTTTTAGTGGTTGTAGGTTCTTTGACATGTTGGAATTTTGGTGCTGGGGTCTGCTTGGTGTGGACGCATGACTGTCACTCATGATATCAGGAGGGTTCGATTCCCTTCAGCACCGCCATTCTCAACCGAAAGCAAGTAGGTTACTGGTGAAGCGGAGATCGTGACTCCAACCTTGATGGTTCGTTCCTGAGAGGGCATGGTTGCAAAAAACAGTTTGGGGATATTTTCGAGGCTGTGGTGTAATGGCTAACATACCTGACTGTCACTCAGGTGTCTGGGGTTCGAGTCCCCCGGTCTCGGCACATTTTTACTGCCAAAGCAGTAAAAAATAAAAATTTGAGGTAAAAAGTATCGTTAATATCACTTTTTTATTTACTTTTACCGTTTTGGCAGTAAAAAACGACTATTTGTTAAGAAATAATAATTTGTTTCAAATAAAGTGCATTATTTTGCACTAAATAAATTAATAAAGTATTTATGAATATGAATGAAAATATTATATATGGTTTAAAAGACCCAAGGACTGATGAATATAAGTATGTTGGTAAATCAATAAAAGGAATCGAAAGAGCAAACTCACACTTAACACATTCTCATAATCCATTGGTTAATGAGTGGATTAATGAACTTAAAATGGATAGTTATGTTCCACTTGTTGTTATTTTGGAAAATGTTTCTGATTGGACACAATTGATCGATAAAGAAAAATATTGGGTCGGGAAATTAACCGATGAAGAACACGATTTATTTAACATTTTAATTACAGATTCATATAACAATACGCTGGATTCCTATAATAAGAAATTGATACAACAAATAAAAGATAGGGAAAAAGTGTTAAATGAAAAGTTAAATAAATCATTAATGCAATTCGGTAGTGAATCAGATGTTGGTGATTTAATAAAAAGAAGACGTAAAACTCTAAAAGTAACACAACAACAACTTGCAGATATTTCTGGGGTTGGGTTACGAACAATAAAACTAATTGAATTAAACAAATCAAATGCGACTATTAATACTTTAATGAAAATATTTGATACTTTAGGTTATGAACTTTTCATTAACTTAAAAACAAAATAATATGCTGCGTTATACAAGCGACTAAAGTAGACAGACCTTCAATCTGTCATCGAAAGATTTCGTGGGTTTGAATCCCACACGCAGTACGATGTTGAGGTGGTATTACACGGGGAAAAGAAAGTCCCTGCTGATAATCTAAAAAATGTGGACAGCATGTGGGTATAAATCCCGCCAACTACACCTGCTCGATTCTTCTAATGGAAAGGAAAGCTGACTCTCAATCAGTTAACGGCAGTTCGATTCTGCCATCGAGTACAAATGCTCGGTTCGTCTAAGGGTTAGGATGTAAGACCTTCAATCTTAAAATACGGGTTCGATTCCCGTACCGAGTACCAAAATGGGGCATAAAAACCCCAGATGTTAAGTAAATGGGGAAAATATGCCCCATACTACAAAAATGTAGTATATTATCAACAAAAATGCCAGTTATGATGATAATATACAACAAATGCACTTTTAGCTCAGTCTGGTTCAGAGCGCAACCCTTACAAGGTTGAGGCGAATAGTTCACGGGGGTTCGAATCCCTCAAAGTGCACCAATGCTCTTTTAGCTCAGTTGGGTCAGTAGCGTCTGTTTTACAAGCAGAAGGTCGTAGGTTCGAAGCCTACAGGGAGCACAAAGGTCCGCACACAGGGGCGGACCTTAAATATAGGTAAAATAACCGATATAATGCATTTATCGGTTGTAGAGGCGATAAAGAGTATTTATCGTGTGTAGAATGCATAAACGTCCATATGTTGTAATTGGTAGCCAAGCTGGTCTAAGAAGCCAGTGCCGTAAGGCGTGTCGGTTCGACTCCGACTATGGACACAACAAAACGCAGGTGTAGCCGAATGGTCAAGAGGCAGCAGTTTTAGAAACTGAAATTTGCGGGTTCGACTCCCGCCACCTGTACAAACGTTCTCTTTGAGTAGTAATATTCATTAAATTTGGTAGCAATATCAAGTAGGGAACACCAAGCGGATGTGCTGGAACTGGTATACGGGTTGGCTTCAGACACCAATATTAATGAGGGTTCGAGTCCCTTCATCCGCACCGACCTTATTCTGGATAACGAAGCAAATAGTTCCAGACACTCAGTCCTGAAGTCATGGTTCAGGAGTAAGGACAACTGCCCCGTTGACGTAATCGGCAACCGTATCAGTCTTAAAAGCTGAGTTTCACAGTTCGAATCTGTGACGGGGTACAAAGGTGAATGCTGTTACTTATTTGCAGTAGTAACACCACCTGTGCCGAATAACTTGTAGAGAGGAAAGTAGTACTTTTCAATACTTTGTGGATTGCAAATATACATTGGTTGAGTTATTAAAAAGGCACACACGGGCGTAAGAGTAATTCTCTGTAAGTCGGGTTGATCACCGAAGTAGGTTAAAATCCTACTACGTTCACCACGGGGTCGTGGCTCAATTGGCTAAAGCATCTGCCTTGCACGCAGAGGACTGTGGGTTCGAGTCCCACCGACTCCACAAACAAAGGTCCGCAAATATTTGCGGACCTTTACTTGGGGCATTCGCTTAGTTGGCTAAAGCATCTGTTTTGCAAGCAGAAGATCGTGGGTTCAACTCCCACATGCTCCACACAATCCATAATAATAAGGCAAGTAACAAATCTTGTGTTCGTGGGAACAACATGTCCGTGCGTGCGCAGGGATAAATTGGTTGATGCTCCAATCGTGCCCACGAAGGGTTGCACTTGTAGGTGTATTCCGTAATGGCGAAATTGGTTATGTCATCCATGTAACAAGGGTTGGAATGTTAGAGGTTCGAGTCCTTTCATCTACACAAACAACGGATTTAACATAGTGGCAAGTGTTGCACCTTAAGTCCTGCGTGGCTGGTAACGGTGGTTCGATTCCATCAATCTGTTGTTAAAAATACGCAAGTTGCCGAGTGGTTAAAGGCACGGGTCTCCAAAACCCGCAGAGAAATCTTTCGTGGGTCCAAATCCTACCTTGCGTGCAAATTAAAATGCGTCTGTCGTCTAATGGCTAAGACAACGGCTTCCAAACCCGTGAATAAGGTTTCGATTACTTTCAGACGTGCTAAAATCAGATAATTATGAAAACGCAAAAAGCAATGTGCATCCTAAAAGGATGCTTACCAGAGAAGAAAAAAGACGTAGAAGACATAGTGATGAATTCAACAGAATTTTCACATTTTTCTTAAAGTCTTATCGCTACAAAATACTTGATTTTTCAGGTATTGAAGTGAAAACAAATATGGACATTAATGAAGACGATGGTAAAGTCTGTTTCAAAAATTTTGACAACGGTGAATACAAAAGCATGAATTCAATGCCAACCAGACATCCAAACATATTGAAGGGTGTAATTGTTGGAAAAAAATCATGGGGTTTACATGTAAAGATGTGGTCTGAAGGTATCTCCGAAGGTACATTTACCAAAAGAGAAATCTTACAACAATTTATAGATAATAAGATTGAAATACCAGAGCCATTTCTAATTGATCTTGATAACACAATATTAAAGAAATTTCGAATGAAGCAATAGTAAAAATCGCAGGTATGTACTGCAGGTTGGCGTTCTATCCAAAAGAACTAAAAGCACAATTACCACTGAGGGCAGTTAATTCTGTACCCAAGAGCAATATCAGTTAGCAGTACACTATTGTTTCAAAAAATTAGAATATTTTGTAACTTTTTGGTTTTTTCTTCGTATAAAGAGTATTAATTTAATAAGAAAGGAGCAAGTCTTCAAAACACGAATTAAATACAGAGGATGTTGGTGGTGGAAAATTGTACATTACAATTATTTTCATAAGAAACTTTTTAAAAATTTTTATGTACAAAAGAAAAAGAAACCATTTACCAATAGAGAAATTAAAAAATATGAACTATATAAAAAATTCGATGATTTAATTACATTGAGACGAGTGGATTGGTTAAGAAAGTTTATATTTCTCATTGAGCCATAAATTTTCAGTATTTATTTGTAACATTTTTAATTAAAAATTATAATAATGAAAAAAATATTATCATTACTTTTATTACTGGTATCCTTGACAGCTTTTTCACAGAGACATCAACACGAAAAATACTATCAGGATAAGTTTGCTGAATTAATTTATGGAAGAACAGAAGTTGTTCTTGATGACAGGGCACGTGTTGATATTGTAACTGATACATTTGCAATTGAAGTTGATTTTGCACCTAAATGGGCAGAAAGTATCGGTCAATCTTTGTATTATGCTGAAAAACTTCACAAAAAAGCAGGTGTTTTATTGATAATAAAAGGAAATGACGATCAAAGATATACTGAAAGATTAATTACTATCGCAAAAAAATATAATATTACTATTTGGTTTATAGACTATACATCTGAAAAATGGAAGACGAAAAAATTTATATTTTAATTGTTGTTTTTCTCATTGTAATATATTAAATTTGAGGCATTATGTATATCATTGCAAAGAAAAAGGATTATTATGATGGTGTCGTTGGCACAATGGGTGTTGACAAAACATTGGTCTATGAGCGTGAAACTCAAGAATTTGAAGGTGATGACATACCCGTAATATTTGAAAGAAAAAGAGGTTATTGGGGTATGAATCGTACAAAAACTCCTTTTCATCAAATGAATTATCATCAAATAAAAAAAGAATTTCGAAATGTTTGTGACGAGCACTCATATTTCATTATTGGATTTTGTGGCAAACTCTACATTGGTTGGAAACTTTACAGAGTAATAAATTCAAATGATGAAGTCAGCACAGAATTCACATATGATAATGAATATATGAAGAAAATCTTAGAAGATAAAAGCTGGGATGGTACTCTTAGTGATAGCATTAACTACGTTCAGTCATTTAATGCACTTCAGATTTTTAGGGATTTAAAAAGTCCAGCTTTTGTGTATGACAGCGATTACGGTAGAACAAAACGTAATAATAATCATCATTCGAAATTCATTATCAATCCATTGTTGAAAAACTATGAATTTTTCAAGATGTTTGACAGTTTTCAAGCATTTCAGGAAGTTTCGATGTTTATAGGTGGAGTACTTGGTAAAGGTGAAAAAGAAATAACTGAAGTTGCTGATAAATATAAGATTACACAACATGGTTTTAATAAATGGTCATTCAGAAAAGAACCAAAAATAAAGAAATAATTATGAGAAAAGAAAATAGAGATGCATTAATTGAGGCATTGCAAACACATTTGGATACCAGAGATAAAAGGTTTATGTTTTTGAAAATAGAATTTAAAGATTTTGTTTCTCGAATAAACCTTGAAGGTTCTGCACATGATACTGCTTGGAATATTTATTCTGAATTTGAAAAGAATCAAATGTTGGGTTCTTTAATGGCATGTATAAACCATGTTTTCGATACTGAATTATATTTGGATATTATTAAAAAACGAAACGTATGAAAGTAAAAATTGGTGATAAAATCGTTGATGCTGAAAATGAACCAATTATGTTGATTTTCAGTGATGAAAAAGAAAGAAAAGCAGTAGCTAAAAACATAAAAGATATGGCAACTCAAGCATTAAAATACTGTACATTTCCAAATGAAATGCTCGCAGCAGATGTGGTAAAATTTATGAAAACAGAATGAAAAAATCAATTGCAGAAAAATATAAAGACAGAAAGGTTAATCCAAAGTACTATCAGACAATTAAAATAAGTGGTGGTATAGAAGGCGAACCAAAAACACTAACCAGAAAAGAGTTTCAAGAGGGTAAACAGGGTATAGTTTGGGCAGACAATGAAACAGGTAAACTCGTGTTTGAAGATGAAGAAAAACCAATTGGATTAATAGAAGGCATAAGGCAATATGAAGCCAACAAGCCACCAGTAAGACTTGAATCAGAACTTAATAAGGCATATAAAGGACAAAACAATATGACAATATATGGTGGCTTTGAGTTCATTGAAAAATTAAGAAAATTGTTACCAAAGAAATATTTTAAATAACATGACAAATTCAGGTGAAGATATGAAAAAGATGCTGGAAAGAATACAGCGTGAACAAACAGAAAGAATGAAAAAAATTAATGAAAGGGTTTGTGGTTCAGTAAAAAATCCTTACGTACCCACTACAACAGCTTCTTTTCTCAATCCACAAAGAAATTCAAATGATATGTTTGAGCAACTGGCAAAAGAAAATAAAAAATTAACAGAAGAAAAAATTAAATTGAACCTTAAAATATTACAATTGGAAAAAGAAAAATATGAACTTATGGAAAATTACGCAAAACTTAAGTCATATATTGAAGCCAATAAAGGTCAATTTTGGACTGATTTAAATAAAAACATTAAAAGTATTTATCAAAGAATAATTAACTGGTTTAATACCTGACAGTATGAAAAGGTTTAATGTAGCAAAATTTGAAATCGAAGAACGATTGGCACATATAGATTATACTGGTGATATTTCTGATATTGGCAACGAAATTGGTATTATTATTGGTAAATATATTGACAAAGAAAACACTGTTGAAGATTTTATTCGTGGTTTAAAACACGGAATATCATTAACTGATGGCACACACGCTTAAGGTCAAAATTTAAATAAACATTAAATAATTAATTTTTTAATGTTTGTGGTTCTTTAAAAATATCGGGGATGACTTGGCTTTGACTGAATGGTCAGACTGGTAACGTAAGCAAGTAGTAGTTGAATCAGACTACTTTAAAAAGGTTCAAAACAATAGATGAAGACATAATGTCTATCCCAACTTCTCTCACGAGAGGTAAAAGCGTTTTTGTAAGAAGTGCAGAACTTCAAATCGCTGCGTAAGCAAGGGACACGAAAAAATTTGCACAAAAGTTCCTAACTTGAAGGGAAGGTAAACAAATTCAAGACAGTTTTGTAGTTATTCTGGAATAATACAACTAATATTTCGCTGGCTTAGAAAAACCAGATAAACTTGTAGAAAACTTATTACTCGCATTCAAGACGGGGGTTCAACTCCCCCCATCTCCACTAATTTGAATTATTATGGAAAATTATAATTGGGAAAAAACTGGTATGTTAGAAGGATTAACGGGTAATACTCGTGAAACCGTTATAAAACTTTTTAAAGAAATTGACTTCAAATCAATACCAGAAATTAAAGATTCTGTTGGTGTAGACACACTCATTTGTCCAGTAATAAGACGAATAGTTTCAGTAATCACGCCTGATAATTTACTGGTTCAAAACAGTATCATTAAAGATCATTCAAGAGAAATTACAGAAGAAGACGTGCTTCCATTGATTGATGTAAAAGAAATAACAGAACTATTGATTGAATATGTTCGTGTTTTTATTCCATACGCAGAAAAATATTTACCAGACCTTGACGCACAAGCGGAAATGTGCTTATTGTTTTGTGATAATTATGTAATGAAACTGATTGGTAGAACTGGAAAATGGAAATAATTATGAAAGAGAATCAATATCAAAAATCAGAAAGATTACTTAAAAAATGGTTTGATTCTGATGATGCTAAAATCTATTTTGAAAAAGAACGAAAAAACAAGAGTTTAAGCTCAAACGTTTTGCTCGTTTTGAAAAGTGGCTGGAAAATAATGATTTTGAAGCACTAATGTATCGTTTAATTCTTGAACATGGTGAAAATTATCGTGAAAAATGTTATCATAAAGGTTATGAACCATACCCAAACAATAAATTATCATTTCTTATTGATTATGTATCAGAAAGTCTTGAACCAATAAGTGTACCACAACTTGAAAATATGTTTGGAACAAGTATTTGGTTTTTTAAAGGATATTATTTTAGGCTTATGTACGGACAGGGAACTGTTTTTGATTTATATAATGGTGGCGATTTTAAACATTTATTAAGCGCATGACAACTTACAATAAACTGGTTAGAGACAAGATACTTAAAATAATTAAAAAGTCTGGTTCAGGTTATAAGTATCATATAGCAAAAGACGACACAGAATTTCTTGAAAAACTTTATGAAAAACTTCAGGAAGAAATTACTGAATTTAAAGAAAAACCAAGTGTAGATGAATTTGTAGATATGTTAGAAGTATTGGAAGCTATAGCAAAATATTATAAATTTAAATTGAATGATATTAAAACTATAAAAACCAAGAAAAAAATAGATCGTGGTGGATTTAATAACAGAATAATACTTGAAGAATCATGACAACAACAGAAAAAATTATTACCGTAGTACTTGAAGAAGTAAATGGCTACACTAAAGAAGAAGCAGAAAAATATGCAAAAGATTGTGAAGGAAGTATTACGTGGGAAAGAATTGATGCAATTGTAAATAAAGCAATTAAGGAAGCAAAAAAGAAATAACAATGGCGTAGTGATGGAACTGGTAGACATGTAGGTCTTAAAAACCTATGGGCAGTAATGTCCGTGTGGGTTCGACTCCCATCTTCGCTACTATTTATATAAAAATAAAATCATGAAAAAATCAAGCATACCTATTGATATTCTTTATGAAGAATGTCTTAAAGCAGTAAGAAAAGAAATTCGAAAGGATTGCTATCAGGAAGCAAAAGAAATTATTCGATTGGCTTCGGATGAAGATCGTAAAGAATTTCTTAAATATTTCAAAGAAGACAAAGGCAATATTTGTTGTTTAGTTCTTGATAGAATAAAACGTGATCTAATTACTGCAGGAAAACTTGAAGCAAATGATAATGATAATTTCGGTAAACCACTTATGTTATGAGTATATTGTTTAGAAATTGGCTGGAAGAAGGATATTATGAAGAAGATTCTTGGGGTAATCTAACACGAATAGAAGACCCTGACAGAATTTTTCAGGCACAAAAAGAAGGAACACTATATCATAATGATGGTATGGCAACCACTCAAGTATATTTGGGTGATAAACTTGATTTAAATGGCGAAAGTGATTAAGGGTAAAAAGCCAATACCGCAAGAAGATGATTGTCATTGTGGCAACCCTCTTAGAGTAAATGACCCTGCAAGAAAAAAAATTATCAGGGTCATAAAGAAAAAATGATTTACCCCCTCATGTGGTGGAACTGGTAGACACGCACGCCTCAAAAGCGTGTGCCGTAAGGCATGTCGGTTCGAGTCCGACCATGAGGACAATTGAATAATTATGAGTATTTATTTAAAACTGTAAACTATGAAAAGACCTTGGATGTATTTCTTGTAACTTGCTCTAATGCGAGTACAAGAAAATGAAAGCAAAATCAATTGAACAAACATCCACAAATCGTGGAGAATTTAATCGTGCATACAAGCACTATTTAGAAAAAAAAGGCAAGATTCACTGTTCATATTGTGCTTATCACCGTTGTGAAAACGGTTGCGGGACAAAAATGTACGGTAGTATTGGTAGTGAAAGAATGAGATATCCTAACTGGAAACTTGTTTCAAAGCAACCAAAACAGTGGATGGAAAAACCCATCAAAAAAAGAGTTAAATATTATGGTGGGTATCAAAGAACATATGTTGAGATTACATTCTCAACATAATATTGCGACTTGGTATAATGGTTAGAACGTCTCTCTCATAAGGAGCAGATACCGGTTCGATTCTGGTAGTCGCAACAAAAAAACCTGTCGAATTCGACAGGTTTAAATTTCCAACATGTTATTTCTTTTTGGTAAACCATTTCCAGCCACCAATTGCTGCTGATGCAAACAACCAAAGTCCTAACAGAACTTCTGCACCTACTACACCGTCTTTGCCATAGATAATTGAATATGCTATAAAGATTATAAGGTAATTTAATACAATCATCCAATTTTTAATAAACCATGCTTTAACTGCAGGTATGGCAACGGTTGTTATCCATGTCCAAATTTTTTTCCAAAGTGCTTTTAATTTTTCTATCATTTTTATGTGTTTTTAATTAAAATTTTTAATATTGATTTTCTTCATCAAAAAAAGTTACTGTACATATTTTAGTTTTAAAATCAAAATCTAACGTGTCAACATAAAGCGTTTTACCCAAACGTAAATTAGCTTCTGTTACTTTAAATTTCCAAGGAAATTCAGCAATATTTTTATCGTTTTCTTGTTCAACTTCATCAGACTGTTTATTAAGTAACACAACCTTATATGTACCATCAACGCCATCAATTTCAACAAAGAAATTTTCAACGCCAAAATCATTTAACCAAAAACCAATATGCCAATTAATGAAAAGATCGCTTTCATTAACATCAACATCAAAGTCGTTTGAAAATGATTCGAAATTATAAAATGAAGAATTTTTTATTTCCTGACGAAATTTAAAGTTTTCGTGCTCCATTGAATATGCTTCTTTTAGCAACCTAACATATTCTTCACGAATAATATTATTTATTTTCATTAAACGTCTAATTTTCTATAAATACTCTATGATATCTTAAAATTCTTTTATATGTTTGCGTTCTAATGTTATAATATGTTGGGAACACCAAAGCAAAAGTATACTTCAGCAAAAACATCTATAAAACAAGTACCAGCAGGATTTAAAATAGTTGAAAAATATTTCGGTTGGCAAGCAAACACAATTAATCTGGATATTGGTGGGGGAAAATATGACTTGATGACTGAAAAATTATTAGAAAAAAATGTAACTAATTTGATTTTTGACCCGTATAATAGAAGTTTGAAGCACAACATTAGGGTTATATATAAAATTGCTAAGAACGATGTTGATACTGCAACTATTTTTAATGTGTTAAATGTAATCATGGAACATGAAATCCAGTTAAATGTATTAAAGCTGGCGAAATCTGCACTTAAAATTGGCGGTCATGTGTTTATCAGGTCAACATATAAGAATCCTGTAAAGGTCTCTGGAGTGACAAAATCAGGCACATTTCAACATTATTTAACTCAAAAGGAATATTTGAAAATAGTTAAAGAAATTTTTCCAAATGCAAAATTAGAATACGGCATAATATATGCAACAAAATGAAAGAAAAAAACGGCTTATTAATTAATGAAAATTACTGGCGTAATATGTCGCCAATGGAATTAGAAAATTTTGCTCAGAAAATTTTTATACATTACAGAGAAAATGGTTTTCCTTATTATCCAACAGATATTGAAATAAGACAAAAAGATTTTGAGCAGTTAATGAATTATGATTTCAAAGCGTTATTTGAAAATAATATAATAAAGCAATCGATGCATGGTCTTGGACTTGCGTGGTCATATTTTCCACACTCATTCAATGTCAGGTCAAATGATAAAATGACTCCATATGAAGCATTTATGGATGATGAAATTTTCATAAAAGTCATCAAAAAACGTTTACAGATGGGTACATATATATCAGACTCTGGCATAAGAAAGATGTTGAAAATATTTACGGGCGTACAGGGAGTATCGAATTTCAGACCAACAGCAGCAGCATGCATTTATAATACGTTTGCTAAAGACGGTGTAGTTTGGGATATGTCAGGTGGTTGGGGTGGAAGATTGCTGGGGGCAATTGCTGGTGGGGTTCAGAACTATATTACGACTGAACCTTCAGAGTTAACACATAAAGGCTTGACAGAAATGGCTTATTGTTTTTGTCCCAAAGGCATGGATTACATGATCTTGAAAATGGGAAGTGAAGTATTTAGACCAGACAAGAACAGCTTAGATTTGTGTTTCACATCACCGCCATATTTTGATCTTGAAAAATATAGTGAAGAACCTTCACAGAGCTATATCAAATTTAATACGAAAGATACATGGGTTGAAGGATTTTTGAGACCAACATTTAAAAATTCTTATTATGGATTAAAACAAGGTGGATATATGTTGATTAATATTGCTGATGTAAAAGGCAAACACAATGTTAATTTGGAATGGGAAACTATTATAACTGCAGAAAGTATTGGTTTTACACATGAAAACACGCTTCAATTAGCACTTTCAAATGTAAATTTGCGTGATAAAGGAAAGAAGTTTAAGTATGAACCTATTTATGTATTTAAGAAATGAAAATGTTAGAAAAAATTGATTGGAAGGTTCTCTGCACATATGTAGAAAATAGCCTCATTATTGCAAACAAACATCCAGAATTGGATATTTGGATACTTAATTATTCTCCAAAAGTTCAGTCAAAAAAGTTCTGGGATGAATATACCTTATCTTGTCGTGGATTGGTAATTGATGCTGAAGGTAACATCTTAGCTCGTCCATTCGAAAAGTTCATGAATTACGAAGAATATGACCCATCAGAAATTGACTGGTCAAAGGACTTTGATGTATTCGAAAAAATGGATGGTTCATTGATTATTATATTTTATTATGAACCAAGAATGAAATGGATAGTAGCTTCCAGAGGGTCATTTATTTCTGAACAAGCACTTGAAGCACAAAAAATGATTACAGTTACAGATTATGGCAAACTGGATATTGAATACACATATCTATTTGAAGCAATTTATCCAGAAAACCGAATCGTTGTTAATTATGGTAATAGAAGAGAACTTGTGTTACTTACCAAAATTAATACAAATACTGGTGCTGAAATAAATAACGATGAATTGGTTAACAAGTATTCAAAGCATTTTACAGTTGTGAAGAAATTTCAACTTAAATCATTTGATGAATTAAAACAATTAATAAAAAATGGTGAAGATAATAGTGAAGGTTTTGTTATTAGATTCTCTGATGGCTTAAGATTAAAAATGAAATTTGCTGAATACTGCAGATTGCATGCAATATTAACAAATGTTTCTAATTTAACTGTTTGGGAACATTTGATAAATAATTATGATTTTGATGCATTATATGACAGAGTTCCAGATGAATTTTACAACTGGCTAAAAAGAACAATAAAAGCAATACAGTCAGAATTCAATGAGATCGAAAGAAAAGCATTGAAAGAATTCATTAGAATTTACTATGTAAATGGAATTACTGTTCGTAAGGATTTCGCAATGGAAGCGATAAAAACAGAATACCAGTCAATATTATTTAAATTGTACGACAAAAGATCATATGATGAAATCATTTGGAAATTAGTGCGACCAGTTTACAGTAAGCCGTTTCGAGACGGTTTTGAATATAGCATATAAAAGCGAAGGTAACTTCGCTTTTTTTTATGTATTTATATGAAATATTGATTAATGAACATCATTGACATTATAAAAGAAGAAATTGAACAATTTGATTGGGGTAAAGAAAAAGTTGCAGATAGACCAATAAAACCAAATGAATTTATTTATCATAGTTCTGATATAAATAACAGAGAAGGCATATTGCGCAATGGATTAGAACTTAGAACGGGTGATAATTATTTAGGATATGTTGGTCGAGAAAAAAAAGCAATACCTGCGATTTTTGCAACGGCAACATATAATGATGTAACTGGCGGTATGCCCAATACCCCTGAAGATATTTGGGAAATTAATACTCGAAAAATAGATAATGAATGGTTTGCGGATAAACATTTTTCTGATTTTGGTTTACCAAATAATCCACATATGGTAACATTTAAAAACATTCCAGCAAATGCATTAAAATTAGTTCATAAAGGATATGATTATATGGCACAATTAAGGCAAAAACAAAATATGGATGAAGATATTACTTCTCAGTATATACATTTGCAAAGATGCCAAACAGGTGAAGTAAATAATGTCTGGGATTTTAATGTTGTAAATGGTCAAAACGGTGAAGGCATATACGCATTTCTTGCTGGCGACAAACCAATGAAAGATTATTACTGTAAAAATGGTGAGAATATTCATTCATTTAAAATCGAAAAAAAATATATAAAAGACTTATCAAACCTTAAATTAGATTATTGGGATGTTAAAAAATTTATTTATAATAATTCACAATATAAAGCATTTATTTTTAAGCATGTGGGACATGGAATACCATCTTCAAAAGAAGTATTAATAACCGACCCCAAAATAATTATATTGGATAATTCAGACATAATGAACGAAGAATATAATCACACTAATTATTTAAAGTGGAAAAGACAAAACGTAACCCTAAGAGGGGTGCGTAATAATGTCGGTACACCTAATAGCGAAGATGATGAAGGAAATTTCTTAACCGCCTTTGGTGATGTACTTGGTAAAGGATTATATACTGCAGCTTTAAGCAATAAAGGAATGGCAAAACAATATGGTAAAGTATATTATGTACTAAATGCCATACCCAAACATCCGATGGTTTTTAATACTTTAAATGATTGGCAAATCTGGTTTGGCAATACACTTGTGGGTGATTTTACAAAACAACGGGGTGCAAATTATCCAGACAAACGAATTTTTAATGCCGAAACAACCATTGAAAAAGAAATGATGAAGCGTAGTTATGACGGAATTATAATAAGAGGAAGAGAAATGGTTAATTTTACGCCACCAGATAACGTACTGTATTTCAGCACTGAACAAGAACTAATGAATTATTATGAAATCGTAATTGAAAATAATGTGTAAAATAAATGTAATTTTATTTGGAAATGTCGTATTTATAAAATACATTTGTCATCTGAATTTTTAAGAAACAAATAAAGAATAAAGCAATGAGAACATTTGGTACATATTATTACGGTAAAAAATCTTATAAGAAACAGCTTATAGGAATCGGGAATACTATGACCAAAGGTAAAATATAACTTTCGTACTTTTTTTCATAATTAAGACTAACCCGATTCGCAAGATCGGGTTTTTTGTTTTGCATAAAAACGTATATTGTTGCATAAAAACTCTTAGAATATGAAAAACAGGTATAAAAAGGCATATTTCATGAAAAACGTTTATTACCCGTGAAAAACGTTTAAAAAACAGTATGTTTCATGAAAAACGGGTTTTGCGCTCGTAACTCAGTTGGTAGAGTAACGGACCTTTAATCCGTGAGTCGTGGGTTCGACCCCCACCGGGCGCACTTAAGGTATAGTTTAGGTATTTTCTGTATCCATATTAACTGAAATATCCACAAGTTGTACCCGTAGCAAAGGGGATATGCCCTTGGCTTTTAACCAAGTGACGTAGGTTCGATTCCTACCGGGTACACAAATTGGGTACGTTGAGCAATTGGTTGGCTCGCCTGACTGTAGATCAGGTTCTTCGGACGTAGGGGTTCGAGTCCCTTCGTACCCACAAATAGACTCCGTAGCTTAATTGGTGAAGCTGCACTCCCTTAAAGTGAGGATTATGGGTTCGAGTCCCATCGGGGTCACCAAATTTTTTATTATGGAAACAATTAAAACAATTGTAAACGGAACACAAGCAACTTTAAGCCACGTATGTAATGGCAAAGCATGCTATAAAATTATGACTGCAGATCACATATATCAACTTGAAATCAATTTGATGGATTCTGAATGGAAGGATGTATACGTATATCCTGAATACAAGACGATTACCTTAATGCGTTGGATACGCAAGGGCATCGAGAATGATGACGGTTCATTCATTATGATGAAATAATATGCTGGGTAGGATGGTAAGTGGGCGAAATCAATGGTCTGTAAAACCCCCGCCTTTGGCTATGCAGGTTCGAATCCTGCCCTACCCACACTAATCTTACAAAATTTATTTTTTGTAAGATTTTTTATTTCAGTCACTTATAATTTTTATTTAGTCTAAATAAAAATAACTCTTGCATTTTTAATTAAAAGTATTTATATTTACAAAAATAATTTTATGCTTAAGTATTATGAAAAATGGCTAAAAACAAAAAGAAAGTAACTACAACCGTAGTTACAACCGTTGTTACGGAAACAATAATTCCTACCAACGAGAAAACACACATTATTTGTATTCTTGATCGCAGTGGTTCAATGGCAGGTATTATGACCCCTTCTATTAGTGGATTCAACGAATTCCTTGGAAAACAAAAAGCACTTCCAGATAAAGCAACTATTACAGTTGTATTATTTGATGATCAATATGAAATACTTTATAATAATGTTGATATTAAACAAGCTGAGTTGCTTACTGAGAAAGTTTGGTTTGCAAGAGGTATGACAGCATTGTATGATGCAATTGGTAAAACAATTAACACTGAGAGAGCAAATCTTAATCGTCTTGGTGCTGAAAAACCTTCAAAAGTATTGGTTTGCATAGTAACTGATGGGTTAGAAAATGCAAGTGAAGAATATAAAAAAGAAGAAGGTAGAAAAAGAATTATTTCTCTTATTAGAGAATGTGAAAAAGAGGACTGGAATTTCTTGTATCTTGCAGCAAATCAAGATGCATTCGCAGTTGGTACAGGATTCGGCATAAGCGGTGGTAATACTATCACATATAGTGCTACACTACAAGGTGTTTCACATATGTCACAAACATTGAATTGTGTTTCAACTTCATATAGGGGTATGAGTGCAAATAGTGGTGATTTTCAAAAAAAATCAAAATCTTTGATTGATGATAACGAACCTGAAGAAGATAAAAAAGATGAACCACAAAACCTAACAGGTAATATTATTACAAATGGTGTTAGTGGAAATTTCACTCTTGGCGGTGGTAATAGCGGTGGTAATACTATTACTTCTTCCAACACAGCAGTTATTGATTCAAAAGACGTAAAATAATTTTCTGTTTTTATATTAAATCCGCTTTTTTGAGGGGTACTTTTTAGTACCCTTTTTTATTTAAAAGTGTATGCCTGAATTGATTAAAATTTATTTGAATATTATTGACGATATTTGAATAAAACCTTGTATTTATGAATGCTTATCAATATATTTGTAACCCATAATTTATAAAAAATTATTATTCTTATGACAGATAAAAATCTTAAAAGTTTTCCCAAACAAGAAGTCGAAAAATCAACATTACAATATTTTAAAGGCGATGAATTAGCAGCACATGTTTGGATGAAAAAATATTGCTTAAAAGACGAAAAAAATTATTACGAACTCAACCCAGACGATATGCATCATCGTATTGCAAAAGAAATTGCAAGAATAGAAGCAAAATATCCCAATCCAATCCCCGAAGAAGAAGTTTACAATACAATAAAAAATTTTGAACGAATCATACCACAAGGTTCACCAATGTCAGGTATTGGCAATAATCTTCAGGTAGTTTCTCTTAGTAATTGTTTTGTTGTTGGTAATGACGGCAATGGTGATAGTTATGGCGGGATTATTAAAATCGATCAAGAAATAGCACAATTAGAAAAAAGACGTGGTGGCGTAGGTACTGATATGTCATTCGTTAGACCTTTTGGTAGTCCTGTAAAGAATAGTGCAATTACCAGTACTGGCGTTGTGCCTTTCATGGAAAGATATTCAAATACTACAAAAGAAGTGGCACAAGATGGTCGCAGGGGTGCATTAATGCTTAGTATTTCAATTAAACATCCAGATTCAGAAAGATTTATTGATGCGAAATTTGAACAGGGTAAAGTTACTGGTGCAAACGTATCAGTAAAAATTGATGATGATTTTATGAATTCTGCAATACAGGGAACTACATATTTTCAACAATATCCAATTATTGGTACACCAAAAATGAGCAAAGATATTGATGCACAAAAACTTTGGAAAAAAATTATATTTAATGCTTGGCGTTCAGCCGAACCCGGTGTGCTGTTCTGGGATGCTATCATGCGTGAGAGTGTGCCCGATTGTTATGCAGACTTAGGATTTAAAACCTTATCAACAAATCCTTGTGGTGAAATACCTTTATGCCCCGATGATAGTTGTCGATTACTTTCACTTAATTTATTTGGTTATGTGAAATATCCATTTACAATAAATGCATATTTTGATTGGGAATTGTTCAAGAAAGATGTACAGATTGCTATGCGTTATATGGATGATATTGTCGATCTTGAAATAGAAAAAATTGATGCAATACTTGTTAAAATATATTCAGACCCAGAAGATGAATTTCTCAAACTATATGAAATAAAACTTTGGGAAAGAATTAAAGATAAAACAATTAGAGGTCGTAGAACTGGATTGGGAGTAACTGCAGAAGGTGACATGCTTGCAGCAATTGGACTTCGTTATGGTACAGATGAAGCCACCAATTTTAGTGAAAAAGTTCATAACACACTTAAATTAAATGCTTATCGTTCAAGTGTTATAATGGCACAAGAACGTGGAGCATTTCCGATATATGACGCTGAAAGAGAAATAAATAATCCTTTCATTACAAGAATATTGAAAGAGGATGAAGTATTATATGCCGAAATGGTTACTTATGGTCGTAGAAATATTGCTTTATTGACCATAGCACCAACAGGTACTGCCAGTTTAATGACACAAACTACTTCAGGTATTGAACCTTGTTTTTCACCTGTATATAAAAGACGTAGAAAAATTAATCCACAAGAAAAAGATGTAAGAATTGATTTTGTGGATGACGAAGGTATTGCTTGGCAAGAGTATCCAGTATTTCATCATAAATTTGAAATGTGGCTTGAAATAAATGGATATGACGCAAATGTTGTCAAAAGTATGAGTGATGAACAACGCAATGAAATCGTTAAGAAATCTCCATATTATAAAGCAACTTCTGAAGACGTTGATTGGGTAAAAAAAGTTGAAATGCAAGGTCGTATACAGAAACAAGTAGATCATAGTATATCAGTAACCGTTAATCTGCCAAAAGATATTACAGAAGAAATGGTTGCAAAAGTATATGAAACTGGCTGGAAAAGTGGTTGTAAAGGCATTACTGTTTATCGTGATGGCTCACGTAGTGGAGTTCTGGTTGCGGATGACTCAAAAAAAGATGCAGAATTTCATGAAAATCATGCACCGAAACGTCCAAAAAGACTTAAAGGTGAAATTCATAGATTTCAAAATAATTTAGAAAAATGGATTGCTGTTGTAGGCATGAAAGACGGCAGACCATATGAAATCTTTACTGGTAAACTTGAAAATGGATTAAGTAAATTACCACCACATGTAAAAGAATGTGAAGTAGTTAAAAATCTTATTGACGGTCTTGATGCAGAAGGTAAACCCACCAAAATCAAGAGGTATGATATTGAATATATTGATATTGATGGAGTAAAACAAATTCATACTGGATTGAATCATGCATTTAATCCTGAATTTTGGAATTATGCTAAATTGATCTCAGGTATTATGAGACATGGAATGCCAATTGTTAAACTTTATGAATTAATTGATTCATTAAACTTTAAAGAAGATTATATCAACACTTGGAAGAATGGTGTTGCACGTGTGATCAAAAGATATGTTAAAGACGGAGAAAAGGGCAAAGGCAAGTGTCCTGAATGCGGTAGTGATCATCTTGAATTCAAAGAAGGTTGTTTAACATGCATGGCTTGTGGAAATAGTAAATGTGGATAATTATGCCAAAGACAAAACTTAGTGACATATTAAAACATGGGAAAAATTTTAAAGTAAAAATATTAAACCCTGATGACCCCGAAGTAATTGAAATGTTTCGCAAAGTAAAAGAAGAACAAGAAAAATGCTTGGCGAGAAAGAAAATTGATTGGGAAAAAATGCGTAATACTGTGATTAATATTTAATTTGTGAGTATTTATACGAAAGTTCTTTGAAATTATAAAATATTGTAATATATTTGCTTCTTAATATCATTTCTATGATCATACTGGAAAGTAAACTTGTTAGAAAAGATTCACCTGCACATAGTGAATATCAAAACTATGGGTATGTTGACGGATACTTTCTAACCATTCATGATTTGGCTGCTCTGGTCAGAGATTTTCAAGTCGATTGTTTTGATGGATTTGTCAGCAATGATCATTCTTACATTGAAGAATGGTTAAAGAAGCATAACCAAATTGTAAAAAAATAACTGTAATATAAATTAAATTGTATGAAAAAAAATGTAAAATTCGATGAAAACTATTATCTCATTTCTCAAGAAGCTAATAGTACCGTAACTGTAGAAGTTGCAAAAAAAACAAACCACATTTTCGTGGTAGACGTATCTGGCTCAATGTCATGGGAACTCCCAAAAATTAGAACACAATTGAAAAATAAACTCTCCAATATTATGAAGGAAGGTGATACTATTACTATTGTGTGGTTCTCAGGCAGCAGGGATGCTGGAATCCTCAAAGAAGAAGTTGAAGTAAAATCACTTAAAACTTTATCCGACCTACATGATGCAATTGACAAATGGCTTCGTCCAGTTGGCTTAACTGCATTCTTAAAACCACTTGAACTCGTTAAAGAAGTTATTGGTAGAATCAGAAAGAACAGACCTGACAGTGTGTTCTCAATGATATTTCTTACTGATGGTTGCAACAATGATTGTTCTTGGAATGATGTAATTAAAACGCTCAAAGGACTTGAAACTGAGATTGCTTCTTCAACATTTGTTGAATACGGTTATTATGCCGATTCACGTGCATTAACCCAAATGGCAAGTGTTCTTGGTGGAGAAAAAATCAGTTGTGATGGTTTCGATGATTTCGAACCAATGTTTGATGCTAAAATTTCTTCAAGCGTTTATGGTGGTAAAAAAGTCGTTGTTAATATTACCGACAAATACCTTTATGATTTCGCATTCAGTGTTGGTAAAGACGGTAGTGTATTGCTTTACAACATTCAGGATGGTAAGATCATGGTTGGTAGTGATGTTAAAGAAGTTTATTTCTTCAGTCCCAATGGAGTTGGTGGTGGAACAATCATTGATGGTGCACTTTACGCAGCAATATATGTTCTTTCAGATAAACTCATGAATGACGATGCGGAAAAAGTCTTTTATGCACTTGGCGATAATCATTATTATAGGATGTTAGCTAATGCATTTGGAAAGCAGAAACTCAATGCATTTAAAGCAGCTATCAAAGAATGTGTTGCTGATGTATCAAAAAGATTTCCTGACGGTGGAAGAGCAGCAATTCAAAAAGTTCCCGATGATGCATATTGCTTAATGAATCTTATTGAAGACTTGGGTAATCTGGAAGGTTGTTTATTCTATAAAGGACATTCAGATTTCAATTATAATCTTATTGGCAGAAAACGTGTTGCAAGGGGTGAAAATTTATCAGAAGCTGATAAAAAAAGATTATCTGAAGCTAAGAATGTTGAAGAAATTAGTAAGATCACCGAAGAACTTAAACAAAAGAATGTTGAAATTAGTTTTGTAGATTCTGACCCAAACAGGGGTTATCCGCTTACTGACTTAGTATGGAATGAAAAACGTGCAAACCTTTCTATTCGTATTTACATTGAAGGTGAAGCAATTACACCTAAAAACAAATTCAGTATTGAAAAAGTTGCTTCTTTCAGGTACAAAACATACACTCTTATCAAAGACGGTATCGTAAATATTAAAAAACTTCCAGTAAGTTTTTCGCCAGAATTAGATCAATTATTGGTGAAATATAATGTTAGTCACACCATAGATGTGGTTAACAAAGTGGTTGTTATTGATCTTACCAGTTTGCCACTTATTAACAGGGGTATGGTAAAAAGTATTTCAGCTAAAGGTCTTGCAATTCAAGAGTGGGAACTTCAGAAACTTCAGGCAGACAAAAAGGTTTACGATTATTTCAGAAAATCATTGTTTCCAAAAGAAAGTAAGTCTTTTGTTGAACTGCTTGGTCAGGAAGCTGCAGATTGGCTTAAAACAATCGGAATTACTGACTACAATGGTTTTACACCATTGACAGATGCTGAAGAATCAACTGACTTTTACTTGTCAGTCAATCTTGAAACTAAAATTAAAGGTTTCTCTTCATTACCAAAGGTTGAAGATGTTATCGCTAAACTTAAAAGCGGTACTTCATTAAAACCAAGTGAAGCTATTATGTCTGATGCAGTTAAAAAATATCAAGCACAACTTGAATCTGAAATGTATCAATCATTAAATGAAGAACAGCAGAAGGGTGTGTTGAAAACATATCTTATCACCAAGTCTGACATTCTGAACAAAAAGAGAAGAAAAGCATTACAGGAGATCGCACAGATCAAATTCTCGCTTATTCTTTCTAAGAAATGGTTTACTGAATTTAAAACATTTGATGAAAATAAACTAAGTCTTAAACTTGACGGTCAGGATTTAGAATTTACTTTCGATTTAAGTGAAAAAGAAGAAAAAATCTAACTATTTTTGCAACTTAATATTAAAACCCATCAATTCAGATGGGTTTTTTTGTTATGAAAACTATTTATAAAAAATATATACTCATATGAGTTTATTATCCGAAAGTAAACGCTTTAATGATTTCACGCCAGAAGAGAAACGTCAAATATTTAATGTTTTCACACAATCATATGTAAAGGCAACTGGTGTTTCATGGGATGAAAGAAAATTTTATAGCAGGGCGGGAGAATGGATATTTTTTGGCGACCCATTAGGATTTGTTACAGTCAGACCACAAAAAAGTGGGTTTTATAAGCTAACTGGTGTTGCTGGTAACCCAAAATCCATATTAAGGAGCTTACAAGAACTCAATAGTACCAATTACCCAATATGGGGCATGCTTACAAAAGAACTTGCAAACATTTTAGTTAAAAGATATGGCTTCAGAATGCCAAATAGACTTGAAGGATTTGTAATTGGTAAATTAATAACAAAGAATGTATTTGGAAATGTTGAATATACTCGTAATCCTGACGGTAGTTTAACATTTAAATATGGTGATGTCGGTGAAGCCACAAAAGTTTTCGTTGGCAATAGAGAATACTATAAAAAGATCAGACGTGATGCACTTAAAAGGGTATTTTCTCCAAAACAAGCAGTAAGCGAAGATGTTCTTACCGAAAAAAGAGCAATTGAACATTATTTTGAAGATAGTTTTAAGGCAGTATCAGAATATATAAGAAGATATGGTTATGAACACACATATGTTTCATTCAGACAAACAGCAAACACCACATTTATTAATCGTAGTAATAAATATAATACTCCGACAGGTTTTTATATGTATCCTTTGAAAAATTATCAAGAAAAAATTGCACAAAGTATTGACATGCAGAGTTTTATGAAAGCATTTCCATATACTCCTGAAAGTAAATTTGCTTTTCTTTTTACAATAACAAATACTGAAAATTTCTTATCTTCATTAAATATTAATGTTGAAAAAATTCATAGATATGTAAAAAAAATTAAAGAATTATATGGCGAAAAAAAACCTGCAATCAAAACATTGTGTGATTTATATTTTACTACCGAAGGTTTTACACCAAGAGGAGGAAGCGATTATCAATATAAAAATGAATTTCAAAAATTTTGGTTATTTTTATATGAAATTGCATTTGAATTAAGAGCAAACAACACAACATACAATTCTGACAGAAGTTCAAGTCATTATAAAGAATATCCTTCAACAATTACTATAATTGCAGACGATATTGGTCTTGAAGGATTTATTGATGATGCATGCACATCAACCATACATTCTGGTGAACCATGTCAAGGGGTTTTACTTAGTAATTTAAGAAAAAGTATTGGTAATTTGAAAATAGTACCAATATATCAAAAATATGATGCTCCATTAAATATTGATAATCCAAATGCGCCAACAGTTGACCCATCAGAATATAAAAACAAATATGAAAAATATTTGAAAGGTAAATTAAATGCTAAAGAAGTTTATATTGCCGATAATAATTATCAATTAGCAATAAAAAATCGTTTACCATTTATTGTTATTGCAAATAGTTATACACCATATTATGTTGACAGGGATGGAAATAAAACTGTAAGAGGTCTTGATACAACAAAAATACTTTCTAATGACCCACATGAGGATACATATGATGATACTTTAAAACAAAAACGTACTGCATATATTAATTCTTTATTGAATACAAAATATGATGAAGTGCGCCCATTTGGAAAATATGGTGGAGATGTTGCATTTGCAGTTCATGATAACGGAAGTTATGCATTTATTAATAAAGAAGGCAAACCAGATATTACAGGTGTTGATATTCTTAAAATTGGTGACGGTAAAACACGTGCAGTATATTTTAATCAATTACTTGGCAAAGAAATATTTGATCAAATTAATAGTTTTAGTGATTATGGCGGAGAAATTGCACTCGCACATCCACTTTCTGGTGGTCAATCATACTTTATTGATAAAATGGGTAATCCTGATATAATAAATGTAGATGTTACCAAAGTTAGTGATAGCAATACACGTGCAATAATTATAAACCAAAAATTAGGAAAAAAATATTATTATTCAATTGGTACATATAATAAATATGGTCAAGGTATTGCAGTTGCAACAAAAAATAATGGTGATAAAGTCTTTATTAATATTGAAGGTAAACCAAGTATTGCCAAGGTTAATATAAATAATATTGATGACGGTGATTTACGTGCAATATATCTTAATCAGAGATTACATAAAAAAATCTTCAGTTTTATTGGTATATTTGATAAATTTGGTACAGGAATAGCATTAGGAAGATATATAGATGGTACTTTAAAATTTGTAAATGCTTTAGGACAACCTGATCTTGAACATGTAGATTTTGATGCAATTGATGATACTAACACTCGTGCATTATATATAAATCAAAAATATGGTACTGATTTTAAATCGGTTGGTATATTTGATAAAATTGGTGATGATGTAGCTCCTGCTGTTCGTGATGATGGTACAATCGAATTTATTAATAGAGAAGGTAAACCAAGCATGGGTAATGTTGATATTAACAGAATTGACGATAGTCATGTTCGTGCACAATTTATAAATAAATTATTAGGTACTAATTACACGCATGTTACAAAATTTGGTGAATTTGGTGGCGATATTGCACTTGCAGGTAATCGTGACACTAATACTCATGAATTTATTAATAGAGAAGGTAAACCAGATGTATCAACAGTTGATTTAGATAAAATCGGAGATAGAACAACAAGAGCAGTATATTTTAATCAAAAATATGGTACAGATTATAATGGTGTTTATGATTTTGGTACATACGGTAATGATGTCGCATTAGCATATAATAATGAAATAGGAAAAGTTTTTATTAACAGAGAAGGAATGCCAGATACTTCTGGTATAGAAGAAAAATATCTTGACGAACCACCTGTACATGCAGCATATTATAATCAAAAATTTGGCACACATTATGCTGAAATTAGTCCGTTTGGAGTATATGGCAAAGATATTGCAGTGGCTTCTGATGATAATGACAACAGAATGTTTATTAATAGGAAAGGTAAAAAAAGCACTATTGGTGTTAATGTAGATGAACTTACTGATTCACTTCGTGTTGTATATTATAATCAAAAATTTAAGAAAAATTTTAAATCAATTGGTACTTTTGGTCAATATGGCGAAAATATTGCTGTTGCAAGAGATAAAGACAATAAAAATGTTTTTATAAATAGAGAAGGTAAACCAGATGTTAGTGGTGTTGACCCTAATAGTATAAAAAATATGAATAGTAATATAAAAGCAGCATATTTTAATACTATAAACGGTACTAATTTCACGGATATTTATGACTCTTTAACAAATAATCAAACCAATGTATTATTTGGAAGTTTACCAAGCGGTGGGTATGCTTTTATTAATAATAAAGGGAAACCAACAATAAAAATTAAAAATTTACAAATGCTTAAAGATCAATATGGCGAAAACACAGTTAATGATATAATTAAAAATACAAAAAAAATATTAACTGGTGAACTTAAGGAAAATTATTCTATTTTACATTCAATTATAAATGAAGAAGTTATGAATTATTTTCAATAATTGTGTAAAAAAATAATAAAATAATTTGCAGAAATCAAAACTTTATTTACCTTTGCAGAGTATTTAAATGAAAATGAACTTATAATTTTAAAACAAATGAAAACGTACAGGAAAATATCAGAAGATTCTACATCGACCTCAAGTCGCAATGGAAATGGTATATTCTGTTCAATTTTTACAGGCAGAAATAATGCAGATACGGGTTCTGGTTTTAAAGACATTGATTTGTAATTTTTAAAACTAATATAAGAAGAACCCGTATCGCAAGATTCGGGTTTTTTTGTTCTTTACATATGTCGGGATAGTTCAGGGGTAGAACGTCTGTGTGGTATTCAGGCAACATCGGTTCGAATCCGATTCTCGGCTCAAAAATATAACTCTTACAGGTTATAAACACAAAACATAACCTTTGCAGGTTATGCAAACTGTAAGACGATCTTTGACATGTTGGAATTTCTGAAGGGTTGCCTGAGTGGTTGAAAGGGACGGTCTGCAAAACCGTTAGGAAACTCACGTGGGTTCGAATCCCACACCCTTCTCGAAAATTATTTTTGCATAAAGGACTGAAATTCGGTACTTTGTGCAAAAAATCTGTTTCGGTAGTGCAATAATGGTAAAACGACAGTCTGTTAAACTGCAAGATGTAGGTTCGACTCCTACCCGAAACGCAATATTGGGACGTATTCCCTCTGTCTGATAAGCAGTTGAAAGGATAATTGGTCACATGTGGGTTCAATTCCCACCTTCCCAACATAAAAATTTAAAATGGGCGTATCGTCTAACTGGTTAGGATGTGTCTCTGATAAGGATACGATGAAGGTTCAAGACCTTCTATGCCCACAAATCGCAGACGTGCGATCTTATGTTGCAACATAAAACGATTACTTATTGTTAGCATAGCTGGCAATGCTGCTCTGTGAATGGGTGAAGGTGAGTTCAAGTCTCACAGGTAAGAGTCGTTTTGTATGGAGAGTTGTCCGAGTGGTTGATGGTGGCAGTCTTGAAAACTGCTGGGCACGCAAGTGCCCCGTGGGTTCGAATCCTACACTCTCCGCAAATTACAAATGGGAAAGTAGTTAGCGGTACTTAGTTGAGATAGTACTAAGTCGAGATGCACTGACCACTATTATCGAGTATAATAAAAAGTTTGTAATATTTGGATGGTTAAGCAGTTACATTGGAGTGGCGACATGCTTTGAATACATGGTTTCGATCTAAACAATCGGACGGGGGTCGGGTCCTCAATCATCCGCAGTGCTTTTGGTGTTAACTACTCACAACCGTTTAGCATTTATAATTATAATGGTAAAAGAGTAGACTTGGAGAATTGACAGAGTGGTTATTGTGCCAGTTTGCTAAACTGTGGGCGGTGAAAGCTGCCCCGGGGGTTCGAATCCCTCATTCTCCGCAAAGTCAGGTGCACTGGATTACATCACTTGACCTATGTATCAATATGGTGGTCATGACACTATTGCGGTATAAAAGTTCTGGCTTGCATAAGAGGCTGCCCTAATGTTCGTTGAAGTGAAGGTTTTGTGTTTGTGACTGGCATCACAGAAAACGCAAACTGATTCAGAGAGACATTTAAGAAAGTTGCAATACTATCGGGAAACGTGAGTATAAGGCTCACACCAGAACTTAATTTGGAACGGTAACTCAGTGGCAGAGTGCTTCCCTGAAGAGGAAGTGGTCGTGGGTTCGACTCCCATTCGTTCCACAATTTGGTGTCGTAGCTCAGTTGGTAGAGCAGTGGACTGAAAATCCACGTGTCACAGGTTCAAATCCTGTCGATACCACTCTCTCCGATCTTGAGGGACTATCCACGTCCCCAATCCAAGGTTGCACGAAGCAAGAATGCCTCCTGCCTCTGTTGCAGGTGAATCCAAGAGGTTCAGCAAAAAGTCGTGGCACGCAGAAGAAGCTCATGTGGTCGAGTGTCAGCCTTCCAAGCTGAATGTAGCGGGTTCGAATCCCGTCTTCTGCTCAACAATGCTTCCCACGCCTCTGACCGATGCCTGTGCAGGTTAGGTTATGCGCATCAGGGTCGCTTTCAGTAGAACTCACTTAATGCACAACAAGTGAGTTCGCCCATGCGGGTATAGCACAACGGTTAGTGTGTCAGTCTTCCAAACTGAAAATGAGGTTTCGATTACCTCTACCCGCACAAAAATCCTTGTTAATCAAAAAAGAATCGCTATCTTTGTGTTTAGTTTATAAGATAGCAATATAGTGACGTAGCTAAATGGTGACGGCAGTTGTCTTATAAGCAAAAGATGTGTGGGTTCAAGTCCCACCGTCACTACAAAATGAAAGAAATTAATTTGAAATTAGATCACGTACATGTTGAACCAAGAGTAATTAAAACAAATATTACTTGGAAAATTTGTGAATGTCTTTATGATTGCCTTGATGATGAATGCGCACAAACACTTGGATTCAGTAACAAAGAAGAATACCGCAGAAAAATGAATAGCAAAAAAGGTTATAAAGAAGTGATCAAAATGATGGGTAAATAATGCTTCGGTAGCTCAGTGGTAGAGCGTTTGTCTGTTAAACAAAGGGTCGCAGGTTCAATCCCTGCTCGGAGCGCAAATTGAAATAAAAATGTTTGAATATTCAAAATTAACAGAAAAGCATTTTTTTTGGCTTAGAATTGTACAACTTTTAAATAAAAAGAATGAAAAAGTATTTATTCGTAGGGGAAGAAAGAAGTAAAATGGACACATAATTATGCCAGAATAACTTTAATTGGTAGAGTAGCTCATTCGTAATGAGAATGTTGCAAGTTCGAGTCTTGCTTCTGGCTGGCAATCAATATCAACTTACTTGCACGTAGTGGTTGTTGCACATCAGAAATGATGACTAAATGGTTGATGAGCGTTCTTTGATAATATTTATTATAATATCAAGATATTTTTGTGACGTTTCAATTTTAAAATATTTTTGTTTTGATGTGTCAATAATACATAAATTGATATCTTTTTCAATACATGCTTGAAATTTACGATTATCATTATTTTGAATTTGATTAAGTTTATCTTGACCATAAATAGGTTCATAATGAAATACACCATTTAATTCAAATGCGAGTTTCAATGAAGGTATATAAATATCCAATTCAGAATTAATGGCATCTTTATGATTGAATAATATTTTCAATTCGGGATATAATAACTTCAGTTGGTCTTCAAGAAATCTTTCAAGTTTCGACCTGCGATTACCATTTGTTTTATGTTTATTATTATATGTTGCAGCACACGAATTTGAACAGAAATTATTTTTATGTATTTGGGATGGTATTTTATAAAATAGTGTACCACAATTAATACACACAACTTCTTTCTTTGTTGTTCTACCAATACTTTTACATGTCTTAGAGCAGTATTTTCCAGTGCGTTGCCCATTTAAGACTTTTAAAATATCTCGTTTGGACTTATAAAAAATACTTGAACATATTTCACATTCACATGGAAATTTATTGGTTATGTTTGACGTATCGAATTCTTCTTGGTCGTATAATGAAATCATATTATAATTTTATAATAAATACTTAAAAATTTTCGAAAAATTATTTTCGAATCTTCTTTTTGGCTCAAAATAAATGCCTTCTTCCTATAGTTGGTCGATTAGACGGGATTTGTAACCCCGCTTTCCACAAGAAACACGTCAGTTCGAATCTGACAGAAGGCTCAAATACAAATAATTATGAGAAACTATCATTTTAGTGAAAAAGAAATTGAAGAATTTTTGAAAAACAATAAAAAAGCAGGTTATGGTGAGCTTAATCATCCATCACCAAATCATGAAGAAAAGTTTTTAAAGAAACTTCAACTCAGAATGAAAAGTTTTGTTGATCTTACACCTTATTTTGTAAAAGTTGCAATTGTCACAATTATTGTGTTTCTTTGCTCAATGTTTGTATGGTACAGTTTTATGAGACCAGACAAAAGTAAACCAATAATTGAGAACATTATTGAACAATTTGAAAAGAAAAAAATGCCCTCATAGTTCAACGGATAGAACGGATGTCTTCTAAACAACAAATCGTGGTTCGATTCCACGTGGGGGTACTAAAAAAATAAAAAATGAGAACTGTAATTTGTCCCAAATGTAACCAAGTAATTGCAGTACCAGATCATAAAGATTTTGTGATTTGTTGTAATGAAGTAATTTATGCGCCTTATGAAACACACGATTGTAAAGATGCAATACCCGATGGTGTATGTAGAAAATAAAAAAGAATTTTCAATGGAAGGTTATGCCTTTCTTGATGAAGCAGGAAATACAATAATAATTGTTTACGGAGAAGGACGCAGAGACGACATGGACAAGTATTTAACTAATGACGGTGATTTAATTAATATCAAATATAAAATTATTGATTTATGCCAAAAACAAAAATCACAATAACAATTGAAAGAGACTTTCCATTGAGTGATGAAGAAATTCAAATTGCAATGAATGATATTCAAGCAAAATTACAAGGTTATTATGAAAAAACACCTGACTGCCTGAAGAAAGTAAAAATGAGTATTGGTTACGATAAAAAATATAACAATGAATAGAGTAAAACTTACGATTAATATCGACAGCGAAAATGAATTAACCGAAGAACAAATTGTGGAAGCAATGGTTAATATGAAATTCAGATTAGAAGGTTATAGTACTCCATGTCCAGAATTTTTAAAGAATGCGGAAATAGCGATAGATAAAAATTATAAAATAACAATGCTCCCATAGTCCAAGGGATAGGGCAACGGTTTCCTAAACCTTAAATGCAGGTTCGAGTCCTGCTGGGAGTACGAAGAATAAATTAATATGACACCAAATATTGAAGAATATCAAAAGAAATTAACATTAGAAATAAAAGTTATGACAGTAATTCTCATAATTGTTTTATTTTTGTGTTTATAATGCCTTTGTAGCATAACGGATAATGCGCTTGTCTTCGAAACAAGGTCTTATGGGGGTTCGAGTCCCTTCAGAGGTACAAAATGAAAAAGAAAAAAATTATAACAGGAATTACTGTTGCTGAACAAATGCGTAGAGCAAGAAAAATATTAAAAGAACAAGTAATACCTAAAGAAAAATTATATCAAAAACTAAAAAACAAATGCTCTCATAGCATAATTGGATAATGCATTTCGCTACGAACGAAAAGAGTGGGGGTTCGAGTCCCTCTGGGGGTACTAATAAAAATAAAATGGATGAAGAAAAAGAAGTTGATGAATTATTTGAATTTCTTGCATCTTGGGGAGCACGAAATAATTTTAAATTTGTAGTGCCACATGATGACGAAAAAAATATTGACTTTATCAATATTAATTTCAAAACCAATATTATTTATGTTGACGAATTAGGTATTGATGAACCATTAACTGAAGTTGGATAAAAAAAGTAAAAATATGAAGTATCTCAACACATCGTAATTATCAAGCTACTTTGATAAATGCGATTGAAATGTTATTTAGACAGACAAGTAGCAAAAAACAACTCGTACCAAAAGTACCAACAGCAAATGAAGTGGGTATGAAGTACTGGTTGGTGGAAATCACGCTTACGGGTGGTGAAATCCAAAAGTTTTACGTTAGTGCCGAAACACGATTCTTTGCCGAAGAAAAGGCATATGAGTACACGTATTGGATGGCTAACGAGAAACTTAAAAATAAGTTGAGTACTTTTAGGCTTATGCCTTAAAGGATTAAAATTGCAGAGGAAACTCTGCAACATGCAGGTGTAGCATAGTGGTAGTGCGTTGGCTTGCCGAGCCGAGGACGAGGGTTCGATTCCCTTCACCTGCTCCAATTAAGTTCGAAAATCTTTTTTCGCATTTCACAGTATTTATGTTAAAGTAAATATTATGAAATGGTTAAAAGAAGATGTCGAAAAAGCAATTGTACTTCATACGGAAGGAAAAAGGTTTCAAGAAATTGCAGAAGCATTAAATAGAAATTTTAGGTGTGTTCAGATAAAATTAAATAAACTTGGATACCATCAAAATTATGTCGAGACCAAAGAAATCAAAGCGTGTCTTAACTGCGGTAATGTGTTCACATCGTTAATAAGTAAAAACAGAAGATTTTGTTCACAGTCATGTGGTGCAGAATATAACAATAGAAAATACCCCAAACGAGCCAACATAAACAAACTGAAAAATTGTTTACATTGCGGTCAGCCATTAAATTCACATCAAACAAAATTTTGCTCACCCAAATGTAGTGGCGAATATTTTCAACAAGAAAATTTCAAGAAAATTGAAAATGGGGATGTGTCATTTCCCGCTACAATGTATAAAAAGTACCTCATACATAAGCACGGTAATAAGTGTATGAAATGTGGATGGCATGAAGTTAATATGGTTACGGGTTTAGTGCCAATTCAGTTAGAGCATAAAGATGGTAATTCTGAAAATCATAATTTAAATAATTTGGAGTTACTGTGTCCTAATCATCATTCATTAACCCCGACATTTGGTGCATTGAATAAGAGTAACGGCAGGACTAAAAGAAGGGAAAAAAGAAAATCATTTGCATATTAGAAAATTTAATGCAATATTTGCAGTATAAATAATTTAAATTATGAAAACAAAAAAATTCTTTAAAGGAAAACTAATTAAATTAGTGATTGAAAATTTTTGTAAATGTGATTTTGCTTGGATTTCACAAACCACATTGCAGGAATATTTGGATAAACATCTGTCATTTAAAACAGAAGTTTCGAATTTCACGCAGGATGAAGATAAGTTTACAAAAAATGCTCAAATAAAATTCACTGATGAAGATAATAAATTTCGTGTAATTGATATTCATGTTGCACAAATCGAAAAATCAGTTAACGAACTTGTGGCAATACAATAGACCTACCCGCCACACAAAAAATAACAAAGAGGATTCATCGCTGCGTGCCATTGCCATTAGTTGCATTGAACCTGCAGAGGAACTTCAGAACATCGCTGCTTAATGCGGGAGCATAAATATCTACGGCAATGCTGTAAGGAGAATATGCGTTAATACCGCAGAGGATGCAAGCCAAATTTGCTTAGTCGGTGAGCAGGACGTAAAGCGTGGTTGGTGCATAGATAAATGATGAAATAAAACAAAATTCTGGGTACGCTCATGTTATTTTTTGAAATTTTTTAGTATGTAGTAATAATTATAGTTATCTTTGCAATTATTATGAAATACACAAAATATTTAATAAACGGAAAATTTGTTGATATTGATTCTTTACAAACAAATAATTTTTATTTTAAAATACCAATAAGATTAATTAGCATATCAGTTGCATTTATGGGAATTACCATAATACTTGGAGTATTACCAATGGCTTTAATAGTTGATGAATATCGAAACACTAAATGTAGATTAATTCATTTTAAAAGAAATAAATATAAATTGTAACTATTATCAAATATTATTCGTATAATAATGTATAATTAAAATAATTAATCAATGGCAACATTATTACAAAAAGATGTTAAGCGTGAAACATTCGCAGTTATGGATATGAAAGGAAATAAAATGATTGTTACATTAAAAGCGGGTGATAACGTTGAATTCAGACCAAAAGGCAAAAGATATAAATATGAAGTACCACTTGCAGCATGTTTTAATCTTGCAATGATTTATACGGCAAGCGAACGCTATAAAGAACGAATAAAAAGATATGAAGAAGGTCGTAAAGAAGGTCGTAAAATGAAACGTCCAAAACTGATGCCAAAAATATTTAATGAAAAACTATACCAAGCATTGAAATTAATTTAGTATATTTGCAACATGAAAAACTTTTTAATTAATTTTTGAATAAAATGAAACTATTTGAAAAATTTAAAATGACGACCCAAAGCGATTTGGAGAAAGTAAAATCAGCATTAAAAGCAAGTCCTATTTGCAAATCAATGAATGATTTAAGAGAATCTAAACTTGATACTGATGGCAATGGTAAGATAACTCGTATTTGGTTAAATCCACATAATCAGAAGTGTTTTAATTGGGGTTGGTTTGTACATCAAGACTTTTTTGACTGGACACAAGGCAAAGGTAAGATTATTAAAGGTAAAACCGATGAAGAAAAAAAGAAATTTTGGGATGTGGCAATGTTTGAATTACAACATGATTATGCATGGGCAATTGGTTACAATAAAAAATATTTTGATTGCATCGATGAAACTTATCATCCAAAATCAAAACCGAATTATTATAGTATTGAAAGGTATGTTGAAAAACCATTGAAGATTACCAAAACCAATCACGAAGAAATTATTGCAAAAGTATTTGGTGATATTTGTGCATATTATAGCGATACCGAATTAACTTATGAATCAAATCTTCACAGAAGAATTCGTAATGAAGTCGATGGTGCAAAACAAGTATTATTTGCATTGGGCGTTGGTTATTATGGCGCATGCAACACTCCTGAAGAGCCATTAAACCTTTCTTGGGTTTCAGATATTTGCATTTATAAAGCAGTATATTTGTATTTTCTAAAAAATAATGTACCTTTGCCAGACTTTGATTTCGTTTACAACTATAAAGATCAAGTAAAATGAATTTTGAAATGTGGGAAATATTAGTACCTGCCTCTAATAACAGAGACCAAGAATTTTCATATGAACATCATAAGAAATGGGATGCTTTTGTGAAAGAAATCACTGGTGGTGTCACTATCATGAAAACTGCAAAAGGTGAATGGGTCAGTCCAAATGGAAAAATTTACATTGATAAAATGATTCCTTGCAGAATTATTTGTAATGAAAATCAAATAAAAGAAATTATTGATTTCACACTAATACATTACAATCAGGAAGCAGTATTGGCTTTTAAAATTTCCACAAATGTAATTTTAAAATATAAAACTGAATTAACACAAACAAATAAATTTTGGAAAATTTGGTATGATAAACTATTAAAAAAATTGTAATATGATTTCAGAAAGAGCAAAACGAGTAGGACTCAAAGAATTAGCAATTTTCGATTATTTCGAAATTGACAGAGATTTACCAAAATATCAAAAAGACAATCAGGGCAATGTTATTGCTGGTATGGTATATTCAAATACCATTACTGTTGATGCAGGTACTGTCCCACAGGCATGGGTTGCTGTTGGCGGAAATAACGGTGAAGTTGATAATAGCCGTGAAAGAATTAGTTTAAAAACAAGATTTGCAAACTGGTTACTTTCAGGACGATCAACAAAAACTGAAAAAGCACCGACAAAAAAAATCACCATTGTAGAATTCTTTACAAGTCTCACAAAGAACTATGAAGAACTCTCACCAATTGGAGAAATTGCCGAGCATTATGAACAGGCACTTCTTCAAGCAAAAACAATGGGTCAGACAGCATTGCTGGAAAGACTTAAAGACTGTATTGATGCAGCAAGGGGCGAAGCACATCTGGTTGCAATGGGACTGAAAAAATACGTCACCGAAAAACAAGTTTGCACTCTTTATGAAAAAGTTGGTGCTGATAAAAATCTCAAACTGACTTGGATAAAGAACTTTGGTAGAATAATCCCAGAAGCAGTATATGAGATTAAAAAAGATGTTGATGAAAGAAAAATCTTTGATAACTATGTAATACTGCATTATGACCCAAAAGATAATGGCGAGAAACTTACCAAGAAAGAAAAGGAAAAGAAGAAAGACCCAATACTTTTTGGTGTGATAAAGAACAGTAAGAAACTGTATTTCATTGCAGACTGGAAAGATGAATATTGCGATCTGACTCTTGATGAAATGTTTAAAATATTAAAAGAAAAAGTATTGAAAATCAACAACACTACTGTAAAATCATATATTGACAGCATTAAAGTCGAAGAATAATGGGAATGTTCAATGAAATAGCAGCAGAAGCAACTGCAAAACAATTGGAAACAACAATTCTGAATGCAATGCATGGCAGTGATTGGTCTGATTGCAGAAGTGCAGTAAAAGGATTTGCCAAGAAAAAATTATATCGATGGTATTTAAGTGAGTGCTCAGAAGCATTCATTGAACCAAACCACGAAATATTTGCTGAGTTCGAAGATTAAAAATATTAAATAATCATGGGCATACAAAGTATTTTAACTGACTTTCTTGCATATCTTTACGAAAATAATATTGATATTCGAGACAAAAAATATGATTGGCAATTCCTTACCAAAGATTTTCTTAAAAAAAGTGGACATGATAATCTTACAAAAAAAGAATTAAAAAGAGCAAAAAAATTAATAAAAGGAGAGTTGGGTGAGTTGGCTTAAACCACCAGTTTGCTAAACTGACGCACGGGGTAACCCGTGCCGAGGGTTCGAATCCCTCACTCTCCGCAGACTGCGGATTAGAGAAGTTGGTCTATCTCGCTGGTCTCATAAGCCAGAACCCCCATAAGGGGTCAGGGGTTCGAATCCCTTATCCGCTACAAAGAAATTCCAACATGAAGAATTTTCAAAATTTTTGTAACTTTTATTTATTTATATTCGTATAAAAAGAAAATTAAGAATTATGAAAAATCAGTTGAAAGTTGAAATAGTAGAAATGTTTGTCGCAAAACCTGACAGAAATAGAGTTTATTTCGGATGCATTAAAAGAAGCAGAAACGAAAAAGGCGAAATGAATCTTTTCAGTCGTATTGCTATGCCTGATGGTGATGTACTCTGTGCAAACGAAACAGATCAGTTAGTTCTTGCAAAAAATCTTAACAGCATGGCGGTTATGATACTTGACATGGACATTCATAACGATACAGGTATTTCCACCGAAATGTTCAAATTGAAGTTTTATCATAATTAGATGAAAGATTTTGAATTATTGAAAAGAACTTATCCTATTTCGGAGTTTGATCGTCCATGCGATGGTCTTTTCTTTATAATGGAAAACAGCACGCCTGAAGAACGAATGACATGGGGCATAAGTGGTAGAGGTATTAATGCCAGAGAAGAACTACAACAAAAAATAAAAAAAGGTGAGAAGTACATTTATCAGGTAGCAAAGGATAAGGGTGAATTCAAAGTAATGTGTCTATGTTTTAGTAATTATATGATAATAAGAAAATATATTTTTAAATTGGAGGACGAATAAAATGAATGATTTTACAAAATTTTGGTTTGAAGGTAATTTATATTTTGGAATGGTGAATGATCTTGATGACTTACAAAAAGTATTTCATGAATACGAAACTCACATGACAAAAGACGAAATACTTGATAAAGCAGTAAATAAAGATGAAACTCTTACTGAATTTGGATTAAGGTTAGAACATCATGGTAAAGTAACACTACGTCAATTTTTAACAGATAAAGGAATTAAAATATAAAAAAAATTTACTGAGATAGCAAAAAAACATCATTGGTATAAATTACTTAATGCAAAAAATAAATGCTTCCATGACCGAATGGCTATGGTATCGGTCTCTAAAACCGAGTGTGCGGGTTCGATTCCTGCTGGAAGCACAAAAAAATTAATTATGAAAACATTAAAAAAAGAAAAACTGAACGAAATTTTAGATTTAATTGTTTCTGAAGACCCATATTGTGGAGTTGATGGTCAAGAAGAAGCATTATCAAAATTAATTGAATATCTAAATGAAAATGATATTGAAGTTAAATAAATGGATAAATATTTGGAAATTAAAAAACTTTGATTAATTTTGTATCTCAATAGTATTTATAAGTCTACAGAGTAATATTAATTTAAAACAAAAAACGATGAAGTAGGTAAAATTAGTAACAATCACAAGAAAAGACCTCTATGCAGGTTATCAGTTAGTGCAGACTGCGCATTCAGTTGCGGAATTCGCACATCAATATCCAGATCAGTTCAATGACTGGAAACAAAATTCTAATTACATTATTTCGTTATCTGTCGATAACGAAGAGAAACTTCAAAGACTATTTTACAAATTACAGGACAATGGTGCTGATGTCGTTGCATTCACAGAACCCGACATTAACGATCAGTTGACCAGTATTTGTTATTATGGTACGCCTGAAATGCGAAAATTAACAGACAAGTTAGATTTAGCACTTGAAGAAGTTAATGTCGCAACTAATAATTAAACTTGCAACTAAATTTAAAAGCTATGAAACACTTATAGATGACAACCAGACCCCCGTAATGATGTGCATTACACCAGATTCGCAATTCGCAAATCACGAACGAATCGATTACATAAAATACGTAACGTAAAATATGTAATATACAAAATGTATAATCAATAACAAATAAATTTTAATACACATTATTATGGAAACAATAGTAAAATTCAATTATGCAAAAATGAAGGAAGACATTAAAACCAAAGCTGAAGAACAGAAGTTCTTAAAAAATCAGAGAAAAACCATAAAAATAATCGGTGAAAGAGTAATCCCTGCAAAGGATGCCACATACAAACATATGACAAACAGAGAAGACTTACGAATCATGTACGCTGCTTATGGTTTAGCCAGAGGCAAGAATTTTTCTCAAATCGAAAATCATTATCTTGAAGAAAATCATCCTCTTCAGAAATACCAGAAAAGTATCGATAGACTTTTAGAAAAGTATAAGATGCTTGTAAAAGTTGAAACAGTAGAATAATGAAATGGGGTGATAACACACCCCTTTTTTTATTTTTTTCTTGCATATTTGCTACGGATTGTATAATTTTACGAAAAATAATTTTAGAGTTAATATATTTTATATGATCAAAAATGAAAACGAACATGAAGCATTCACTTCAAAACTTGACAAAACAATAGATACTAATATTAATAATATTATACTTAATTCAAAAGGTGGATTTTCTGCAGACGATGAAGAATATGAAAACAAAACTGAAGTATCATCAATTAAACCCCTTGGAGATATTCTTGAAATACCAAAAGTAAAAGAAATTACAACCGAAGTTGAGGCAGACTTAGTACAGCAGAATCAAGAAGAAACAGAACCAAAAGAACTTACTGAAGAAGAAAAACACGCAAAATTGCTTGAAGCAATTAAGCAATCTCATATCAGATATCATCCCAAAAAACAATTTGGTGTTGCCTATAAACAAAAAAGGAAAGCAAAAAATAAGATGCAGAGAAAATCTCGCAAGTTAAGTCGTAAAAAATAATGGCAGTGACAGGATATACAGGCGGTAAAGAACTTATACCAAAGAAATCAATAAGGTCTCACTATAGCAAACCTTCTGAAAAAAAACCATATATTATGGCTGATATAAAACCTTTTGAGAAAGAGCAATTACGTGTTGATCAGGACATTTGGCTTCCACCTTCTACTGGTGATACTCCCAACTGGAATATAGTGGGTGATAATCGCATTAAAAAAGTTTTTAAAATCGAAGTCGGTAATATACCTGACGAAGAAATCGAAGACTATATAAAAAAGGTTGCAGAGAAATTCAAAGCAGTCGTTCGTCCCATGCCTGACTTAGACTGTGGGATATATCCAAACGTATATCACGAAAATGAATTATTTTTACTAACTAATATAGAAAAAAAGATGCCAGAACAACCAGATTTACAGAAAATACATGATGCACTTTACCCTAAGAATAGTGCTCATTACATGCACGTAATACCTAACAGTCATTTTTGGACTGATTTAAGTCAAATCACATATTCAATTCAACATGAATTGGAAAGGCAGAAACGTGAAGCTGAAGTCAAAGACAATAATTCAATTTATATTGGTGAACCTTTGACCAGAGATTATATATTAATTGGTCTGGGCAACTCACTCATGCGTGGTTACAATTTAAAACAAGATAAAAACGTAAAACTGAATCCTTCTGATTTTATTATATTTCAATCTATTGAAGATATGATTGTATATGCTCAAAGTGAAAGATTTAACTTAGAAGGTTTTAGTAGTATAATTAGTAATACAATTAATGTAGGATTTAACTTAACAAACGGAATTAAAATGGAAAGAGAACATGTTTACAAACGTATTGATGGTGAAAGAAACTATCAAGACATAGTAGGAAAGAGTGGTCAACGTGGTGATATTCCAGACGAAGAAAAACCAGTAGCTGAATGGCTTAATTATATTGAATACCATTTAAGCAAAGCTAAAGATTGTAATTATCATTTACGTAAAGATAATGCACTTGAAGAATTACGTAAAGTAACTGCACTTGCAGTTCGTGCTATGGAAATTCATGGTTGTCCTGAAAGAAGAATGCCAAATCGTATTGGCAATATTACAATAAATCCTGATGGCACAACCACTTCTTGTGATAACAATTGTGATTGTAAAAAATAATTCAACTAAAAATTTAATATAATGAAAAAATTCTGGAAAATACTTGGTGTGATATTTGACTGGATATTGATCATATTCTTTGCAGCCATTCTATTTGGTGGTGGTGCATGGGTTATAAAAAACATATTCTTTTAATCAATGAAAGATATTGATCTAAATAATACGTATTGGGATAGACTAAGAGGATACGTAAGCGAACTTCGTGTAGATTCACGTTGGATATTACGTAGTGCTGTTGATGATAAACCATATGGCTCATTAAGAATAGTTTCACATCCTGATCTACCATATGGTCAACTTCGTGCTGTATTTACATATGTTGTAAAGATTCGTCCGAAAACAAAAGAAGAAAAAATGCAATCCACTGAAGATTATCAAATGGAATTAACCGAACTGGAAGTATATTCAGTTGGTGACAATATCAATACTGAAAGCAAAACATATGAAGCACCTTTTAAAGAACTTGAAGAAATGTTTGGTATAAAAATATTCGAAAAATGATACAAGCAATTAGAAAAGGATTTGAAATTTTTGGTGATAAAGAATCATTTAGATTATGGTTATCAGAACCCAATTTTGCAATGGGTGGTAAAGCACCACTTGAATATGATTGGAATTTCATATATGAAGAACTGATTAGAATTGAATTTGGAGCATTAGCATAATTGAAATGAACATATTTGAAGAATACGTAATTGGGACTGAAATATTTGTAAATGAAGATGATTGGGAAAATATTGTCCATTTATATTCTCAGGAATATATTATAAAAGAAATGTCAGACGCTATTGAATTATTCAATATCAGTCTTCCTTATCGCAACATTTCATCAAGTGAAGTTGAAAATGAATATCATGCGTTAAAAAATCTTGAAATAGAAAATTTATTTAAAGAAGGTACTTGGTTAAATAAATTTGAATATAAATACGGATTTATTCCTTTCTATATTGACATCACCAATATTGGCAATAAAGCATCTGATTATTTTCATCAGGTCGAACGCTGGAAATGTGATGCAACTGGTTATCCTTCACCACAAAAAACATGGAAAACTGAAAGGTTCAGATTAACATTATTTAAGGCATTATTTTCACTCAAAGTCAGAGAGATTAATCCACAAGTATTTCGTAACCTGATTTCGCTTAGAAAATATATTGCAGCACAATTCAGACCATCTGCAGCAAAAATAATATATGATACTTATAAACCAGAAACGGTTCTTGACTTCAGTATGGGATGGGGTGATAGAATACTTGGTGCACATACTTCTCATTATGTAAAGAAATATGTTGGCATTGACCCCAACATTAATTTATTCAACGGATATAAAAGACAAATCTGCAAATATGATAATGTTTGGGGTAAGATCAAAGAATTTGAATTGATTTGTGGACGTGCAGAAGATGAAAGTATTGTATTGAAAGATAAATTTGATATGGTGTTTACATCACCACCATATTTCGATAAAGAAAAATATGATCAAAGTAATCAACAGTCATATATAATGTATCATGAATTTGATTCTTGGATGAAAGACTTTTTATTTAAATCAATTGAAATACGTACCAAAAATCTTAAACATGATGGACTTCTGATAATTAACATCAGTGATATTTACACAAGAAAAAAACAATATAAAATTTGCGATGGTATGAATAATTATATTGCAAGCACAGATCAATTTAATTATGTTGGTGCAATAGGATTAAGAATGCCGAAAAGACCAATGAGCATATCATCAGATACTGTTGGTATATTCGGTGAACCCATCTGGATTTGGAAAAAGAAATAAAATTAAATATTATGGTAAAAGAAAAAGATTTAGTAAAAGAAGTAATAATGGAAAACAACGAAAAAAAGAAAGAAAAAATTCCTGAAAATAAAGAGACAACCTTAAAATTTATAAAAGGGAATGATGTAAAAATAACAACAGAAAAGGACACTACCGCAACAACTGGCAAAGGTTCTGGTCTTAGATTCAATAAAGGAAAACAAAGATATGATTTAGTTGAACCACACGCATTTGCAGATTTTGTTCAAGTTCTTACGGATGGCGCAGAAAAATATTTTGATCGTAATTGGGAAAACGGATTGTCTTGGACTTCTGTACTGGCATCACTTAAAAGGCATATTGCTGCTATTGAAAGAGGCGAAGATTATGATAAAGAAAGCGGTAGATTACATATTGCTCACGCAGCTTGTAATGTACATTTTCTCAATGCATTTTATTATATCTTTCCGCAAGGTGATGACAGACCAAAAAGATATTTAAAACCTCCAAAAATTGGTTTGGATTTAGATGGCGTTATTGCAGACTTCACTGGTGCATGGAAAAAATTATATCCAGAAGTATCTGCCACACCAAACTCATGGTATCTTGATAGAAAAGTTGGCAAGAGATTCAATGCAATGCGGGAAGCAGGTACACTGGATGAATTTTATTTGAATATACCCGTTTTAGTTAAACCAGAAGACCTTCCTTTCGAACCACATTGTTATATTACATCCAGACCAGTATCAAATGAAATATCCGAACAATGGCTTGATAATAATGGATTTCCAGCAAGACCTATTTATACTGTTGATATACGCCAAAGTAAAGTCGAAGTAGCTAAAAATGCTGGCATTGAGATATTTGTTGATGACTCATTTGAAAATTTCGTAGAATTAAACAATAATGGTATCTTCACATATTTATATTCAGCACCTTGGAATCAAAAACATGATGTTGGACATATGAGAATTAACTCATTGAAAAACATACCATTACTAAAATAAAAAAATATTTGTTTTTTATTGTTATTGAAGATTAACCGTCATCTTATAGTATTTATAAATGACGGTTAATTACATTTAATAATATTAGAGCAATGGGAAATATTTTTTCAGATATTACGGAAGACATTAATTTAAAACCAACAAAATCTAAGATTTTACTAAAATGGGTTATTAGGATTGGTGTTGCATTAATTGTACTTGCATTTGGATATGGTCAATACAAAGTAATTCGTCTTAATAAAATGACTGAAATTGAAAAAGCAACAATTGAATTAAAACAACAAATGGAAACAAATACTAAAGTAATGGTTGATGGTTTTAAAGCAGTTAATGGTAGAATTGACAAGGTATATGATGATGGCATTAAAGAATTTGACAACTTCCAAACATATAATAAAAAACAATTGGTTATGATTATTGATTATGGACAAACAAATAAAAGTTTATTAAAACAAATGCTGGAATTAAATTCAGCAGAAAAATCCAAGTCCGTTGAAAGCAATCTTGAAAAAGCAAAAACATTTTCACCAGTAGTTGTACCTGATACATCCTCAATTGTTATAAAAAAAATTGACCCCAAAACTAAAAAGTAATTATATTTATTTAAAATTATAAATCTTATGGGCATTTTTCCAATTGGATATTCTAAAGAAAGGTTCATTGAATTTCTTCAGCAAAACCATGTAAATGAAACAATAATAGAAAAATTTAAAATAATACCTGAAAATGTCAAAAAAAATAATCATATTTACAAATTAAATATTGTTGGTACTTGGTATAACATAGGTGATACACACTATAACTTTGAATTGAATTATTATTCAGAAGACCAGATTGAGTTTTTATTTTCATTTAAAGTTTTTACCAATGTTGAAGATAGTATTAATAACATAATATGTGATTTAGTTGATGGTAAATATATAAAAAAACCAGAAAATATAAAATAATGAAAATATGTATTATTTCAGATACTCATAATAAGCATAAACGTTTAGGCAAATTACCTGATGCTGATATGATTATTCATTGTGGTGATTTTACATCTGTAGGTCATGGTCATGAAATTCGTGATTTCATGAAATGGTATTCTTTATTACCATATAAATACAAACTTATCATTGCAGGAAATCATGATTTACTTTTTGAAAGAAATCGTGTTTTAGCATTAGAAGATGTACCAAAAAATGTAATTTATCTGGAAGACTCTGGGATTGAAATAGAAGAACTATATTTCTATGGAACACCAGTACAATTGCCTTTTATGAATTGGGCATTTAATCGTCCAGAACCAAAACTTGCACAACATTGGCAAGCAATTCCCGATAATACTAATGTGCTTATTACACATAGTCCGCCATACGCAATAATGGATTTAGGAAGATATGATATGAAACACGCTGGCTCGCCATCATTATATTATGAAATAATGAATAGAATTAAACCAAAAATTCATTGTTTTGGTCATATTCATAGTGAATATGGTCGTAAAAATATTGAAGACACAATATTTATTAATGCCAGCAATCTCAATGATGATTATATGTGCGTGAATAAACCAGTAATTATAGAAATTTAAAAAGGTCAGTCAGTGTCTGACCTTTTTATTTAACATAAAACTATTTATATAAAATTTGTTTTATGATATCTTTAAGAAGACTTATTAAAGAAGAATTTGTTAAATTACTCAAAGAAATCAATTATAATCGTGATGAAGATATTGATTATGATCAATTTAATAGAGAAGATGAATTAAAACATGGACTATTTGACGACTTTCTTTATCATAACACACCTGATTTTACGAAACACGTACCTTGGAGTGTTATACCATTTCCCAGACTGAAAAAAGTATGGGAAGATTTTATGACTTATGGCTCAGTCAGAGATACCAGAGGATTGGAAATGATCGAAGAATTAATGATCGAGAACACAACCAAAGTCAGTATATTCACAAATTTGGCAGGTCATACACAATGGGGAGATCAGGAAGCACTTGATGAAAATATTGGGTATTGGGTTGATCAACAATTAAATTGTTTGTTCAAACCACAAAAGGTTGATACAAATCAACTCGAAATACCATATGATAATCCGAAAAAGGGATATAAACAAAAAGAACCTGTACCCGAACCTGAACCATGCAATACAGAAATACATCCATTTATTCAAGAATATTTTGATGATAATTTTAATCCAGAAAGCATGGACAGAGAAGATATCAGAGGCATGCTTTATGATTTAATGAGTGGCAGATTCTTTGATTATTATATGAATGACCCAGAAGGTAAAATGGGTGGGTTTATAAGCGATTATGGTTTAAAACCACTTGAAGAATTACTTGTACAACTATTAAGAGCTACCAGTCCTGAAGAAAAACTTCTAATTATCGATAGAATGCTTAATGTTGTACACCAACGTTCAGATATTGCAGACTGGTTTGTTGAAGGTGGTTCACACGCATTAGGTCAATTAAGTGGCTCGCCAACACAAGTAGATGCACAATAATTTTAATTAAAATCAGTACTTTTACGACATTCATTCTATTTATGGTAAAAATTATTTTACGATAAATTATAATTAGTATGAATATCAACGAATTATTCGACAAGATACAAGAAGGTGGATTGTCAGAAAACTTAAGCGGAGAATTAATAGTTAAAGGAAATTGTATGATCTGGACATATGATTTAAATAAAAACACTGAAGAAATTGAAGCACCAACCGATGAAGATGGTGAAGAACCCGAATTTAGTTTTGAATCATCAAGTCCCGAAGAATTATTACTCGAAGCGTATACTGAAGACTTAGAAACAATTGAATCGTTTCTTGATGAATTAAATGAAGATTGCTGGACAATTTCTGAACCAGAAATCAGTGAAACAGTAATTTCTTTCAAAATTTTCTAATTTTATGTAACTATATAGATTTATTTTCGTATAATTGCAATATAATTATATAATCAAATCTATTATGGGTGGTAAAGCATTAAACAGGTATGGTGTTCATACTGAAAGGAAAAACACTGACAAATTCCGAAGAATCGGATACGAACTTCAAACACGAGTTGGAGAAGACTTAGGTTATAATACTGCCATTATCACCTGTTATCGCACAAAAGCTGATCATGGTGATTTGGACTTATTAATCTGCGTTCCTGACAAGAATCTTATCAATTGGAGAAATTATATTGAGAATGTATTTAAACCACAAGCTATTTACAGTAATGGTGGTGTACATTCATTCGATTATCAAAATTTTCAAGTTGACTTCATTCCAATTCTCGAAAGCAAATGGAAATCAGCATTAGTTTACTTTTCATATGACCCTCTTGGCAACATCATGGGTAAAACTTATCATAAATTTAATTTATCATATGGCTGGGAAGGTCTGTTCTATAAGTACAGAAATTTTCGTGGAACTAATTCAAAAAATATTTTGCTTACTAATGATGTAACAAAAATATTTGAATTTGGTGGTTATGACTATGACAGATATTTGAAAGGGTTTGATACCCTTGAAGAAATTTTCAAGTTTGCAATTGATAGCAAATATTTTGATACTGAAATGTTTCAAATGGAAAATCTTAAAAGTATTGATAAAAAAAGAAATCGTAAGCGTGGTTCATATCACCTGTTCTTACAGTATTTGAAAGATAATAACATCAATACCAAATATTCTTTTTATGAACAGAAAGATTTGTATATTATAGATATTGATAGTGCATTTCCAGAAGCAAATCTTTTAGATCAACTTCATGATTTGCAAGTTAAAGATGAACTTGATCAAGCATTAGCAGAAAAATTTAATGGAAATGTTGTTATGCAATGGCTTCCTGAACTTCAGGGAAAAGAATTGGGTATTGCTATGGGTAATTTCAAGAAAACATTAGGTAACGATTATGTTGATATTATAAGCAATTATCCAATTGAAGATATTCAGGATTTATTTATGAAAACTTATAATGGAGAAAAATAATATATTACAAATAGGTAGTAAAAATCTTAGCTCAGAAAATTGGAAGGTATACCATCCGAGTGGACGACATATGTTCACGTGTGGCGAAAAAAAAGCATTTTGGTATCTGGAAAGGAATTTGGCTAAGTTGATTAATGGTGAAAGAACGATTAAGTTAACTTTTATTCCGAAAGGCAATGGTTTTGAGGATAATGAAGAATTTGGTCGTTCCATGCGCATAGTCAGATGTGTAGTAACTGGTGTTAGTGATAGTTTGCAACGGCATCATATTGTGCCTTATTGCTATAGAACATACTTTCCTGAACAGTATAAATCAAAAAATCATCATGACGTGGTTTTAATGAATTTTGAGATTCATTCAGAGTATGAACAAAAAGCAAATACATTCAAAGATGAAGTTGCTAAGATATATGATGTAAAAACAATTGGTGAGCTTAATACTGAATATACCACTAAATTACGTGAACTTGGTAAACCAAATGCTATTGTATTAAATACAATTCATTCAATATTTAAAACTTATGGTCGTTTATCACACGATGAATTATTAAATAAGTTACAATATATTGCAGATAATTCTGATCTTTCTTTTGAAATATTAATAGGATATAATTACATACAATTATATAAATTATATTTGCTATTAAGACAAGATCACATCGAAGAATTATATCAATTTAAAGGGATTTATCGTAAATTATATGATCATGGCTACCATGTGGCACAAAAACTCGATACTGAAGAAAAAATTGAAGACTTTGTAAAACTCTGGAGAACTCACTTTATTGAGACAATGCAACCTAAATTCATGCCAACTGGCTGGTCAGTTGATTTTAGAATTAAAACAAAAATTTAAAAATTGTTGCATATAATAATTATATTAACTAATATTGTATTCTAAAACAAAATAAAAATCATGAAAATTGAAAATTTAGAAAGAGCAACAGTACTTAAATCGTGGTATGAAGATGCTCTTCAAAGAATATCTTTTTTAAATAGTTCACCAAGTACTGAAACTTGGGATGATGGTGAAGGATTTATATCAATTGAAAGAGGTTTATTTTTAGCTAAAGTAAGATTAGATAATATTAAAAAAGAAATTAAAAATTTATAAAATTGTTGTATATAATAATTATATTGACTAATATTGTATTCTAAAACAAAATAAAAATTATGAAACTTCACAAAGCACTTAAATTAAGAAAAAGTTTAACAGGTGACATTGCCCGTTTAAAACAACAAATTCAGGAGAAAAACTCATACATGGAAGGTTCGCTTAATGCTGAAAAATATAGTGTACCCAAATTATATGAAGAACTTCAGGGTAAAATTAATGAATTAATCGGTTTAAAATATGCAATCAATGAAGCTAATCGTGAAATTCAGGCAAACATTTACACAATTTCAGAATATAAAGCACTTATTGCTTTTTGGAACAGTGTAAAAGTACTTGAGGGGGAACAAATTATTGGATATTCAGAAGGAATATCTAAAAAATATTTTGCCCAGATAGACGAAGAAGCACGCAATAAAATGATTGCAGAATTTCAATTAAAAGTCGATGCACTTCAGGAAGAAATTGATACCTTCAACTATACCACTGACATCCCTTGGGGAAAGGAAGATGAATTAGTGTTAAAAACCGAAGAGTAAAAATCTAAGGGTGTGTGGGTGAGTAACAATTAAAGTTAAATTTTAGGCAATTACATTGCTTCTGAATGGTAAACGATAGCGATTCGAATGTTCAATAATCATGGATTCATATCGTCAAAACTTAAGCCTCAAAACTTAAAACTCATTTAAATTTACTTTATTGCCAAAGGCACACACTCTTTTTTTGCTTAATCCATTAAGCAAAAAACATTAAAAACTGCTGAATATGATAAGCAAAAACATTGAATTTGATTTTGACGATATATTGATTGTTCCAACAGTTAATATTGAAATTACAAGTCGTTACGTTGATATTGTATTACCAGATGTGCTGCCATTATTTACTGCACCAATGGATACTGTGGTAAATCTCGACAACATGGATGATTTTATGGACAACAAAATACAGATTGCATTACCGAGAACAATATCCTACGATCAATTTAAAAATCATGTACATAATGAAAACATGCAATTTTATTCTGATATCTTTATTAGTATGGGTTTTGATGAGATAAACAAACATCATAATGAAAATCATTTTGAAATATTTCATAAGAATGCACACATATTAATTGATGTTGCAAATGGTCATATGCTCAAAGTAATGGATTTTGCTAAAAAAATTAAATTACACAGACCTGATATTAAAATTATGGTTGGCAATATTGCAAATCCAGAAACTTATTTATGGTATGCTGAAAATAATTGTGTTGATTATATCAGAGTGGGCATCGGAAATGGCGGTGGTTGCTTAACTACAAAACAATCAGGCGTTGGTCATCCAATGGCATCATTGATTCATGAAGTTCGTCAGGTAAAATTATTATTTGTATATGATCAGAAAATTGCTGCTGAATTAAACGAAAAAAATCCGAATAGTATTATAAAACGCAAAATCATTAAAGCACCAGCAATCGTTGCTGATGGTGGCATGAAAGATTATTCAGACGTGATCAAAGCACTTGCACTTGGAGCAGATTATGTTATGCTGGGTTCAATATTAAATAAAGCATTGGAAAGTGCTGGAAGCAATTATCTTTACAAAATAAAATTAAACAACAGACTTGCCAGATATTTTTATGATAAAGATTATCCAATAAAGAAGTATTTTAGAGGTATGAGTACCAAGGAAGCGCAAAAAGCTATGGGAAAGACCCAAATAAAGACTTCTGAAGGCATTGTAAGATACAGAAGGGTAGAGTATCATCTGGATGGCTGGATTGAAAATTTTCAACATTATTTAAGAAATGCAATGAGTTATGCAAATGCAAAGAATCTGGAAAATTTCATTGGCAAAGTAGATATTTGTCAAATAACAAAAAACGCATATGATAGATTTAACAAATAAAACACCAGAAGAAATTAATGCACTGATACAAAAATTTGCACCAGTACTACAACAGGTTAAAATAGCACCTGAACATTATTTACAGCTTGCATATATATTCGATATTGGTACTAAATATCTTATTATACAACACAAAGATTTAGATGATACTTGGAAAACATGGTGTATGCTTGTACTAAAAGAAATGTACATAAAGAATAAGATTAACAGTGAGTTGGACATTACAAATATTGTTGAAGATTTTATTAATCATTACAATTTAAACTATGAATCATATTGTAATTATATGGCTTCTGCAAATGAGTATGATCAGCAAAGAGGATTTGTTCATAGTTATATATTAAAAAAAGGTAGATAAACTACCTTTTTTGTTTTAGCACTAATTGTAATTTAGTTTCTTTATTCATAGTAGTTTTTAAATTAAATTTACCTTAAAAATTAATAAGTCTTGCTTTTTTCCTTATCTTAAACTATATTTGGATTTTATATTTTAATTATGGAAGTTTATTTTAAGTACAAACGATTCGAAATTGTCACAATCGAAGACAAAATTCAAGAATTTTTAGACGATTTAATTAAAGAAGGGTGGCAAATTATTTATTATAATGAGATAGTTAAACTTGATAATGTAGTTAATAGTGGTTCAATAATTTCCAGTAGGAAAATATTTATTACCGTTGTAGCTGGCAAAAAGCAAGACAATACATTAAAGAATATATTATGAGCAAAGATTCAGGATATTTGGTTGAAACCAAAACAGGTAAACAAGGTAGAACATATCATCGTGAAAAACTTGTTAATGGTAAATTAATCGTTCACGTTGAAGTTGAAGAAGTGGAGAAAATAGAAGAAAAAAAATTTTTATGTGACCCACAAACAATAAAAATAATTGGATTTGTAAATTAATAACACATGAAAAACTTACAATTAAATCACACATACTTAATCAGATATAGTTCACAAGACACATTACTTTCAATAACTGTTTTATTAATAACAGATAAAGCATATCATCTTCGTTGGAATAATCACATTAATGAAACCCAAACTTGGGAAACAAAAAGTCACTTAGAATCATGGTATACATTAGTTGAAGATATTAGTGATTTTGTTATAGAAAAGCCACAAGACTTAAAATTTGATATCACCTATAAAATAAATGAAGTGAAATGGCATCCATATTTCTTAATTGAAGAAATGTGTAAAGTATGTGGTGGTGAAAGACAAATACACGATGAACACACAACTTCAGCATATAAGACATGTCCAGCTTGCAATGGTAGCGGTAAAGAATCAAAAAGAGTAGACATTTTATTTGAATAACCATTTGCAACTCTTCTTAGTATTTATTGAAAAACTGTTTCAATGAATCAAAGGTTATTACAGATTATCAACGAAGAACTTGAAAATTTCTATGATTATGATCAAGAACAAAATATGGTTGATAAGTATCTTGAAAAATATACTACTGTACCTGCAACTATGAGTCCTAACATAAAAATTGATGATGAAATAGTTGGATATGTTTTCAGATCAATGTCAGGAAAATTAAAAGAACCAATTCCCATATATAAAAATCCAAAAAATCTTAATGGCTTTAGTAGCAATGCAAGAGGCATATTACTAAACAATGGTGATTTTTGTCTTGCACCTACACCAGTGTTACACGATTTTTTATTGGAAACGTTAGGTGAAAAAGGCGTAATACCCTATGGTAAAGCATATGATTATAATATTGAGTATCCTGAAGAATTTATAGCAGTAATAAGAATTGGAAGTACAAATAAATTTGGACAATCATCAGCATATAATGAATTTCCTGAATATTATCAAGAAATTTTTGATCTTGCTAATAAAATTCAACCTTTCGAATTTGTAAATCATTCATATATTGATGAAATGGAAAGTCCTTTAGACCCCAATTTACAAATTTCATATTTTCCACAAGGATATGATGCCAAAATTGTAGATTAAATAGTAAAAAATAGGGTATAAATTCTAATTTTTCTTAAATTTTTATTGAGTACCAGACAATTAATAATTCTTCGGTCTGGGGTCTTCTTTACACCATTTTTGATACAAATCAATCTTTCTTTTCATCATCCTTGCTTCTTTTTGTATTTCATCAAGTGATGTTGCAAGCAATATTTTATCGATTGGAAATCCTGATGGCGAACTATCATCAAGATATCTACCAAGGAAAGCATTGCCACTGTCGGCAAGTTTGTGTATTTCGGGAGAGTTAGGATATAATTCTTTAACTTCTCTGATTAATTCTGGTGTATACATATTATTTAATTTTAAGGGGTTAATACTGATTAAATTCTGGTATCCAACGTTTTGGAAGTCTTTTAAATGAAAGTGTTACTTTTTTTATTTCTTCTTTATCTGTCTTATAATCAGAATATGGTCTGATCTGATATTTCCAATCTCTTTTCTTTTTTGTTGGCTTAAAGATACCAATATTATCTTTCCAGAAATCCCAAATATCTCTATGCTGTCCATGCCACCATAATGAATAATTCACGAAATAATGTGTGTAATTCTTCTTTAGATATGTTTCAACTTCTTTATAATATCCTCTAAGGACAAAATTACCGTCATTTCGTGAATATACAAAAGCAAGTGTACGTGCACCACCATACCATTCAGGGTTGCCACTATCTGGGACAAAAATAACGGGATATTGTTTCTCAGATGTTCCTGTTATACTTATAATATGATTTGCTTTTTCAATTCTTTTAAAACTTTCACGAATATCTTTCATTGTAAATTTTTCACCTGTTATTGGATTAAGACCCCGTGTTTCAGTATCACAATAGAATTCACGTTTAGGTAATTGTGAACTTGGCACATCATTACATGTTTTTTGTTTACCACATATTTCACATAAACCAACTGACTTCATTATTGAAGTAGGGTATCCATTTTCTTTTGCACAATCATCACAGTAAAACATATCTTTTCAGTTTTAAATTTAAAAAAAGTTTAGGAAGATGTTGAAGTATATCGGTTAGGTTAAGCATTATTTATAAGACCAGACTTCAACATCTTTGGGTTAGGTTAAGCAATATATATTAAACCACTTATCTGACTTGAGACAATTTTACCTTGCGATAAATCTATCTTTCCTCAAAACCTAAACAATGGTGGTCTAAGAAGGAATCGAACCTACTGATACATGCGCTTCAGATATCACTCCACGCAGAACTCAATCTCCAACCTTCCATCAGACTAATTATGCATTTTCATCAAACTTCGGGTGATTGTTAGACCATGTTAAAGAACTTTTGCAAATCCTTATACGAATAAAAATATAAAAAGGTTACACTTTATTTAAATTAATATGAAAATGTCTTTTACATTCTTTGGCATATACCTGAGTTTCCTTGATTTGCACATCAAAATCTGTACTTACATTAAAAAACATTGAACTGACATTTACTGGCAATCCATCAGGATATGGTGTGGTAATACTAAACCAAAGATTTTTGCCAAGTCCACTATCCTCAACATTAAAAGAATTATTTTCCATCAACTCCAGTGCATAATTGAGTTGCTTGTACAAATCAACCTCATCTTTACTGTGCTCAACAGAAGTGTTAATATTTAACATTCTGTTATCAAATACACTCAACATAATATTTAATTTTTAACTTCTGCTCCTGTTGACGATATCGTGATATTAACATTAATATATTCAATAGGTGTTACTGGTCTGAAATAAATGTTATGATGAATTTCATCATCTTTTTCTTCATATTTTTCTCTTATTTCACCAATAAATTTACCTTTGTAATAACATTTACCATCTTCATCAATTGTATATCTGGTTGCATGTTTTTCATCATGACAAATTAACGCCAACATTAGATTATTTATTATCATTTATATATATTTTAATACAACAAAAGTAAGTAATCTTTATTTAAAATCATAATATTTTATGAAAAATTATAAATTCAAAAGTATTTATATCTGAATAGCAAGTAGATATAAAAAAACTTTGTCTATGACTGATATAAAACTCAAAGATATCAAAGATAGTTTTATCTTATTTTTCGCCCAAATGTTATCATTTGCCATTATTACTATAAACTATAGAGCCATAGCTCAAGCAAGTTATATATGGTCAGCATCAACAGATATTGTGGTTGCAGGTTTATCATATTTTGTTGTTAGAAGAATTGCTAAATCAAAAGATAGCATCTTCCAATGGATTGGTTTTACGTTAGGTAGTGCTATTGGAACAATCATTGGTATATTTATTTCTTTATTAATTCTTGGTAGTTAATGCATCATTAATATAAAGATGTCGTCTTTAAGTAAAATAAACATTTATTTAATAACAACAGCCATGAGTATATTAAAAAAAACAAAAAAAAGAGTAATTGCTGGAGTTTGTGGTGGCATAGCCAAATTCATTGACCCAGACATCAATCCACTTGGAATAAGACTGTTATGGTTTTTTCTTGGATTATTTCATCCAATTTGCATGATATTGATTTATGTGTTTCTTGCTGCAACATTAAGAACAGAATTATCAATTTTTCAAGACGAAATTCCAAGGATATAATCTTGATAACGTTAAATATCTTTTACAAAAAACTATATGATTGTAAAAGATATTTAACGTTATGCCAATCTGCTTTCTTACAGTATTTATGATAAATTATCATAGATATATGTTATCGTTCCAGACACAACCCGATGTAGTTAAAGAAATGCAGGATATTATTAATTCTGGTAAGTTCTTTTCTGTTACTTTTATTAAAAAAGACGGTTCGATCAGATTTGTCAATGGTCATAAAATTATATACCAAAACACATCACCCAGCACAGAGAATAGAGGTAAATTTAATAGGTTAGATCAAAATATATTATTGATTTGGGATAACAACAGAATTAATGATCTTACAGGAGAAAAAGGACAATATATCTCCGTAAAATTAGAAAGGTTATTATTTTTCAAAGCAGGACAATTCATTCGTAACTTTACAGAAGAAAACAAAGATGTAGTTCGTGCAGCAAAAATAACACCTGAACAAATGCAACAAATAAAATCAAAAATGAAAATTGACGGTATCGTACAAGAAGAAATCCAGAGTCTCTATGAAGACTTTGATTATCAAAAAGTTCTTGGTAAAGTAATAGCAACCACACAACAAATAATTGATAAAGCAAATACAGATGACATACTTGCAATCGAACCTGATAGTACTTGGGAGAGCAATTACAAATTTGAAAGTATAAGACTTATGAGTACTCAATTAGTAGTTAAATACTTAGAAAATAACGGTAAAGGTTGGGAAAAGAAAACTGATATTACCAATTTAACACAAGATAGAAATAATAATTTTCAAGATGCTAAATATATGCTATCTTGGATTAGAAGAGCAATAAAAAAAGGTTATACTGCAGAACGTAAAGATATGAAAATACAGGATAAATTAAATTTGCAAGAAGCACCCGAATTACTTGGTATACCTGAACTTGCAGATTATCTTTCAAGAGTAGACCCGAATCTTACTCCAGAGGATATGCAAGGTATGATGCAACAAGAATATCAACAAGGCGGTGACGAAGCAATAAGAAAATTTTTCTATGAACAATCAAAAGGTATTGATTTACAAATTCTCGGCAGAGGTAAATATGCATTTAAATACTAATTAATATGGACAATTTTTATTATGTTTTAATTAAGAACGACTGTACTGTTGTTCATAATATATTTGCAACTTCCCATAAAGACCTGATTGCAAAATACATTACACCAGAAGATGTAAAAGACAAGACATATTTCAAAGCAATGTACAGTCCAAAAGATGGATACAGACTTGATGACTTGGATAATTATCAATTGATTATCAATGAAGTCTATGTTCCTGAATGGTTTAAAGGAACACTGGCAAAAAATATTATGATTAAGCTCAAAGATATTATTAGTTCAATGATAATCAGAAATCATCGCCAGCTTATGTTACATGAAGGAGGTATCTTAGTTAGCAAAGCAATGGTTAGTGAAATGAAACATTCAATTATATTCGCCATGTATGACGAATCAGTGGTTGACGTACTTGACAACAGTTCTGAGGTTCGTTATATGACAGATGACAGCTATATTGTTGATATGAGAGATTCAACCCATGTCGATGAAATGCTTGGTTTTTCTAAGGTAAAACAAATGCACAATTATAGCAAGGTCGTTAAAATGTACGGGCAGTCAAAAATCGGAGAAATGTTTGATCATTCACGCATTTTAATGCTTAAAGGTGATGCCAATATTCTTGAAATGCATGGCACTTCACAAGCAGACAGACTTAAACACATGTCGTGTGTATCTGAAATGCACGGTCATAGTGTAATCGAAGAAATGTGGGATTGGACGGTGGTTGAAAAAATGTTTGATCAAAGCCATATAAATTATATGGACGAAGATAGCAAAGTACTTGAAATGCACGATGAATCGATGATCGAATTTATGTGCGGAAATGCAATCATTGAAAAGCTATATGAAAACTCATTGGTGCGCAAACTGACTGAGGCAGCCAAAATACTCGAACAAAAATTAAATAATTAAAATTTATCTTTGCATTTTAATTTCAATTGCATATCTTTGTCACTGCAAATCGATATGCAATGAAAAATAAAATTAGAAAAGTTCTCTTAGATACTCTCAAGTCATCATATGATAATGGTGACATTGATGACGGTGGTATCATAGGCGGTGATAATGCCGTTGATCAGCTTTACGATTTATTTGTTGATGAAGCAACATTTGTAAGGCATCTTGAAAACTCAACAGTTCTTTACCCAGAAAAGAAAACCAAAAAAATTGGTGATATTCTTTACACAAACTCAAAGACTGGTAAAACACAAAAACTTTTTGATACCCTTATTCCAGTATTCGGTGTTCGTTGTGATGATACAATTACTATTGGAGATAAAGGTTGTTCAGTTTATTACACTATCCAAGCAAAAGATGAAGAAGAAGCAATTGCTAAAGCACTAAAGAATAAAGAATTCACCAAGCATATCAGAATGAAAAATTTTGACAGAAAATATTTGAGTGTTTACAAACCAACTGGCAATTATGTAATTGGTAAAGTAAACTATTATGAGGGAGATGAAAGACTATGATAACTGTAAGCAAAGAAACAATAAGCGAACAGCAACTGAAAGATATTACAAAAAATTATCTCGGCATCAGGTACAAGACAAATAAAGATGGTAGCTTTGAAGCATATGCAAATGCTTGGACTATTATTATTGACATATATTTAAAAATATTTAAATGAAAATAATAAAACTTGACGAAAATAATCCTTACACATACCAACTATATGATGCATTGGATGCAATAATATTCTTTGGTAATGAACGTCTGCCTTGGATATTTCTTAAGAAAGTCAGTCTTGATGGAAAAATTTTACAGTTGCCAAGATGGATAACAAAAAGACAAATGGATATAATTGATGAAGACGTACAAAAATTAATGAATGAATTAAATTGGGAATAAAATGGAATCGCCAGAAGTAAAAAAACAGAAACTTATTGCACAGTTAGTTGCAGCAGTAAACAGACACATTAATCAAACAGGAGAAGCTGGGACAGCAAATTATGTTCAAGTACCTGACAAGAACATTGAAGCTATTGCAAGGAAATTTGGTGTTAGTGTTGCAGATGCACAGCAAATGCTTAAAGATTATTTTGCAAATCAACTGAACTAACATGATACTATTTCTTAGAAACGACAAAAGAGAATCGATTGTAGATATCGATTGTTATGTAAAAACAGAAGAAGAAAGAAAATTTGTTGAATTACATGCAAGCGTAATCATCAAACCTTACTCTGAGTTTCTTCTGAAGAATCTCGACAGGAAGGATGAAATCATTTCTGACTTCTCTGAAATTGATGAACTTCGTGGCTGGCTCTGGGAGTCATACTTCATGGGCGGTGATAACGACCCCAAAGAATATGATAACATTATCGAAATCCTTAGAAAAAAACTTAAGGAAATTGCAACTAAATATAAATTAGCATACGTGGAGGATTGATATGGCAAAAACTTATTATTACGCAATAGTAAATAAAAACGGTAATTTAGTTATTCTTGAAGGTAACTTACCAATCTATTGGAACAAGCAAGTTGCAATCAGAGAAAGAATCGAAAGATGTGGAGATTCTGACAGAATAGTTAAAATAAGAATATCAGACCTTGTAAAATTATTTGAATCAAACAAATTAGCACAAAATAATTAAAAAATTAGTTTTATGAAAAACATAAAATCATCACCAAATTTTAGACAAAATTATCAAGAACAATTATCAGAAAAATCAGAACTAAAAAGAGATGCTGAATTAGTTGAAGAATTAGTTAATAATAATCCTCTTGAACTTATAGAGATCGTGTCACAAGAAAGAAATACGATATTTTTCATGGTAAATGATAATTTATCTCAACCAATATTGAAACTTTGCGAAAATGGTGATATTTTTGTCAAAGGAAAACTTGCAGAGAATGATAAACAAGTTACGGATGCAATGAGAGAATTTCTCAGAAGTCAGGGATTTATAATTGATCATTATCCTGATGAAAAAAGTGGTTATCCTTCAAGACGTAACGCAGATTTACCGTAAATGAAACAATATCCTGAAATAAATTACTATGGTGATTATTGGGGTCTGCCTGTAATTGCATTCGAAAAACTCGATGGTAGCAACATGCGTTTCGAATACAGTCATAAAAGAGGCTTCTATAAATTCGGCACAAGAGGTATGATGATTGATAGATCATCAACTCCCTTTGGCTTTGCCATTAATTTATTTCTTGAGAAATATAATGAGTCTCTTTGCAAAATATTTAAAACTAAAGATTATAGAAATTCATTAGCCTTTGTATGCTTCGCAGAACTTTATGGATTTAATTCAGAATTCGGACAGCATGAATTTGGCAAAGATGTGTTTGATATTACTTTATTCGATGTAAGTGAATATAAACATGGTCTAATATCTCCACGACAGTTTGTAAACGACTTTCAAGAAATTGGTATACCAAAGGTTATTTATGAGGGAAACCTTAACAGAGACTTCGTAAACAGGGTTAAAACAAATGAGTTTGGTTTGAAGGAAGGTGTGGTAGCAAAGGGCACAATTCCAAGAAAAAAATCTGGCGAAAATCTTTATTATTGCAAGATCAAAACAGATGGTTGGTTTGAACGTTTAAGAGCAAGAAGACCAGATTTATATAGTACTGAATCTAAACAATTACTTCACGATACAAAACAACAATAAAACAATATAAATAACATTAAAAAATTTATTATGAAAACAAAGGTTAAAGCAATTTTTAAAGGTTCTGATGGTTCGTTGGGTTATATAGCAAATCACGAATATGAATTTATTGTTAAAGAAGATAATGATAAGTTCATTCATATTGAAAGTAAACCACATATCGATAAAAGTGGCAAAACATTTACTGGATGTGTATATGGTTCAATAATTGCATTTCTTAATAATTGGGATAATATAAGACGCATATGACAACAGCAGAAAAATTTAATAAAATTTACAGCAATGGCTGGTTTCAAATCTATAATACGCCACGACATATCGGTGGTGGTGAATGGGATGAAAGAATCCTATGGAAACATGTTGGTATGCCAAATCAGGAAACCATAAGAGAATGTGAATGGGAAGGCTTCAGAGATATTGATGATTGTCTTGACGATTGTCTTAAATATGTTGATACACTATTAAAAAAAGAATAATTATGGAAGTATGTTTTAGAATCAGAGAAACAAAAAACAGTGCTGGAGAAACTGTTTATAAACCAGAAAGAATATATATACATCCTAATCCTGTAAATATGATTGCTGGTCAGAAGCCAAAAGAAGAAAAATGGGTAAATATTACTTATGGATTTGGTTGTCCTTGGTATATGGACTTTGAAGCTGCAAAAAATAGAATCAAAGAATATGTGGAAGAACACAAAAAAGCAACAGAAAAATTCTTCATGATGGATGAGTTCAATTTTATTAGTAAAGATGAAGTATCTGAACAAGAACCAGTAGTATATAATCATGCCTTTACAGAAATTCATCAGATTCTCGCATATCTTAAAAGTAAAGGAGTTAGCGATCAATATCTTATACAGGGTTTGGAAAATTCTATCAAAGAAAGATATTATTTTGTTAAAGGTGGTAATGTATACTGTGGTTAATTAAAAAAGATTATTATGGCAGCAAGATATACAAAAAACATTCCAGATTCAGTATATTTTTATTCGGTAGGCAACGGTTGGTGGGCGGGTCCGTTCGTAAAACCACAACGTGGTCGAGATTGTGTTGAATATCGCCTTGAACTAATCAATAAACCAATTACATCTGGTAATTTCAGTCCTGAAATCAATGCTGCAATCATAGCACTTAATATAAAGGGTGAAAAATTAAAAAAGAAAATAGCTGAAATAGAAGATAAAAGACCCATGCTTACTCAGAAAGAACTTGACAGACTCACAAAATGGCTTCAATCTGATGAAGGCAGGAAAAAGATCAGGGAAAGTCAAGATAAGGCAGATGCTGTCTGCCGAATCATTGATAGCATGAATGAAATCGACCCAAAAATATTAACTGAACCTTATAATATATAATATCATATGAATGAAGCAAGAGAAATAAGAAGATTAGTTAAAATAAAATCTTTTATTAAATAGTTATGGAAGAAAAAAAGGAAGTTAAACCATTTCAAATTGATTTTAAGTGTCCAAAGTGTCCAATTGGTTATCTCAGACCAACAGGAATTGCAATAGGCGGAACTCCACTCAGATATCCTCATATTTGTAACAATCCTGAATGTGACTATAAAGAAATTATGAAAGGTAAAATATATCCACATGTAATATATGAACCGTTATTCAATAATATATATGAAAAAGATAATAATAATATTGAATACGTACATGGTAAAGACTATGTTGACAACAATGGACATTTATTTATTGGTACAAAAACTGAAAAATCAAGCAGCAAATAATGGAAAATATTGCAAATAAAGTAACAATTTATGGTGTTAAATCGGGAGAATCTTATCGCTATATCGGAAAATTAGGAAAAATAGCAAAAGATAATGTCTTCAATAACTCTGATGTTCATTACCAATATACAAATAACAAAATTAGAAACATTTTTACATGTGATATTGCTAATAATGATGTTAACGTATTGCCAATTAAAATTGTGTTAAATGATCAGTGGTATAACGAAAAACTGAAAGAAGTCCTTGCATATTATAATAAAAATCACCCCCTTGTAAATGCTCAATGGATGCTTGATGGTAAACGTGGTTATTGGGAAGGAAAAGAAAGAGATAAATTTACACTATCAAGATTATCAGAAAGTAAATTCAAAAAAGTTTATCAATATGATGATAAAGGGGACTTAGTTAAAATTTGGCGTTCTGGCAAAGCTGCTGCAACAATGATATTCAAAGATTATCAAATAATTAAAGGTGCTGGTACAACTGAACTATATAATGTTCTGGGAAGAACCATATTAAAAAATAAATTTTCTCATGGTTATTATTGGTTCTGGGAAGAAGACTTGAAAAAAATCTATACTCCAAATCCAATACCCCGTCATATTTATCTTTACGGAATTAATTTAGAACAACATAAAAAACGATCAATCATCAGAAAACATACTGTTGTTAAAAATATGCAAAAATATTGTGTACACCATCTTGATACAGAAGGACATGTATTTTATACTTACAAGAATACCAATCAGGCAGCATTTATGCTAAAAACAACTGTACATATAATACAAAAAATTTGTAGAGGTACTATAAAAAACAATTACTATATTCTTAAATACGGTAAAAAATCATTACAACCAGTTAATGAGAAATATCCAGATTATGTAATCGAACCATTAAGAAAGTCATAAAAGTAATAATAAATCATTTAATTACAATATTCAAATCTTTATTTTAACAGGTTAAAGTAGTATTTATTATAAACCTTTTATTATGAATCTTAATAAAATTATAAAAGAAGAATATATGAATATGAATGATATTATAGTCTGGCACGGAAGCACAAAAAAATTTGATCAGTTCGATATAAATATGGTAGGCACAGGAGATCAGAATAGTCTTGGTGGCTGGGGAATATATTTCTCTGACAACAAAGCTGTAAGTCAAAGATATTATCTCCCTTCTGGACAGCTTAAACAATATAAACTTCGTTCAGGTGATTATTTTGACTTTGATAATCCCGTTGAAGAAGGTGAAACAAGTAAAATGTTAAATGCTCTTCAAAGATTAAAAATTAATTCTAAAGACTTACAAGAATTTGAAGAAAATTATGTACATACTGATTACCCACCAACAAATAAAAATCTTTATGATTGGTTGGCATATATGCTAAAAAATGAAAAGAACGCCAGTTTATTTCTTGCCAAGTTAGGTTATATTGGAAATACTATGATAGATCGCTGGGAGAGAGAAGCCAGAAATTATGTTGTGTTCGACATAGATACTATAATGGGTGAAGTTGAACCTGACGAAGAAAATTTTAATGAACCAAATGAACAAGACTATTAAGGATATTATCAACGAAGAACTCGAAAACCTTACCCTTAATCCAAATGTTTCAAGAAGCAGTGGATTAAGCACTAAATTAGTTTATCTTAGTGTTGACAAATCATACGCTAATGCTTATGCAAATGGACAAACCAGTGCAGCGCATGTATATAAATTTCCGATAAATAATGGTGTGCTCTTTTATATATGTTTATCCGAAGATGCTGAACATTATGGTGGTGATGTCTGGATAAGTGGTTTTAAAAACGAAATAATATCCGATATAGAAAATTATTTGCAGGATAAAGAATATAGTATTAGCAATACTACACAATATTTTCTTGAATATACAAGATATAATCTTGATAATATGACTCCAGAAGATATTAATAACTTATTATTATATTTGAAAGCAGATAATTTATCGATGATTTCACCACTTGACTGGTCAGACTTACAAGAAAGTGAACAAGGATATAGCGAAGTATGTGTTAAAAAAATAACACCAGAAGAAATTATTAAAGTGGAAATTTATCAAAATGGTGAAATTATAAAAACTATAAAAGGAACATATGATCATGATTGTGAAATCCCGTTTTATCATGGCTCGCCACTTAGCTACTGGCAACACTTGTTAAAATAAAATAATAATATTACTTTTGTGAATTAAATAACATATATTATGTTTAATCTTTTTACAACATTATTAACAATTTTTGTATTTATTGGACTAATTGCAATAGTTTATTCTTTTCTTGGAATATTTATGTATGACAAAAAAAAGAGAATTATAGTAACTATTGTAATTGCTTTATTGGGATTATCAATTTATTTTTATGAGACTAATAAACATACTGTTTATATGAAAGAAGATGTACTATATATTAAACCAAAAGATAATACAAAATAGATTTATTTAAAAATTTTAATTTATTAGTTTTTAATATACTGAGTAAATTAGTTGAATATGTGAAATGATAAAAAATATTACTAAGACCTTCTGAGAGAATTTTACCAGTTTATTTAAGAACATCAGGATTTGTACTACTATATTCACCATTATTATCTTTTGCTGATTTTATCTGAGTAGAATTCCAAACTATGGCATCTAAGATATCACCATTATCAAGAGCATCAATAACACCATCATATTCACCATTACTTTTCTTTGCAATAAGAACAGCCTTATTTGTTTCAATATATGACCCGTCTTTTTGTTTTCCAGCATATAATGGATTTTGAATTGAAATATAAACACTGGTAATATTTCCATTATTTTGTTTTGCATAACGTCTTGCATCACCTTTTTGAGAAGTAAACCATGCTATTCCACGAAATTCATTGCCAACAGGAGTCATATATTCTTTTGGTTTTGAAGGATTAAACGAGCCACCATGATGCATAATTAATGGTTTGCCTGACTTATCCACTATTTTGGAATTACGAAACCACTTCCAGAAATTGTCGTTAAGAACTTCTTCACTTAATGCTGTTGTAAAGGTTTCGATCTCTTCGTTTATAATAACTTTTACGTTCATGAAGATAAATACTAAGAAAAAGAAAGGTCCGCAAATATTTGCGGACCTTTAAAAAATTATAGAAAAAATTTATGTAATATAATATTTATATAAGTTATTGTGTATCAGGATTTAATAATTATTTATCTAAAGTAAAAGGTGAGATAAAAAAATGATTTTGGTGAAAAGGGCAAGGTAAGTTTTTAGGACACAATAAATTTTTTTGGAAAAATTTATGATTCATAGCGAAGATAGTCGTGTAGCACCCCGCCCCTCCAAAGGGGGGGTCTGACAGGGGGGGTGCGAGGGGGGGATACGGTGGGGGGTGTGGGGGTTTGTGACAATGCCAGTCAGTAGGGTAAAGATTAGATAATATCAATTAATATATCTTTGCAGGTGTGCCAGTATACCAGAATATTAAATAGTCTTAAATAGCACAATAAACGTTTTTAAAGATATAGTATTTATGACAAATTTAATATTATGAAATTATATATCTATATTATTACACATCCAAAATTTGAGGATTGGATTAAATTAGGTAGAACAGTTAATTTAAAAAATAGATTAGATAGTTATAATACTGGTTGTCCATTAAGAAAATATAAGTATTCATATACAAAACAGTTAACACCTGAACAAGTATATAGTATTGAGTATCATTTTAAAATAAATATATATAATAATGGATTTGAATGGTTTAAATGTTCTGTACAGGAAGCAATATTATTAATTGAAAAAATAATTAACGAAAACATTGTTTATAAAAATGCTACTGAAAAAAATAAAGAATTAAGCAAGGCAAAAACAAAAAAGAAAAAAGAAAACACTATTTAAAATAGGTCAAATATAAAGGGTACATAATTGCACCCTTTATATAGCTTAACTATCTTTATAGTTTAGTACTCATCTGATTCGTCCTGAAAGTCTATAACAAAACCTAAAAAATGTTTTGCTCTTGTATATGCAACATAGACTAAATTTGTTTCTTGTTCAGCCATCCAGTCAACTCGCATAGCATGTTTTAAATAAAACTTATCTTTGCGGATTATATAAACGTTATCAGCCTCTAATCCTTTTGCTTTGTGTACAGTTGACAGGCATATACCAGACCTATCATTATCTTTAAAAATTGTATCAATACGATTCATAACTGCATCACTTGTTTTAAGGTTTTTTGCAATGACATTAATAGCATTAATTTTGTCCTGCATGTTTTTATATACGCTATTAGCTTGCGCATCTGCGAGCGTACAATGTGACTTATTCATAATTTTTTTTGCAACTTTGTCCAGATCATTAGCCAGTTTTAACATAACATCTGACATATTTCTGCGCTTCGTTGCTTTAATCATATTGATCAGGTTTGCGCCAATATCTCTACCTTTGACATAAGCCTTAATACCTTTGCCAATATAGTACATACAAAGTGCAACAAGTGGAGCAGTAACACGACATAAAACCATATCACCGTCTTTTATATCTTCGACTTTTGAATTGTCACATACAACCCCTTCGGGTGCGTTATCTCTTGCCTCAATTTGTGGTACAATTTCTTTTGCCAGATTAATAATATTAGTATCAGAACGGTAACAAACTGACAAAGGTAAATTAATTGTATTGGGTAAATTTTTAAGCATGTTAAAACTTTCAACGTCTGCACCTGCAAACCCGTAAATTGCCTGACGTGGGTCACCGACTGCAACAAATCTGCCAGACGGTTTTAAAGTCTTTAAAAACATTTCACGTTGTGCCGTATTTAAGTCCTGACATTCGTCTATAAAAACATAGTCAAATTGTGGCATATCCAATTTTTTGACGTTTGGAAAATAGATCATATCAGTAAAGTCAATTATACTAACTTCATTTTTGCCCCATGAAACTACATTCATTGCAATAGTACATTCATTATCCAGTACGTTAATACAATATTTTTCAGCAATGTTTTCAAGCATGGTAATACTATCACAAAGGTAAACACGTGCAAGGTCAACCAGTTTAATGATATTAGTTTTAAATTCGTATGTTTCTTCTTCAACCAGTTCAATAGTAGCCTTAAACATGCCAAATTTAATACCATCATTAATGTAAGCAGAATATTTGTTATTGTCAACTGTTATACCCCTGAAAGTATTTCTAATTGCAGACATGCCTAAACTGTGCAGGGTGCGAATTTCAACGTTTGGCATGTTACCGATTTTTATTTTCAATTCTTCAACTATTGCCTTATTGAAAGCAAGAAATAAAACTTTCATATAAATAGGAATAAGTTTCAATGCCTCAACAATAGTTGTACTTTTGCCTGAACCTGCAACAGCGTCAACAACTGCGTTACCTGAACCGTCTGTAATATGCTGATAAACAGCTTTCTGGTATTTACTCGGTGTGTGTGACATGGTATAAAAGATTAAGTTTAACAATCAATAACAGTACAAATATACAACGGATAAAATTACTGTGCAAATATTCGGACAAGTATTTTTAAATAAAAACGTTTTTATTTCTTATTGCCTGATTAGTTGCTGATATGCACAAAATAAAAAAGGGGCAAATTGCCCCTTAAATAATATTACATGTAAGGTTATTATTAAGCTATCTCAATACATGTGCCTGATACCTTAAGGTTATCAGCGTTCGCAAGTATGAAATTGCGGAATTTACCTGCCCTTAAGTCAAGATGTTTGGTAATTGCTTTTTTACCTAAAGTTTTCGGTGAACTGTTAACGGTTTCAAAAGTACCTTTGACCAAAACAGTTTTGTCAATTGCCATGCCAAAGATATGAATTGCCAGTGTTTCAGGGTGAAGTTTTACACCCGGTGCAAGGTTAATATATGCGTTTGTTTGTGCCTGACTTTGTGTGGTACGGTCTGACAGTTTTTCAGAAAGATTTTTTTCAGCAGAAATAAGCATTTCTGAAAGTGATGTTTTCAGTATATCAATTGCAATATTTGAAGACTTGCAAATATCTTTAAGGTCATTATCTGTGACAGACTTAAGACTTGCAAAGTCTTTTTTCTTAGCTTCCTGCACACTGATATTAACGTTTATTCTGTGGTTTGCAAGCTCGCCTGATTTTTCAGACAGGTAGTTATTAACTGCAATAATTTTCGCACCGTTAAGACCTTTGAATTTGTCAATAAATCTTTTAAATTCGCTCATTGTTTTATGTATTAATGGTTAATAATAAAATTGATTACCTGACAAATGTAATATAGATAAAATTACTGTGCAAATATTCAGTAAAGTATTTTTAATTAAAAACGTTATTTATAAAGATTCTAAACAAAGTTTTTTTATAGTTCTAAATCCTATTTTAAGTTTCCTCATTGCTTCTTTTAATGAATAATAAGTAATACCATTAATTACTATTTCACGTCTATTTTTAGCACTTAAAGCAATATTTTTATTCCAGTCAGTTGTATGCTTTTCGCCTAAGTGTGCCAATGATAAATTATGTTTTTCTTCCTCTGTCCATATACGCTGATAACATGGATTATTACTACCTTTGTTTTTTTCTTTTAACTTATTAATAACATCAGGTGTAAATGTGAAATATTCACCACCAGTTGTTGAATTGGTTAAGTCATTATTATCAGTAATATGTTTAATTTCATATTCTAATATTTCATCTTTATTTTGTGTTTGTAAAATAATCTTAAATATTGGTTTTTTATTATTGATTAGAAGTTTATTAATCCAATTATCTTTATGAGTTTTTAATTCCTTCGCATCTGTTAAATGTTCTTTATATCTTTGTTCAGGACGATAAGTAATACCAACATAACGTACAACGTTAGTATCGGGGTCAATCAGGTAATATAAATAATATGTTTTCATATACATAAATACATTAAAAAAAATAAAGCAATCACGGAGTCTACTCGGTGTCAGGTGTCGTGTGCCTGTTACCACTATGCGGATATGTTTTAATAACAGGTCAAAGATATGTATCATTTTTGACCTGTGCAAATATTTGAGTAACTATTTTTAATTAAAAACGTTATTTAGAATGAATATTGATTACGGTCAAAAGTGAAAATAATGTAACTAATATAGTTTTAATTAAAAACAATAGTTATCTTTGTCCTGTTGAATTGATTGTTAAACTTAATACCATATAGAGAATGAGAACAAAAGTAAACAAGTCGCAACTGATGAAAAAAGCATGGCAACTGTTTAAAAATCAGCCTGTTAAGACTGACGAAAAGTTTGCCGAATGTTTAAGGTCTGCATGGCAAATTGCCAAAACTGCACCCTCAATTGAAAGTCTGTATAAGGCTCATTATCAGGCTCTTTACAACTTCATATTTTTGAAGTTACACAACGTTGAAGTGTCACAAGAATTGACAAATGACGTGTTTATCAAAGCAAATCAGAACATGCACCTATATAATAGCGAAAAGTCGCAAATCAGTACTTGGCTACATAACATAGCTAAAAACTTGGTTATAGACTATTATCGTGCCGACAATTCAGACAAATATATAAACGTGTCAAATTTCAATGATGCGGAAACAGGCAAAGAGGTTTATCAATTTGTTGATAGTCAAACAACTGACAGTATAATGGACAATAAAGAACTGTTAGCGAATGTTCAAAAAGCAATGTCCAAACTCAAACCAAAATATCAGAAAGTCGCTGATTTATACTTCATTGCAGACAAACCTTACAATGAAATAGCTGAACTGTTGGAATTACCGCTTGGCAGTGTCAAAGGTATGGTAAACAGGATTAAAAGCATGTTAACAAGTCAGTCAGAACTACAATACCATTATCAGAACATGTAAGGGTATTGTACCCTTACATTTGCTTCTGTGCAATGTCCAAATTATAATGTCCATATATGCAACTTTCAATGTCCAAATTACGTATAACAGATATTAACCAATACCGCAAAGCAATGAATGAAATAGGTGAAAAAATAGACGTTAAAACTGCTTCATGCAGGGAAATCTACATGCCAGACTTAATGGCATTGCTTAAGAGTGATATATTTAAATTCTGGTCGTGGGGTTCACATGCGTTGACAATTGACAACAAACGTTGTACCCGCATGTTTAGAATGACTGTTTCAGGTCATCATCACAAAGGTCATGTTTACATATTCTTATCAGGTGCAGACCTGTTTGAAGTGTACCTGACAAGTAATCAGGGAACTATCAGGGACAAAACTGAGGAAGGTTTGTACTTTGATATGCTTGTTGACTGGATTGATACAAGGGTTGAAAAAATACCTGACTATGTACGATAATTATTAACCACTAAATACGCAAAGCAATGAACGAAATTAAAATTACAACTACTCATACATTCAGTAAGGAAGATATTTCTGACCTGATTGTAACAGCACTGGAAGGCGGAATAAACTACTGGTGCAGGAAGGCAAAGATCAAATTAGATACGGAAGGTAATTACTTCAATGTACCAAAGGAAGATCAGGACAAAGTTATCTATGCCAGTGATGCAATTAGTTACGGTGGCACGCTGATATTGTTCGATGCTGAAAGTACAGACAAATGGGAATTGAATCTGGAGAATGTACAGAAAGGTATTCAGATGCATTGTGAAAAGCGCAACATTGCACCCGCAGGATTGATGGACAACTATGATGCGGAAGATGCTGATTGTATTGTACAGTATGCAGTCTTCAATGAACTGACGTTCGGATAAGAGTTTTTAATTAAAAATAGAACCCTCTGGAAGTAACAAACCAGAGGGTTTTTTCGTATAATAGAATGTACCAAAACAGAATGTACTATGGCAAAGAAACAGTTTAAAATCGGTGAATGTGCAGTCGGTGGAATCATTGCAGTGGAAGTCACTGGCAAAGTTATCCAGATCAAAGCACTTGATTACTATTCTAAGAAAGAGGTTTCCAGTGGTTCAGCAATGTCCGATGAACGGAATGTACAGTGGAAGCTCGACAACTACCTGAATGATCTTACAACCAGTTATTACGCAGGTAAGATACTGGACTGGATTAAGACGAAAGTTAAATTTGATTACATATTCTAAAAACAGAATGTACTATGCTACAAAAAGTAAACATTAACGGCTTCATATATTTTGCAGACGTTAACAATCAGGTTCTCTATACTGACAGAGATAAAAAATCAGGTTCACCGTTTTCATTCTTAACAAAGAATGAGAATGTACAATTGCAGAATGAACTGAGATTTCCACGTAAAGAAAAGGAAGAAGAATTGTAACCTTTCAACAGCAATGTACGTATAAGAATTCTCTATATTCAATTAGTTTACAGGGGCGTTGTAGTTAACCAGACTACCGCCTCTTTTTCTTTGTAACCTTTTTAATTAAAACAACGTATAAGCATTGTACCAAATACCAAACGCAATGAAAATACATGAAGCAGGAAACAAATTAATGGCAGAGTTTATGGGTTATGTACAGAGTTCAGTACATAATGTATTTCTTCATTCAGCTAATCATGGGTTCAAAGGAACAAACGGTTATAAAGATGCTTTTATAAGAAAAGATCAGTACGATTTATTAACTGGATTTTATGAATCAGGTCAACAAATTGAGATTGATAAGTTCTATGAGAGTACCAGAAATGTACGTGGTGAATTTGTTAACTCTACTTTGCCGTACATATTCAACGGTGTGCATTTATTTCTTACAGCATGGAATAACAGAAGTACACAACTGGACTGGATGCCTTGCAAACTGAAATACCGTGAAGACTGGAATAAACTTATGGAAGTTGTTGAGAAGATTGAAAGTCTTGGTGGTAATATAACTATCAAAGGTAACACTTGTGAGGTTATATATAAATTTGGTGGTATTGGTAATAGTAGTACCTTTGAAAAGAAAATTGATGCAGTATGGAATGCATGTGTTGAATATATCATATACTATAATAAGTGTGTGAAAGCGTAACATTTTTAATTAAAAACTCGTATAAGAGTTGTAACCAATAACCACAAACACAATGGCAACAACAAAATATGGTTTACCAGAAATACCAAGTGAATTTATTGAACCTTATCTGGTTAAGTTTTTAGGCAATATGATACAGTATGTTGCTTGTGCCAGTACCGAAGAAGATATTAAAAAGAATCATTGTGGCTGGACTGTTGGTGAAGTCAGGCAATGGCTCAAAGGTATGGAAGTATTTGTCAGTGAGTTTTGTGGCATTCATTCCCGCTATGCAATAAATAATGAAATTAATAGGTGGGACAAAATGACTGATGAACAATTAAAAGAACTTTGCGATAAAGTTATTAATGAAGTTGGCGTTGAATAATGAAACCTTTTTAATTAAAAATACGTATAAGACCTGTAACCAATATTAAACGCAATGAGAAAATTAATCGTGGAGTACAAAAAAGACTTTAAACCTTCAAAAGATGTTATGAGGGTTGGTAATGCAGTGATCATGTTTACTCCTGCAATTACAGAAGACTACTGGATTATGCGCATAAAGCTATTCAGGAATCAGGCGTTGGTCGCCTTCCCAAAGTTCGGTTTGATAGGTGTAGGTTTTGCCAAAGAATCTGACTGGAATACAAACCTGCCTTATAACGTTTCAGCAGAGAAGTTATACAATCATATTGAGCGCAATAAGAAGTATGACCAGTTGACCAAAGAACGTTGCATAGAGGCTATTAAAATGCTTCAAGCTGCATGTAAGCAGTATGAGAAAGAAAAGGAAGAGAAAACTATCAACCTGAATATGAAAGAGGTTAACAACGTCATAATGGGTGCAATCAGCATGTCAGGTTTAAGGAGAGTAAGACAGATGCGTTATTCAAGAAACTAATAACCACAAAAATATGAAATCAATAATTGTAAAAAACATTATGATTCAGTTTGATAGCTTTGATCATGGAGCAGACAAACATACAGCACTTGCAACACTTGATCGAATTAATGAAGTACTGCAAGAGAGATTCCCTGACATATCACCGCAAATCTTTGTAAATGCAATTGATGACGATGATATTGAAATTGCTGATCAAAAATAACCTGCAATACATTTTTAATTAAAACCATGTAACCTTTACATGGTTTTTTTCGTATAAGACCTGTAACCAATACCAAACGCAAAATGAAACAATCACTTAAACTTTTAAAAGCAGGATTTGAGAGTTCATGCTCAACCACACCTGAATTTGCATCATTCTTCAGGACGTTCAAAAAAGAGTTCACCAAAGAATTACAAACAATTGGTGCAACTGAGATTGAGTTCAGCAGAGGTCATTTTCATCTGACAGGATTTTTCAGGGTTGATGGTCAGTTATGGTATTTCAGTTTATCTGACGTTCGGGGAATGGATTATGGTTTGGCTAATCACCCTGAGAGTTGCATGAATAAACTGTTATACAGAACTGCAAAGCATAACAAAGATTGGACAGGCGGAAGTAACAGGTATGCAGTCATTGAATCAGGCATGGCACAAAAGATGTGTTGGAGTTTTAAACTCATTGATTGAAAATAATAATTGGTTTTTAATTAAAAAGGTTGCAGGAATGTAACCTTTTTTTGTTTATCATCGTATAAGAGGTATAAGAAAGAGAGGCGGAGTAAAATTCGGGTGCAGTAATCCAACCCTACCTTTATGTCTGAGTTTAGAATGATTCTAAATTATAACGTTTTTAATTAAAAACTGTAACCTTTTTAATTAAGAGAACGTATAAGAGGTATAAACCAATTAAATTAAACGCAATGGCAAAAGTAAAAAGAGGACAGGTAATATGTGATATTGAAGATTTGATCTTCCCTGTCGAATTAATCGACAATCCAAGGCGTACAAACAGCGAATATAAGAAAGTCGTTGTTGGCACTCTTGTTGATGGTGAAATTGATTTGAACTACTGTTCAGCACGTTATGAACTTGTGCCTAACTCTGTTATCTTCCCGAACATTGAGAAGATATTAAAAGAGCATGGCATTGAATTTGAAGTGCAGTACTCGCACACGAACAACGCTCGTTTTTATGCCAATTATGTGATAACTGACAAACGTTACTCATATAAGATCAAAGGTACAAATGACGAAATTTGCCCTGTTCTGAGAGTTCAGCACTCTTACAATGGTCTGACCAAATACAGGATTATGTTTGGTTATTTCAGGGTGATCTGTTCAAATGGTCTGACTGTACCAGTACAGGAAATGAGTAAATACAACCTTGTTATCATTGGTAAGCATACCAGTTCAATCCTGTTGTCACTTAAGAAACTTGACATTATGCTGAGTACATTTTCAAATGAGGCAATTCAGATAACATCTGAGATAACAGCCAAATATGAAATGCTTGTTGATCGCAAAGTTACCAATGTTAAACTGAGAGTTGAGCAGGTTCTGAAACAGAACAAAGTCAACATGACTGACAACAAAAATTTCAACACTGTTGAAAACATTGCAAGCAGGATAATGAGGGAAGTCAATGACCCGACACTCGGTTACAATGGCAGAGTAAATGACTGGCTTGTATACAACGGAATTAACCAGTATCTTGGTGATGATAACCTGAATATCGCTGCACCTGAAAAGAGAATGGAAACCGATAGTAAGATACTTGAGTACATGCTGAAAAATGCAGCATAATCAATGTACAGAATAATAAAAAGGGGTGAAATTTCACCCCTTTTTTTATAACCTTTTTAATTAAAAGATCGTATAATAGTTATTAACCACTAACTTTAAAGCAATGAATCTTTTCGGTAGCAAACAGACCAAAGGTTTACAGACATTCGAAGAAGTAAGAAACTATCTGAATAACATTGATAGCATTAATCGTGGTGGCTGTGGTATATCAGCTTTATCAATGTACAGGTGGCTTAAAAAACACGGTCAGACCACAGAGCATACAGCGTTCTATTTTCTTGACAATGATTCAAGCAATCATGAGAACAATCAGGAATACTTCACCAATAAGGAAGTAGTATTAAGGGCAAGTTCTCATATAGTATTGCTTCACAATGATCAAACAATTGATTCCACTGGCTTTCATTCAATCAATGATTATGACTATAATTTTCTTGAAAAGAGTGAAGAGTATTTACTCGCAATGATCAATAATGTATGGACGTGGAATTATAAGTTTGAAAGGAAAGCGCACGTTAAGAATATAGCCAAAACTCTTGGCATTAATTTGACAGATGTACAAATAACTCATGCTTGGTGAAACCATTTTAATTAAAAACTCGTATAAGAGATATTAACCAATACATATACCAAATGAAATCAGAAATTACTGTAAGAACGCAAGGCATTAAAGGTGGCGATGCCAAATTTACCAATGTAGGCTGTACCACAGTCTATGCCACAGACAAAGGACAAACCAGAAATGATCTGGTTATTGATCTGGACAGCTTCACTGGTTCTGGAAGAGATTACCAGAGAAGAGAAAATACTCTCATTAATATCACCTTTGAGGGTCAACCCGCTTTTAATGGCACTATTCAACAATTGGTTGCCAAGCTCAATCCAAATGCTTTTTATAGCGGTAAAGCATTAAAGATTAAACGTATCAAAGACATTATTGCCACATGGGGAAATGTTACTGATATGGAACTCGGACTTGATCATTCACCTTGTATTAATTCAATAGGTGAAAATGTTTGTCAGTTGGTTGAAGAATTTAATGCTGATTGTGTTACAGCAGTCACCTATGATGACGACATTGAACTGGACAGAGACGACATTAACTATGAAGACCTGTCAGATGATCTTATAGACGAAATTGCAGACATCATTGATGACTATGAAACTGATATGTTAAAAACTGAAAGTCGTTCTCAGGACTAAGTTTTAATTAAAAACGAATGTACAAACCCTGTAAGTTTACAGGGTTTTTTTATTACCAATTATCGGCAGCAAAACGATTTTTGCGCAAATTACACTATGTTAATTTGTCCCAAAAATAATCTAAAATAGGGACATTTTTGTAACCTTTTTATTTAAAAATACGTATAAGAACTATAAACATCATATCTTAATCAAAAATTAAGAATTGTAATCCAATCCTGCCTTATACTCTGAGTTTAGAATGATTCTAAATTATGCAACTATTGGCTGCACAATTATAAATAAATGATTTTATTTAAAGATATGTGGAACTATTATATTACTTTTATCGTATAAGAGACGTAACCAATTAAACCACAGCAAATGAAATTTACAACAATTGTAAATGCACGGAAACAAACTGGCTTATCATATTTAGGTGGAGTTAGTACTTCATCAAAGATAATGCACAGCCAAAAATACAGTCATCAATATACTTATGCCATTTACCTTGCACCTTCAAAACAATCAGGTTATAATGTTTGTTCACATTCCACGCCTGAATGTCGTATGGGTTGCTTAAACACTTCAGGACGTGCAGGTATGGAAATTATTTGTGGCAAATCAAAAACATTGGATTGTCGCAATAAGAAAGTAAGACTATTTTTTGAAGAAAATGAATTTTTCATGAATTGGATGATTGCTGAAATAAAAATGTATCAAAGGAGAGCTGAAAAAAACGGTTTTTTCTTTTCAGTCAGGCTCAATGCAACCAGTGATATTGATTGGACAAATGTATTTTTAAATAATCTTAACATATTTGAAATATTTCCAGATGTAAGTTTTTATGATTATACCAAAAATCATAATAAGTTTGAAAACAAACCAGAAAATTATCATTTAACCTATTCATATACAGGCAGAAATATTGAGTTATGTAAAGTATTACTTCAGAAAGGTTTTAATATTGCGGTTGTATTTAATGTAAAGCATGAAATAAACCTACCTAAATACTTTATGAATCATACAGTTATCAATGGTGACTTAACAGATTATCGTATTGATGATGCCAAAGGTATTATTGTAGGTTTAAAATGGAAACGCATTGCAAACAGAATAGCTGAAAAGAAAGTATTAAACAGTTGTTTTGTTATTCAACCTGATAATGTACTTTGTGAATATGAAACAAGCAATGTACAGGAAGAAGCTGTTTTGGTTTGATTGATTAATTGCCCTGTATGTAACTATTACAGGGCAATTTTCGTATAAGCAATGTACAAGTATTAACCATAACTAATAATAAAAATACTATGAGCGACTTAACAAGACAAAAACAGGAAAAAGAGTTAATTAAAAAATGGGAAGCTGATATTGCCCCAAAACTCGTTGGCAGAAAAATTACTGGATGTAAATACATGACTGAAAAAGAAATGGAAGGTCTTGGTTGGTATAGCAAAGCACTTGTTATAACCTTAGAGGGTAATGTTAAATTGTTTGCTTCAGCAGATGATGAAGGTAATGGCGCAGGTGCATTGTTCACCAATATCAGAGGACTTGAAACAATACCAGTAATATAATGCGGTGAATACAATGGCTAATCTCATTAAATTGTGCGGTGATTAGCCATAATGTAACTTAATTTATTCAATGTACGTATAATGCAATGTACAAATAACCATAAAAATGAAAAGAAATAATAAATGTACTAACGGATTAAAGATTCCCACTGGCTTAAAAGATAGCACAGGGAATGTACTAAATGAGGGTGACAAAGTTGCACCTTTCACTTATAATGAAATTCAAAAATTCAAAGCTGAATGGAAACAAACTCATACAGAACTTTGTGATGCTATGGGTTTCAGCAGAAAGCATAATGAATCAGATGAACTTCTGGTTGGTGATTACTTCTGGATTGAAGCTGATAAAAAATGGTATCCAAAAACTCTCTCATTGTACACAAAAAGGGAACAAGCAATTGCAGACTGTTTAAGAAATAATGAATAACCAATGTACAAGTAACCACTTTAAATAAAAACATTATGAAGACAACAGACTTAATTAAGAAAATTGATTTCACCACACTGAGAACTCAGAAAGGTACTTTAATTAAAATCATTGATGACCTTGAAAAAACAGGTCTGCACCCTGATCAGGAAATGGATTTAACTGGTATACTCAACCTGATTGATGGATTACAGGACTATGCCGTTGATGTCATGGGTATGAATCCTATTACAGTATATGACTTCGAATTGGAAGAAGGAAGAACAGATGTACAAAAAGTAAAAACAGTTATTCTCTGTGCAACCTGTAACGGTGATAACGTTTTAATTAAAACCAATAAGAAAGGTCTTTGTTGTGATTGTACAGGTGAACATAATATATACCAGACTAAACTTAAAGCTGATGCAAAAATCATTGGCTTTCAGGTTGTGGGTACAGCAGGGACTAATAAAGAAGGTCAAATACATCCAGACATGTTAAGCAGTTCTGCATTGTACAGCTTAAATCAGGCACGAAAGATGATTAAGAACAGAGAGACAGAAAACTGGAGCTTGCTTGCAATCTGGACAGGTGACATTGAAGAACCAACAATAATGTTTAAAGGTAAACTAAGAACATTTAAGAAATAAAAATATTGTACAGTAATGTATGATTGGTGGCGTGCCAAAACTCTCTTTGAGTATTTATACTTAAAGAGAGTTTTTAATATGAATATTATGAATCAGAATGTACTAAATGACTTTACTAAGGTTTTAATTAAAAACAAATATAAAAATAAGATACAAGAATTAAAATTAGAGTATTGTACAAATGAACAAGATAATTATATAACTCTTAATGTAATTCGTATCAAAACCTCACAACAAAATAAAGGATATGGCTCGATGATAATGAATGATATTATACAACTTGCTGATACTTATAATGTTAAAATCAAACTCTTTGCAACTAATCTTTGGGGTGCTGATTTAAAACGATTGTACAGGTTTTATGAGAAACAAGGGTTTGTACGAATTAAGAATAAATTTGATATTGGTAAACTAATATACTTTCCAAAAAATAAATTAATTGTTGTTAATGTCCAAAATAAATAATTATATTTGTAACCATAATGTACTAATGTACGTATAAGCTAATGTACGATAAGTACAGAGTTCTTTAAAATGGAGTTGTTCGCAGAATTGTTTTTAAATTGAAAACAACGGTGCTGCAAATTGTCTGAGACGGTAATACCAATGTACAGCAATCTTGTTGAATAACAAGCATGTAGGTTCGAATCCCACCAACTCCACGAAAAACCCAACCGAAAGCCTGTGGCTTCGTTAATCACGTTGGTAAGTTGTCTTGAAAGTACAAATTCTTTTCGAGTTTTTCGACCCGTAGTTTACTACATGCTAAGAAAGTATAGAATCGAAGGCGTACCAGAGAGAAACCTAAACCCAACTGATCGAGTTCAGCGCAGGTGTGCAAACGTCCCTAAATGCCCTTAATTGGATGATATGTGGGATTAACGGAACTGGTTACTGAGGACGGTGATTGACTAACCGATTGCAAGTCGCTCTTGCAAGTCAACTTCAGTAGAGATACCCTGACATAGAGCAGCCTAATTGGAGTGCGTGTCGGGGTTTCTTATTTAAAACCATTTTGTTTCCATAATGCACTATTTTTAATTAAAAACAGAAATAGAATATTTTAGCTCTGCAGTGTAACTTTTACTGCAATATGCTCGTATAAGAGCACATAACTAATAACCACAATACAATGAAAAACGAAAGAACTACTTGGACATCTCCCAGAACAAACATAATAGCAGCAGCTAATGATTTACGTGGTTGCCTTGCTTCTGGACATAAAGCCAGATTAATCAGAATATTCAACGAAGATTGCATGCATCCTATCCTGCTGGATAAAGACGAACTATCAAAAGACTTCAGAGAATATGAATTCTCTATAGGTACTCTAAGAACCAAAGAAGAGATAAAGAATGATAATTCAATGTCAGAATTCGAAAAGACTCTTAGCTTAGAATACCATGCATGTTTCGGTAATGCTGACGCAGTTGATAAGTATTATCAGACAGGTGAATTATCCAAAGGCAATTTCTTTGGCATGGGCAAATCCCATCTGGTTAAAGTTTCTAATATGATTGAATATCTTCAGAGATCAAATGACCCCAAAGATAAAGAGTATGCAAAACTCTGGTATCATTACACAGACCAGACAGATGAAAGACATTTTTATGATACTTTCAGGTTGAAGTCTGCACAGTACAGAACTCCCAGACAATTCAAACATAAACTCTGGGCAGTTGAAATGCTTGATAAGGATACCAAAGCATTAAAACAACCAAAGGTAATATCTATCTTGCTCTTTTTAATTAAAACCATTGTCTACCCCCTGAAGTATGTCCCTTCCAAAAGAGTTATGGATATGAAAGAATATAAGGTCGTCACCTATCGTGTAGGTGCAGTTACAAATGGTTGTTCAGTAGACATTCATATACCAAAGAAATTTGGCTTTAAATCAGTTTAATTAAAACCCTATAATAAGATATTATTTCTGGCTCAGTTCTATGAGCATTGTTTCATGTTTTTATTAGTTGGTTACATTTGCTGTCGGGATTGTGGTTAGTCCCGACAGTTTTTTTGTTTAAGGTCCGCAAATATTTGCGGACCTTTCAAACATATATAAATATTTTTGTAATATTCGTAACCTTTTAATGTACATTTGCGTATAAGGACTATGAAAAGATAACGAGACATATAGTCCAATAGTTATAACAGCCACTCCACGACTGAAATCAAGTAGACTCCAATATATTTTAATGTATAATCTTAGAACAATTCTAAATAACGCACTAATGTACGTCTGTTGTTAAATTATTTAATATACGTTTATCATTGTACGTTCAGAGATTGTCCAACATAGACACGAGCATGGACAGAGTGTCCATGTTAATGTCCATGCTCTAAAATTTATTATTGTCCATGCTGACGATTGTACGCAATAGGATTGTACGCAAAGAATATTTGTACGGGTACTTGTACCTCTGAAAATTAAATTCTTTTACAAGTGTATTATTCTACCCCATTTGTACCCGTACATGTACCCTTAATAATTCAAAAATCTTATTAGGTGAGTACTTTTTATAAAATTTTATAAAATCGTTTTTGCTAAAAAAATTCGAGAGTGTCGAAGCGATGCGCAGGGGCAGACTTTACCCCCACTTTTACCCACAAATCTCCACTTTAGAACATCTTAATATTCTGAATATATTTTGTTCAGGGTATAACTACCTGATTATCAGTGATAGCAAAATGATATCAAAACAGTACAAAAATGACATTACAATATAGTTATGAGTACAGTAAAAGGCAGTTATAGTACATATAAACACTGACTATATTTATTATTGTTTTATTACATTATCATCAGTCAGAAACAAACAAAATTGTTTACACAGAATTGTTACTATATTACTATATGTGATAGCATATAATATGATTTTTCGTAACCTTTTTATATTCATTTACGTATAAGACATAACCAATTAAATTTTTTACAATGAAAAAATTATTATTTCCATTATTTCTTTTATTATTCATTTTAATGAATTGTAAAAAACCTCTTGAACCTGTTTATTGTTTTGATTGTCAAACATTAAAAGTTAGACAATATGTATATTCTTTGAATGATACCATTATTTTAGTTAAAGTAGAAACTAAATCTAATTATCAATCGAAAAAATATTTAATTTGTGATAAAACTGAAGAAGAAATCACAATGATAGAAAATGACAGCATAAAAACTGAATTAATTTATAATAATAATAAGAATGAATGCATTTTATGGAGACATGAATTACATTGCGAAAAACAATAATTACATATTATAACAGATTGTTGTAAAATGCTTGAATTATTTTAACATAATTTTTCGTAACCTTTTTATATTCATTTACGTATAAGAACACTGACGAGAAAGAAATTAAATAAAGAAAGAGAAATAGCTATGAGTAGAAATAGTGAATCACAAATATATAACTTATCATTTCAGACTGACTTAAATGAATCAATGAGAGTAAAGATAGAGGCACGTTCTTATAAGTCTGCTGTGAAAAAACTAATAAAAGAATATCCGAGTGCTTTTGATATTGATTAAATTGATTAATAAGTTTTATTTAAAACCAAATAGTAGTAACTTAACAAATAGTCATTATGTATTACGAAATAAATGTTGCAAAGAAAGTGAAAAGAATTAATATACCAGAAAGGTATGAGCATTATTTCGCCACTGCACCGAGAAGTATTACTTTCCATTCAGAGGCTGTAAGTCTGCTTAAAGAGTTTATTAAGTTGTTTCCTGCGCCTGAATACGAAATAAGTGTTCATGAATATCCTGAACAATTCACCAGTTATTCACCAGAAGAATTTCTGAAAGAATTTGAGAATAAATAGTTTTAATTAAAAACATTTAAAAGAATTATAATATGAAAATCACAATAAAAATTCAACCTATGATATTAACTGCCACAAGTAAGAAAGAGGCAATTAGTAAAGTTAATGCTTATGGCGTTTTGACATTTTCCAATTATGGCAGGTATCTTAATGGTTATAGTGAGAGAAAGAATGATATTGCCATTGTTGCAAACTATCAGGTACAGAACAGAAAGACCAAACAGGTCAAGAATCTTAAGACTGGTAAAACCAAATCAATCATTTTACGTGAGAAACTTTGGACTGTCAGAGTATATAGAATACCTATTGAGTTATTAAAAATTGGTAATCTGGTTGTGTTACAACGTCACAGGTATTTTGAGATTGTATCAAAAAAGAACAAATAATAATGTACTAATTTTAATTAAAACGATATGAGTAATAAGAAAAACTATTTGTCCGAACCAAAAATGACTGATAAAGATTCATGGTGGACAGGGAAAAACAGGATAATGACCTTTGCAAGTTTGAATGAGGCTCATACATACTGGCAAAGAATAAACAGTGGTGCAATACCTACTCCTGATAATATCAAGGACAAGGTTGATGAATTTGAACAGCGTTGTAAGAATATTGAGCAGATAATTAAAGAAGATACTGCAAAAATGCTTAATCATGACAAATTAATTGATGACATTAGAATACTAATGTCCAAAAAACTGGCATTGAATTGGGTACTTGGTGAAACTACATTTTTGTAATGTACAGTTTTTAATTAAAACGATATGAAAGCAAATAAGAAAGGTAAAATATTGATCAGGTACAGGGAGATTGACAGAGAAAAATATCCTCACTTGCCTTATGAGCATGATCAGAAAATGGCTTACACAAAGAAGAATCTTCAAGAGATTATTGAAACTATATTGTCCAACAGTCATACCATTATGATCAGACCTTATACTGTATTGGGTTTGACAACTGACACAGATCATTTGACTGTTTATATTGGCACAGGGAGAATGACATAATATACTAATTTTAATTAAAACGATAATGTCCATAAAGAAACGTTTGAGAAAGATTGAGATAAGACTGGAAATATTTGCGTTGAATGTTTTTATGGGTATAGTTGCCACAAAAATTTATGTACTGATTTTCATATATAGAGTTAAGAACCTTTTTAAAGATGAAATGTAACTTATCATTGTCCGATTACGTATAAATGATATTATGGATAAGCTAAGTAGAAATCAGATTAACATCCTTTTCGGTGAGAAACTTGACAGCACGATTTTCACATGGCTAAATTATTGTGGGACAAGAGGGGTTAGTGTCATTCATATATTTAATAATGATAATGGTTTATTCAATGTCCGTTTTGATTGCAGGGGTTGGTGTTTTTCTGATAGTTTGCTTAGTGGTTTTAGTAAGTCTTCTGGCATAGCTGTAATGCTTTGGGATAATGAAAAACTTGAAGATGTTTGGTGTCATATATCGGATGAATTTCAGATTACATTATTCAGAGGATTTAATTTAAGAACAGGTAAATAATAATTTTAATTAAAACAATTGTAAAATGAATATATATGAAAGAATAGCGAAAATTGTATTAGGACTATCAGCAATATTCTTTGGAGTAAGGCTGATGTATTATTTGGTTCATTACAATAAAATAATGGATATACCAGAAGGTTTATCTTTTGTTGGATTTATGTCAATGTGTATGTTGCTCTTATTGGGTGTATTTTTAATTCTTTGGGCATTTGAAGATAAATTAAATAAGTAATTTTAATTAAAACTATATATTATGAAAAAAATTGGATTTATTGTAAAGACTGATGCATACGCAGGTAATTTCGAAAGAGAAATGTGTGCATATATGACAGGGCAGATTGGTGAGTGTGAGGTTGGTAAAAGTTATGTTGATCAGGAAGAAAAATCTTTACTGGATAAGTTGTTTCATAATATTCTTTCTTTACCTGATGATAATGGTTGTTACAGACCTGTATCTATATTGTCGGGCGATACGTATTTCGATTTAAAAATGCCACAGAATGAAAAATCTAATTCTCTGGTGATTTATTTCGATGATCAACTGACAGAGGTACAAATTGAAGAGTTGAAGAAACGAGCATATGAATTTCCACAGGTATGGGAAGATAATCGTCATGTATATGTGAAGCACTCCAGATTGGTTAAGGTTCTTGGCTTCATGATTGTTGAAAATGAAACAACTTCAAAAATAATTATCCTATAATTTGTAACCTTTTATATTCATTTACGTATAAGCATATAGAAAACGTTCTTTGCAAACAATAGTCAATTGTAAATTCTACATTCTGCTTGAAAGGTAGGCTATTACTTGGTCAGAGAAACATGGGAACAAAAAGTACCTGATCTAAGATGCCGAGATATAAAGTATAGAATGTAAGGTGTAGATTCAGACCAGATAGATGCACCCCAAAGAGAGCAAGATACCTGCTATGGTTAGGTAGGAAAAGACTATTTTTAATTAATATCGGTGGGTAGCTTAAGGCAGAAAGCGTGATGTTATTAGAACACTGCTAATCATCAGGAATATTTTAACAGCAAGATTAAGGGTTCGATTCCCGACCACTGGCAAAATGCCAACCGTTCTCTGGTGATGTAATATCATAAGGGTTGAACAACATTAATGTAGAGTAGCACTCCGATCAGGAGAAGCCAGATTAACGAACTGGATGTTGTAGTGATACCTTTAACGGCTCTGGTTACTTGGTGGGCGTTCATCCGTCCTTGATGAACTGAGTAGGGAAGTCCCTGTTATCTCCTGCAACTGCACAACGTACAGATACAAGAAGAGATTGCGGGGACTTCTCCATTTGTAACCTTTCATTATCAATTTACGTATAAGAGATATGTTTAACTAATAATAGATAACATGAAAAATTTAATTAAGTATTGGGTACAATTAGTCTTATTGGTTGGTGCAATCATCATATTTGGTTGGGTAATACCAGATCAATATTTACAAATGAAGATTAAAGATTCTGCTATGCGAAACATTTCAAACAATGGTTTGATTTTCAAAGGTGATACAATAACTGTTAGCAACATTTCAACTGTTATGTTATTACCCGAAGACAGGGACAGCTTGAAAGTAATGTTTAACAGGGCAGATAAATTAAGTGAATACATATACAAAAACAGGTATAGAATTGGTGAATTTGAAAAAGTGCTTGGCACATTACGTAAGGGTAGTATAGTAGTAAGATACCGTTACAGCATGTTCAATATGGTTACATTAATCTTTGAAGATTCCAGTAGATTTGTTTTTTGGGGTTCAATTAGTATAATTTATAATGAGGATGCTGATAAATTTATCTATATTTTGACTAAGTACAAAAAGTATCAGGATGAAGCATATAAAGCAAAAAAGAAAGAAATAGCCAAAACAAACAAGATAAAGAATAAACTGAAAAGTATTTAAGTTCTCTAATAAATTCGTATTATTAATTAGTAAATATTAGTAAATATTAGTAATCCTTGTTAATTAAAATAATATTCACTACATTTGTTCAAAATAATATTATATAATTTAAATCAATTATGGATGAATTAAAATCGGGTGATGTTGTTGTACTTAACTCTGGCAGTCCTGATATGACAGTCGGGAGTAGGAGTGTGACTGACGCATGCGTTTATTGTCTGTGGTTTGAAGGAGCATTTTTACGTACTGCTGAATTTCCTTTGGCAACGTTAAAGAAAGCACCAACAAAAGATAAGACACAAGCAGACGGATAATAATTCTGTTGCGAAAAATAAAAATGTCGTTCTGTTGAATAACATTTTTGCCCTGTGCCTTCGATGAACCTGAGTAAGTGAAGAAGGACAGGGATTTTTGTAACCTTTACAGGGTTTTTTTCGTATAAGAAGTAGTTAATTGAAATATTTTTATTATTAATCTTACAAACAAAAGCTATGTCTACGTTTAAAAGATGTCCAGTAGTTCTATTAGATCAACAGAGAGAAACCTGTGTAGGTTTAATCCAATGTATAAAAGATTGGAAAAGTTTCATACTTCCCAAAGAAGATTTTAAATTTGTCGGTGAATTATCATTTGGTAAAAACATATCTGATGGTGTTTTTGAGTTTTGGAAACCGATGGCTATATATATTCTCAGCAACGACAAAAAGGATATTCATGATGGTGATTGGGTTTATTTTGATAGTAGCATGAATGAAAGTGGTTACAAAGGTTCTGGTATCTGGAAATATTTTAAATCATCATGTCCTACGCCTTATTCGGGCAATATAAAATATTGCAAGAAAATAATTGCAACTACAGATGAAACACTTAATTTGCCCTGTCCGTCAAAGTCTTTTGTGATGAAGTATATCACAGAATTTAACAAAGGTAATGTTATTACTCATGTTCTGGTTGCTTATGAATATTTTGATGCTTCAACAGATTATTACGATAATGGTTGTGGAGACGAAAAATTAAAATTAAGACTTATAGTATCTAATTATGATAATACTATTACAATTCGTAGTATAAAAAATAATTACACTGAGGCTGAACTTATTAATGCGTTGATTGACTTTGCTAAAAATATTGATACTGTCGATAAACAAATACATCCTGAGAAGTATATTAAAGCATGGATTGAAGAAAATCTGATTTATCCTTTTTAATTAAAAATATTTGTGTAACTTTTGCAGAATAATTAACGTATAAGTGATATGAAAGATTTAATTGAAGATATAAACGCATTGCCAGTTACTTACAAAGCTGAGAATACTTGGGTTAATAAAAGGCTTGTGCCTGTAAGTATTAAACTGGTTGAACTGGATAAGGTTATTGAATTACTGAAACATAATCCAGTAAATGACTTCATAAGGGATATCATAACTGATCTGGAAAATCTTTCAAATGATTATCGTGCAACAAGTGATGGCAGTAAAACTGAATATGTTATTGACAAAGCTGATCTTGACGCATATATTCAGCAACTTAAAGACAGAATATTATAATATCAAATAATACTATTATGAAAGCATACTACACAAACGCAGACAATTTTACAACCTTAGTTGGTGAGAGAGTTTTACTTCACCAGAAGAACGGTGGCTGTTATGCAGGTAAACTTGTGAGAGAACACAAGCATTTATACGATAAGAAATACATGGATAGTATTGTATTTGTTGGTTTTTGTCCTTTTCATCTTGATCTGGAAAACAACAATCCGCATAATTTCAGACAGCAATTTGAAAACGCTTACACTGATGCAGATGCTCTAAATTACAAAACAGCAGGGTATATTGCTGATGAAAACGGTGAAAATAATGATAATAATAATTTCATTATTGAATACAATGATAATCTTAAACTTTGGGATATTATTCTCAAAGAAAATAAAGAAAATTTTGAGCCAGAGAAGGCAAGAATGAAAAAAGAATTTAATGAAAGGTTTGAGTTACGAGAGATAAGATAATAAGATTAAATGATATTATTATGAAAACAGATTTAACAACAGAAGCTAATTTATATACTGGTTATTTCGCAAATGAAAAAACCTTTACTCAGGTTCATATTGTTAAAGACAATAAACCTATATGTGGAGCGAATATCGGAGCAGATAAAAAATTTCAACTTAATGCTCATGGTGTTTTCAAGAGTTATCTTGAATGTGAGCATTGCAGAAAGAAAATTGCAAAGATTATGAAAAAAATACTTAATCCAGACATCAAATTAGAAGCAGGAACTATTGTAAAACTCAAAAGAAAACCTACAAATGAAAATAATGCAACTGTTGTTTTCAGAGGTATAAAATCAGTTGATTATAAAAAGAAAATAATTAGTTGTGATGATAATATTGATTATAAATTCAAAGATATTATTTCGAAATAGTTTTATTTAAAAATATATATTATGAAAACTAATATTGAAAATAAAAAATTTATAACAGAAGTAGTTTCAAAAAATATTACATTTCCTTATTATGGTTGGTGGTCACATAAAAAAGAAGAGATTATCAAAATGTATCCTGAATATTATGAACACGACAAATCATTATTAAAACGTATTGTGGTTGTGAATATCAAAATGGGTTGGAACACTGATACAGAAATCAGAAAGGATTTTATCACTGTATCAAATAATGTGATTAGTTCAGAGATACAAACATATCTCAGGGATTATGCAGATCAGGCAACAGAAGCTGAATTTCTTGAATTTCGTAATAAGGCAATAATAGATTTAATATAATTATTTGGTGTTGGTGAGTATCAGATAATGAAATAATACTTATCTTTACATATTAAAATTTAAATGATAAGATTTTAATTAAAACTATACATTATGAATTCAATGAACGAATTACCAATGAATATGACAAGAGTATTTGTTTTATTTTATCAGACCAATGTTTTTGAATTTGCTGATTTTAAAGATGGATTATTTCAAATTGGTGAATATTGGTATCAGCCTTCTGATTTTAAAGGATGGTTATCAATTAAAGATTTAAAAACTGTACTTGAAGTTTTTTAGTTAAACATTTTAATAATGTCTTGTGTTTAATAAAATTATGTGTTATTTTTGTAAAAAATAAATTTTATTTAAATCATAATGTATGAAAAATTTTAATGAATTAAAAGAAAAAATAAAAAAAGAAGAAGAAAAAATAAAAGACAAAACATTTGCCCTTACACAAAAAGAAATAATAATAAATCAAGCACAAATATATAGTGACGTTAATTGTATTCTTATATTATTAGAAAAAATGGCAAAACAATTAAATATTGAAATAAAAGATGATGATGGCAATATTATTTCAATTGATGATTATTGTGATTTAATAAAAAAAGATATGTTTTATACATTTTGGGAATGTCATGAAAAATAAATAAATTCTAATTTATTTATTAAATCCTGTAACATTTACAGGATTTTTTCGTATAATACCTAATTACAAATGCTAATATTTTTAATTAAAAACACATATTATGCAAACATTTATAGAATCTTTTGAATTACAGGTTGATGAAAAAACAAACGGTGCAGTTATTCGCATTAATGATATCAGAGGTTGCAGGATAAGAATCTGTGGAATACCTAAAGAACTTGTATTTGATGAAAAGGGAGAAGTAAGATCATTCATTGATATTACATATCCAAAGCAATTGAATGCTTATGAACGTACAGCAAAAGCAATTGAATTGATGACAGATATTGCTGTAAAATCTAAATCTGCAATAATTACAATTGCACAGAAGAATCCAAAGAAATCAAAGAAAAAGTAACTTTATCTGGTTGTTTTACGTATAAGTATTATAATCAATAAACAATAACAACATGGGATGTAAGCAAACAAGCAAAGAAATAATCGAATCAGGTGTAGTACATTTCAGGGTAGGCGAAGACTTAGGTTTACGTCTTATGGAAATTGCACAGGAACATTTGACCGAAGCCAATAATCCTGTTAAGGCACTTAAAACTATTACAGAAAGTCTTTCAGGTTGTCCTACTGATCTTGCTATCAGAATATTGAAAGGTGAAATGGTATTGCCAGTTGATGTAGAATCACAGCAAGTTATTTGCCAAGATCGTATCGCAGGTGAGCATGATCGTTTTCCAAAGATTGACCCTTGCTATTGGATTGAGAAACGCAAAGAGAATATTGAATATCATGGTGACAATCTCATACAGGGATTCAAAGAATTACAGAAGCAGATCAGGCTTAATGACAGGCATGTTACAATCAGTTTGTCTTATGATGAAATCTTCAAATTTGTCAGTGGCACAGATCAGGATATGTTTGAATATCTTCGTGACAACTACTATGAAGTAGATGTAATTGCAAACCTGTTTGAAACTACAAAGAAATACATTGAGTTTTCAATGTCTATCATGAACACAATGGACTGGATGCTGAAAACATTCAATGAGTTTGCTCAAAGCAAAGAATATGTTGCACCCAACAAACTTTTTGTTGAATACAACGGCATGAAAGGTGATTGTTCTGCTATGTTGACTGACGTAATGATGGTCATGAAAGAAACTTTGAATTTCGAGTTTGATATGAAACGCATTGATGATGTTGATGATAATGTCCAGAAGTATATTGATTCAGCAATGGCAATTGATGAAATTGTAAAGAAAGGTATTGAACCTTGTGATATCATGGATAACTATTCAGCAGGTTGGCTTTCTCCTGACGGTGTGTACTATGCGCTCAATGGTGAAATTGCCAATATGCTTCACATACAGATTGCTGATGCATTGCAGGAGCAGGGCATTGTACCAAAGAAACCTGATGATGAAGTAGGTGCAGAACTCAATCCTTTTGAATGGCTTGAAACACATGGTTGGGTTAAGATACATGGTAATAACATCAATTTTGATGGTTGCAACAACTTTCAGAAGGGTAAAAAGAATATTGATATAACTGATAAGCAGATTACTGTTATCAGGGATTATATTACTGATTGTCATCAATGTGAAATAAAGGTTGGTTGGAGAATGGAACGTCAGAGCATTGGAATGTTTACAGTAATGGCTATGCAAAACTTACCTGCATTGTACAAGAAATATTTTGAATATTAAATAATAAATTAAAATAAATGTCAATTTTACAATTATCAGAGGTTCGTAAGAAAATGCCTTTTCATATTAATTATGGATTATCAGCATTTACAATACGTGATCTTCTGGAAAAAAACTTCGGATATTCTTTGGATTTTGATGTTTATTTACCTTCAAAAAAGCTGAATTTACAAAGACCTTTTTGTTGGACTTTACATCAAAAGCAAGAATTAATAATGTCTTTATTAAAAGGTATTCATATTCCTATGATGTCTTTTATTCATTATGAGCATAAAGTGTTTAAGATCATTGATGGAAAACAAAGATTATCGGCTTGGTTGTGGTTTTGTGAAGGTAAGTTTCCAATTATATTTAATGGTAATGAATATTATTTTAAAGACCTTGATAATTGGGCACAGGGAGAATTGATGTGGACTAATTGGGTTAAAGCTGATGTAGCTTATGAATATGAGGATAAATTAATTTCTGATGAATGGAAAATAGCTTGGTTTGAAATGATAAATTTTATGGGAACACCACAAGATATTGAACATTTAAACAGTCTGAAAAATAAATAATGTACAGATGGAAATAGTTAAATTTGTTTATTGTAATAAAGAATATTATTTTAAAGAACATTTAATTTTTACAGGTACTACAGATTTTAATGAAGAAAAACGTGATGAAGTATTTATAAAATTTATTCATAATAAAAATAGTTATGATTTAAAAGAATATTGGGATTTATCTGATAAAGAATTGCTTGATAAAATGATAATAAAAGAATTGTCCAAACCTATTACCTTTCCTAAATTTGATAATGAACATTCTTTTCAAATAAAATTTAATGGTAAAACAATAAAAAATCCAACAATAATTTCAATAAGATGGTCTGGATATATTTGGGAGTATAGAATCAAAAATATTGGACATGAATATGATTATCAACCAGAAAGTAAATTAGAGAAAATATTTTGAATATTAATTTTAATTAAAACAACAATATTATGAGAACAAAAATTTTTACATACAAAGGTGTTATCGGAGCAGAAACCGATTTAGACAACGGTAAATTTCTCAATAGTCCCAAAGATGGTGGTCAGTTGGGTTGTGTTATTGACACAAAAGAAATTGACATTACCAAAGAAGCCAAAGAACTGATTAAGTCAGCACCAAAAGAAGGTGGCAGTTTTGCACCCATTATGTTGACAAAACATAGTGATGGTAGCGGTTCATCTGTTGGTCTTATGGGATTCTGGAAACATTTATTTGCAGGAGATGAACTGTGTATTGGCAGAACTTGTGAAACATCTGTACTGGATGATTGCAACGAAATCGAGATTGAAATTCCCGAAGAATTTAAAAAAGTTGTGGATGCTAATTTTTAATTAAAATCAATATCTATGAGAATTAAGAGTAAGTTTAAACCAAAGAAAGTAAAGCATCACAGGAATTGGAAAAACATATCGTTTGTTGACCCATTTACTGGATTCTTTCATACTGGCAGATATCGTCTGGATGAAATTAATCTACTTGAACGGTTTGTTGAGGTAAAGATACTTAAATAGTTAATTATGAACAAAGAAGAATATTTAAAAAAGAAAGGCATAATTCATGATGATCTTGGATTAATGTATTTTACTTATTTCAACAAAGATAAAAATGTTGTAAGTAAATTTGCTATACCAATACGCAAAATATCACAATTTAAGTATACAAGTTATCCTGAGAATGGAAAACCTGTTGAACATACAGGTACACATTATACATTTAATGAAGCACCTTATGAGATTGATTTTCATGAAAATGAAAATTCTGGTGTTAATGAAGGATGGGCAAGTGGATTCGGTGATTTGCTTCGTTGGTGTTACTTTGGATTCTATAATCCTACAAGTCAGGATGATAAATATAATAAACTGTTAGAAGAACAGAAACATTGGAAAGAACAAGAAGATAAAGAAATTATAATGCCATCAGCAGAATAAATATTATGGTAAGAATTATGGTAAGATATTACGATAAAAACGGTAAATCTACTGGTTGGTTGTCAGACAAACCAAAAGAATATGAATTAAAGAGATTGACAATTGATCAATTACAAATAATTGCTAAAAGAAAGAAAGGATTAAAAAAGATTCTTATTGAATTTTTAATGAAGTCGTAACCTTTTTAATTAATAATACGTATAAGGGTTATAAAGTATTAACTAATAATTACTACGATGCCAAAAATGTTCATGAGAGTTAAAGACAGTCAGACTAAGAAAGTATATTACTTTCAGTGGTCAACAATAAGTGATTCACCATGTAGTGATGCTGTTGAAACCAATGATTTTGATGAACTTCATCACCAGATAAGTAGAAGCAAATTCAAAACCAGTGTTGAATGGGCAGAGGCATTCGCAAGAGATAGAATTCAACTTGGTAAAACTAATGTAAGTAATCCTGAGTATACAAGAAAAGAATTACTTGCATGTAGTGATGAACATAAAACTGTAAACAGTTTAATTGAATATTGCAAGGCGAATATTGTAAAATATTAATTATGAGTGTACAATCAAATAGTAAACATTACGAAGCCTATTACAAACAGGTTTTAGATGGCAAAAGAGTAAAAGATAAAACTCTGGCTAAAGTCTTTGATATAATCACTGATCTTTCAGATAGACGTGGATTACGTCAAGAGTGGGAACAAATTGATGGTGATATTCAGGACGAGATCATTGAAAAATGGAAGGAAATTATTGATAAAGAATAATATTATGGCAATAACTAAAGATGACAAGACGGGTTTAGTTTATATTGATGAAGTACCTTTCACAAAAACACATTTAAAAAAGTTACGGAAACTTTTCAAATATGCAAAGAAGGTTTGCAACGGTCAATTTAAACATGTGGTTGTAATCACAGACACTGAAAATCAGCCAAATGAAGGTGTGACTAAAAGTGTTGTGATTGATCAAGCACTAATCAACGACATTTTTAAACTGTATGATCTTAAAAAGATAGCAAGAGACAAACGATTCACAAAATAAGAAAAATTATGAAAAACTATCAAAATAGATTCGATACTGATATGTCATTTGTTGATTCAATGGTTAATGAAACCAATGAACAAGATTTACCAGATGATGTATTCACACAGGCGTGTGATGAATTTGGTTTGAGTGAAGAAGATGCAATGGGATTAATGGTATTATCCACAAAGTATCAATTTCACAGAATTGAACACGGATGGTTTATAACAACGAAATAATATGACAAATTGGATAGACTTTGAAAGGGATGATCTGAATGCTATACCAAAGGCATTTGATAAGGGATGGCTACCTGAATTTGATTATAAGGACAAAAGATATGGGAGATTTACTCCTGATAATATACCAATGAATTGTGTCAGTTTTAAGAAAGGGAATAAGTATACGTGGAAAATATACCACATATCTTTACCAAAAGAAAATGAAGTTTGGGGTGATCTGTCTGAACTCTGGCGTGTGGCTGACTTGATTGATAATCATTATTGCAATCACAGGACTTATAATACAATTCAAGAAGTTTTTGAAAAAGAGTAACCTTTTTAATTAAATTTACGTATAATAATCATAACCAATAATAAAGACAATGAGTAAAGAAAAAATTTACATTACCACAGTTAAAATCGCAGTCACCGCATCAAGCGAAGATGAAGCGTTTGAATCTATAAATTATTCATTACATGATCTTCTTAAAGAGCGTGGAGCAATTCTTGATTGGCAGTATGATAAACCAGACAGCAAAATTGCTGAACGTGGTGAATATAAACCTGATGAATATGAAGAAGGTCAGGCATTTGTTTATAACTACATGGAGCGTATTAAAGAAGCACTTCGTGAAGGTAGAAAATTAGGTGCAATTAAAATCTATAAGGATGCAACAGGTGAAGGACTGAGAGAGGCAAAAGATGTTATTGACAGTCTTTGCCCTGAGTTCTTGAAGAAAGATGAATCTGAGAGAGATTTCTTACAGGAGCATAAAGACGAAAACAAGTCAGGCTATGGTAATACTGATATTGGATTTGTTCATTCATTTTGATAGTGATATGGCAAAAGTAAAATACATAAAGACAAAGGATAATCAGATTATTGTATTTGGTGAATACTATACTCATGATCAATTCAAACACTTTAAACCAATCAGTGCGGGGTTTATATGGTTTGGTACAGTTGCACACGGTGAGCCATCTTGCACCTGTTATGGCGAGAGTATTTCACTTGGCTTGAAAGCTGATGAAAAAGTTGATACTGAACTGGCAAGAAACCAAATTTTAGGTTACGGATACTTTTAATTAAAAACGATGGCAACACATATACGCACATATTATGATTCTATAAATGATGTTACTGTTAAATTTCGCAGTGATGCAAAACAATCAACAATTACTGCACTTGAATTTAATGGTGAATGGTATATTGTGAAGCATATCTTAGAAGATTGGGGTTATATAGTTATTGAATGCCCTGCAAGCAATTGAAAACATATAGCAAAGATATTAACGTTTATTGTGATGCACAGAAAGATGACTGCTACTGTTGGCATGAAGGTTCTGTAACATTACAATGGTGGCAAGGCAAAAGCATTGCATTTAAGATACTCAAAGCTACTGGTTGGATATTAGGCAAAGAGAAAGATATTTGTCCTTATTGCTCAAAAGGGATTAAGCAATTCAATTGCACAACCGATAAAAGCGATAGAGAATTAATTAAAAATGCTAATAAAGTGTAACTTTTCTAAAATAGTTTACGTATAATAATCTCCAAAACATTCAAAATTTAGGATAAATTAGGAATAATTAGTAATAACTTAAAGCAATAAAAATGAAGAAAATTTTTGGATTACTTTCGATTATGATGATCAGTATGTTTATAATGACATCATGTGATTACACCACACCGAAATCAAGTTCAGGTGTTGAAAAAGCTACTATTCAGGTTGCTACCGATGCAAATGGTAATAGTGTTGAACAGAAAAATATTATGGAGAGATTGACCAGAGATAATAAACCGGGTTCTATAAAGCACCTATACGTTATTTCTACTTATTCAGGACAGGTACTGATCTATTCAACTGTTAATGGTAAAGTAACTTCTGCAAGTAAAAGATTAACACCTTCAACTATTAGTGGTACTGGTGGTACTGGTGGTATTGGATTTTATATAAAGATTGGTGATGTTAATGCATTTACACAAGAAGTTCTTGGTGATGACGGTTCTTATGGTTCATCAGACCCATATATTTATTGGTTCGATGTTAAGGGAGTATATCATCAGCATTATTTGTCAGGTGGTCAGATCATACATATATCAGATCAACCTCTTGCAGTTAAAAATGTTGTACTTAACATGGAATTGACCGATGAAAAATAAGATATTAATTACAATCCTTTGCATGATAACATTCAGTATGTTATCATGCAGATATGTAAACAATGCCAGTGATACGGCATTCAAGGAATTTAAGCCTTCGGAATTGCTCAAAAAATATGAGTATTACAAAGATGCAAGTGCAGCATTGGATAAAAAGATCGCAGATATTCAGGTTTATGATGTAAGAGTTAATTCAATGTTGGAGCAATATAAAGATGTGAAACGTCAGGATTGGGCAAGAGATGACAGAGAACAGTTGTCAATATGGCAATCAGAAGTTGCAGGGATTAAGGCTTCATACAATCAATTAGCTTCAGACTATAATTCAGCTATGTCAAAGTTTAATTATGCGTTTTGCAATACTGGAAAATTACCACAAGGTGCTGAAGTACCATTACCAAGAGAATACAAACCATACATTTATAAATAAACTTTTTTACAAATTTGTTTTTTTCTACTTTTTTACTTTGATTAACTCCAACGGGACATTACGTTGGAGTTTTTCTTTTATAGTCAGTTACAAACAAGACAACATATGTTTTTAATTAAAAACGATTAATAAATTAATTATACAGGTGTTTTTATTTAAAAAAGAATTATCTGTTATTTTGTAACTAATCCAAATATATTTCGTATAATTGCATAGAAATAGATTTATTATTAACCAACAAAAAGCAATTATGAAATACAGCGTTAACCAAGTTGAAGAAGTTGATTTACTGACTACCACAGTAGAAGAAGACATGACCTTATCAGAAGATTCGACAGGTCTTATCTTTCAAATATTCAGTAAGAATATCTATTCTAATCCAATTGGTTCAGTTGTCAGAGAGATAACCAGTAATTGTTTTGATAGTCATGTTGAAGCAAAAACTGACTTTCCAGTTGTTATCAGAAAGAATTTTGATAAATTGAACAACAATTACAGCATATCATTTATTGACTTTGGTGTAGGTATGTCACCTGAAAGGATTAATAAGATATATCGTAAATATTTTACCAGTACTAAAAGAGATGGCAATGATCAGATAGGATGTTTTGGGTTGGGAAGCAAAACACCTTTGGCTTATAAACGTTCAACAGGTTATGGTGTTGACGAATATGATAATTCATATCAGGTTATTACAACTTTTGATGGTATTAAGTATTCATATTTAGTTTATGAGGGGCAAAACAAATTTCCGAAAATAACATTACAAGATCAGCAATCAAGTAAAGAAAGTAATGGTACAGAAGTACTTGTACCTGTATTGGCAAATGACATTTACAAGTTTGAAAGAGAAATGATCAAACAGTTATATTACTTTGAGAATGTGATTTTTGAAGGCTTTGATGAAATATTAAGTGATGGTACTGTAAATAAAAGTGAACTCACCAATGAGTACCAAATTGTACGTGGTAAAAACTTTCTTTTCAGAGGCAACCAATATTCAGATTATATGCATATCTGTTTAGGCAGAGTAGCATATCCAATTGATTACGGTGTACTCGGTTTGGAAGGTAAGGATTACAGAATACCAATTGCATTAAGACTTGAAGTTGGTGACATTAACGTGATTGTTTCAAGGGAATCAATTGACTATTCTGAATCAACAATCAAAATGATCACGAAAAAACTTGAACTTGCTAAAGGTGAAATAAAAGAGTTACTTGCAAAACAGTATGAGAATGTTGTATCACTGGAAGATTATTTCAATGTTAAGGCAGATTTTGGCAGGTTGCAATTTACTAATGGCGAATCAATTTTTGTTGGTAATTTGATCAGCAAGAATGATGTTGATTTTTCGAATTTTAAATATTCTGAACTAATTGTTATGCCTGACGATAAGAATTTATTCAAATTCTTTTTCGAAAACAAATTGTACGGCAAGAAACCGAGCGAATCTGGCAGGAGAAGGAGAAAAAAATTTACTAATCTCGAACCAGTATCCCCTTATTTTGAAGGTGGTTATGAAGATTTACTTAAGAATAATGCAAATGTATTTTATTGTGATGGCGAATTTACTCGCAAAGTGTTGAAACAAGCATACCTGAAAGCAACTTATGGTACATTCTTTATTGTAACCAAAGAACAACTAATGTACGCAGTACGTAAAGATATTGCTGATTTGTTTCATAATTCATTGGATACATTAACAGATGACAAAGGTCAATTATTACCTTTCGTACAGATGCTTATTGACATGCAAGAAGATTACTTTGAGATTGTTCGTAAGCATTGTACACATTATGATGACATTGTTGTACCTGAGAGTTTTGTTATCACTCGTAAGCGTGCAGCAATTACAGCAGAAATGCGTAACACCACAATACCAGTGAGAATATTTAACGAACGTGGTTGTGATAAACAGGAGAGAATTAAATTAGATCAGTTGTTTAATTTCAAAGAACCGATTTATTATTGTACTAAAGAAAATAAAAATGAAATGCAAAATGCGGTTCGTGTATTTACCACACTCTTTACTTCAGAAGCAATTGTTGATGATTACGATTCATATAAAAATGTATTCAGACATAGTGGAAAGAAGAAAATTATGTTCTTGGTTTTATCTACAAATAATCTTAAGTATTTGGAATTTTGCAATGATGCACGTCCAATTAATACGATATATCAAAAACTATTTTATCGTAAAGCAGATGCAGTCAGCAATTATTTTCAGACTTATGAATTGATCGAAGAATATAAACAAATACCTTCACTTTACAGGCATGCAAGTTTCGAAAGCATTAATAAAAAATGGTCTGACAAAGTGAAAACGGTAAGAGATTTCATTAGTGGTTTGAAGTATCTGAATAGTAATCTTGGTAATAATAAATATGAATTGAATAAATATTTTAATACTGAGAGTATGGGTTTAACTCCAGAACAAAAGAAAATTAAGAACATTATGCAGGAAATTAATAAACTGCATGAAAAGAATGATACTATTTTAAGTTTCATCAATTTGCCTTATCGTACAAGTGATACGATGGAAGATAAATTGGTTGATATATTAAAGAAAGTGATGATATTTTAAGACTTTCTTTTGTAACATTTCAACATCAATTTACGTATAATATAATAATGTTAATTTAAAAATAAATCAAATGTCAGTAATCTATAGAGGAAAAACACCAGAAAGAAATTATTCAATATCAGATTTTTATAAAAATGGTATTGTAATTAGTTGGTTTGCTAAATTTAAAACTTGTGGTGTACCACAAATCAGAATTGTATTCAGAAGTAATGGTTTGCTTGGGGAAATAAGAACATGCGGTAATACCCTTGCCGTTGATGCTTGGTGGGGTTGGAGTTCAGATCAAAGAATCTGTTTAACTACTGAATGCAAGTCAGTAAGAGAAGCCAAATCAATACTCTTTGAATGGTTTAAATCTAAAGGGTTTGTTGTGCCGAAGAAAATAACTGATTATGATTGGAGAAAAGGAACTCTTGCATTTTATGGTGTTCAATTAACTTTAAATCCGTTTATAAAAGAATTTGCATAATCTATAATAATGAATAAAACATTTTACCAAATAATTGCAATCGGAAATAAAAAATTTTTCGATGGTGTTGGTAAATTTCATAGTAAAAAGATTTACTCGAAGACACCAACAGAAGAACAGATTAATGAATTTATTGAAACCTGTACAAATAGTTTACATCCTTTTAATTTTTATGATTTAGAGAAAGAAGAATTGGTAATTAAAATAATTGAATTACAGTTAATAGACTGATCATGACAACAAAGAAGAAAATAAATTTTACTTTTAAAACACATAGACCAACTGGTAATTATGCGTGGCTTTATAAGCCATATCATGATATTCTTTTAAATAAAAACAAGGTGGGTTCAATTGAACCAGTTAAGCCATTTTCAATCAGACTTATGGTTATGAAGGCAGATATCATGGAAGATGGCAATTCTAATTGCCCTTGGAAATGGATAACATTAAAGCATGAATCTGAATTACTGGATGATGCAAAGACATTTTTAAATGAAAGTATTGATATAATATTAACAAAATATAAAATAAGAGAATATAAAATCAAAAATAATGAGAAATAATACAATTTTTTTGAATCATGGAGCTGATTGGCTCAGTAATTTACAACAAGGAGGATTTTGTGGATGTCAATCTGGTCGTGATTCACGTTCAATTAAACAAAAAACTATTGAAGAAATAGATAAAGTCTTGAAGAAGCGAAAAAAATTTTATGTTTCTTCTGACTTTCCCTTCGTTCAATTAATCGGATTTTATCTTACTTATAAAGCAAAGATAATGAATCAATATCTTATTGAGAAGGGTTATACTATGGTTCAAGCAAAAGATGTTGACTTGAACACACTTACCAAACAGTCTGATGTTAAGGTAAGGGCAAATCGTAATATCTGGATAAAAACAGAGAATTATATTAACTATAAAAAATAGAATAAATGGCAAAAATTAAAGAAACAATTTCTACACCAACCACAACTCGCAAGATGTTGAAAAATAAGATTAAAGAAGGTCTTGAAGAATGTTGTGATTATGGTATAAAAAAAGAATTTACCAATGAAGTTTTAAATGAATTAATAAAACCATTGGTAGCACATCTGGAAATCCTTGGCATTAACGTAAAATAAATAGCATGAAAACATTTGAAGATTATTATAAGAAAAAACTCAAAAAAATTGCCAAATGTGCAAAAAGAGACAATGTTTCTATTGAAGAATTTTTGCGAATAAATTACAAAAAAACTGTTCTTGAATACAGAGAATGGCAAATGGGTTTTTATAATGCAAAAGATTGTCATTCGTTTTGGCACAGGGAATGTACAAACAAAGGCATTGAATGTCATAAATGTTGTCACTATTATTCAATTGCTGAATGGGACAAAATGACTAATAAAGAGAGAAATAATATAAAAAATGATTAAAATAAATGCCTTTTGATGTAACATTATTCAAACATTATTCGTATAATTGCATAGAAATGCATAAACAAATAGATATTAATAGTATTAACCAACACAAATTTGAAATGAAAAAAATTAACATTCAGGCAGTTAAGATCGGTAACATGATAAATGTTTCAATTGATGGTAAATTAAATAAAAAGAATTGCAAATCAGCCGATGAAGCTAATACACTCTTTAAAGCTATTCTGAAAGCTAAAGAGAATCCGAATGAAGCAAACATTAAGGCATTTAAAATTCTTCTTAGTGAAAAATTAAGAATAGCCACTATCGCAGGTCTTGAAAGTGACCCACAAACTGGTGAGATTTTTCTTTGTGGTTTTAATACCCCAATCCCACAGGCATTGGTTGATGTCATTGAAGACTATGCAAAGAACAAGTATCCTATGGATGCTCTCATTAACTTTTGGAAACTCCTGATGATCAATCCTGACAAGAGAATTCGTGAAAAATTATTCGATTTCATTAAAATTCATGATTTTTCAATTACAGATGCGGGTTACATGGTGGTTTATAAAGCTGTTGATTATAAAGATGATGAACAACGTGACAAGACATTCGAAACCTTCATTTCAAACCAAGTACTCCATGTTAAAAAGGATTGGAAGTGCTCGCCTAAAAAATATGCTGTCTATAAAAATCTTGAAAATGACGAGTATGGTATTGCCAAAGTTGAAGTCGTTTCAAATTGGGATGAGAGAGCAAAGAACATTGAAATTCTTGGTAACCTTGATGAACTATTCAAAGCAATATTTGAAAATGATTACCCTGTAAATGATCTTGAGCATACAAAATCGGTTGTTTATACTGATATTCACAGTCATTCGATGATCATTGTACTTGGTAAACCTGTATATATGGAAAGAAAAGAATGTGATGGTGACCCGTCACTTGATTGTTCAATTGGATTACATTGCGGAAGTACAGATTATGTTAATCATTTTGCAAATGGTTGTGATGCAGTTCTTGTTTGTTATGTAAGTCCTGCAAATGTAATTTCAGTACCTTCATCTGAAACTTCAAAAATTAGAGTTTCCGAATATTTTCCTGTCGGAGTTGCCACATATGAAAGTGGTAAAATAGACATAATCGAACAGAAATATTTTGAAGATGCTTATTGTGCTTACGAGTTAGAAGAACTCAATGTAATGATTGAAAGGGTTAAGGCAGAAGAATTTCCTCTGGAAACAGCTAAGAAAGCAAAAGCTGAATCAAGACCAATGTCCGAGCTTAAGAAAATTTTGGAAACAAGACTCATAGATATCGAATAAAGCATTGTTTGTTGTCATGTTATATGAGTGAGAACGCTCCCTGTATTTAAACCTCAATGTACAGGGAGATTCTTTTTAAGTAATGTACAGAATTTGTAACAAATCATAATCAATATACGTATAAGTAATACATAAATCAAAACCAATTATTATGGAAAGTGAAGAATTAAATGAATTATACGAAAAAAGAAGAGATTTAGCAGAAAAAATTGCTAATTACTTTGGTAATGATGAACCAGATAACAATGATAGTGGTTATCAAGATTTGTTGACACAATTGGAAAGAATTGAGGGATTAATAGATGATTATATTGATGATCACGATAATTAACATTTAAATTAAAATGATATGAAAAATTTAGTGTCACTTGTTTCTCCAATTTTAGCATTTGTTGTAATGATCTGTTCAGTAAGCTTTATTATTGCAATTGCTTCTCCTTTTTTAACTGAAAAGGATATGAAAAAGTATGTCTTGGCTCATAAAGACATGATCAAAAAAGAAGGTAATATCTTAAAAATCCCAAGCACTGATTTTAAGTATTATACTGACATTACATTAAGACTTCTTGATACTAATGATAGCACATACCAAATAGTGTTTTGGGGTGACAGAGATAGTAAACTATGGGATTTTAAACTGGATAAACCTATCACAGTTACTATCCCATATAACAGATATAAAAATAAAAACGTTAATCTGGACGTAAAGGTATTTGAATTAATTAATAATTTTAAATAAAAATATCATGAAAAAAGAATGGCGAATTGGTAAGTTAGTAATTGGCAATCCATTTGGATTCTGTTGGCATATTATGTCTCTTATAAGTCTTATTGTTATTGTTGTGGGTGCATGTACCATAAAGAAAACAGATGAAAGCACAATTGACCCTAAAGATCAATTTTATCGCAATTTTGATATGATAATTGTTAATATCAATGGTGCTGATACATATATTGGTGGTTCAAGTACTTCGGTTAGTGACAGAGATAATCAGCAAACACAAAGTTGTAATGTTATCCTGCTTGAAACCACATACAGGTTTGAAGAAAAATATGGTGTACATCATATGTACAGAGAGATCAACACTTGTAAAGACCCGACAGTTACTGAGGATACTAATGGGTGTGGTTGTGGACAAGGATTTCACATTGATACTAAATGGCTTTACAATCATAAAGCAGGAGACGAAGTACACTTTGATTACATGCTTAAAAGAAAATTCTTTGAAAGCGAATTGCTCGATGCAAAAAGAAATAAGTAATTGTAACCATATCTTGTCAATTTCCGTATAAGCATTATGTCTAACTAAAAATAATTATCATGTTTAAAAAATCGGAAGAAAACGGTGAAGTGAAAGAAAATACAGGAAAACTAATAATGGGTTTAGCTGTTGTTTCTTTTTTGTTTTTTGTGAGTTACGATGTTATAACACATACTAACGGAAAAAAATTGGGCGAACCAGTTTCTATTCAGAAATACAATACTTTAGAGAAACGCATGAACTATCTTTACTATGAAAACATTGTAAAAAATCAAATACTTTATGATCTGGTGGTTACAAAGAAATTGGATTCTTCATTTGTATTTTTAGTGTCTGAGCATGTACCTTTGTTTATATTAAATTCTAAAGACAAAAATGTACTACCTGATAGTTTACCTGATAAAAGACTATTGGCATTGAAATTAAATGCTGTATGCGCTGACTGGTACGAAAGCATACCCTTTATGTTCATGGATGCAAAACATGATAGCGCATGGGTGTTAAAGTCTGATAGTTATAAGATTTCAATAGAAATGGCAACCAAATTAAGAACCAAACGATAATGATCGATAAACTCACGAACGCAATTTTTACTGACCTGCTTTATGTAGGTACAAAGAAACCAATGGGATATCTCCCACTTTACACAATTGAGCAGTATGGTGGTGAGGGTGCATTAACTCAATTGATTCATTGGACTAAAAATAATAATTATAATTGCAGATGTTGGGATGAACAGTTTTGTAGCATTCTTTCTGGTGCTTTATATGTTTGGGATGAATTAATGCTTGGAGAAGTACTTAATAAGTATAAAGATATTCTCATTGAGTCTGAAATTCCAATTGAACCAGAAGAATTTGTTAACTATATTGTAAAAAATACAGTTCTTTCAGAGGTAAATCTTCCTGTACATATCATTATAGGATATGCTTATAATGACAAACGTTTCAGAGGCAAGACACTTGAAGAAAATATTGCGATACGTGAGAAAGACTCCGCATATGTAAAAATTAATAAATAATTAGAAAAAATATGAAAACAAAAGCATTTTTATTCGTTCTTTTCTTTGCAATTATAGCTGTTAGTTGTGCTGAAAAAGGTACGACACGTCAAAAATTAAACGGTGATGAAGTCACACTTCCTGATGAACTTAAAGGATTAAAAGTATTCACTGTTGCAACTGGTGGTGGCAATTATGTTAAAGTTGCTGTACTTAATGGTCAGGTAAATTCACTTACCTATCCCGTTGGTAAATATCAACAAACTACAATTGTAGTTAATAAAGATCGTTATAATGAAAGATTAATTGAAGCAGATAAAATCCTTTTTGAAAACGATGAAATGATTTTAATTAAAAAGAAATAGTTATGTCAAAAATAATTATCTACAAGAAAACTGAACTCCTTAAGGCAATGAAACGTGTTTTAAAGGAGTATAAAAATAATATACATATTGCAAGTGTTGCTATCTGTCCTCTTTGTTTATTATATAATAAGGACGATGATAAAAGGCATATAGGTCATGAATGTAGGTTATGCCCGATGCATGTTTTTCATAAGTCATATGAACATGGTGGAGATTTCTATTCTTGTATAACTCGCAAATGCAAACCTGTTAATTGTGAAGAAGATTATACTAAGGACACAAATGAACTAAAAGCAGTAATTGACCTTTATGAAGAAGCAATAAATACTGTTGAAGGCATGACAGCCAGTCAATTGAATGAACCAAAGGCATTCATGTTTTTAATTAAAATAGACAAACTGGTTGCAAAGAAATATTGTTTGGTGTAACTTTTAATTAAAACTATAATGGCAAAATTAATAAAAATTGATCATCAAGGACTTTATCAGTTAAGTCTTTCAGAACTGGAAAGTCTATATAGACTTATTGATGAAGGAATGTATGATGGTAATTCTACAGAAGACATTGAAGTAGAAGCAGAAGGTTATCAATATGGTCATGGGGCATGGAAAGAAAAACTCAGAAAGCGTGAAAAACTACTCAAAGAAATAAAAGGATTTATTAGTACTAAAATTAATATAATTCTTTTGTAACTAATCCAGATTAATTTACGTATAAGTAACACAAGAAGTTCGTTAAGATAGCCAACTAATAAAGGAGTGGTCATCATCCCACCGATAAATATTGACAAATTTCTTTCACTTAAAACTTGAAATTATGATAAAAACAATCGGAGTACATGCAAATATTACAGAAGTCAACACATATGAATTTGATGTTCAGATTGACGAAAATGCTACAAAAGAACAGCAGGATACCGAAGCAAAAGAAAAAGTAAGAAAATTTCTTTCTGGTAATATTCCTTCTCCAAACATTGGTTCACCTTTCATTGATGGTGTTAAATGTATTGACGTGGACTATGGAGTTTATTGTGTTAACAATGTTGAAGACGAAATCGAAGTAAACGAAGGTTAATTATGGCAAATTATTTTGCAGAAATAGTAAATAAGGCACTTGATGAAAAGTGGGCGAAAGAGGCTAAAACTCTGAAAAATGCTGACTTCAAGATGTACTACGATAAAGGACAAATGAGAAACATTTGGGTTCTCGGTTACTTCGGTGGCGGTGCTGTAAATATTACAAATGCCCTTGCACTGGCTAATGAATATGCCAAAAAAACAGGTGTTCCTGTAGAAACTGTTTGTATTGATGAAGTTTTATCTTCCAGAAGATTCAAAGGATTTAAATACATGTACTCTACCCAATTTCAAAAGAAAGTCAAAAGTGCTGTTGAAATGGAAAACGTTCATCAATGGTTAAGGGACTAAGATCATGGAAGACAAAAAATTCATATTTGCAGTTATTTATCTTCTCATTGGCTTATTCTGTTGTGCTTGGGGAACGGTTGTTTATTATTCAACTCCCAAATTAATGGAGATAACAAAACTTGCACTTAAAGCATCATGGATTCAATTTCTGGTTGCTTTTGTATGTTTTATGATAGCAAGATTCTTTTATTTAAAAAGCACTAAATAGTCATGGGAACAATACGTAATACCAGTAAACAATACAAGAATGAGCTTCGCAGAATAAACATGGAGAAGTTTGCTCTTGAAAATCGTATTAAAGCAAGGGCAAGTGATCTTATTGAAAGATTTCCCTATGTTATTATCGTTGAAAATTACATGGGTTCAAAAGGTAATTTACTTGCAAAAAATTGTCAGGATTTAGATCAATACAATATTGATCGAATACTTGATTTTATTGAAATTATTGAAGCAGATATTGCCAATAAACATCAGTACAAACAAATAAGAATTGAAGGTTTTTAACTGTAACCTTTTAAATACAATTTTCGTATAAGCATTATAATCAATAAATATAAAGCTATGGATTTCAAATCAAAAAGACTTTACAAAAAAAGAGCAAAACAATATTTTTGTTTGGCTTGGGGATTAACATTTTTATTCTTTCTATTTGGAATGGCATGTATTATAGCACTTGTTACATCAACCCATCTTATTGACAATTCTAAAGGTGATGGTTTTGGGATAATGTTATTATTTGTATCTCCATTAATTTTTGCTATGATATCTGGCATTATCGGTCAATTCTTTGTAGATAGAAGGTGTAAATATAAAGCACAAATTCTTGAATATCGCCAGAGGAAATTCTTTACACAGACTATGAATTTAATTACATCGGGTAAATTAAATGAAGCCATTGATGTATATACAGAATTAGTTACTAAACAAGATTTCCGCAGGTTCTTATATCCATTTTTTCTTAACGAATTCTTACATTCAACTAATGAAGATCAAAAGAAAAAAGGTGAAGAAAAACTGGCTACAGTACTTGAAATATATAATCCAAATGATGTAAAATTTTAATTATGCAAGCATCTATAAAAATACCAATAGCCAGTGATAAACTGATCACATGGTTGGAGAAAAGAAAAACCAGACTCCAGAAAGAACATAATGAAGCAAAGACCCTTAAAATTAAAATAAATAAGGGTGTTCAGTTGAAACAAGTAAAAAATTGCTTGGATTATATTTATACACATTTGTAACTTATAATAACCACAACTCGTATAAATCATTACACATTAATTATTATCATGAAAAAAGCAAAATGGGTTTTTCAATTTTATAAAAGTTATTGTTTTAAATTAATTCCGAATTTCCGTAAAAATAAACTTTTATGGAAAGATAAATTTGAATCTCCAAGATGTGAACTAATTCCACAATTCAGATTTGAATGGTTATGGTTTGGTTTTTATGGTGCGCAAGGCAATGATGAATATTGGGAGCAATGGTTATGGTTATATAAATACTGTAATGGTAATATTGAGAAAGCAAAAGAAACATGGGGATGGACGGATTATTATACTAAAAAGTCCACATGGAATGAATTATATGTTAAGTCACCAATTGATTATGTCAGTAAAACTGATAGATTTTGTATGGATGGTGATGGTAACCCTCTTGATGATTATGGTACTGGTTTAGGTGGTCACCCTCTGACACTTAAAGAATTTAAAGAAAAGCATTAAAATAAAATTTAAACGTTTTTAATTAAAAACAAACAGCTATGATAACAATAACAAATACACAAGCATTATTAATAATTGGATTAATCCTTTTAGCAGGACTTATCTTTGGACTGGTTGGTGCTTACTTCTCAGGAACATTTCCTTTCAAGAAAAGACAATATTAATATTATTAGAACACATACATTTAATTGTAAAATGAATACTACAACAAAAACAGATATTATTAAAACCGCAAAGAAAATTGAGTGTAAAGATTGTGGTAAAGGAATTGCTATGTGCAATTTAAGACCTTGCTGGGGAACTGTTAAAGATTTTAAAAAAATCATCAAAGCAGGACATGCCAAAAAATTAATGATTGATTATTATTCCAATGATAAAATAAATAATGGTGAAAAAATTTATTTTCTTTCGGGTGCAAGCAATCATAATCAATGTTCAAAAGCAGATTGGAATCCCAAAGGTACATGTATATTTCTTGTAAATAATAAATGTAATATTCATAATATTAAGCCAACTATGGGTGCTGTTATGTGTTGTAAAATTAAACAAGATAAAAGTTTAATGCATGCATGTTTAATGACATGGTTAACTAAAGAAGGTTTAAAATTAATTGAAGACTGGAAAAAAATGGTTAATTATGTAAATAAAGATGATGATGAAGGATTTAATCTTTATGATGCAATGACGTTATTATTCTGATTTTAAATAATAAAAAATTTATGAAAATACATACATCTATAACATTGCCGGTTGTTAACATTAAACTTTTAATCATTGAAGTTGATGATAATAAAGTTAAAAATAGTTTTGACAACAGGTTTCAATTAGCTGTTGAATTCAGAGGCAAAAGATTTTTTCCAAAAAACAAACAAAAATTTTTGCAATTCGAAGATAATAATTACCTTTATACCATGTTAACAAACAAACTTGGCACAGAAACTTATCTTAATTCTGAACTTTTTTTCAGCTTAAAGCTGTGCGACAGATTGTTAGAAGATGTTAATACAGAAGCAATGCATTATATATCATTATATAATCAAGGTACTGATCTCAAGAAAGAACTTAAGAAAACCTATAAATTTTAAGATGAGCAGACAAACAGTATATCACGATAACAGATTAACCGTAGTTACTGGCATTGATCATGCAATAGGTCAATTCTTTCAGATATATGATAAGGAAATGGAAGGCGAAACTCTTGATGGTGAGGGATTAGTTTTAGACTGGTCGGAGTTATTCGGCTTTGAAACAAACCTTACTGGATATTGTCCCAAATTAGGTGTACAGGCAATAATATATCAGTATATTGAAGAACATGATGAAGAAGATATTAACTAATTTTAAATAAAAGCATATGATAAAGTACGTAATCGGTGATGCAACAAATCCAATTGGCGAAGGTGAAAAATATATTTTACATTGCTGTAATGATAAAAATAAATGGGGTGCAGGATTCGTTCTTGCTCTTTCTAAACGTTGGAAAAAACCTGAAAAAATGTATCGTGCAGAAACTAAATATATTCTTGGTACAGTTCATATTGTGCGGGTTGAAAAAGACATTTGTGTTATTAATATGATTGCACAGCATGATATTAAACCTGATGCTAATGGTGTGTCTCCAATTCGTTATGATGCTCTTAGAGAATGCTTAATATTCATAAATGAAATTGCTGTTGGAACAGGAGCAACTATACACGCACCGAGATTTGGGGCGGGTCTTGCAGGGGGAGATTGGAATAGAATCGAACAAATCATTAAAGAGACTATAACAGTTGATGTAACAATATATGATCTTAAATAAAAATATATGATAACTAACAATCCTCATTACATAATGTACGGACATTTTAGGACTGCAAAAGCTAAAGACGGAAATGAATATCCATACTTCAATAACATTTATAATCATCCATTTAGTACAGAAATGTGCGGAAATGAAAAAATATACCATCTAACTTTTGAACCTCACATAAATCAAGAAAGAGATAAAGAAGAAGTTGAATATTGGGGTTGGTTAGATAATGATAGTGAATTATCAATGGTATATGCAAACTACCTTCTTTTTGATATGTGCTTTCCTAATGGTGCAGAAGCAACAGAAGCATTCGGACGAGGTAAAAGAATTAAATTGGAATTAACTAACTTTAAAGATAATTATTAACTAAAAATAATAAATTTATGAATATAATCAATGTAAATGGGAAAAATTTTGATGTTGTTGGACGAAATATAGTAGTTCGCAATGGTAAAGTAATTGTCGATGGTATTGAAGTTGTAGGTGATCTTAAAAATGAAATAAAAGTTACCTTTACAGGTGATTTGGCTAATTTAGATTGTACTGAAGCTGTTATAAATGGCAATGTACAAAAAATAGATGCCACAACAATAACAATAAATGGCAATGTTACAGGTGATGTGGATGGCACAAACATAGTATGTGGTGATGTTGGCGGTAATGTTGAGGGCACAAATGTTAAATGCTGGGAGGTCAAAGGTGATATAGATGCAGTCACTTTTAAAAAAAGAAAAGAATAACAATAAAAATAATATGATGAAAAGTTAAATTATTACTACTTATGCCAAATGAGAGTTTTATTACGCACGACTTCAAATTACCAAATCACAGTAATGAACTGTGCAAAGCTGAAGAAGTCATAGAGAAATTAAAAAACAAATTTAAATTAATGGGGGAAAATAAAACAATAAACGACAAAAATCACGATGAACTATACAACGAAATTATTAGAATATTAGATTATGTAGGTAGATTATCAATGCCAGTATTTGCAATTGAAGAAGACATGGAAAAGATTTACACGTTACAATATTCTAAATATCCCGAACTCGCAAAAAAACTTATGAATGATCATTATGAAGAAATACATCATCCATATACGCTTTTGAAAAATCGATGCTTTCGAATGCTCGAAGAACTTGATACACTTTATCAAAAAACCTTTAAAAAGAATCCACCAAATTGGAATATATAAAAACACAATGTACTAACAATTAAAAATTATAATTATGATCGAAGCACTTTTAACTATTTTCTTTTCAGTACTTGCAATAGTAGGCATTATAGTCTTTTTTCTTGCATATGATGCACTCTCATGGGGTTTGGTATGTTATAAATTCTGGTATTGGTTTCTCCTGCCAGTTTTCCCAACATTGCCTCAGATCGTATTCTGGCAAGCTGTTGGCTTAATGTTCTTTATTGCTTTATTTAAAAACACAACACATCAAATAATCAAAAAAGAATATTGTGATAGCCCAGCACAATTAATTACTACGTTTATTATTCCTTGGGTTGCACTCGCAACTGGTTATTTCACTTATGCATTGGTAATACCTAAACTAATTCATTAATATCTGATAGTATAATGTACAAAAAGGGATATACATAATGTCCTTTTTTTATTGTATTTTGATATGATAATGTACAATTAGGAGGACAAAGTGTCCTAATTATTTTTATTAACTCTTGACATGAACCAAATTAACACTTATCTTTATCCAAAATAAATTTTATTTAAAATAATATTAAAATGAGTAACAATAATGGTGATTGTAAAGCAGTTGAAAAAGATACAGCATTTAACGAACTCTTAAGAGAACTTGCAGGAGAAGTAGATCAGGCTTCATATAATGCAGATGCATATAGAAATAAGATAAATAAACTTGATAGTCTTGATCTTCCTTGTGAACAAGCATTAAAATGTGGAGCAGAATCTGCTCCTAAAAAAATTGAACCTGATACAATTCTTTATAAATTAAGAATGATCATAAATCAATTAAATGCATCAAATAAAAAAAACAATGAAATTCTTCAACATTTGAGCACAATAGTTTAAAAAATAACTTTATATAAACATATTAAAATGTCATTACAAGCAACACCAGAGGCAAAAGAACCAAAAGTATTTGAAGAAATACTTTTAAGTTTAAAAAATGAAGTAGTTAATGCCAGAGGAAATTCAGATGATCTTAAAAACATGGTAAGTAAACTTTCACAATTTAATCCAAATTGTGATATGGAAAAGGGAACAGATGCACTACCAGCACCAGAAGGTGTGATTACGAGTATTAAAAATATGCTTGAAGAATTAAAATTTATTAATAGAAGAAATTCAGAAATACTCATGTACTTTAACGGATTAGTTTAATTACAACTAATTCGTAGATTTAAATCAATCCTGCAGCAATGCGGGATTTTTTATGTTTATGCAGGAACTGATTTTAATTCACCAGTAATTTTACCCCAACTTGTACCGATTAAGTTTTTATCATCTGAAGATAATTCTTTAAATTCAGGATTAAATTTTATTTCTTGCAATTTTTCTTGTATTGGAATCAAAAGTTTAATTTGTTGAATCCACAAAGGATTAAGAATAAAATCTCTTCTTTTTTCTTGCCTTCTTCTATATATGATGAAGTCTTTAAGGTTAGCAACCCCCAATTCCCATTCACCACAAACCATAAGGGACATACAGAGTTCACCCCTGCCATCCAGTGTCCAAACACAACTGGCAACTGCTCCCCAATGATTAGATAATCTATAAAGATTGTTCTCTTTGTCGATCAGGTATTGGCTACCAGTCTTACTCTTGAAGTTATAAATGATATTAGGCTGTTCAGCAATAAGATTAAATTGCCAGTGAGCGTTTTTACCTTCATCGATTTTAACTTCTTTGAAGTCAGCTTTGGTTGATATTTGAAAATTCGTGGTATCGATATGTGTATAACAGTCACGATAGTGAATAAATTTGATTCGTTGTAAATTTCTTGCAAACGAATCTGCCTGTTGTATTTCTATTCTTGGTATATTCATACAGGCTTATACGTATGAAATACCTAAAAGGTTACAGTTTCTTTTTACAAGGACAACTTTCAAGATGAACCAGACCACCTTTTACATTATTACAAAGATACTGGTGTCCATCCACTTCAATAATCTGATAAGAAGTCCAAGCACCACCATCAATTATAGTAATTCTACTTTTTGGCTTTTCTTCTTCAGTCTTTGTTGTGCCAAAAAAATCATCTTTTTTAGGTTCTTTCTTTGAACAAGCAAATAGCGTTAATGCAAATATTACTGCAACTATAAAAGGAGTAACATTAAATAAAAATTTATCTATTTTTTTCATGAGTTTATCATTTTATCTGTTATTTCTGTTGCTGCTTCAACAATTACTTCTTTAATATGTGCGGGGGCAGAAACAATAAGCAGTACCTCATTGCCATTTGGTTCTTTCTCAGGAAACATATTTGGTATATCAGCAATTTTATTTCTGTGTCCTCTTGTAATACTTACAAATGATTCGAATAATGGGAAGAATTCAAGGTCTTCGCCATCTTCCATTGTTAGTGTGATCTTCTTTAATTTTCCCATAATATTATTTATTTTTATTTAAAAGTTGTTCTAATTCATCAATGCTTTCTTGTATGCTTTCTGTTTTTCTAAGTAGTGCCTGACGTGTTTCAGTCTGATGATCATAAGATAAACCTTCTGCTAAGTAAAGAAAATTTTCTTTTTCTTTTTTTAAGGTATCAATTTTTACCTGTATATCTTTTTCCATTTATTTAAATTTATAATAATCCTTTTAAACAACTGTCTGTATCTTTTTTACCAATTTCTTTGTAACCAATTTCTTTTGTTTTGAATCTCAATCCTTCAATATTTTTTAGCTTATCTTTTGCCCAGCATGCTGCACTTAATAAGCAAATATAATATTGAAAGCAAATGTCATGCTTGCAAAAGTCATATATGAATTCATCAACAACATTGAATTTACCTGCCCACATAAGATCATCCATATATGAAAAGATTTCTACCATTACTTTTTCTTCTTTATCTTCTCCCTGATTGGCAATAATATATTCAATACTGATCTTGCTCTTTTTTGATTCATCTTTACATATAATTGGTTTACCATCCCAACCATATTTAAGAAATTCTTCTTTTTTGAATATAAGATCATCGTCAATAGTTATAATTATTTCTTCAGGTATTAATTTGACAGGTATTTCATTCTTTTTAAATATCGTATCCAGATCACAAACCTGTTTAACGAATGGAGTTATTCTGCCTACACCGATCTGATCAGAAATCATATTTAATGGTTCTTTGCTGATGTTTTGAATAAAGTCATACTTTTCTTGTAAGGTATGTGGCTCTGATATGAATATTTTTATATTAGTCACAATATCTTCATCAATTTGTGTTCTTGGTGCTTGTATTAATAAATCAAACAAACCATTAAAAAATTTTTCGTCTGGTATATTCATTTATCTTAATCCTTCTTTTGTTATAACATCTTTAATTAATTTAAAAACTTCATTCATTTCAGACAGTTCAATACGGTCTAAAATATTCTCAACCTCAGATATTAATAAATCATTATCACGATATTCAACATCATAATTCCAATTATGAACATACACAATTGCTGTACGTAAAAGTATTGTGGTATTAACCTTTAAATTACTTCTATGACATCCTGTCTCAACAAGTTTCTTGATAATTTCTTCGGAAATTTCTTGTTCTTTTTCTTTCAATAATTCTTTAATTTCACTACGATTTTTTTGTACTTGTTGTTCATTTTTAAGTGCTTCATCATTAGCAATAATTAAATCAAGTGCTGTGGGGTTTTCAGATAGTTCTTTCATAATTATTCTTTTACATGTTCAAACATTACACTATTAAATCTCTGATCAGGTACTTCTTCCAAATAAACATCAGTATGCCAATCTCCAACTTCTGTTCTTTTAATATGATAAACTGCACCAAATTTAAGAAATTTATGTGCATGTTCTTTATCACTATCATATCCACCAAATATTTCACCATCTTTCATTTGAAGTCTGACAGCAGTACCACGCTTAGAATAAATATCCATAGTGTTTGATATTTTTTCTGCGACTTCATCACTCATTGTTATTGAAGGTGCAGTAGATTTACAATTGCCCAATAGACAATGTTTGGGAAAGTCATTTTCCTTATTACACGGAAGAAAATCTTTGTTAATTGATTTTAAGAATTTTTTTGTGCAATTTGGATGACCACATCCATATCCTTCTACGTGATTTATATCACTTGCAATATTTTTGGCTATAAATGCTGCTACTCTGTATATACACTGAGAAGATTTGGTTATTTCAATTAATTTTTTCATATGTTTTTATTCTATATAATAGGATTTAATATTGTTTCATATTTTATTTTAACTTTTTTATAGACTCTGTGGTGACAACACTCTAATTTATTGTTTTCTTTATCTGAAACCATACAACCTGTAGTGGGACTTAATTGATGAAGATAACATTCACTACAACCAATATATTTTTCATCTTCTACGAGTGCCAATTTTCGTTTTTTAATTGTTTGAAATTTTATTGTTTTCATTTATTTATAACTAATATTTTCATTATTCAATTATTTTTATTGAAATTAATTTTGCGTTTAAATTCATGTTGTTTCGAACTGCCTGATCAACAATATTTGCTATTTTTAATACATCTTGTTCACTATCAAAGGTTAATTCTACTTCAAGTCTGACCATATTTGAATTTGTTTTACGGCTGGGCATATTAACAACAATTCTATTTGGGTCAGTAAGCGGTACGCCTCTACGAACTTTATTTATTTCATCAGGTCTGTCATTTGTAACAACAAAGGTTCTTGCTGTATTAATGACGTTATCTAATTCAATGTTGATATCAAAAAATTTTTTGAAGAGTTTAGAGTTCTGTATTTGGATATCATTGTCAATAACTTTCATTTTATCCACCAGATCGTAATATGCAATGCTGTTCTTTGCTCCATTATCTACAAGACTATCCAAACAATGCTTGGCTATGTCATATTTCTCTTGTGGTACTTTGTCACAACTCGTAAGCAGTATTGTAACTGCAAACAATAGCATAATTTTTCTCATATCTTAGTCTTTAAAATAAAAATCACTTTCACTTGGAAATATCTTTTCATTAAGTATATTGGCATCCATGCCAGATACTGTTATTTCTTTATTAGATACTGGTGTTTCTTTTTTCTTTTTAATTAATGTTTCAAGCGGTTTTCTCTTTTTTAACATGTGAGTTTTTTTCAGACGATCTTGATAAAATTTGATATTACTTTCAATATCACAAAGTTTTTTCAATAGTTTAGCTTTCTCAGCAGTTAGAATTTTAATTTCAAATTTAATGCTGTCACGTACACACCAAGGGTCGCCATCACATTTATCACATATAAAATTTATGTGTACTCGATTTCCACACTTACATTCTCTATATGCCCATTCGCTCATAATTATTTTTTTATATAGTCTTTACTAAAAACCTGTACATACTCCAATATGTCCTGATAATCATGACCAAGTTTTGCATTATCGGTTTCAATAAGTTCATCAAACCTCCAACTGCAACAATTTTCTTTTCTTGAAAGGCAAACATATTTGACATCATTACATTCATAAATTCTTAATGTATCTTTATGTGTTGCTACATGTCCTTGTGCTTTCTTCCACTCTTGAAAATCATTAATAGATTGCGCAATAACACCAATTGTTTTAAATTCTGGTAATTTAGTTACTTCAGTTTTTTTCTTTCTTTCGTCAGCAAGCATAATAATTACTTCATTCACATCGTTAAGACAATTGATGTTCCATACAGTTTCATTAACTGGAAAGAAACAATATTGCCTCCATCTGGAGAACCATTTAATCATACCAATTACTTCTTCGTGATGTTTGTTCTTTACAGCAATCACTCTTGTTTTTTCTTTCTTTTCGAATTCAACGAATTGAAGATACTGAGTTTCTTTTAATATATTCATAGTTTTTTGTATAATTCGTATGCAGATTCTGTTTTAATGTTGTTATATCTTTCATAAATATCCAATATTTTTTTACCTCTGAAGATATCAATAAGATGTTTAAAGAACGATCTTTTAGGTTGAAAATATTGACAGATTTGATTTACGTTTCGAACTTCACATTTTTCAACATGATATTGCTTATTACCCTTTGAATCGGTTTTCTTCAGATCATCCAAAATTGGATGAATACAAACATCAATCATAATATGATGCTTTTCTTCTCCAGTTCTCCAACAATAAGAATAACCTTCTCTCAGATGATGCCATTCACATTTATTACAATTTGATTTCATTATCGTATTTCTTTACCTTTTACTGTCATATCCCAATTACCAAAACTACCTTCTAAAATAAACGAACCCATTCTGAAATTATCAACAATTGAAGTACCTACTTTTACTTGATTGTAAAAATCTTTATCAACAGGTATTTCAAAATCAATTGCATTCGCAGCATCTTTAATATGTTTACCAATATCCAATGTAAAATGTGATTGTTTTAGATGAATTTTAAGTATATATTGTGGTGTCTTGCCAGAAGCATAGATGTTTAATATTTTCAGTATGCCATTCAATGAATCAATTTCATGAACATTTTGTGCTCTGGCATCTGCAAAATCCCTTATTTCATTCTGGTATTCGCTTTTAGTTTGTTTTAATTGATCGATGTCTTCTTTAACATCACAGGGAATTTCTTTACAGGCGAAGAACATCACCGATATAAAGATTGTAATTAAAAATGATTTTGTTTTCATATTATTTCTTTTTATTATATCCAGTTGCTAACTCAAATATCAACGGTGTATATTTGCCCAAAGATATATTAAAATATTCACAAAAATTCCATATACAACATGCAATTAATGTGATTGGCGTATCAAAATTCCAAAATATCATATAAGTTTATTTTCTTTTAACATTTCTTTAAATTCTTTTGTCATTAATTCTTGTCGAACTTCTAACCAAGAGTAATGCATTGAATGGTTATCAATAGTAGTACCAAATACTTGACAATAAATTTTGTTACCGCTTGCTTTAAAAACAATACCTTTGTGTTCAAATATTTGTTCAAGAATATTCATAATGTATTTTTACTTTTAATAACTCGTGAATAAACATACTCCAAAAATAAATTGATATATACGCTTGGAGTAATATTTTTTGCTGTATCAGGTATGGTGTTTTCAAATGCTTTCACAAATGCTTTGAATATGTCCTTTAGTGTGATTTCTATAAGAATTGAATCAGCATCCCTTTCATCATTTTCTTCTTTTAAAGAATTTTGTACTACTGAATACATGTTGTAAACCATGCCTTGTCCGTATGTGCTAAACCCATATACCACATCTTTATTCAGTTCATCATCACTGAGCACAGCAAGGGGATAGCATTCTCTGAAACCATTCCTAAAGAATGTCATTCTTTTTAGAGTTTCGGGATAAAGTTCATCCCAACCGATTGCTTTAAGTAATTTTTCCATTAGCTGGCGTAATTATATTTCAGATTGGTTTTGGTTATTCCTGTATTGTTTACACCAGTACAGGTTATCATAAACCTGCCGTCATCAAAAAGGTGTGGCTGACCTTTTTCGTCCAGAGCGCACATATTTATCGTGTCATCTTCTATTTTAATAACGATGTAAAGACCATTTGCCCAACTGAAACTCTTATGTTCACTTTCTACATGTATAACATCATAATACATATTATTTTCTCCTATAATTTATTTTGCGTAATATTTAACAATAGTTTTTGCTGATTTAAGATTATGATATAAGAAAAATCTTCTACCCCAACTTCTACCTTCTCTCTCCTTAATTATTATATCAATAGCTTTCAGAGTTTCAGGATGCTGTGGTACTAAACCAGTTTTTTTACAGGCTTCTTTGATTATTTTCTGATAAAACATTTCAGCTTCAGTTCTTTTTGCTTTCTGACCTGCTTTCTGTGCTTCTGAGAGTTGTTTACGATACTTCGGGTCTTGACGTACTTCTTCCTCACTGAGTCCCGTAGAAGCCATTATTTTACGTAATTCCTGTGCTTCATCCTTGTTAGGATAATGCTTAGTGGGGTCATTGGCTATCTTAGCTGCCTTACGTACAGTTGTGTATGTTCTGCTGTTTTGACAGTCATCATCATAATCATCATCAAAAAGTCCCATATTATTCTTTATGTTTCCAAGGTTGATTATATTTTCTTTTACTGAAATCTGGTAATTATTTACTATACCAAGTTATATGTGTTGCGTCAAGTTCTGGTGTATTAAATACTTCATCATTACTTTTCATGCCATTTTTTACCCAATACCCACAACCATCATAATTATTAATACCTTGAACTTTAGCTATTTCCCATTCTTCAAGGGTATAAATATCTTCATCAAGATCAGGGTCTAATTTAATGTTATATTGTCGAGTTTTTAGTTTTTGATTTGCTTCATGACGTTTGAGTGCAAGATATAATGCAATTATATAAAAAGCATCAGCCATTGCAATTCCTAACCAAATATTTATACTTATGCCAATCATAAATCCAACAAATAAACCTGCAAATACTGTAAATATTAACATCCATACAAGCAATTTTTCATTGATTAATACAATAGATTTCTCAATTTGAGCATCAAATGCTAACAGTTTTTTCCAGATATTATTTAGATATGTTTTCATAATTAAAAGGATTTAACGATAATACATGCTTCAGTAATCTTTTTGTTGCGAGTATATGCTTCTCTATATACTAAAGGAATAACAGTAACAAATCCACCTTTAATTAAATTTTCAAGATGAACATTTAAATCGCCATCGCTTTCAGTCCATGATAAAATACCTTGTTTTTCCATGATTTTTAATTAATAAGATTATTGAAGATTTTCTATCTTAGTTCTGAATACATTATTGGTGCTATCAGATAAGAAACCATATTCGAAGTTAATTCTCTGTATTTTTAATGCTTTATTATAGAAGTTATTTGGAAATGTATCAAGCATAGTATTATTTTTATTTGCAATTAACTGACAGGCTTTCTCAATACTGAAATATCCTTCACGCTGTTCTGCAATAAAAATAGAAAGGTCTGCGTAGAATTTTGAAAATATATTATAATCAATGGGTTGATTTTCTTGTAACCATTTCCAAGTAAGTTTTTCCCCGTCTGCACGATTTTCCATGATTAGTTTAGTTGCTTGGATGAATACATCTTTATTGACATTTGTAATTTTTTCTTTCTGTAAATAGGTCTTCCAAAGTTTATCATAGAAGCCAAGTTTTTCTTCAATTTTCTGTTGATATGTATTATGATATATCTTGGAAGTATTATACATGAAAACCGATTGATTATAAATAGTTTTACCTAACTTAAATACCTGTACTAAAAAGATAAGTATGATTGTAAACCATATCCAACGTTTCCACCGAATAGGTTTACTTTCTTTAGGTTCTTTTTCTTCTTCATCTCTTCTACGTCTGTGATTATATTCGTCTTTGTTATAGAGAGATTTAAATGGTGGATTATCATTACTAAATTCCCATATGGCATAAATAAGATAAACAATGTCAAATATGATTACGAGTGCATTTATTGCCATATGAATCCAACCATAGCTTACGTATGAATGATATGAATCTTTTACAAAGACATCATTAAAGATTTTGGTTTCATTGAATAGCCAAAAATTTAAGAATGTTAAGGCAATGCCAAATAGTATTAAAGCAATGACAACTGCGGTACGAGTAATTTTAAAATTTTTCATAAAATAATTTTTAAGTTTCTATAAAACGATTTTTTGTTTCTTATACGTAAAAATAATATAAAAGGTTACAATTATTCGTGATTCATTTGATGTTCAAGAAATTCAAGTCTTTCGTTAGTCTTATTAAAAACTGCTTTACGAATTCTGACTTTATAAACTTTCATCCAAGCATATTCTTTACCAGTAACCACTGTACCTGTTTCGCCAAGAGGTAATTTAACTCTGTCACCCTTTTTATATAATAATCCATCTGTTGAATAACGTTCACCATCAAATTTAACTATTCCATCTTCAAAGATGATGATTTGGTAACCATATTTTTCTTTGAATGATAATAGTTTGGGTTTTAATGCATTGAATTTATCTTCTTCATGTTCAGTCAAATAGTTCTTATATGCTTCCCAATCCTTACCTGCTTGAATTATGGTATCGTATGTTACTTTCATAATTTAATTTGATTCTTTGAATTTAATAGTATCACCACTTAGAAAATACTCATTAGTAAAATATGTATGAACAACACCAGCACTATCTTTTACCCTATATTGAAAGCGATAAAGAAATTTATTACCATTTTCAAACTGTGATTGCACAACGCCTTTAGTAATTATTGGCTTTGGTTCACATGCTGTGAATAAGGTTAAGAAGCTAAAAAGAAATAATAATTTTTTCATATGATTATATTTTAATAAAACTTAGTAAAGGAAACATGCTATAATTTTTATCCTTTTGTGCCAAGACAAAAGCTATAATTTTTTTCTGTGATTTTCTAAGATCACAGTATTTTGTTGTGTAATTATCCCAACGATAATTTGCACTAATTTTATTAAAATGCATTGCAACGCAACCAACATTTAATTTATGATCAAATATTAATGTGTTCCACCAAGTTTCAGGGTCTGTGTATTCTGTATTAAGAATAGGAAATTGATCACGATTTAATCCCTTACCGTAATCAAGTTCAGCAAGTTTCAATGCAAATACCCCAAGTGCTTTTAAGTTATCTTCCATTACATGCCTGTTATTTGAAATGTAATTACAAGAATGTCAAAATCATTATGATTTAAACCTAATCTTGTTCTTAAACTATTAATAGATAATTTTTTAATTACCCAAGCTAAGAGCGTAAAACCACCAAAACCAAAGATAAGAAAAAAAGCAATTGCTTTATCAATAGTCCACAACCACTGATTCTGTCCGTATGAACTACCATTATATATTATACCAGTAATAATAACATAAAGAATAATTGGAAGTATACCAATTCTGATGAAAGGAACTGCATATTTATAATGCATTTTTGGTATCCAAGGTAGCTTATATGCTTTCATTTCTTTTTCGAAATAATCAAGCTGTTCTGTTGTGAAATCTATTTTAGTTCCAATGATTTTTGTCATGACTCTTCATTGGTTTTATTACTGTTATTTATACTAACTATTTTAGGTGTAATATTCTGAATGAATTGACCTATATAGTGTATTACAATAAAGAAAGCAAATACATGCCAGTACTGGACATGAGTAAAAGGCAATTTCCATGTTGAAGTAGCCAGATAAATAGTGTTTACATTTGGTGCAAGGAAATTGAATGCCAGAGTAAACATAATTGATTCGATAAGGCTAAAGCCTATCCAAATCAAATTCTTTAAGAAAGATAATAATATTCCCATCATTTTGTTTTTATTTAAAAATTATTGTATCTTTTACCGCCACCGCCTAATACCATATACCATAGTGCAAAAAAACTAAACAAAGACATTATAAATGTTGCTTTAAGTTTTTTCCATGTAATGTGTCTTGAAATTCCTTCAAATCCAACAATAAATGTCATTATAACGCCTATGAGATATATTGAAAATAACATTTGTAACATTAACATATGATATTAGTTTTAATTTAATACAAATATAATATTATTTTATTAATTGTTATGCTTTTTCAGAAATAATACTGCTTCCGCAATTCAAGCATATTGTATTATCTGGTGATGGTTCTGTATTTCCGCAATGTTTTTGACAATCTGATGCAATTACTTTTGCAAATTCAACCAGTCCAATCTGATCATCAATATGATAAGAATCAACATAACGTTCCATTGTTATCTTACCTTCATTACAAAGTTTAGAGATTTCGCCAACGTTTAAATCCCAATAATCAACATTTATAATATCATGATGTTTTTTCTTATAACCCAATTCGGTAAGGGTTTTATCGAAATTTTCATCATAAACTGGTTGTGCACCATACTCAGCAGGAGAAGGACAACCACAGTGACCACCACTGCGAATAACGTTGCCAAGAATTTTTTTCTTGTCATCGGTTGGATGTTTACGCTCATGAAGAGCAACTGCTTTTGCAAGTATTAGACCATCCTTTGGGTCTTCCACACTGGCTACCCAATAATACCATGCACGTCTGAACGTCCATTTGCCAAGTTTACCAATAATAGTATATGGTACTTCACTATTATTATTGTCAATCTTGATTTGTGGAATACCTGCCAGATATAATTCTTCTTTAATATACCTATCAGCATCTTTGTTTCCTGCTAAATTTTCCATAATTTTTTTATTTTAAAATAAATCGTTAGTATAATATTCATTGTATTTCAATATATTATCAGCAAATTTATCAAATCTGGTAATATAAATTTCTTTATTCATAATAGTATCATATACTATTATTCCATGAAATTTTGCTTGTCCTGACATTACATAAACATAATGATATACAAACTTGTATCTATCAATAATACCAATGTTTTTCACAATGCTTGAATCAGAATAAGTATCATTATTCAGTGCTAATATATCAGCATAATTAAATAGTTTTAATAATTGAGGTACTTGTATCGAATCAAATGTGACTGAATTATCCAATGTGGTAAATGTTATTGGTTGAGAAAGATCAGGTTGTGATGTAGTTTCTGGCATAACATTTGATTCGTTTGGAGAAACAGCTACAAATATAATCCCAAGCACCAAAATTGATGTAAAAATAATTGACCAAGTAAATATTTTTTTCTTCATTAAATTATTTTTAATTTAAATCATATCCACAATTTGGACAAATATTCGAATGTCTCAAGTCTTCTTTTGGATGCCAAGTATCACAATTTCCACAGTGCTTGTTATTCATTATAAAGAATATATCATTTGCAATATTTTTGGCAAGTTGCCTGTTATATGTACAACGACTACTTTCACATATTTTATTTTCTGGTGATTTATTATCCTTAAGATACAACTGACAAGCCAAACAAGGACATATGGTATAATCCCAAGATATTTCTTTACCATTAATAATAATTATATTTTTCTTTACTTGAGTATCCATTTCAAACTATCTTTATGTATAAATGACTTTTCAAAACATTTAGGACATTCAAATACAACTGCTGTTCCTCCAATATTGTGACCTATTCTCACCACATCATATTCAGTTTCTCCAATAATATCTTCAACATGAAGGTCTTCGTAGCAATGCGGACATTGCATTACACCAGTTTGTTCTTTAAGTGGTTGTAGGTCTATCATTCTTTATTCTTTTTATACCATTCAATAAAATGTGCCACTGCAATCCAAGCAAGTTCAATTGGTTTATATTCCATAGTTTCATCATTAATACAATAATTGAGATTTAATGTGTCTGCTATAATTCTCTTGCCTTTGTATTCTTCCCCTGCACAATTGCCTTGATTAATTGCTATATAAGTTCCACCACTACCAGAAACACTAACATTGATAGGAAATCCACTCAAATGAAATCGAGTTCTGAATCGAATTTCTGTTGCAATTTTAATAATAACAGGCATAAGCCAATCCCATGAAGAATGATATCGTAAATCATCAACAGGATAACATGAAATAGTGTTCCAGTTTGTATTTACACGACCTTCAAACTCAGCAATTGCTTTGTTTACAAGTTTAATTTTATTTTTATTAAAATGTTTCATGATAGCTTATACGAAATAAGTTATAAAAAGGTTACAATAAAACTTTGCTTTCTAATATTTCTTTAGTAATTGGTTGTACCACAATATTATTATCAACAACATATTGAATTACAGTAAGCTGACCAGCAGTATCATTACGATAATATCTTTTACGTTCAATATACTTCCAGACTTCAGATGAATCAAATTCTTTTTTCTTTTCACTGTTTTCGAATTCAGCTTTCAATATGTTTTTAATTGCAATACGTTCTTGTCTCTTACTGTTGATAGGTATTTTAGCTATGATACCATCATATAATGCATCACCACGAAGTTCATTATTTATTGAATCATAATTATCGGGATTAAATAATCTTATTCTGAATTGAAAACCTTTAATTTCTCCAAAATTCCACCAATCTTTACATCTTGTTTTCCATTCGCTTTTTGATACGTCATCTGGTGGGTCACATTGATCTTGAGCATACCAATCAATTAAATATTCTCGCAATATGCCACGATATTCAGGTACTGATATGCTGGGATATACAAGTGTTCTTCTTTCTTTTGCTTCCAGTGAAAGATTAAGTTCGACAGTAAAAGGATTCATAAACATTGATTTACTTGCTGCTCTGCTGATTTGATATATCAATGATATCAAACTTGTATCTGCAGTGATCTTAATTTCGTTATATTCTTTTTGGGTAAACCTATCCAGACTTAATCCAGCGAATTCAAGAATTTTATACGCAGGTATTCCATAGTCAACAAACTCTAAAACCATTTCAGCATATTTTTCTAATAGTTGATTTTCACCTGCTGCTCTGAATTTTGGTATTCTTTTAATAGTTTCATCTTGGACATATTTTAGTCCTTTGCGAGTCATAAGACCCTCATATGCTTTTAAACTCATTATTTGGTTTTATTAAATTGTGCTTGAAATTTAAATGCTGGTAACATGTGCCTTAAGGCATCGAAGTAAGCATCATATGGATTATCAAAATGAAGTTCTCCATAATATACTTCACTATAATCTTCACCACAAAAATATCTATATGAACCACAAAATTTTCTGTATGAAGGTGGCTTTGTGTGAAAGTTCAGTTGCATATAATTGGCACTAACAAAGATGTTATGTTCTTCATACAGCCATTTGATTATACTCTGACATTCTTCGTCCCTTGGTAATTCCTTGGGTACATAGCCACTTGTTTGGAATCTTTTAACGAGTGTTTCGAGTTTCATAATTCATCTTTTGGGGGTTCAACATCACACCAATGAGTCGGAATAAAAGAATCCTCAGTTTTTGGCATTGAAACTTTAAACATACCAAAAAAATCAAAAGAATATCCATATGACCAATGAGCACCATTTCCATCAATTGATTTAAGCCATCCAATAATGGCATATTTTTTTTCGTCTTTCTTTTGATAAAGAAGAACTGTCTTGTCGAATTCAGGTAAGTTCTTAATTCCGTCAATTTTTTGCCAGTTCCACATAATAATTATTTTATAATGTTTGTTATTTTAAAATCAATCACACCCCATTTAATAAAAGAATCTTCATAAGAACATGTTCCACTCCAATAAAGCGGATAATAATTAATAATGTTTAATCCATATGCGCCTTTATATTGATCAATTTTTAATTGAGTGCCTTCATAAAGTTCAATGGTGTCTTTAGTAGTTATTCCACTTACAAGAGTAAGTTCCATACAATATTTTACTTTGGGAATGTTTTGCTTTTTACCGTTACCTTCAGGATTACAAGCATACATGAATACTGTAATAATTAAAATAAGAAAAAATTTTGTTTTCATATGTTTAGTTTTTATTAATAATTTAAATTCTCTCATGGTAATTCTTTATTTATATGACAATTTTTATATTTTTTACCTGATTTACAGGGGCATCGTTCATTTCTTCCAATTTTGGGTTCTGTCCTGACAGGTTGTATATCTGCTTCACGTTCTTTCTTGGTAAGATGACTGTACTTGAAATCATCATATGCTTTATGTATCTTAAGTTCTATAGGTGGCATTGAAGCAATTACCTCTTCGTATGGTTTCATTAAATCAGCAACAGGTATACCTTCTCCAATAAGTTTCTCAATATCAACAAACTCAACGCTATCGTTTTTTCCCGACTTATCAAGCAATGCTTTTAATTTTGCATTGGTGATTGCATTTCCACCTGCAATTAAGATTTTTTTCTTATCTTGTTTGCTCCACCTATCTTTATTTTCTTCTTCCATCAGGACTAATTTTTATTAATTCATTACGATATATTGAAGCAAGAACATTTAACATTAATGAGCATACTTTTTTATTTCTGAAATTAAGACTTATATCTTTTTTTGTTTTTTCAAGTAATAATTGTAAATAAAAACATTTTAGGTTTTTTTCCATACAACTAAGTGCTTTCATTCTTACATTGAATCTGTGGAAATAAACACTAACATTTTGCGTTAGACTTTCTTCACAAATTTCTGTGAGATAATCAGCTAAATAATTTGCAGCACGATTTTCTGCATAAGTCCATGTAGTTGGGTCTACTTTTTTCATTAGTATAAATTTTCACTAATTAAAAAATCGTCTGAACTTTCTTTGCCATAAACTATTTGATCATTTGCTTTTGCAATTTTCCATGCTTCTATTCTGTTCACAAATCTATTATGACTGGTAAGGAAACCCTGTTTGTCACGTCCCGGTAAACCATCATCGAGATCAAGTGTTACAAATACTGGTGATTGGTCAATTACTTCATGAATTGTTTTACGCATTACTTCAAGAACTTTATAACAATCACTGTGTCTGTATCCTGCAACGATAACACCATTATAATCAAGAGCAGCACATAATATATATTCTGGTTTTTCCATAATAGTTATACGTAACTAACTATTTTTAGTTACATTTTTTCGCACAATTCTTCAAAAGTATCTGGTTGCCATAGTCCATAATGACCTTCTAATTTAATCCATACTAATCGATCAGGATAAAAAATGTCAGGACAAAGGCGAGAATAATGACCTGCTTCAATCACAACATCACTTATAATAACCTTCTCACCTTTTTCAAATATAATTTGACCGCCAATAGTAATTATATCGCCATTAATCGTTAAGGTGTCGCCTTCTTTTGGTATTGGAATCTTTAGTGCCATGCTATACCGTATTCCATTGCATCTTTGCAACCTTGACACAGTTGCGGACCGTTATACCATTTCGTTTCATCCCTGATTGGCTGATGACAACATTTACATCTTTTACCATCTTCGATTTCAGGTTCAATTACTTTGGCTCTGAATATAGAACCAATATTTCTGATTGTTCGTCTCTCTTTAGTCATATCTCGTTTAGTATAAATCTTCACTGAATAATCCAATTAACGGATTGTCTAAGTTTTTTTCATTTACCTGACCTGCAAATAATGCAATTTCCAATGCTTTTTTTCTATCAACAAATCTATTCTTGCTCGTTAAAAATCCTTGTACATATTCACCGACTTCTGGCAATGCACTTCTAAGTCCAGTAATACTACACATAGTATACATACATTGAGAATGGCGATGACCACAAAATACCAATCCTTTATCACAATTAATTGGTAATACATTAGAATCAAAGATGTGTTTCAGTATTAAATCTTTATACCATATAGCACTACACAAGATGTATTCAAATTTACTTTTCATTAATGTTTTATCATAGGTTCACTATCTTCACGGAGTACAGTCATAAGTTTATTGGTAAGAGCATCAAGCTCTTCATTTTCTGGCATAATGGTATCACCCGGGATTCTGAATAAATGCCTTTTGATTCTTATCATCATATCATTCAATTCTTTCATCAAATCCTGATGTTTATAGGTTCTCAACTCCATTGCTTGTCTGGGCAGCAACTTATAATTTTGATGTTCTTTTGCTTCATAAAAATCAGGTACATTTTCTTCTGTAGGTGCACATTTAAGACACATACCATCACGATGATTAGTCATCTGGTTGCAAGTATTGCAAATACCAATCTCCATATCAGCTAATGGAATTTCAGTGATTACCATATTAGCTGGAAGCCAGAACCATGTCTCATTATTTTTTGTATGATTAGATTCTTTTGAGGGATACATAATTTGCTGTCGTCCACAAGTATTGGTTCTCAGATTTAAAAACTTATAGCCAGTCTTTGATGCTTTGATCAGTCTATAAACAGTTTTAGTATCTTCGCCATAACCAATTTTGTAGTTATGTCCCTTAACCAAGTGAAATGGTTTTACATATGTACTCATTTCTTTTTATTTTTTAATTTACCATCGGTGGTGTGTTCTACACCATCAACAACATAATCACATAATTTTCCACACTTATTACAATAAGTGCCAACAGTACCAAATGCTATTTTAGCATTTGATGTTTTATCGGTATTATAATAGCCGATATGTGTTTCTGATTTACAACAAAGTGAAGCCATTTATTTAAGTTTTTCTCCGGTTTTTACTGTAAATCTTTTTTCCATAAGTTGATATGTTGAACGTTTAGCATACTCTTTTTTCTTACAGACCTTACACACCATATTTGGTTTATTATGAACACAAAGTGGTCGTTCAAATAAAGGGTCATAAATTACATATATTGTCATATTAATCTTTTATAACATTGTTAAATTTTTCTATTTAGTAATTATTTTTGATTTAAAATCATTTTTACAAATAATTCACCAATTGCTTTTGCATTAGTTTCAAAGAATTTTATACCTTCGTCAGAAATATTCCAAAACATGAAATCTTTTCGTTTTGCAACTTTCTCCATTAGTTTTATGTTTTTCTCATGACCATCATGAAAACATAAATATTGACAATAACCCAATTGAATTACACCATTTTTATCTTTAATAGTGAACCAAGCTACTGCAACTGGCAATTCAGATATTGAATAGATTTTGTAATAAACTTCTCTTGTTGTCATAATACATTATATATAAGTTCAGCATGTTCAAGTTTTTTGCAGATTGCAATAGTTTGTTTACCTTCAATATTGCTTTTTACACCATCGTGAAAATCAGACCAAATACATACTACAAAATCGGTTGGTTGTACAACATGATAAAAATGTTTAAGAAGTCCCCACCAATCCTTTGCAAGCACAATAGCAACAACATTTACATCACCATCATGTTTCTGTTTTATTGTTTTTATTTCTTCCACAGTATTATTGTTTATCAAAAATTGCAGGATTTAATTTAACAAAGGTAGCATTAAAATTGGCTTTTGCAAATTGTTCTGTTCTTTGAGCATTCCAATCCTGTACGAAGACATCATCATCGATAATTATCAAAAAACCATTTGCACCAGATTCAGCAATTTGATTTGGATTACTTGCTAATGGTACATTAAAATTTCCTTTAATTTTATAAATCTCAATATTTTTTTCGTATGCCATTACTTTATTCTTTTATTTAAAATCCTTTGTTTTACTTCAATATTACCCTGCTTCATGCGTTGAGTAGCAACAACTGACAACAAAAAGTTAAGTTGTCCGCCATTAATGCCATTATTTTTGGCGAATTCTTCACCTTGTTCATCCCTGAATTTATCAAGATCAGGATACTTTTGAAGTTCCTTAATTAGTTTTTCTACTTTTTCAATTTGTAATCCCATAATTATAATACTTCTTCAAGTATTCTCCATTCTTTAAGTGTATTAAATTCAAAAGTTGCTTCAATAGGTATGCCTTTTAATTGAGAAATATCATCAACTTTTGCTTGTTTCAGAAGTTTGGAAACATAACGTATAACTTTAGCATAATCTGCATCCCTGTCTGCTTCTGTCCATTTACAATGCTTATCGCATTCAATCATTTCTGCATCCCAACCACCCATGCTACTGCCAGTTCCCCAGCTTTTACCTTCCAATGTGTATTTAATACCAATCATTGCGTCTTGATACCCACAATGACCGAAGCTAATGCTTGCGATCTTACCTAATTCTTTTCTAAGTTCATTCATGATTATCTCCCAAATATTCTTACACCGTCAACAAATTCACTTCTTGTGTCACGTACTTTATTAATAATAGCATTTCCAAAATTTGATAATTTGGTGTATAAGTCCTGTAATTTATCGTGATCATCTGCATTATCACACATTTCGCACCATCTTTCGATGAGTGCTCTGTTTATATCAGGATAGTTCAATGAATTATGTTCTAATTCATGAATTTTTTTACTCCAGTGGTTAACTTCTTCACTGATCAGTTTATATTTCATTTCAAGCGGATAACACTTGTCAGATAAGTCTGAACTACCATGACTGAAATAACCATCACTAACGCTGGTGATACAGTTTTCTCTCATTTCTTTGATCTGTTGCAATTTGAATTCACAAAAGCACCAGTCACCTTGCTTAAACAGTGGTACTGTCTTTTTAGTTTTTTTTGTCATAATATATATTTTCCTGTTTTGTTTTTATTTATTATTATTTTTGCTGCCACCTGTAAACCAACCTCTAAAGCTTCTTCATAAGTTTTGAACCCTTCAAAGATAGTCTTTCCCAAGTAATTATTCATACTTTTAGTCTTATTTTTTCTTTCGACCATATAAAAGTAACCATTTCCACTGGAACATCCAAATGTTCTATAATTTACTTCAACAAGTAAATTATGTTTTACTCTGAACCATTTCTTTAAAAGACTTTGTGTAGGGGCAGGATAATAAATACCATCATAAGTAAGATCAAGATTTCTTGTACCATCTTCATGATAAGGAAGTGTGGTACTAAGCCAGTCATTTGTCCTGCCTTTGAAAGTGAAACTTGCTTTATGTGCAAGTTTCGATGTAGCAAAAGATATAATATCTTCTTTAAGGTCTGGTTTAACTTTCATCACTTTTACCAATTGTAAACATTGCTGGGTTGACAACACCTGTAGAATTTTCTGCACCCCATTCTTTATTATGCCACTTGCGGAGTGCTTCACCGTGTTTCCAACTATGAACAAGTATTGACACTGCCATACCATACATTGCACCTGTAATACCCATGAAATCTACTTGTTTGCTGCAATTTTCTGCATGAGCAATCATACAGGTAACATCAGGATTTTCAATATTTTTGTCTGCAAATTCTTTTTGTAAAAGTTTTGCCCAACCTTCAGCATATTCAAAACATGCAAGACCATAACCATCACCTTTTTGAACAGCTTTCCAGTCATCATACTTTTTTTGATCAAGAATTTCAATTTCAATACCTTTGACCTTTTCTTCAAACAGTTTGCGTTCTTCGTCTTCTTTTGCCCTGTATGCTGCTGATTCAATTTTTTGCTTTTCTTCTTGTGCTTTTTCACGTTTGTCAAGTTCTACCAGAACTTCGGGTTCATATTGTGCGTAGCATTCAGGACCGACCTGTCGCCACTCCATGATATGAGCATTCTGATAGTCTCTTTCGAGCCATTCGAGATTGGTGTCTTTATTTACCAAACACTTAATACTGTTGAAATCAAATACAACTATGGTATTATCAATATTAAGTTTTGTGTTTCTGTAAAGCACAGTTTCTCTTGCTCTTTCAGCTACTTTTGGAAACCAGTCACCACAACAGGTACTAATTGTAATTGTTTGGTTTTTATTAACAATTTTTTTCTTTTTCATAATTTATTTTTTAATAATCTCTGTATAAAACAATCTTCCTTCTTTAATCATTGTGATAAGTTCAATGAGTTTCATATTTAAAACAAACACAACACTTAATTCATATGTTTTACCGTTGACATCCTGTTTGAACTCCCATCTGTTATTGATGGCAGTCTGTAGTTCATTGAGCGATAGTATTTTCTTCATTTTTCTTTTCTTTTTCGAATTTTTCAGTGATACCAATTGCCGTGTTTATAAAATTGTTAACACAACCCTTTGCAGTCTTATAGCCTTCCCATTTGCAGTCATATCTTTTGTCAGCAAATTCAGCTTCCCAACAGGTTCTGATGACGAAATCACCATCAATTCTTTTAACCTGATTTTCGAATTTAACGTCCCAACCAGAATCAATTAAATCAATTAATTTCTTCATCATTCCCCCTTGCCTCTTCTTCGGCTTTATTTTTATTTATGATAAAATCATTCATTTGTTTATCAGCATCAATGTAAGATAGTTCGCCCCTGTTGAATTGATCAAGGATTAATTGCATTTCAGGATAGTCTTTGCAACATGATTTGACATACCAAGGGAAACATTTCTGATCTACTTTTTTACAATGCTCTTTCATGTCTTTTGGACGTGGAGCAGTTTGAAAAAAACCAATATTACCATTAGTACCATCATCAGCAGTTGTGTGTTCACAATCATCACAAAGCGGAGCACCACAAACTAATTGACCTGTTTCTGAACAAGTATGTGTTGCGGGAGTACCACAGCTAACACATTTCAAGTCAGCATGTTCTTCGCATCTACCGTTTTTTACTGCAGGTTTTTTGCATTTGCCTCTCCATGCTTCATCGAAGTCACAGAAAGTATCTATTTTTTTGCACATAATTAGTCCATTTCATTAATGTCAGTATCAGTAATCAATTCGCAATTAATTTCATTTATACAATTCTTGAGAATAATGTGAATGAAAGGTGCATTAAGTCTTGGCTGAAGTCCACGAACAATAGTATTACCATTTTTGTCAAGATATTTCCAAACAGGGACGTTGTATTTATTGTATTCACCCCAATTTTTTAAATCTTCGAAGATAAATGGTTTCATGTCTTTAATTTCACCAAGACGGTTGAAACCTTTAGGCATTCCTAAAAAGATTTTGCCAATACCCGGGAGTATCATCGTACCTGCATAATGCTTACCGCATCCGCAACCACTGTTGGCTGCTTCAAAACATTCAGTATTCATGCCTGTAATACAGCCACTGCACTGGTACTCTTCAATTGCTTTTTTAATGTTGTCTTCCATAATATTATTTTTAAAATTGATTATACGTATTAATATTAAAAAAGGTTACAAAATGTGTGAAATATCATGCATTAAGTGAGGTCCTCTTTCGATAATAATGGGTTTAGCACTCATAATCGTCAAAATTTTTCGTCCATTTTTTATATGCATTTATCATTGTCATATGTTGTGAAAGAAGATCATTAATACCAGCATTTTCCATTTCAACTTTTCCCATGTGTGGAATACAAATTTTTATTGCACTTCTAAATCCTGCAAGAAAACTGCTTCGATCTCTGCCCGTATATCTGTATACCTCAATATCAATTGCATTAATAGTATGAATTGCATATTTATTTACATCTTTTGCTTTAAGTAATCTGGTAATATATGCAATATCATCTGGTTTGGTTTCATCATATATACATTCTACCATAACGTGAATCATTTCATCAAATTTACCATAAAATTTTTCACCTTTTTTTAAATCTCGTAATTTAACCAGACCATTCATTTTTTTAATTTAGCAATATATTCTTCGTATGTAGGATATTCACCTTCAATTGGTGTTTTCTTAATTACACTTGCAACATAAACGCCCCTGTTCACACCTGCCAAAAATGCATCATGAATATCTTTTTCGGTGTATAATTTATTTGATTTTAATATTTCTTCATATTTTGTGGTATCTGGATATTTCCTGTATTCTTTGCCACAGAATATACATTTAACAGATTCTTGTTTACGGATTAATTCTGCTTTGTAATCCCAAAAATAAAGCTCGGAATAGGCATACAAATAGTAATCAATAGTATCGCCAGAATGATCGATATATGTGTCTGGATGTTTTTTATGAAATTTAGTTACTGCTTCATTAACTTCACGCATGGTGCAACTATCCTTATCTTTAAGTAGTGCATCCAGTATTATCATTATGTTTTCTTCTTTCATTTCAATCTAAATGATATGTTTGAACAGGTGCTTCAAGTCCTGTAATTACTCCATTTACCAATTTGGTTGCCATATCGATATGCATTTTAGCATATTGACTATCAACATCTTCTTTGCCTTTTAAAAATTTTTTAGCTAAGAATAATTCTTTTCTTGCATCTACAAGAATTTCTCGTTTCGAATTACCGCCATTTACACTTGACATAATTATTTTGAATTAAGTTCAGCGATTGTTTTTCCATCACAATTGTCACCACGAGCAGTTATTGTTTCTGCAATAACTCGTAAATCCAATACGTTTGCCAGTGATGTACCTTTAGCACATTCAAAGCCATGTACTCCAACTACTAAGTAACGACAGCAATTATAACCTTGACCAATTTTACAGATATTTTTTACATGTTCATTCATAACTTTTATAATGAATTATCTGCTGCATATTTCCAATAACTATTTCTGGCTTCCTTATTAATTTTAAGTATGAATTCAAAATATCCAGATTCTGTTGCACTTTTAAATGCTTTTCTTGCCAAATAAAAATCAAAATATTGAGTGGGAAGTGCAATAGCTTTATGCCAACTTATTGAACCACCATCTTTTTTTACTTCATTCATTATAACATACCAATAAGTAGAATCACTTGTTATTTCATCAGGTGTAGGTGCATATGTCGGCACTTCTAAGAAATCTTTTTCAGGTTCTTTAGTTTTTCTACTTACTTTGTTTTCACAAGCAGCCAATATGATAATGAGTATTGTAAATAAAATTATAAAATTTTTCATAAGTTCTCTTTTTCAATTTCAAGTTTAACCATCAGTTCATCATATTCTTCTTTTGTACCGATAAAACTAAACCACAATTTATGGTTAGTATCGTTTATCGTATAATCACTAATATCATGTTCTTCCCATCCTCTTTCTTTTATGAGACTAATGAGTGCAATCTTTTGATACGTAATTTCAATATTTCTTTTTAATCTTGCAATTTCTGCTTCATCATTTTTAATTGACCAATCAAAAGGATGATTCTTGTCATATGGAATCTCAACTTTTTGATTGGTCATATTCTTATCAAATGTTTCAGATAATGCATTTGCAAAATAATTCCTGAGTTCTTTTTCAGGTAAACCATTATGTATTTCAGAACTTTTCATATTATGTAATTATAAAATGATTTCTTAATGTTTCTGCAGCCATTGTTTTAGCAGTTTCTGGATTTTTCCAACTCTTAGTTGAATAATAACGCTCACTCTTTTCGCCCTTAACATTTTTCTCTTCTTTTAAAGTAGAGGCACGCTGACCGAATTTAAAAGTCCAGCGTCCATCACTTTTGAATACTTTACAGTACCAAAGAGGATTTGCTTGTTTGGTCATGTAATATATGGCAGTTGTACCATCCATAATTTTTTCCCACTTTTTCATATCATTCTTGTCAGGTTTAACCTTACTTAGTTACTACAAATAATACATTACAGCATAGCCATCAGTACTATATACCATTCCCTTTGGTTTAACACCATGATTTGACAGAAAAAAGTTTTTGATTTGTGGGGTTTCATCCCTGCCGTTATTGCCGAAAGCTGCAAACATGCCAAGCATTCCCGACACCATACTTCTGTCATCATACTCGCCTTGATCATTTTTGGGAATGCTGATACCATTAGCTTGTTGCTCCTTGGGTTTCTTCGTGTATTTCCAACCATTACCACAAAGCATGTAGAGTTCTTCAAGGAAAGTGGTACAAGATATTACTTTAATATCTTCAACCATTTTTACAAAATTGCTTGCAGCTTTTTTACCAAATTCTTTTAGAATGCCTTGGTATATGCCTTCGAGTTGTTTGCCGTTAAGGTCACAAAGTATTGCACCCCTACCAGAAGTAAATTCGGGACGAGTACTCATATTATTGTTGCGGATGATTTCTTTTAGCTTTTCCATAATTAAATTAAAAAAGGTTATCAATTTCTTCAATATCTTTTTGAAGTTGTTCTTTGCGTTTCTTTTTAAACTCTTCAAGTTGTCTCTTGCGAGTTGTTTCATCAGCTTTTACCAGATTATAACCACCGCCTTCTATGACTTCGGTAGTCCATTCCCAAGGTTTATGTTCTATATTCATAATAAATGTTTTTCTTTAAATTTAAGTAATTCAAGTTGCAGGTTATGTAACTTAACTCTCATTTCATTTAATTCGAGTTTGTATATATCCCTGAAATCATTGTCTTTGATTTGAATATTGGCTGCATTGCTATATTCGTCAATGCCATCGAGAATCTTACCAACTGCTGTTGATAGTTCTTTCTCTGTTTTTTCTTTTTCGTAATCTGTATATCTCATAATATTTAATGTTTATTAATATCCATACTAATATCGACAATCAATAATAAAAGTATCCAAGCAAATATGCCTGATACAGTACCGTGTGACCATGCAATGATAAGTAATATTAACGCTACTATTCTCATTGGGGAAACTTTGTATGAATTAAATCTCCAGTTCATATTATTTAATTTTCGGGTTGATTAAGAGAACTCCAGTGTGATACGACAAACGTACCCAAGTAACCTTCAATAACCCAATGCTCTGAATGGTGATAATAATGAGCAAATGTAAAACCACAAAAACTTCCGTCTTTGTCAACGACTCTTGCAACAACACGGATTGAAACACCATTTATTAGATCATGAGCATCTTCATCATTAATTTTTGGCTTTGTTAAAGCCATATTCCATTCGATCATCTTAGTAAAATTTAATTGATATTATCTATTTATACGTAAACGAAATATAAAAGGTTACAAAATTATTTATTATCTTCGTAATTAAATTTAAACCATTCATCAAATGATTTACTGTTGCTACGTGCCTGTTCGAAAGCAACTTTTAAATCTTCCTTTGTAAAAGTGTCATTCTTTGACTTTAAGTGCTTTGCTTTTATGTTAACATAACGCTTACTTAAAGGACGTAACATCTTATCCAGTTTTTCTGCCAGTCCAACAAAGACAGTAGTGCCTTCATTATTTACTGCAGATATACCTGTAAAAAATTCTTCTGGTTCTAAATTGTCATCAAGCTCAATTAGAATCGGGTTCAGGTTCTTGACTTCCTCTTTCATTTTCAAGTATTTGATTAAGTGAACTGCTTATTTGTTAAAAACAAATGTGCTTCAGAAGTCAACACTCCAACCATTGTTGGCAGTTCGTTCTGAGTTTGAGTATCCATTCCAGATACATAATTTCTTAAAGCAAAATTCTTAATGTTAATTGCTGCATTAATATCACGATCATGAATTGTGTTGCAATTTTTACAAGTCCAAACTCTATCTTTAAGTTCTAATTCTTTATTAATTGTGCCACAAACATTACAGGTTTTTGAACTTGATTCAAATCTACCGATTTGTATAATGTTTTTGCCCTGCCATTCTGCTTTGTATTTTAGCATATCAATAAACATGCCCCAACCAACATCAATTATTGATTGTGCCAAAGAATGATTTTGTAACATACCATTAATATTAAGATTTTCAATAGCAATAGATTGATTCTCTCCAATTAGCTTAGTTGAAATCTTATTTAAGAAGTCTTTTCGTTGATTACCTATTTTTTCATGTAAAATAGTTAATTTATGTTTTGTTCGTTTACCTTTATATTTTGAATATTTACTTTGTATGTATTTAAGTCTTGATTGTACTATTCGTAAAAATTTTGGATTTTCAAATACTTCACCTTTGGAAGTTACGAGAAATGATTTAATTCCCAAATCAATACCAGTAGTATTATCGTTTTCAATATTTATTTTATTTGGCAATATAATGTTATTTTCAACCAATATTGATATAAAATATTTATTTGTTGGTGTTTTAATTATTGTAGCTTGTTTAATTGTTCCTTTAAAATTTCTATGTAAAACAATATTAATACCTTTTCTGAACTTAGGTATAATAATTTTATTTGTATTGAAATTGACAACAATATTTTGTTGTATATTAAATGATTGTTTTGCTGTTTTCTTTTTAAATTTAGGAAAATCGCCCTGTCCTTTAAAAAATTTTGTAAAGGCATTATCCAGATGTGTTATTGCTTGTTGTAAAGATTGTGAATTTATTTCTTTAAGCCATTCACATTCCTTCTTTAGTTCAGGAAGTTGTTTGATCAAATCAAAGCAATTTAAATTAATTTTATTTCCAGCATATGCAGTTTGTTTTGTTTCAAGAGCTAAATTATATACAAAACGACAACTGCCAATATGTTTGTTTATTAGTTCTATTTGTTGTTTAGTAGGATATATTCTATATTTGTATGTTTTTAACATTTTCTAAAAATATTATTAATTTAATATAAATACAAGAATTTATAGAAAAAAAATATTTATTTAAATTTTTAAATATCATCTTTTTTTTCGTTTTTCTGAATTTGATTAAATAATTCTTCTTCTGTGCTTGGCATTTCATTTAAGTATTCTTCTGTAGCACAATCATTTTCGAATTGTCTTTCAGCTTCTTCTTCCCTGCGCTGTTCTGCATCACGTTCTTTCATATCATCTTCATAACGCATACGTTCCCATTCTTCCTCTTGTTGTCGTTCATAATCTGCTGCTCGTTCTCTTCTTTCATAATTTCGTCTTTCTTCATCTCTTTCTCGCCTTTCATCTTCTTCTCTTTCTTCTTCACGTTTTCTTTCAGCTTCTTGTTCGTCTTTTCTGCCATCCCAATAAGCACGATCTTCACCATCATAAGCATATTTATCATGATAATAATCACTACGATGATGTTTTTCATCATCATGACCCTGCTTATTAGCTTCGTCTTCTTCCCAAGAAAAATAATGTCTGTACATAATTTTATAGTTCTTCTTCCAGAAATTTGATAAATTTTTTACGTATATTGGATAAAACTTGTATCCTATTAATATGATCGTTACTGTCAGTAATACTTGGCTGAACATCAATTACACCTTTGATCATTCGAATTGCTTGCATGATTGGTTCGATATCATCAATGCGCATATCTTCTGCAAGTGTAACTGTAAATCCTTTTACTCTATCTGTCATAATATATATTTTTAATTAATATAATCGTTGTTCAGGAAGTGCTTTGATATGTTCATACATAAACCCCCTTTTACCACTGAGAGAAACAATGTTTCCATCTTTATTATAAAAGACAAGTGAATAATAAGGATGTTGATAAGCATTAACCCAAACCCTTCTCACCACTTTAGCTTTCAAGGAATCATTACTGCATGATAATTCTTTAATTGTACTTACCAAAAGTGAATCATCCTCTGCAATAAATATATTGGATTTAACATATACAATATCACCAACATCATATTTAAATTTGTGATGTGTACATGATAAGCATGTGATAGCACATAAGAAAAATAAAATTTTTTTCATATCATATTTTTATTTAAAATTATTCTGCTTGTATATATCGTTTATTTCCAACATAAACATTAATTTCTGGTCGAAAACTATCTTTATGTTCGCCATAAATGAAATTATCACTCCACCAATGTTCAAAACGTTGTTTTTGTTCCGTTTCTGTATATTTGTTGCAATAATCAGGATTTATGTGTTTCATCCCGTCATTATATGCTTTCCATGCCAAATCTTTGGCTGTTGTCATTGCTTTTGTCATGATTATTTACATTAATGTTGAAATTAATATTAAACCTAATCCAATTACCATACCAATAAGGTATAATTTAATCCTTCTTATGTGACCTACTTTCCAAGGTTCACCAAACCATTTCTCAAAGTCTCTTTCGAATTGTTTATTTTCTTCTTCTGTCATAAATTAAACATTTATTCTGGTTTTAACATATTAAATATTAGATTATAAAACTTTTTAGCATTTTCTTTGTCATAATTATTGAAACAATCATCACGTTTTTCTTCAGAATCAAATCCAAGACTTATTATCGGTCTGACTTCTTTGAAGTCAATTATTTGTTTAACTTCATATTCACTATTAGTTTCATCCTTCATTATTAAAACCTGATAATTTTCTACTTCGAAAATTTTTGCAAACTCATTTTCCATATTATTAATTTTAAATAACTAATTATAGGTAGTTCACCCAAAAATACCATAACCAATAAATATGATCATGAAACCATCCTTCAATTGCAAGTTTCCAGACATTATTCCAACTACCAATTTGACATCTTGGACAGTTTTTATCATGATCTCTATGTGTACTACAAATTGAGAACCATTTCTGTTTTCTCAATCCCTTGCCTCTAACAGTCATACCTTCTTTATTTTCAGTAAATGCCATCCGTCTTGCTTGTGCTCGGTTCATACTTCGTCAAGATCATCATTGAATTTAATTTGTGCATAATCTTCTGGACTTGCATCTTTAATAGGTATCAAAAATGGAGCAGCAATTTGTTCAATATTTACACCTTCTTTAAGACTATCAAGTATACCTGAATCTTCAATAATAAGTTCATTAGAAACATCATCATAATCTTCCCAATCAACAATCATTTTTAAATAAATTGTTCTTTTCATTTTATTAATCTTGTATATCTACTTTACCATAAATTATTGTTTCAGCAGTACCATTTTTAAATCTTATTTCAGCATGATCATCAAATTCAATAAATTCAATAATCCATTCACAACCACCATAAATAATGGTTTCACCAACTTTATACCAAACACCATCCCATAAAATTCTTCTCATGATAATTTCATTTGTTTTGATTTCACCAAAAATTCATTTTCATTTTTAATTAAAAGATTTGTTAAATTTTTCATAATAAAATTTTTTCAAAGATATATTTTATAAATATAATAAACAACAGTGTTTATATTTTTTTCCTGAATTGCAAGGACAAGGTTCATTTCGACCAACATCAATTGGTTTTGGTGGCACAAATGAAAGGTCTTCAATACGTTCCTCAATACCATTAAGATGATTAATCTCATGTTGCCAGACTTGTGCTTCAAAACCTTTAACAAATTCTCGATTTTTAACACCTACTTCATCATAATAATCAACAATTATTGCACGATTACGTTCAGCAACAATTCTTTTGCCTTTCCATGTTAAACAACCTTCAACTTTAATTTCTTTAATACCAACATATTCAATAATATATGGGTCAATTATTAATCGCCAATTTGCTTGTGGATTTCCATTGATATTTATTTCTCTTAATGCAAACACTCTCAGCATAAATCTTTCAGTATCAAGACTGGTTTGATTTGCAGCCAGACCTACTGCATCAAATCTGGTAAATGAATAATCTTTGAATGCTTGTAATTGTTTAATGTTTTGAATAAAAAACAATTCAATGTTTTCAACATCTGGGACTCTGGGAGTCTGTTGGTTTGGTATTACTTCAAATACATTCATATTATTTACAAGTTTCTAAAAATTCATTAAAATCGACAAACAATTCTTTTGCCATAGCAATATAATATTGTTTTTGTTCATCATTTTTAGCATTTTTTATATTTTCTCTTAGACTTATAACAAATTTTTCTTTTTCAGATAGTTTTGGTTTTGGAATATCAATAAGTTTAAGTGCCAGTTTTAATGCATCTTCAAATGCATCTTCATATTTATCTTTACATTCGGTACTTGCATTGCAATCCCCAATACAATCTACTATCATCACCAATCCGTAATAATTAATACTTCCTTTTCTATTTAATTGTGGTATTACAAATGGTTTTACAAATGCTTCAATTCCATGTGTTTCTCTTAACCATTTTGCAAGAAATTCCTGAGTAGGTGCTGAAAATTGATTTTTATCATTATGTTTATTGGTGTTACTAACATGATGACAACCAATATAATCATCATATATACCATGTAAATCACGGCATTCTTCGTCAAATCCTTTTTCTTTGGCTAATTTAGCAGTTTCTTCTTTTATTGTTTCTTCGTACATATAATTATTTATTATACCATATTACTGAATCAAATTCTCTTCTTATTGCCCTGTGTTTCATATCGCTGGGACATATAGGTATGTTTGTTTCCTGACCATCTTTACCGTAATAACCAGAACCATCTGAATCAATAAACCAACCTTCTTTACATGCTTCAATAAATTCATCCAAAGTCATTACATCACCATATGAAGGAATTGGAGAAAGTTCGTAAGGCATAATCATTCGTCTTTTTCTGTCGAGCTTTGCGAGTTCCATTTTTTCATAATAAACATATTCCCAATATTCTTCAAATGATTTATTGTCATTTTTTTTGTCAGCATACCATTCTTTATCTTTCTCGACAACAATCTTTTCCAGAACAATAACATATTCATCGATTTTCTTAAGTTGTTCTTCAATTGTCAATTTTTTTTTCATACTATTTGTTTTTTACGATCAAGGTGACTAAATTCATGGCTTCTTATACATGAAGCACAATGCGGAATAAATACTCCATAAAATATCTTGTTAAATTCTTTAAATCTCTCAGCAAAACCACCATCAATATATTCATATACATCAGCATATTTCCATACACCAAAACCACATTTGAATATGTCACCAACTTCATCAATAAGAAATGAATATTGATTCTTTGGATTCTGGCAATAACATCCCATCATTGAATAGAATCCAAATGAACCTTCTGCTCTACCAATAGGCACTAAATTAAATTCACTTTCATCAAGATCAGAAGTTCTGGTAAGAATATTATTTTTTCTAAGTAATTTATCTGCCTTTACAATATTTTTATTAGTATGCCACATATCTTTTGAGATCACGACATAACAGTTATTGTATTTGGTGAAATGTTTAGCAAAACTTGGTTCTTCAACTACCCAATCACCATTAGAAACAACTCTTGCACAAGTTACTGCAGGAACAAGCAAGTCCAGTATTTCACGCCAGTTCGGATTGCAAAAGATTTCGCCACCCATAAGATTGATCTGGTAAACTTCATTTTTAATTAAAAACTTTGCAATTTTTTTGGCTGATTCAACAGTCATATGAGTATCTTTGTTTGGAGAACAAGAATAACAACAATGCGAACATGATTGTGTGCATTTAAGAGTAATGCGAATAGTTGCGGTGAGTTTGCGGGGACACTCTTTTTTGATTGCACAGATTTCGCAATTACAAGTGCCTACTCCACCTTTAGCTTTGCATACTTTCTCCAGACAAATATTACAAGGTTTCATTATCGTCCTTTAATTTTATGTTTAAAAGAAATGCAATATCTTTAATGCTATAATCAATGATGCCTTTAAAATCTTCACGTTTAAGTTTTGGCTGAGAACTGAATTGGCAAGCAACACCAATTAAATCAGTTTTCCATTTAGTATTAGGCTGTCTGCATGCCATTTCATCAATTGCCATTGCGAGATAATGAAATTTTTCAGCAAGTGTAACATTACGTCTCTTTTTACATTTTCTCATAACTATCGTAATTTCATATGATGAATAAATTCAAAATTTTTGTCATTAATACACTCATAACAAATGAGTTTCCATTCGGGATGTAATTTTGTTTGCTCTTTAATTGTCTTGTCGTCAAGATATTTTTTATGATCTTTTTCATTCCAAGAATTACTGAATTTTCCAGTTTCGATATTAAGCCAACAATATTTTTTCATAAAGTAAAGTTACTACATTATTATCATTATACGATATTTTTGTGAAAAAGTTACACTTTTTCAATTAATTCATTCTTGATAATTTTATTTGTGCTCCAGTGACCATGATTATTCTGTACGTGATTTTTCCGTACAAATTTGCCACACACATTGCGAAATTCAGCGTAATGAAATTCTCTTGCAAGTCTGACCACATAACCTTCCATAGTATCAGAAGTTGCTTTCACCTTTTTATTGAGATTTTCGATCACCTTCATATCCCAAATACCTTTATATAAAACAGGCATAAGTGTAAGTCCAAGTAGTTGTGCCCATTCTTCAGTTTCGTGCCAACTCAGACAAATGTTTTTTTCATTCCAGATACTGAACATATAGAAATATGTACTGAGTGCATTCCCTTTTTCTTTTCTATAATGAATAGCATGTTTGGCATACATATTTTCACCACAAACTCGCCAGCCTTCAGGTATTTCATAACCTACTTGTGCCCAAAGACTTTTAACCCAATTACGTGAAGGATGTGAACCACTGTCAAGAGATCGGGCATGTGTGTATGTTTTACCAAAAGTTGTGTTTTCACCATCAAGTTTTTCACCGATTATAACTTCTTCCTCTTCAAAAACTTCAACATTAGTCATCATACGATCATCCCTGTTCATACCTTCTGACCAAGGCAAATGATATGTTCTTGGATATTTAACCATATCAGTGAATAATCCAAGTACATTACCTTGTTTCAAAATTTTTTGTACCGATTCATCTTCGAATAATTCACCTTTGAGTCTTGTGCCGTTTTTCTGTATTTCATTTCCCCATTTATCATATTCTGCATCTTGATAGAAATGATCTGGCATTATTATTTTGGTTATACCAGCAGCTTTACGAATTTCTTCGCAACTAAGTGTTGTTTCTTCTGCTTGAATATGGTGCTTACTACATAAACTTGCACCATTATTGATGAAGTATCCCTGAGTAGTACCAAACAAGCGTCTTTCGACTATATGGTGAGCGTCTTGTGCTTGTTCATGGCATATAATACATTTAAATCCGTCTCTTTTGAAAACGGATTCTCTGAAGGTATCTCTATCTAATAATATCTCTTCCATAGAGCATTATACGAAATAAATTTAAATTGGTTACAAAAAAAGAAAAACTAAGTCACTTAGTAATGCGTTTATATAGTCAAAGATAAAGTCCAAGTCAAGAGCAAAGACCTTCCTCTGCACAAAGGCAAAGGCAAATACCAAGTCTTTTTTCCTTCCTCCTGAATAATTATCCCAAGCACGTTATACCAGTGCAAGGGTAACTTATTTTGGCAGTCGTGATCTTTTTTACGAAAAGTCACAAAAAACAATTGGTTTCGCAGAGAAAGCGGTTTTTCCTGTTACGGAAGTTATGCGTCCCTTGGGACACATGACCATCTGTCATTTAGATTATTTATCTAATTTTATATGTAAAGAACGCATTACTAAGCACAAAAAAAGGTAAACTCGGCTCTTGCTCTATCTACCCTTTACCTTAGTTTTATATTATTACTCCTGTGACTCAGGAAGTTTGCTGAGAAATCCGTCAATAACTGTTTTAAATCTGATATCTACCAAAATTTTGGTTGCAGCAAGTTCTTTGATTTTTGCCTGACGAGTCTTTTCATACTCATTCTTGATTGCCTGAACCTGCTCAGATGCTTTTTTATACTCCATTTCGTATGTAAGACGAAGATCGCTATTTGTCTTGTCAGCTTCATTACCTGCATCGGCATTAACCTTTGCAATACGTGCGTTTTCTTCTGTAGTCAGGTTCTTAACTTTTGCTTTGAAGCGATTAACATGTTGTTCGTAACCACGATGAAGTTCAGCAAGTGTTTCGTGAAGTTTAAGCAGTTCTTCTGCTGTGTGATGCTTGGTGATTGTGACAGGAACTTTTTTATCTTTTTCAATTTCAAACCATTCAATGGCAGGGATTTGTGGCAGTTCATTTCTCAGACCTGCAAGGATTGAATCCTTATGAATAAATTCACCGATATGTGAAGCATATGCTTCTGCTTCAAGATATTCGTTATTCTCAGCAGCAGTAAGTTGTGACCAACCAAAGTCTTCTGTTACATTTGGTAACACTGCAGGTTTGATATAATCAGGAGTTTTTGGAAATTTAACTTCAGAAACGTCAGCAACGCCTCTTTTTGTTACTTCAATTCCTTCAGCTTTTGCCTTGATGTTCTCCATCAAGAATGCCTGACAAGCATGAAGACTTGCCTTTTCCTTAATCAAATCAACAACGTTTTCAGGTAATTTAACGCCTGTTTCAACAACAAGAGGCAATGTTTCGCCAGCAACCTTTACAGTTTTGCTGTAATTGTTTACTGTTAAGAGTTTTCTTGCAATTTCGAGTGCTCTCTGATGGCAAAGATTAGATACTGATTGTGCTTGTGAAAGGCTTAAGCCTGTTGCGGAAAGTGAATTTTTTTTCATGATATTTTCAGTTATTAGGTTTTACAATTATTAATGAATGACAAAGGTATATTACTTTTTCTTATTTCCAAATCTTTTTTAAAAATTATTTTTTAAATTCACCATTAAGAATATTCATATTAAAAATTGTGGTATTTAAAACATCAGTAAATTCTTGGATAGAGCATTCAATAATATTTGATTGATTTTTCATATATCCAACACAATTTGAACTAATTAACGGAGATTTTGAATTTACCAATAATACATCATTTTCACGTTGATAAAAGTAAAATTTATCATTATTAGTTTTGTAACATTTACCAATAGTTTTATAAGGTTCTGTTGGAAATATTTGTGGTTTTATTGTAATAGAAATTTTTCTCATATTTTTATTCTTCATCATCTGTTTCACGAAAATCACCATCAGCATCACAATGAACTGGTGGATAGCCAAGTTTTTTTAATGTTGCATGGCGTAAAATTCTGTTCACCAAATGAAGGAAAAAATTACAGCCAAAATAAAGTACTGTAGTCAGAATTGCCATAAATCCTACAAAATGCCAGAAACTTCCAAGAACAAATTCAAGTGTTTTCATGTATTTTTATTTAAAATTAATATTATCGTTTACCTTTTACTTTAAATTCAAAATATGGTTCGAAATCTGATTCACCATAGCAAGGAAATTCATATTTAACATTCCAGCCTTCTTTGAGATAGAAGTGTTCGAAATCCAATGCATGATCATCATATAATTTATCACGATTTGCACGATCATTTCTTAAACCCACTATCTTAAAATATCTTTCAAGTAAATCTTCTTTTCTTATTGTTGCAGAACTGCCATTCCACATTTTTGCAATCATTTCATTGACTGCCTGAAACATCGCATTGGGTATGGTTTCAGCTTTTAGTTCTAAAACTTCGCTGGGTTTAATTGGTTTTACGTTTTCTTCCATATTATAATAGTATTTCAAGTGCTTCTTTAACTACTTCAGTTAAATCCCAATAATCATCCATTGACATATCAAGTTTGCCATTCATTGACATACGAACATTTCCATGTTTTTTATTATATTCATCATGATTACAGTTGCCCTTGTTCCATTTAACAACTTTTGATTTTTTATAAATCACAATAAGTAATTGCACACCATCAAGAGTTTTACGTATTTCAATACGTTCATCATCACCTTTGATGTGTTTTGCTTTCCAAAGGTTCATATCTTCATTACTCATGTTTGGGACATAAGTACCTGCAATACCAGAATCGCTCAGAAACATTTCATTATGTTTATCAGCACTACGAAGTTTCTTGGGTATTTCAAATGATAAAATATTATTGTTTGCTGGTCTCATTTAAATCACTATTTGTATTAAATTCCAATAAATATTTAATTAATGCATCAAAATCTTCATTTGAATAATCACCAAATTTTTCAACTAATTCTTTTGAAGTAATTGTTACATTATAAAGATCACAAAATTCTTTATATGCAATATTTAAGTCGTTTTTATCTTTTTCTTCAACTCTTTTATAATAATATGTCCATTGTAAAAGATCGCCATTAAACCAAAGTTTAAGTGTTTCAAACGAATTACTCAAACTCAAATTATATTTTTTTAATTCAGTACAATACTTTTCTGTTGGTTCAACGAAGTTTTTGATATTTACTACAGGCGTATCCATAAGTGAGTTTTAATTTAAACATGTAATTATACGGATAATATTTGAATTAGTTACAAATTTTCGGGTTTATTTTCAGATTTTTCAGAATTTTTTATGACCATTGAAACTGTCCAGATGAATAAGAAACCAAAAATTATCGTACATAAATACCCCCAAAAAAATTCTTCTGGTTTGATTGAAGTCATCCATACAGCATATGCATATACAATAATATAGAGGGCATATATGATGGCTTTGATAAACTTCATCCATATAAGGTATTATATATACAATTATTTTACATTTCTGATCTTAATTATTACTAAATACTTCAATTTTTATTCCAACCAAATAGATGTGAAAACATACCATCAAAATTTTTAACTTCTTCACAAAATCTTTTACCAATAGTTTTGGTTTTATCATCAACATAATAGGCAATAAGATCATCTTCTTCAGGTGAACTAAAAATCATTACAATAATGTCATTTTTATTTTCAATATCTGACATATTAATTTCACCATTCATGATTTGATTAATAACTTTATTTTTAGGGTCGATCTGTGCGCCATATGCTTCAATAATTATCACTGATGCAAGAATAAGAGGATTTTTACAAGTGTTTTTTATTGTTGCTGCAAGCATTTGTTTATTTTCAGGTTTCAATTGATCACGTGGAATCGGAGTAATTAGAATTTTTTCGTTTGAAAATGTAATAAAAACAGGTGCTAAGTATCCATCTTTTTTATAATTAAGAAGCATACTATCATGTGACATTTTTTTAAACCACTGAATTTTTTCGTTCATAACTATAAAAGTTCATCAGCAATTTTACCTAATTCAATACCAAACATTTCAGTAATCTTTTGTTTATTTCTTTTTTCGGCAAGTTTAAATAACTCAGCATGTGGTAATACAAGTTCTTCAAAACTAAATCTTGGTGCATTACGTTTCATTTCGTCATACCCTAATTGATTGAGAGAAGTCTGCATAATACTAAATGGTTCGTTGATTTTACCAATTGATTCATTAGTGCCATTCAGCATTTTTTGTGAATATTGAATACGTTCAGCATTCAAACGAATCCAAAGCATTCTTTCGCTTTCATTTTTGAAGAAAATCTTTCTTGCCATATTATTCTTTTTTTAATATATCAAGTTTTACATTCATTCGAATCAAATCAGCACCAAGCCTCATTGATTTCGTAACCATATTAATAGCTTCAGTAATAGGTATATCAGATGATAATTTCTTTGCTATATGAGCATCAAATTCGAGTTTTTTTGCATCAATTACTTCTTGAAATTCACGAATTTTAATTTCTCTGATTTGTTGTGCCCATACTTTAATATCGATATTATCAATATTTATTCTTGTAACATCAAAATTTCTCATTATTAAAAAATTTTAGTTAAAATATTAAGTGTTGCTTTGATCTTTTGTCTTGCAGTTTTTTTGCTTTTAACAGTATTAAGTTCGACTTCCCACCAATTAACCCATCCTTTTTTGGGATGATTATCAGGAAGATTAACACGTAGCTTATTTCTTAAACCATAAGGTTTCATTTTACGACTTTTTCAACACCAGTAAACTGGATTACTTTTAGCCCATCAAATTTAAATTTATATTCAAACATTTGAGCATGTTTTTTCAATGCTTCTTTATATTCACTTTCATGGTATGCCTGTTTGAAAATTGGTGAATTACCAAGGTTGGTACGAACTTCTTTGTCTTCGACTGGTGAATAAACTTTTACTAATTCCATATATTTTTTAAATTAGATAACAAATATAATACTCTTTTCTTTAAATACAAATGCTTTATTAAAATTATGCGTACCAACTAATATAATATCCATCAATACCCATAACTATTTCACCACAACGTGTTATCATGCCGATTGCGTTTTCAGCCTCATAATAAATATATCTTCCGATTCTATAGTACATAATTTTAAGTATTAAGCCATGTAATAAATCTATTCCATTGTTTTGTAGCATATTCTGGAAGACTGAAAGTGGGGTTGTTGATCTTAGTCTCATATGTGTTATTATTTTTACGTATGTTTATTATTGTTTCAGATTTTCCTGCAAATCTTATAATTGTAGTACAAATTAGAATTACAAATCCGAATGGTATTAATACATGTGCTTTAGCACTAAGTGCTGTAATAAACATAATTAATGCACAAATATAATTTATAATTATCAGTGCTTGTAATTGTTCTTTCTTTTTCATAATATAAATTTTATGTTATATCTCTTATACGATAATCAATAAAAAAAGGTTACAAAAAAAGGGAGAATTTCTTCTCCCTTTTTGTTTTCTGTTATCCTACTGGATGTCCTGTTGACATCGCAACAATCTGTGTTATCAAGAAGAAAAATTCTTTGATAATTATTGTTAGCATCCCGATGGTAAACATTCCCATGATACCTATCGCTATTAATGCTTCAATTGGTTCAACCAACTTCAGCTTCTCCATGAGGATACTCCAGAGTTCTTTCATGACTATTTACCTGCTGCAAGTTTGTCATTGATGTCCATCAAAAACTTAATGCTGATAGCATCCATAGGGTTTGTGCCTTTGTTGTCGCCACCATTAATAAGTATCTGAGGATATTTAACACCTGCAAGTGCAGTAGCAACACCAACTTTTGTTTTAAAATTCCATTCAGCAGCTTCCTGTGGGGTAAGACCTGCAGAAACTTTTAAACGAGCAGCTTCAGCTTCACCCTGACCTTTAAATATCGCAGCTTTTCTGTTTTCATCTTCCTGTTTAGCGTTAAGAGCAGCAACTTCGTACAACTTCTGTGCAGTTGTTACTTCCTGAACCTTTTCAACTTCCTTTTCATATTTAGCTTTGGCTACGTTTGCAAGTCCCTGCTGTTCTGCAGTGAGAGCATCCTGTTTAGCACGAATAGCTTCTTGTTTTGAAAGTTCGGTCTTCATCGCTTCATCTTTACGTTTGGCAATCATTTCTTCTACTTTAGCATCAAACTGTGGGACATCAATAACACATTCAAGTACTTCGCAACCTAATTGCTGAAGTCTGTTTGGAGTTCTGAGTGGTTGTCCATCGTCACCATATACAAGTACGGTTACACGCTGTTCTTCGATATCACCAGTAGAAGTGGTTTTACTTACTTTATCGGATTTTGTTACATATATACCATTACGAAGCTGATCTTCAACTGCCTGTTGGAAGAGAGCAAGTGTGGTATATGCATCCTGTGCTGAACGTAAGTTTGCTGAAAGTTTAATGGCATTATTTACAATAGGTACGATACCTGATTGAATAAAATGATCAAAACCACCCGCATATTCCCTTTTAAGATTAATAGCACCTTCTGAAGTTACAGGTAATTTAACCCTGATAAGACCAGAAATTTTGGCTTTCGAACCATCATTAAATATAACGTCAACTGCTTCAATGTTTGCACTACCGTCACCTTTATGGCTACCGATACCGCAAGTTGTTACGTTTTTATACTCGCTAATAGTACCGAACCACTGAAAGTAAGTACCTGCGGTAGACCTAACTGACATATTACCAGTTAAGGCTGCTTGTTTGACTTGAAAATAACCAGCGTCATTGGTCTGGAAGATTCCTCTTGCAAGTGCTAAAAACACAACTGCAAGGACTACGAAAACAACTGCAAAGATTTTTTTGTTTTTCATTTGTAAAAAATTAAAGATTAATAAATTGTGAATAATAAAAATTAGTGAAAATTACACAGTCACATCCCTTTTAAACCAATAATAAAAAGGTATTAGAGCAAGTAATACACTGATATCGGATTTCTTGAAAATTGGAACACCGAATAAGTGCAAAACCACAGTTACATAGTAGATCGCAAGAATTACGATCAATGCTTCGATACAAAATTGTATTAACATAGCTTTTAATTTATAGATTTGATTATTACTTAGCGTATCTTAAATTTACAGGATTCTTGCTCCTGTAATTATATATACTTTCAATTAACAGTTTATATTGTTCAACTGATGCACATCTAACCAATGTAGTTGGCTGTTTTTCCAATTTCTGGAGCATAGTATCATGATTGAATTTTGGGTTCTTGAATAATGGAATAAGAGTTCTCACAAATGCACCATTATTATAGAACTTGAAAAATGGTTTATATTCAATAATTTTTGCTGCATTTTCATAAGCCAATTTCAAATCAGGCACTTTAAATTGACCTTCTTGAAAGAAATGTATTCTTTCATTATCATTTTTTGCACCTTTCTGCAATCTTTTTCTGTTATTAACACCAGCAATGTTGTTTGTCATAATTGCTTCAGCAACACCAATTGAAAATTCAGGGTAGTTTGTCATGAATTCTTTCAGTTGTTTATAGGGTTTTGAATCCAATTCGCAAAATGATTCAAGAAATGCACTTTTGCTCCATATTTTATCAACGGTATTATAACGTTGACAATCTTTTAGGCGTAAACCGGGGATGACACGATAATGAACCTCCAGACCTAATCTGCTGCATGCTTCAAGACGGTGTTGTCCATCAATAATTTCAAAAAATTCATTTACGATTAACAAGGTGAACAAATACTCCTTTTTAAAGGATTTCATCAGTCTGATAACATGTGCTTCATTTCTGGGTCTATTACCAATGATTCTTTTGAACATCCCATAATTTTTCGTTGTGAAAATTGTTGCATTACTGTCTACTGTACTCATTGTTTAAAAAAAATTAAGTTAATGTTTATCTATCTCGTTCGATTATACGAATATAAATTAAAAATGTTACAAAAAATGTTATTTATTTTCAAAATATTTTGCATTAAGCTCTTTATCAACGTATCCAACAATATCAACATCTGTATCACAATCATACCCACCATTATAACCATCATAAAAAATATCATAAGTAATTTCAACAATTAAGTAGTTAACTTTTGGAAACATACCTTTAGATAAGTCATCTTCAGATTGTGGCACAAAGTTAGACAATATTTTGACAAAATCAAATTTTTTGAATAAATCTTCTATTCCCGCATTACTTATTTCTTCTTCTAATTGACGATCAAGGGTATGCAGATTGAACATAAGATAGTTTATACTATCATGTTCTTTGAAATTTCCTGCAAATTGAAGAAAAGAGTCAGCAATCATTGGCTGATTATGCTGTCCTTTATTGGTATTGACAGTATAAAATGGAAGATATTCAAACACATCTCTACGATGTTGCTGTTTCTCTCTCAGGTTATAAATGTATTTATCAGACACATTATATAACTCTACTACCAAAAGACATTTTTCTTTACTGATTCCTTCTCCTATCATATTATTCTTTTTTAGGTTCTTTTAATATTGCAATGATTTCATCAATTGGTGTGGTCTTTTCAATTTCGACACATCTGCTCCATTTGTCAAATTCGCCAAAGTAATCGAAAAGAATATATTTACAACCATTTGAATATCCTCTGTATGTGTTATCTCCAGAAGAAAAGCCAATCTTTTTACCGTAACCATATGCTGTTGCAATTTCACCCCCATCATCACTTATTTCATTAGCTTTGCCACTTGTGTGTATTACTGCATTTGCAATCATACCTGAAATAAAATTTGGATTTTTATTATTTACACTGACAATAAATCCGTTTGCTCTAAGTGCATCTGTCAGATTTTTACTGAATTCACAGGTATTGAAGTTCTTAAAATAACTTGGGTCATTAATCTCAAACTCAATTGGAAATTTATTTTCTTTTTTGATTTTAAAAGCATAAGAGAGATCAACTTTTTTGTTAGGTATATACCAACTTTTATTGAATTGCACAACAGTACCAACAGGAATATTATAACAACTCAAAGTTTTTCTAATACATGCTTTTAAACTAATGTTTTTCCAGCGTGTCCAGTGAAGCATACAATTTTTGTAATAGTTATGTATGGTATCTCTGAACCTAATATCAGTATAATAACAAGGCAACGCATTGTAAAGTTTTTCTTCTTCAATCTCTGCATTGTAAAGAAAATTATGAGACTTGCAATAAGCAAAATCACCAGCAATTTCAATTGAATTGAACCTGTTATCTACATAACCTCTGGGTGCTTGATGTCCCAATTTGTCTGATCTGAATTTTGTTCTCATATTAATCGTCACCTAATATCATTGCACCTTTCTGAACAGTAAACCATGCTTTACAAACAAATAATTTGATACCAAGCATATGTTCATAAACCAGATTCTTATTCCACTCTTTAGTTTTATGGAAATTTCTACTACCAACTACCTGATATCGTTTGTACCAGAAGCCAAGTTCCCATTCACGCCATTCAGTCATTTTATCTAAAAGCTGTTCTCCTTCATCATCGTATTTTTCATACCTGTGACGAAAAACAAAGGTGAAGTTGTAACCGAATAATTTTATATGTCCTATTTTTGCTGCCATTTTAATAATTTATATTTTTTCAATACTACAATATTTATTTCTTGGATACCCGTGTTTCTTTTCAAAATCTTTTCATGCTTCTTCTTCAGTATCTCCTTCTACAACCATAGTGTCTGAATAAGGATAATCTGTCATGAATCTAACTCTCCAATTTGTTTTTTCTTTTGCCATATTAGTATAATAATTTATAAGCACCCCACATTAGTATAAGATGCATTGTATTGTCAGTTAAAGTATAAACAATTGCCGTAAATCCACCTTCAAGTGCTTCATGAAGATTTACTCCACTTGGCTTTTCTGGACGCATATAAGCCATTCCAAGCATCCAATCGTGTTTATTTACATAATCTTTCATTCCTTTTCCTTTAATATAATGCATATATTTTTCTGCAAGAGAAAATTTGTCAATAAAAAAATGCGAAAAAAACACTGCTACTATCCAGAGTAATTGAAAATTCCACATAAATAAACAAATAGCAAAAGTATAAAGAATACAATGCACAAACGCTGCAAGCCAACCAATTTTGGTGTTTTTGGACTTGTTCATTGCCATCCATTCCGTTTGCATGAGGAAGTCCCCACATAAATGACCAAGTAACATTTGAAACATCATTTGCACATTTCTTTAAGTTCTTCCCATGTAGGCTTTGTGTCTTCGGGTACAAAAAATTCCATCAGATCATCTTCATATTCATATATTAAAGATGTTTTATCTCCTTCCATTTTAAGATACGCACTGTCATATGGCGCACCATCCATAATAAAATGATTGACACTGGATGAATGAATATAATATGGGTCAGTTTTGTCCAGACAAGCTACGGTAATAACAAATTTCATCATATCCCACCAATCTTTCACAAAATTACCAGAGTTAAATAGCTTTTCTTCATTATTAAAATGAAGTGAAACTGACTCATATTTTAAGTCTTTTTCATTTCCTTCATCATAATTTATTCCAATTACTGCCATAAATTTATTTTGTTTAACACTTATACGATATCTTTAATTAAAAAGTTACAAATTTATATACTATTTTTGTGAAATTCTATTGCACCATCAAGATTAGCCATTAAAACATCACTATCAAGTTTTGAAAAATGATCTACATGATTCAATTTTATAACAACACCTTTCTTGGAATTTTTTATAATATTTTTTACGTTTTCAAAATCATCGTAATCTGTCTGGTATACACCAACAGCAATTGTCATAAGATTTTCAGGTACATTAATTTCAATTGGATGATTATTTTTCTTCTTTTTTCTTGGTACTAAAATAGTATATTTTGGATTGACAATATTTTTATCCACATCGTATGTGAATTTAAAATCAAATATAAAACGTACTTTATTTAATGGTATCTGGTGAAGTGAAAGCAGTTCTTTAGCTGCTTTAATTTGTTGCTTTTCTATTTCAGTTAATTCTTCACTGTTAACAATAACAGTATCAAAGTTCGGTGGAGTTTGAACTTCAACAATTTTAAAAAATGGAAATTTACGAATTAATTGTAACATTATCTTATATGTTCAAGAAACCAATTATAACATTTTTGAGTTTTATCACCAGTTTCGTTATCACAACGATAGAACTTGGCATATAAATCAACAATACCTTCCATTAATAAACCATCAATAAGTCTTATTACACGATTTTCTGCAGTAGTCCAATCACCATCTCTATCGCCTTTTGACCATGCATTATATGCATCATCATGACGTTGAATGATTTGCAAAATATCTTGATCTGCAGGTATGAATTTCTCAGTAAATTTTCGAGCTATCATACCATGATGATTTTCACCAGATTTTGGCATTGATCTATCAACTTTATGTTTGAAAGTATCATGCACCATTGCAATTAAACGCAACGCTTTTCTTTCGTCTTCAGTTTCAGCATATTGATCAATGTTTGCAAGCACTTCTTTGATATGGTAAATTACCTGACCTTCTTTATGTCCGGGTCTTGGTTTACCATAATAACAACCAGTAATAAAATCTTTGTTATTACAAATTACAGTTTCAATTTCATTTTCTGGATTGATTATTGAAACTATTTCGTTCTTATTCATTTTATAATTTTATATTATTTATTAAACGTTCTTTCATTTTTACAATTGTTTCTTCAGGAACACCATGCGAATTTTTATTTCCGTGTCTATTTTCAACTACAATAAAATATGTAATATAACTGAAATCTTCAGCCATATCAACATATGGTCGCATTATCCTTTCAGTAACATTAGTGTTAGCAATAATAATTGGTGAAATGCCTTTTTGCATGAATCTTCTGCACTTACGTTCACACCATTCATGTGCTTCACCTATGTATCTGTAGTCCCATGCATATATGCCTTTACGAGTATACCAATCATCTGCGGTACAAATTGCTTTTCCAAGTAATTTCGCAAATGTTGATTTACCTGAATTTGGTAATCCACGTACTATAATTAATACTTTTTTCATTGTGTAATTATACGAAAATTATTTGAATTGGTTACAAATTATTTTAAAATAAATCTGTCACTTAAAAATTTCTCCAGAGAATCATAAATTTCGGTGTGATTCTCCCAGAATATCACCGTATTAATAAAGTCTTCCGTAGCTTCATTATTATTATGATCTTTTATGTTAAAGTTTTTTTGTAATGGCTCAAGTAAACTTGGATAATTACCTAATTCTAATCCTTGTTCTATTATAAAATCAATTACTTTTTTCATTTTATTGACCTCCTAATTTTTCACGAACTTCCATTAATGCTTTACCTAAAAGGTTCATACCTCTCCAGTTCTTTTCATCTAAAACTCTATCATCTTCCCAATGTAAGCCAATACCCCAGATTGTGTCGTATGGACTGGCTTCAACAATGATCTTATCTTCAGTAGAAAGTAAAATTGCTTTCAATCTTGAATTTTGACCAAACTTAGCAAGATTAACAGCGATCATAATTTCATATCCTTCTCTTAACCATTTGTTTTTATCGAAATTTTTAACCTTACGACCTAATATTTTATTTTCTTTTGGATTTGGTGTTTCAACAATTTTTTTGGCAATTTCCATATCACCAAAAAAAATTGCTTTTTCCCACATAAATGCCTGTTCGCTGTTGAAAAATGTCAAACCTTTATATTTAATAAAAGGAAATTTGCATTCAAACCAATTGGAGAATTCTCCGTTCCAAAAGAACACATATTTATCCGTTATTCTTTCCATCTTCTTCTTTATGTGTATATCTTGAATATGCTTCACCTAATAATAGTAAACCAAATACTATCATAATTGCAAATATTGCCCATACATGATGTGGAAATTTACTATTTCCAAGTGTATATGAAACAATTAAAAATAGAAAGCACCATGCTTCTGCTTTTACGATAAATTTCCAATTAACCGTTTTTAAAAAATTTTTCATAATTATTTCCTCCAATTCCAAGGTTGGTTAGGGTCATTAATATTTATTTTTGATTTCTTTTTTAATTTAATAATTATACCACACATCGGTATAAGAAAAAGATATATCCAATGTTTTTTTTGATCGTAAAATATACCAATCCAAAAATCAAACCAAGCAAAAATCAATTGTATTTTCATACTATTTTAATAATCAATCTTTGTAGTAAGAACCGTTGCTGTCATCGAAGGTCTTGTCAAAGCAACATATTTTATTTGATTTCTTTCTTTTAAAACCCAATTATCGTTAATATCATTTTCAAGCACAAACACATGTGTGTATGTTGAACCTTGTGATTTATGACCAGTAATAGCATAACCATAATCAAAATCTTTTGCAATTATTTCACTCTTTGGTCTATACAAACCGTTTCTATATTTATCAATAGTCACCATTATCATACTACCACGTCTAAAATCATAATATTTTGTCCATAATTTTTTATTGGCTTTAGCCATATCACGGTACATATCATGCATTTCTGCATATTTGTGCAAATTATCGTGATCAATATGATTAATTATAAACACATCCTGAAGTTTATGTTTACCATGTGCAAGGTCTTCTTTTATTTTAATCATATAACCCTTCAAATTATATGCATTTTCTGACAAATCAGATTTTTCAAGAACAGTATAATCTGCAGAATTTTCAATTATATTATAGTTCTGTTTATCGTTCATAATGCTGCGATATCCCATCAGGAGATCGCCAATCTCAATAATATCCGTTTTTTCACCAAATAAAGCCTTTCTAATGACCATATTTGATGCCATGACGGTTTCATTGCGCCAACAAATAACTTTCGCAAAATCACTGTCTTCCCTGAATTCAGGTGATTGAAATTTATCAAGAATTGCAGTCCGAAATTCACGTTTATCAACTGTAAATATTACTCCTTCACCCAATTCATTCATAACTGACTTTCTTAAGAAACCACCATCAAGACGATTAAGGTTATTTCTAAGTGCATCATAAACAAATGCAAGTGGATTGGTATCATTTTGTCTTTCGATTTTTGTAAGCCAATGACTTTCATGTGTACCCTGAGTAAAGACTGCACTTTCTTTTTCACCAACTGGTGGGATTTGTGCAGGGTCACCCATATATAAAACATTGGTACGAGTATCTTTTGTTTTTTCAATAACTAAATTAAATAATTCTTGATTGATCATTGAGGCTTCATCAATAATAACCCAATTATAATCAGATATTCTTGGTATTGCAATCGGATTAAACTTAGGGTCATTAGGATTAAATTCATCCAAATTAACATCTGGTCTTAATCCAAGCAATCCATGAAGTGTTTGACCATCCATGCCAGTAGTATTCATAACAACTTTTTTGGCTTTATGTGTTGGAGCACTTACCACAACACCATAACGATAAGTATCAAGTACTTTTTTTATAATTGTAGAATTGTGTGTAACAGTAAAATTATCGGTAAGATATAGATTATCTTTAGCATCAACCATTATACATTTTTGTTCAACGTTTTTTATGTATTCAATTTTAGAAATATATCGTGGAGTTCTATATTTACTTTTATTTACTACTAAATTTTGTTTTCTATTTAATGAAAATACCTTAAAATTATTTGTTTGATTGATACTTATAATATAACATCCTTGAAATGAATTAGGTCTATAATTAATTTTTGTTACACATCCTAATGACTGAGCTAATTCGCAAATATCATTAGCAAGTTTAAATGAAACGGTTGCATATGAAATATAACAACCATTTTTATCAATAGTTCCATCGGTATCCATTAATCCTTGTAATATTGCAATTCTATCATTAATTGAAGAATATTTATATATTTCAGGTATGAATTTTTTTTCTGATTTAACAGTAACTTTTAATTCTTGTAAGTCATGATATAATTTATTTTTATTTCCTTTTTTACCTGAAATAGAATATCCAATAGTGTTTGAAATCTGTTTAAGAAATAAATTATCATAATTATGATTAACAATTTTTTCGATTTTCATTATTATTTCATTATCAATTGAAGTAAACCTAACACTGCCTTGAGTTAATCCACCATCACCAAGTAATACTCCTAATAAATATGGGTCGATAGGCAATTCTTTTCTATTAAATTCTACTGCAGAATTTACTTGTATTTTATAATTAAATTGAACACTTCCATCATTTCTAATATAATAAACATTATCAATCATTTCTTTAGTTGATAAGATTGAATAATATTCTCTATATTTTTTAAATTTAAAAATAAATGTTCGTTGACGATTTCTGTCTTTAAATGTTTTTACTTTCCATAAATGATCTTCACAGCAATCAACATAGAATTCATCAGAGAAAGTAACTCTATACATTGGCTTAATTCCTTGTGGAAATACATTTAGTACTTTAGTTGGTTTTCCATCACTACCCATAACCAAATCACCAATTTTTACATCATCCATTGTAATATATCCATTTGGTGTATATAATTTAGAATATAATGGTTGTGCCTTTCCTGTACCTGCATAACCTGCTAATGTAAAAAATTTTGAATCTCTTTTTTTAAGCCATTGTTTAATTTTTACCAGACCATCAAATTGTTCGGTATTAAACGTAATTATTTTACCAGTAAGTAATTGTAATTGATTTTCACCAAGATTTTCTCTCACTTGTTTTTGCGCAAAATCATTAAATAATTGCTTAAGTATTTCCTTATTTTCTTCCATTTGCCCTTTCAAGTATTTTAAGAAGTTTTTTCAAATCTTTTAAATTACAAATTTTGGATTCTGGAATTTCGTATAATTCTACCACATAGCTACTATTAACTTTTTCGTCATTACTACACGAAATCAATAAACATTTTTCAGTAATTTCATACGTATAATAATGATATCCATAATCTTCAGGGTCTAATGTGGGTAATTCTACTTGTTTTTTAAAGCCTAATTTTCGCAAATCTTTTCCAGTAATTTTTTTCATTTTCTTTCAAAATTTTTATTAAAAAAACTCATAGCATCTTTAATAGTATCATCGTGATGAAACGCCCACAGATAATCTCCATAGGTTGAATAAAAAATAATCATTTTCATCCACTTAACCATTGCGGTTTCTTTACTGGTAAATGATTCTACAAATAAAGGAAATTTATTTATTTTATCAACAAAATTATATGCTGAAAGATATATTAATGCAATATTTTGATGTTTACTATTTGGGTCATCATTAATACAAATTGGTTGTTTATTATTATCAAATATAAGTTGTTTCTCATAGTCTGGAAGATAAAGTGAAGTTTCTTCATAAACCTCTCTAATCATAGCTTCATGAGTAGTTTCATTATAGTCTAAATATCCACAAGGTACACCATATTTACTTGCTTCATTAAGCATTTTGTTTGATCTTTTTGTAATAAGGACATATAGTCCATCACCTTTATTGACAAATACAACACCGACTACCGCTATTGATCTACTAATCCAATAATCTTGGTCTATTTTGAGACCACACCCATCATTGAAATGATATCTTAAATGGTAATTTGGTCTGTTTTTAAATAGTTTTACTTCATACTTATTTTCGTTCATTTTCCAATTTTATTAATTTTTCTTTTAAACTCCAAATTCTCATTGTACCAAGTTTTGCCACTCTTAGTTGTTCTTCAAGAGTTAATTTTCTTGCTCCCTTGACTTTAATTGCTTGACGTTTAGTACATACATTCACAATTATTCGTCCATCATCATGCAACCATTTGTCACAAACTAAAATTCCTGCGTTTTTTGGTATTATGTCTTTACACGATTCATATAATTTAAAAGGTATTGCAAAATATAATTCTTTTATTCTGTTTTTCTTATCAATATGATTATGCCCCTTTTTAAAATCAGCCAATAAATCTGCTTTGCTTCTTTTTATTTCAACCTCAAACGCATAGCCGTTTCTTTGTATAAAAAATAGATCACATTCATGTATCCAGTCAAAACCATAAGATAATTTTGGTACAACAATATGTAATCTAACTTTGAAATATTTGGCTATTGCCAACTCCATTTCACTTGTTGTTAGTGGCTTTAACTTCGTTTTCGTATTTTTTGTTAATAGTTGGGACATTTCTCATTGGCATTTCTTTTATCATTATTTTTGTCTTTTCTTTGAGTGCTTGAAATCGTTCAGCTTCATTAACACCCATTTTCACATTAAAATCATTGAGGTTTTTATAATCATAATTACCTTCAAGATCAATTTCAATGGTGAAACCTTCTTTTTTTAACAGTTTTTCAATCAAGTGCATCACTGTTGATTTGCCAGATGCTGGCTGTCCAGTTACTATTATTGCTACATGTTTTTTCATCGGAATATAAATATATGTATTAATATGTAAATAATTGCAATTAAAAATAATATAATGCTTATTTTTTTAATCATTATTGAGATAAATTTTTAGTTCCCTTTTAATATTTGGGTCATCCCAAACAGATTTAAAATAGTTCTGTAAAGCGGTAAAACATAGTGTTTCCTTATCATCTGTATAGAGGCTATACTCATTTTCCTCTTTAAATCTGAGAATTGTTTCAACATAACATCCGTTAAAAATTCTGGCAAAATCTTTTGCCCATTTATATTCTACAGGGTCTTGTATAAGTCGAGCAGTATATTTTAAACCATCCAGTATTACTTCTCTTGTACTTTTGAAGTCTTTTTTGTATTTTTTCCATTCATTACCACAACTATTGCAATGATTAACGCTGGCAGTATCAATACTTACTGAAGATGAACCATATACACTAAAAAGATTACCACTTACATTTCCACTACCACTACCCTGAACTTGTCTGATTTTATTAACAATTGAATCCCTTTTTGCACCACAATTAGGACATTTTTCATCAGAATTTTTTTGCCATTTATCTTCACTCTCATTGCGAGCATCAGCAATTTTTTTACATCGTTCATTTACAATAACTACATCGGCATCAATCAATGCAATTTGTTCTGGTGAGAGTTTTTTAAAACCTATACCACCAAAGAATCTAACTATTCTGTCAATAATATCAAAATCTTTTTTCATTATGCTAATCTTTTATCTTTTAATAAATCACGTAAAAATTCATTTTTTACACCACCAATCATTCTCACCCATTCTTTGTAATGTTTAGAATAAATATCTTTCAATTGTTCAAATAAAAGCATTCTTATTTTAACAATTTCTTCTGCAGGTGCACTTGGTCTGTAATTATCAATAAAGTAATTAACAAACTCAGGATAACGTTCTCTATCAAAAACTCTTTCATCTGCAATGAAACAAATAGCAGTAAGCGCATGATTAAGATCAGGTTCATGAAAATAGGAAAAATCAATATGATTTTCATTTAATGCATCACCAATTTGATTCATTGTTCCTGCAACAATACCTTCAAAATCTCTTTCATCATTAGTAGTACCACCATTAAGAATAACCCAAGTTTCATGATTTTCAAGGAAATTCCATACAATATGATCAGGGTCTTTTCTGCCATATTTCAATGCATAACGTCCAAGTGCATGCCCTGCTTGTATGCTTTTTTGTATTTCCGATATATTATACGGAACAAAAAAATACATTCTTAATTTTAAATTCTCTTCCAT